TTTAGTTTAATTGGTACAGCGGGAATAGTGCAATACGATTCAACATTAGGTAAGAATGTTTTCAAATTTAGTGGTGCTGGATATTATAAGTCACCACCAATTTATTCTGGAACTAGATTAGATTTAACGAATAAAAGTTTTGAGGTAGTGTTACAGTTTAAGGCCACTACAACATCACAGATACAAGATATTTGGGAAACAGGAAACTGGAGTTCTCGTAGAATATATGGTATTAACAATTCAATTAACCAATACCCATCAACATATTTTCAGTGGTTTATGGACAATGGTAATTATAATAGAGTACTAATGAATGGTGTAAACCCATTAGCATGGGACACGGTGACAATTACTTACATTAAAAACTCAGGTATTACAGTAAAGAGTCAGTACTATAATAGTACTCAAACATTTCCTGCATATGGATTTGGTATGGGTACAAATCTTTCTATTGGTGGTTCATACGTTAGTGCTGAAGTTGGTGGTGCACCTTTTTATTTTACGGGGTCACTTGCTAAATTAAAAATAACTGAAATAAAATAAGGATGTATTATGTTACCTTTCGCAAGGATTATAAAATTTGGTGTTGTGATTGTAAATTACGTCACAAAAATATTACTTCATGCTGAAAATGGAATTGTTGATTTAGCAAGTCAAACGCCAATTACTACATCGGGCGTTGTACCACTAGCATCAACACCAGCATTAGTTAATAAAAGTTATGATTGCAGATCGGGATATTTGATTATTTCTGCTGCTGATCGTGCAAAGACAAACATTGGTACTAGTTCGGATTTCACATTTGAATGGTACGGATATTGTACTAACAACAGTTCTAACAACTGGTATGTAAGTTCAGGTACTGGTACTACAAGTGGTTTAAAAATTTACAGTGGGAGCTTATATTTACAGGGAAGAACCAAAGGTGGCCTAGTTGCGAGTTCATTGATACCATTAAATACGTGGACACATTTTTGTATAATGCAAACTGGTGGTAATGTTTATTTTTACATTGGTGGAACAAAACGTATAACTCTTACAGGAGATATATGGGGTGATTTAAATACGCCATTACGCATAGGCGGATATGAATCTAGTTCGTTATCGTACATTGACCAGATACGTATTACGAACATGGCATTATATAATCCAGCCACAAGTACTATCACAGTACCGACAGCACCGCTTTCTCCAATATCACAATAATAAAAGCCCCTATATAGGGGCTTTTGTTTTATCCACCGAAGCTACGACTGCCTGATGAATGGAAGGAAGAACTTTTTGCTGCATGGGATGATACAGTACTGCCAAATCCACCACGAGTTGTAGTAGTGGTTACTGCTGGCTTACTTGCTAATGCAGACTTAGATACAGAAGCAGTTCCAGATGGTTTAAATGAACCGAATGAATTACCATTTGCATCAACGAACTTACCGTGGAACGGTGAGTTATAGCGAGTACTGGAATACAATGGCTGGCTTTGATAGTTCGAATGAGAAGAACTATAGCCGCTCATCAATGGGAACCACATCAAAGAGCTATGAGTACTGTTAGTTGTGGTACATTGATTTACGCCGAATTCATCTTCACAATCACGTTGTGAACTGTATTTGGGTGCAGTACTTTTATTCTGAGCTAATGCGTTCTGGTAATCGAGAGCACATTTTTGCTTAGCTGCATCGTTTTCTGCTGAACGTTCGCAGTCCTGGATAGTTTGGTACACGGATACATTTTCCGGTTCATCACATCCAGTCAGGAACATTGAAGCGGCACTCATTGCAACGAACAGTGCACTGTATTTCCAGAATGAATGTACTTTGCGGAAACGATCTTTATTAATGTTCTTAGTACGTTTCATTTGTTTTCCTCGCAATTAAAAACCCACCTAATTAAACGTGGGTAAGTACTGTATTATTGTTCTTTCTTTTCTTCTTCAGGTACAGAAGTATTAACTTTTTTCTGAGTTTCGAATTCTTCAGTACCATCTTCGATTTCAGAAAGTACTTCTTTGTACTGTTCATACGCGATAAAGAAAAGTTGTAGTACTACGCAAAGAAACATCACACCCCAGCTTACGAGAAGCAATCCCATAATAGCCCAACACTGAGCAATAAATGGAACTTCGGACAGTTGTTCTTTGACTTCAGTCATAGTACGTTTAGCGATTGTAACAACAATATCTTTTTTCATTTTTAAACCTTATTGTTTATTTGATACCACTATTATGAGGTATTTGTAAGTATAAGTCAAGGAAAATTATTATTTTTTCTTGGAAAGAATATATTTTCGGATACTGGATAGCCCTTTTGTTAGTGCCATAAACACTAATACGATCACTACCATTACCATTGCAGTACCAGTACTGACTAGGTACATTGTACTGAAAAATAACCCACCGAATACAAGATACCCAATAGCTGATAATAGTGCTATGAAAATACAGCCAAAGATTGGACATGCATATTCTGGACTGATATGTTTTTCACAGAATTTTTCAATTGCAGGATTTAGTTTATCCTTAGCAAGTGTCCAGTCCAGTACACACAGTACTGCTAAAAGTAATACAAGGCCATTGACTATATGGCATAAAATTGTGAATGTCATTTTCCGCGTTTCCTTCGACAATAGTTGTGGAATGTTTGTAGTTTTTCGTAAATGAATATACCAATGAGTATTGTTAGATATATTACCATAACAATATTCAGTATGTAGTTAATTGGATTTTCCCATGTGATGAAATATCCGAGTATAACGTTGATAACCGACAACCCTAAAAATACCAAAAAAAGAAACTTAGAGTCATCATTTAAAAAGGCATCTCGGAACTTATCATATAAATCCGTTGCAAACAACCACATAACAAGCATAAAAATGTAAAACACGATATAAGCTTGCGTAGGGAATGAAATATAAAACGCGAAGCTCATAAACTTATCCCATGAATTCATAACTTACCTCGTTTCTGACGCAGATATAACCTTAATGTATACAATGCTGGTGCTCCAAGAAAAGCCCATAGAAAACTATTCAATAGTATTGAACCATTGCATTGAATACCACCAAAGTATATAGCACAGGATTCAATCGCGATAATGATTAAACATGCAATATGGACAGCATGAAAATCATCATCACCTGTATCAAATGCTTCATAAATGCTATCATAATAATCAGTACTGAAAAACCATCCCAGCAAGAGCATTACATAAAATATACATACTGCATAAAATGGAATGGCATAAAATACTGCATACTCTTTGATGAAGTCAATAATTTCGCTCATTTAATTCCCCGTTTTTCTCCGAAATAGTTGTGTAATTTTAGCACAAATCCGATAACATATTTGACCACGATACATACAAGGACGCATAAAACTATAAAAGCGTTCATCATGCATATCATCTTGAATTCTGTTTTGTCATAACTATTATCGATTATGTACACGATGACTCCAGCGAAAATTACACAAAGATTAGTGATCATTAACGCAGAAAAAAGTATTTCATCTACCTTGTTCATTAATTTATAGTAGTACCCAGCGTGTGTTAACCAACCGATAAAAAGTACTATTACTGAAGAAGCGTTCAACAAATAGCAAGTGAATGCTACATAATATAGCCAATCAGGTATCATATAAACCTCAAAAACTCCCCGAAGGGAGTTTAAAGTATAATGTTATTAATCCATGCGGCGGGAGTGAGCAACGATCCAATCCATATACTCAAACAATGATGCACGGTTTTGAAGTTTAGGATTACTGCGAATTGTTTTAATTGCATCATCCCACGTGATTGAATCGACGTTCAGTTCTTTAAGAATTTTAGTACAGTACGACATACCATTACTACACGCACCAGCACGGCGAAGAACTCCAGTACTGATTGTACGATTTTTAATTTTTAAACCGAGTTTCGCCGCTTCTGCTGAAGTCACATAAGTAAAGTGATTCACATTGTGTTCCAGTTTAAGAATGGAAACACCTTCATCGCTGAACATATAATCCAGCAATGCCATATTAGATCCAGTACGCATAACGTCTTTGATACTATACGTATCAAGGTGTTTAAGTGCAAGCTCTACTGGCATTTGGTTTTGAGTACGTGCGATTTTCGATGCATGACGGCGGCGACGTGTGCCATCATTCATAATTTCCATAATAACACCATACGGAACCTGGACTAAATCAAAAATACTGTACCCGTCGCGGTTTGCCTCATCAATCAGGTCAATCCACTGTTTAGTATTCAGATTTGACAGATCGATGCGATTATTTTTAACCAGTGATTTCATTACTGGTTTAGCCATTTCGAACACATACTTTGACAGTACTTCAGTTGGTACGCCTTCGGTATCAGCAACTGTTACAGATTTCCACTGGACAAACGGAAGAAGGTTAGCATCCAGGTCTTTCAGAGTTTTATCTTCGAAGCAGAGTTTGATCATTTTTATGTACCTTAAATTTTATTACGTTTGCGACCGAAATATTGTTTTAGTTTAATGAATCCAGAAATTAGCATCATACAAGAAAGTACAAAGTATATAATTACTGATTCACCCGCAAGTATAGCCATACCATAATAGGATGCAGATGGTTTTTGTGGTACACTTGCTTCAGCAAAGTGATTAACAGTAAATGCAATCAAGAAGTTGAACAACGCAAGACCAACTGCGATTGTATAAACCATCCAAAAAGCTTCCATACTTGAGGATTTGATTTTAGTATAGTAATTCGCGTATGTAAGATTGCCGACAAGAAGTACTACACCACCGACGAACCAGATTATTGCATTTGTGTATACGAAAATATCAATCATAAATTAATATCTCATAGTTTATTTCGTTTTTGCCCGAAGTACTTTCTGGACTTAACGAAATTAATAATAATTACTGATAATACAAAGTACGAAATAATTAATGCAGCTTGTATTGCAAAAATTCGCGTAAGTATTGTTAACAGCCTTTCGTGGTCTGCGATGATAGCACATTCTATACAGATACCAAGGGTGAATCCAGTAATCAGCCAGTACAAATAGCGGTTACTACCATCCATATTCGTGTAGTAATCAGCATACGTCCAGTACCCGATAAACATTACAAGAATGGTAATAATGTTCACCACTGCCAGGATTTGAATTATCATTTCTACCATATTATACCTTATTTGATTTTACGCATACTTTCATTGCATGTTGCTCCCATTTTTCGGGAAATTGTAAGTACAGCCCTGCTAACTGTACTGGCATACGTAGTGATGGCTTTCGCAGGTTCGCACTATTTTTCAGCATAAAGTTGAGGATCTGTTCTGCCCCGTCAGAAGGAACACCAAGACCTTTAACAATATTAGTATTACGCATGATGTTTTCGATATGAATCATAATACTTTCGTTATCATGGATTTCCAGATCGATGAACACACCACGAGTCATCAATGCATCGACATGTGGAGACAATGCTGAATTCGCATCAGAGATTTTCACCAGGTCTTTGTTAGTGATGAAAATAACTTTGCCGCAGAATTCAAATTGTGTAGGTATGCCATTGTCAGCCAAATGGCGTGATGAACTCATATAGGTAATGATACGAGTATCATCAGATTCCAGTGATGCTTTCAGAAGGTTCAGTTTATCTTCTGTATCGAATACATCAACGTCATCCATTAACAGTACTGAGCCTAATTCACGTGCATTATACAATGCCTGATATAAACCTAAGCCAGTACATTTACCGTTCAGGTAGTGGTAGTTACAATATCCACGATCATGTGCATCTTCTAACCGTTTAATCAGGTTATACGATTTACCAATACCACTCGCTCCTGTCACGGTCATAGCCTTGATAGGGTTCAATGGATCAAGGATACATTCTAATGTATCCATCATCGCTTCGAAGTTTTCAGCGATACGCAGTTTTAGTACATCACGTCGATTAATCATACACAACCCCTCCTACTCAACACCCATAGAATACCAAAAAAAATGAGTGAAGTCAAGGGGTAAACCAAAAATATTAGGAGTTAATACATGCTACCGCTTCCACGTCTATTTGTATACAACAAAGCATTAACTCAATCAGTATTCAGTAACTTATCAAATAGATGTAAAAACTACTGGAACCAAAGTTTACGTAAATTGACACACCTAAAACTGTTAATATGGTGAATCAATCGTTTAAAATTTGTCGTAACGCATCTGCGGTTCCTTTGTTATTATGCTGCCACAAATGTCTGGAACATATTTTTAAACCGTTGCAGTATATTACTGAATACTGATACCTTAGCGATTGATTGTTCTTCTTGAACTGGAATTACAGTAAAACTCTGTTCAGTAACATCGACTGCTACCTTTTTGCGTTCTTGATATTCTTTTTTAAACGCAGTGTTAAGATGGAGCAGGAATGTTTCTAAAGACTTATTAGACTTCTTGTACTTATAAACACTAAATTTATTGTTGTTTACTGGTGTAATTTTATTAGTACGATGTTTAACTACAAGTACCATAAGTTCGTTAAGAAAGTCATCCCAGGCTTTTTCTGTATATGAATACATAGTACTGAGACTATAAAAATCTTTTGTTACACGAAATGCATTATGTTTTAAGAAGTGTTTAGTTAATCCTTCTTTAAGATAATCAGGCATAACATCTTTTTGAACTATTTGAATTGGGTTTTTATTAGAGTAACCATTCTTTTCATAATCTGTATATGAAAAATTACGATTTAATTTATTAACTACTTTTTTAGGATCTTTTCCTTCAGCAATGACGCTTTCATACCAGTCTTTAAATTCTTTATACTGAGCAAATCGATTGCCACGTAGTTGATTGCAGTCCTCACAAAGAAGATGCTGGTTATCAACATCATCTGAGCCATTCAGAGAATTCAGAAGGTCATGGTCACGTGTCATACGAACCTTACCCATAAACATAGCCATACCGGATTCGGGAATTAATTTAAAGTGTATGTCGCAGTTCCCACAGGTATCACATTTCAATCCATCACGTTTAGCTACTTCGATCAAAGCCAAAACTCCAGAATTAAATTTATAATTCTTACGTAATGAAGTGATGTTATTCAGAACGAATTCACCTTTGAATTTAACATTACGACAGTTCAGCACTTTCATCTTTTTTCTCTCTTAAAAGTTATTTTTTGCTTCAGTCCTTCCATAATAACAAAAGGGCTGACCGAAGTCAACCCCTTTTTTCTAAATTACCAGTATTTTTCAATGTTTATAACAAGTTCAGACTTTGAAACACAGTATACGCCAGCAGTCGTTTGGCGAATAGCTTTAATATCAGTTAAGTAAGATGCACTGTTCATAATTTGATATATTTTATCTTTATGATCTGTTTTTATGTAGTACATACTAGCGTCTTTATGTTCTGTTCCTGGTTCTGCTATTTCTCCCGCTTTAGTTCCGACACGCTTAATGTATAAATCCGCTTCATCTTTTGTACAGTATGTGAAATATTCGGATTCATTTTTTATTTTATGTTTAGCACGAATTTCATGATCCCTGCGTTCCCAAATTTGTAGAACACATGGTACATGATGAGGTTCTCCATGTAGTATAAACGAATCATGCGGTGAAATCTCATCGTAGATTAAATGAAAATTCTCATGTAATTTATTCTGAGTTGCAACCTTTCTAAAAGTCATAGGTACTATGAATGAAATATATTTTACTTCTTTAATATTTGCACATTTATTAAAGAATTTAACTGCAAGCGATGATAGCCGCCCGAATGGTGGGTTACTAATAACAATCATATCAGAGTTTGGACATTTCTGGTTCACAAACATTTCTTCTAAAAAGTCAGCTTTTATCACATTATCGTCAACATAAACAGGTTCAATATCGAACCCAAATTTTCTACCCTCTGGAAAGAGTTTATAAAAAGAACCAGTACCGACACAAGGTTCCAAATAGAAACATGATTCAACATTCATCTTTTCAGATATAATTGATTGACTTATATCGAAACAATATTTTGCATAATCTGGATTTGTGTAGTACTGATCCAACTTATTTTTAATACTCATATAATTCCCTTTAAATTGATTATCCTAATTCCTTTTATTTTATTACATCGTTCATGTGTAGGTCGCAAGTTCGTTATTTTGTTTGAACCACCAATTGCAAGAGAAATAAAGTGGTCAACATTTATTGAATCAGTGGGTTTGAATTTTAAATCACACAGATAACAATATTTATGACTCAATAACAGCAACGATTTTAAGTTATAAAGTGAACGCCTCTTTTCTACTTTCCCACCTCGTCACCGCCGATTTCAACTTTATTAATTGCATAATCAAAATATTCGTTTACGAATTTAAATGCACGAACTATACTACCAGCACTGTCAAGTGATTTATGCGGAAAATAAGTCTCTGCCTGTTTGCACATAGTATCAAGGTTCTTTATCCAATAAGAACTAAACATTGGACCAATTTCACTTGAACGTTCTTTGACCAAAGCAGTAAACACACACATCATTGTTTCATTGAAAGTTTTCTTATTAATGGAAAACTTCCCTCCGAAATATCCAACAGCCTTTAATAAATCATTGTACATAGTATTAAAATCATGGATCGCGTCCATTTCAGATAATTCAAACTTTGAATCAATAATTTCATCGATTGCCAAATTAATATTCGGTATTTTAAAAATCAATTTATCATATGGTTCAGAGATGTGTTCCACGATATTCTTAGCAATACTACAATACACTTCAATTTTATGAAAAATATTGCTATATTTCAAACTTTTAATACTTTTATCGTTAGTTAAACGACTATAACGTAGGTCAGTTGTTCCAGTTTTTTCTTTATCTAAACACTCAAAGAAGTTTAATACTTTCAATTTAAGGTTAGGTGAAATATTTTCAGAAGCTTTTAAAATGCTGTTTAGCATTACATGATAGTCAGATCCAGATGTTTGGCTGGCTTTGATTTCAGCTTTATTTGCTTTTTTACCTGATGTGTTTACACGCTTGAAAATTTCCGCATTAACTTCGTAATCTTCGGAACTGAATATTTGTAAAATAATATTGTAAGAATCAAACGCCGCCCGCATATCAGAACTCATGATAGATACATTATTATACGAATTGTATATAATCTCTTTTTCAGATTCATCATCAGTCCCATAAAACAGGTTTATACGCTTACCATCATCGTTATAAAATGTGTATGGTAGTTTATTATTTTTAAATTCACAAATAGTCTGATAACGATGCTTCGCATCAACTAAATCAAAACTTAGTTCTTCATTAGATTTACATAAAAGAAACGAAGTTATTGGATAACCTTTAATTATTGAATCTAACAAGAACTGCTTCTGTTTAATACTCCATGTGTTTTCACGCTGATAGTGAGGAATTGTAAGTTTAATATCCATTAATTCACGAATACTCACCATTTTACAATCTTGAACAATGTTTTTCATTTTTTATCAACAACCTTTAAAATAGATTCCACTGAAAATTCACCAGCGTATTTTAAATTTTTATCTTTCGATGTATAATGTGCAATTAAGAAAACATCACCGTCTTTAATAGGTGAAAGAGATGAAGTATCACCATCAATATTAAGTTTATGAAAACCCTGATTGATCAATTTACTACGCATCTTAGTATCATTCAAAGAACCAGATTCATTTGAATAGATGATGCATTTATACTTTTTATTATCACCCGGAATAGTAATGCATAGACCTTTTCCATGTTCAACAATCGATGGATTTTTATCTTTTAAAAGTAGTTTACTGAAAACAAAAGGAGCCATCCCACCAATTGCTGAATTTGTTTCGAGTGCATATTGTAGAGCTTCATCTTCTACAGTAATGTTAACCAACGGTTTGTTTAAACTATTAAAAAGGGTGTTATAGACGATATGAGTCATGTTTTTCGTTCCTACATTAAAGTGTTAAGTATTAGCTCTATTCAATGACAGAAGAATATCAAAAGGGCTGACCGAAGTCAACCCCTTTTTCTTTATTCTTTAAACTTTTAAACGTGATGTTGAAGGTTCAAAATAGATTTTTATACTATCGTGTTGGTTTCGATTTCAATCAAACATTGGGTAACATGATCGTATTGTTCAATTGAGCCATTTTTATATTCGTCGTCAGAGTAGTAACGAATGACCCGATCATTCCGGCGATCTAACAATGCGTACTTGGCGAATTCACCTTCCTTCGCCACTGTAACAGTACCTTGAATTGGAACATGGCGAATTGGGTCATAACGGTCGAAACGTTCGATATTTTCAACGATATGTTTAAGCTCTTTGATAAGGCGTTCTTTTGTAAAGATCTGGTTCAGTTCGATTTTAACGTTCATTTTATTGACCTCAGTCAGACATTTCATTACTTCTACAATAGCAAAATGGCTGACCCAAGTCAACCATTTTTTATATATTTCAATCCTACCTGAATGAACCATACGATGATGATTAGTGCATAACACAACACATTTACGTAATTCACTTCTAACAAATTCAGTACTTTTAGATGTCATTGCAGATGGAGTCATTTCCTTTTCGTCTTTATTGACGTGATGTAGATCTAAGCACTCACTGAACTTGACACCACAAACATAGCATCCTTTCAGTACTTTTATTCGATGTATTAATTTTCTATTATATTCTTTTTTCTCTAACAACGTATTAAAGTTTGTTTTATCTTTTACTTTACGAGTTAATTTAGAAGAAATATTAGAGCATTTTTTGCAATTACTTCGGTAACGATTTTCAGATTTCAAATAATAGAATTCATCAATACTTTTAGAAAGTTTACAAGTGGAGCAGATTTTTGTATTCATTATTTTTAGTTAAAATAAAAGCCCAACATAGTTGAGCTTTATTGTTTAAATTCCACGCTTTACGTCATTTAACTTTGGCCCCTCAGCGATGACGCTGAAAGAATGTAAAGGACTTTTGCGGTCTTTTGTGTTGTATACTTTACCAACATTGCGTTCAAAAATAATCATCAGTGAGTTGTCCTCGCTGACGAAAATTCTGTGCTCATCAGTACTAAAAGCTTTAACAAAGTGAAAACCTTGTGATTTAAGCAAGTCACCAAGTTTAGAAATCTTGATAGAATTCCATTTCTTTATGACGTTCATATTTGGATGAATCATGATTTATATCCTTATTGAATGATTTCCTTTCATTTATTTATTATCCAAACAAATGCTTAACAATTCTTCCAATGCTGTGCCTTCTTCGTATTTCTGAACCAAATCAAATGCATTCTCTGAACAGTACTTCACTGCGTTACCAATATCAGTACCGTATTCCTGCATCTCTTTTAATGCCTTAACAATCATTTGATAAATCACGCTTACTTCCTTTCGTCGATGGTTCAATTTTACCTTCAGCACAATCAATTATGAACTGTCGCATTTCTTCTCTGGACAAACCAGACGGCATTTCGAAGAAATCATCTTCTTCCAGAATGCGATTTAATTCATTGAATGTTTCTTTACTAAACATTTTTAAGCTTCCCAATAATATCGTAATACTCTAACTTAATAACGTACAGAAGGTAATCATAGAACTTAATATCATTATCGTATCGATTACGTACTACAACCTTCTCGTCCAGATTCTTAGAGTTCCTTAAATCTTTTGAGCGAGTCTTCATCAGACAGTTCAATTTATCTTGTAATTGTTTGATGGTACTGTTAACATCCTGACGTGTTTTCCATGATGCTTTACAACGGTTCAAATAAGATTGGATACTCATACTCATTAGCATTTTACCTTCGATACGTATTTCATTTTATAATACATATTATCCAGACGAACCTGATAGATTGCATCTTGGATCAATGCATCAACATCTGATTCAGTTTTCCCTTCAATATTTAGTTCGATAGTTTCATATACATCTTCACCATCTTTCAAACCTTTGAGTACTACTTTATACTGTACCATAAAATAATCCCTAATGTCAAGTGAAAAAGGGATGCCGTAGCATCCCTAATTATTATAAAAAGCCAGAACCGCTCATACCATCAGTTACAGTATCATTCATAACTTCTGCAAGAGATTTTTCATCATCAGTACAGGAATCAGTTTCCATCTGTAAGAACTCACGAACATCGATCTGCTGTTCTTTATTGAGTTTAACGAACTCAAGAGTTTTGAAACAGCGGCCAGGACGAATCAACGCACTATCAATATCAGAAAGATTTTTGATGTTAGTACTGATAATGATTTTAACATCAGGTGAAGCTAAACCTTCTGCTGCGTTAAGTAGACCAGCCATAATATCGTTACCTTCTTCGCGGGAATAAAGATGACGATCAACATCTTCAAAGATAAAAATATCTTTATGTTTAGATGTATAAATGTTATTCACCAGTTCTGGTGATTGCATTACTGCTGGTGTATCCACCACACTGATAGAGCGATTATCAGCGAAGCCAACACCCATTAGCATACGCTTAATGAATGTAGTTTTACCAGTACCTGGATCGCCGTACAGTACTAATACGTTTGCAGTACTATCCATGAACTGTTGTGCAAGTTCTTCAGGACTGAATTCAAACCACGGATACATGATATTAGATGGCATATTAATTTTAGGTGCATTGAACAGAATATTATTCTCATTCATGCGACCCATACCATCTAGACTTAAACGACTAAGAATCGGAGTGTTGTTACAATTCTCACGGTTCTTAATACATTCTTTAAAATCTTCAACTAATGTTTCATCCAGTACAAAACTAAAACCGAATGTTTTATCAGTATAATGAATAAACGTAGCTGAACCAACAACGTGTTTTTCGTTGAAAATTAGTTCCTGGAATCCCATACTGATAGTACCGAGATTGTGTTTTTCACAGAAAGAACTAACTACTTGTTTGAAGGTTTTCTTTCCTTCTTTTTCATTATCATTAACATAGTATTCGGTATCACTATGAGTATTGATCAACTGCTCTGCGAGCTTATAGCGAACCACATCACGGAAATGTAAGCTATTAGCATATTTTAAACTTGCACGTGCTATATCAGAGATTTGCTCACGTACTTCTTCTGAAACAATCATATTATTCCTTTTAATTACAGGTATTGGTGTGGTATCTACGACATGATTTTTTGTTGCATCAGGATCTACTTTAATTGATGTGGTAAATTTAAATGTTTGACCTCTGAATGTAACTGTTTGACCCATGAATGTAAAAGCATTCACTATTTTTTCATCTCCGGCACTTTCCACTTATAGTAATAGTACGTGCTTGTGATATACAAAGAAATCATATATGCCCAAAAACATGCACAAATAAGTATCTGGAAAGGGTTAACGGTATTTCCAAACAATAACCCACCGAGCCACAGACAAACAAGTGTCCACAGTGGTGTTACAGTATAAACACTATAATTTTCAACAACAAAAATCATAGTACTTCCCCACAGAGAAGCCCGGCGTTGGTATTTGGAAATAAACACATCGAATGCAAACAATGTGTTAACTAATACTGTACCAACCATAAAACCGAACATAGTCATGTTTATTCCACCTTTACCAGACTTGTACCAAATAATGGATGTTTATATTGATTGTACTTATAGCCATTAAGTTCAACCGTACCAAGTAAGATTGATTTTGAACTTGTTGGTTCAAGTACTGGAATTACTTCTTTGTAAACATTTTGTTTAACTTTAGATGATGACTTTACAAAGTTATTATCACAAAATGTATATTTGTGGCGTTGTTGTTTGCGTATATATGAAAAATTCTTTTCTTTTGGTAAAGGTTCATCGCTCCAGTACCATTCAATAAATTGATCCAATTCAGCAAATAAATTACCACGAAGCTGGTTACAATCATGACACATAAGTACTAAATTATCGATGGTATTTGGACCGTTAAGAGATCTAAGTAATACGTGGTCAACGGTGCAACGCACTAACGTACCATCTTCTTTTTCAAAGTACTTCCCATTTTTTAAAGGAATACCACAACACATACAACATGTATTGCGGTAAGCTTCTTCTGACTTAATCATATGGACTCCATTCTATTGTAAGAGTCCATTTTATCAAGGGCTGTACAAAAAGTCAACCCTAAAATTATTACCAGTTAGTATGGTAAAAATAATCGTGTTCATCAGAAAGAGTTTCTGCTAACCATTCGAGATCAGATTTTGCACCATCGACATTATCCTGATTTGCAAGAACATGCCTTGCAATGAATTCATTCCAGGAGTATTTCTTATCAGAACGACCCGCCCATTTGTAAGTGCGTTTCCAACCTTCTGCACATGGTTCATAGTTACGCAATTCTTCTGAGCTAAGTTCAGGACGAACTTGTCCAAACAAGGTCATAGATTCATCGTTCGATAACAGTACTGAACCAAAACGATTGAATAGTGCATAGCGGAAGTCATTAATATCATTATCACACAAACTTGGAATTGAATTCCAGTTATTGATAATGTACTTAGCATATTCAACGTTACGCAATTCACCAATACATTCACCTAGAGAACCAGGATAAATTTGATAACCATAGTTTATGATATGTACGAACTGTTCATCAGTAATTCCTTGTTGACGCATTAAGACTTCACCATCTACTTTATCCAAGTGATTGGTAATGATGTTATTAATCATTGAATCAGACAAAGTTAATGAACGAATAATTTCATCGTATGAAATATTGGATGATACCAGTACTTCTGCCAGTTCTTGTGGTACTTCTTCTTTAACACAAGATAGTACTCCAGCATACAGCAATTTACGATATTCGCTTGGATCAACTTCTTCGACTAAAGCAGAAAAATCATTTAAACTAATATCATCATTAAAGTTGAAATCGTTTAGTTCACGAGCTACTTCTTTCACATCGTAATTATTAGTAATATGGATAACAGCCATTTATAATCCTTAATCGTTAAGTTGATTTGCAAGTTCACGAACTGCTTGACTTGATGTATGGCGAGCTAGTGCACATAAGTCCATTCGGTCGTAATACTTACGAACGAAATCAGTATCAATTGAAGATACTACTTCAACATAATACAAAGGTGCTAGACCAGCATCAGCAAGTGCGTTTAACTGTTCAAGAGAAGTACTTTCGTGCAGACGAGATAATGATAACTTCCGTTCAAGTGCAATGTTATTCATATGATGTACGAATTGTTCTTTGGATACACCAAACGCTTTAACAAACGCATCCAGATAGTTTTCTACAGAAAACAACGTAGAAATAGCATTAGTAACGATACTATCATCAGCAATATTGATAAGTTCAACCCACTCTGAAGTATTAACACCATTACAATATGCATATGAAATTATTTCATATGAATCGTGAGTTCGTACATTCTCAGAGCCATAAGTATGAATTGCTGCAATTAGTTCTGAAACGCTATTAATTGAAACTCGCTTTGAAGCTTTAACAGTAGACATATATTACCTTTTAATAAAAAATGCCAAACTAGTTGTTTGGCATTAGGAAGTATAATTTTTTAACTTTAGTTGCTCGATACGAAGCGACCTGTTGCCGGATCACGTGCGGGTGTGCGGCGTGGTGTAGGCGTAAGAACATCACTAAATTCAACCAAGAATGCTTCTTGTGCTTCATTACTATTTTCAGTATCAGTAATATTCTGATATGTATGTACTGAAATTTCTCCAACATTATAAGACAAATGTTCGTCGAACTCAGAAACATATTCTTCACTATTATGAACTGCACGACTGTAAAGCCAATCAACATATGAATTTTTATTCATACTTGGATACTTTTTATAAAGTTCCAGTAAATTATTCCAAGTTGGGAAACCTTCTGGATCATTAAACACACGGCGATATTTGCGTAACCAGATAGCATATGACCGCTGACCATCATTACATGGATCACCACTCATCACACGCTGTTCAGTCATTACCGTATCATAAAAATCCGGCACTTCCATATCAAGAGAAATAAGATCCGAACGAGTACAGTACTGTAGAATCTCGCTGTCCATAATTTCGTCGCGGAACATACCGTTATTGTAATCGATGAATTGCTTGATATTAGAAATACCAATGGTACGATCAAAACGCATCCAGAAATCTTCCATATCCATTTTATGGCTATATTTTGCGACAAATTCTGGAGTCAATGATTTCTGACGTTCAACATAATTCAATGCAATATAATCTGCATATTTTGTCAGAAATTCAATCGAGTACTGTTTACCGTCATAGAACATGGACGAGTCGATGATATAGGTATTACCTAATGCAATCATAGCATCGATCATTTTAGCAATGGTATCTTCATGACAATACCGAAGATATTGATCGTAAGAAGTCATTTCTACCAGGATTTGTTTACCAGAACCATACATCAAACGAGTAAGTAGTTTTGGATCAGCCAACTCATCCAAAAATTCACGAACGTCAATATGTTTCCATGCAACACGACGAAGTTCTGCAATGCTCAAATCCAGCAGAGAAGTTTTATCGGACTTAATAGTTAACATTTTTTAATACCTTATTTTAAAGTATGTAATGTGTGGTAACATGTACCACACAGTTAAAATTAGTTTTGAACGTTAGCCAGTTCGCGAAGTTCAGGCATGAAATGATCTTTGAACCACACATCAATCAACGCAGTTTCATTTTGACGCTCCCCATCAGCAACATATGCGAACCAGTTTTCATACGAGTTGCCATGATTACGGTTGTAATAATTAACAACTGTATCGACAGAATGGCTCGAACGATTACGATTAGAATATGCCGCTGCTAACGTAGTAGCGTTAACTGGAGTTAAGTACAATTTATTAAGTACAGTGTGCATTACATCAACGTTCACATTCGGATTCAGACGACGAATGTACTGTTCAACTTCTTCAATCGGTGTATCATAGTTCAACACACGTTTCGCATAATAATTCCACACCATTGGAATGTTCATGAACTTATCAATGTCGCCAAGCTGTGCACGGTACTTGACAAAACCAGACATATCCATATCGTCATAGTACTTCTCAACGAATTGAGCGTCAAGAGAATCTTGTGTTTCTACGTAACAAATGTCCAGTTTATCGAGGTACTTATAAATCACATCGAGATCGTACTGGTGTTGTAAAATGCGAGAGGTATATACCCTATCAGAATGTTCTAAAATAGAAAGACATTCTTCCTTACTTAATTGGCGAAGACTGTTCAGGTGATCTTGCATCTCGCGAGAGATATTAGATTTTACAAGAACTGCACGAACAGCATCAATGTTGGGAATATTCTCAAGTTCAGAACATTCAATTTTATCAAAACAAAAGTCTGAAACATTATCTTCAGTAACGTCACTGAGATCCGCAGCAAGATAGATAGTACCCATGTAATACCCCTAAATGAAAAGTAGTTATTCTGTGTGAATGAATGTATCGTACTCGCCTTGCTGTCGCAAGTCAAGGATTTTCTTACGCTTCGCCGCAAGAAAATCATTTATTTAAAATTCAACTGTACCACGTTAAACACATTTATTACTGACGAGATTTGTTGAGGCATTTTCATCCCCCCGCTGGAGGATGAAAACTGACGATGATAGTCGTCGGCAATTGTATTGAAAATTGCTTTGCAGCACGGAAGCGGGTTGTCCTGTTTCTTCCTATTTCAGTTCTAACAACGGTCGAGGTCTTAGCTCACTTAATACTTGTCTATACAATCAAACAAAGTACTTGAATATGATTCACAAATTTTGGACGGATCTATATTGTACAAAATCGGTGCATATTCTCCCTTATCGTTTTGGTAAGGTTGCACTTATATGTCTATCGAGGAAGTACTGATAACGATTAGATGTACTTCTTTATAGAGCCGCATTGCCGTGGTCGGTACAAACTATGCCGAATCCTGACGGGTTTCTTTTGCTCTGCGAACTGCTTGAACTTCTCATCCATCAATTACATTTTCATTGAAGTGGGTGCAAATCATTAGGGAGGTTTAACCCTCCCTATCAAACAGGATTGTCTATATGATTATACCACAATTAATTTTGTGGTTTCATATTTTGGTCAATTTTTTCGATCTTTCCCTGAATCTCCTGATTCAGTTTAGCGTACTCATCTGGATTGTTTTCCATACCAGCCGCATAGTTCTGAGCGACATGTGTCTTAATCATGTTGAGAATGATTTGACCCGCTTCAGTACTAAAGTCGTAGTAATCCAGAATATCTGGAATTACTTCAGTGCAATATTCTGGTACAGATGCAGTACCCGATTCATCTTCGAACAACTGTTGGTATTGGTCACGCAACGAAACAAATTTTTCAGAGAATTCTTTGTCATCGTCTGATGAATTCTGAAGCCATCCAGATTTGATTGCGAATTCAACTGAATTCATGTTACGGAACAGATATTTTGCGAGTTCCCAATGAAGTGGATCACCATGATCTGCACTATCCAGCAGGGCTTTTGCTTGTTCCAACGTATGTTGCTGAGGTGTGTTCATTTTATCCCTCAATTACCAAGTTGTTTTCAAGTTTAGCACTGAATAAAGGATCTTTCACTTCATCCCAAAAACGCTGAGTCCGAGAAAGAAAGGCTTTACCATGTGCCAGTATTTCGCCATCGGGCGATTTCAACGTGTATTCGATATTACGCATTTTGAACGGTTTGATAGTGTTCACATACTTACCGATTACTTCTTCTGATTCTTCGTCAACAATTGCGTATTGATAAATCATTTTAGCTTCACCTTTACGAATTTTAATATCAGTTCAATATACAGGAAAGATAATGCTATTGCAATGATTCCCGTTACTGGAAGTATCCATTCCTTGTTATACAGTACTGTAAGAACCGCACCGATTAACAGAATTAGTACTGCAATAGCTAAACCACCAAAGAAACACAAATCTTGTCGTTGTGTGGCGGTCATTGCATAAGATTCCGCCGGAACATGTATTCTTCTAACTCGTGCGGTTTAATATTCATGCACCGAGCACTACGCAAAATCGGTCCATAATGCTGTACAACAGATTTGAACATTGGAACATCTTTATACTTGATGCAAACATTCGAAGCAGTAAGTTCACGGATGAACCATATAAAAACATCATCGTCGTACTTTTGAAAATCTGTTAAAAATGTTTCTGTCATGAATGCATAATATTCATGATCTTTTTCCGAATTGTTACGCTTAGCGTAACTCTCAATTAAAATGCGAAGTGCATCCTGAACTTCATTAAACAGTTCGCTTTCAGGCTGTGTAGGAATATAATTAATAGTAATTACTGCACGAATTTTCAATAAGTTCTCAGGATAAGCATTTTCCATTTTGTTCATCTCTACAGTTTCGGTATGCTCTAATGATAGCAAAAAGGGTTGACCCAAGTCAACCCTTTTTTGAAATTAACCGTGTACTTCCAGGAACCTGCGTATTTCGCGATCACTGTACAAAGGTACATCATCTTCTGCTGTCCAGTCACGTTCGTTAATACTTTTACGTGTACCTTTAACCACTACTTCACTATCATCATGGCTGATAATGTGAAATCCTTTCTCCTTCAGACGGTCTACCATATACTGGCTTATCATAATTCACCTACTGTTTTATGTAAGGAAATTATATAGTAGACCGTGTTAACGAAATGTCAAAAATTCAGCATATCTTCGTAGTACTTTGGAACGGAGTCAGTACTAAACTTATACCATTTTGGTTTCAAAATAAGTTTTTCAATCAAACGTGCACGAGAAATTTCAATCTCTTGTTCAGATGGTTCATAATCATTACACCATACTGACGGAAAATGTGAAATATTGTACTTTTCGATATTACTTATATTGATTCCACGTTTTAGACATTCAAGTACTATTTGTTCATGCCTGTTACTAAGGTACAGTAATTTGTCGTAGAAGAAAGTCACATGACCAGTACCGAGAATGTACGTTGGGCTGATTTTAAAATCTTTAATCTTTTTCCCTGCATCGATGTGTTTTTGTACTGCACCAAATACACGTGGCAATTCACGGTATTCTGCCATCAAATGCTGATCAGCTAATTCTTGTACTGGTACTAAATTAATACGTGTCATGGTTTTATTTTTCTTCGATGTGTGTAACTTGATCAGGGAAATAGATTTGGGATGAACCATGTTCTCCTGCGTAGAACCGATAATTGTTATTACGGCCTTGTTCCCATGCTATATTTCCAGTGAATATATCATCGTTAATTGTTTTAAACTTGAAAGAATCTTCATAAGAAGGATTGGAATACAGTGAATCACATGCTGATTCAGTACCGTTAAAGCTTTTCCATTTAATTTCCTGCATGGTCATATAATTTACCTTCATTTAATTAATATGGTGCTATGATACTAAAAAGGCTGACCGAAGTCAAGCCTTTTTTTCATTTAACGAACTGTACAATCTCTTTACTAATAGTGGTGTGATTCTTTGCGAACTCACGACCTTCTTCAACATCTTCAAATAGTACTGTTTTGACTTTCGTTTTGATGGGGTCAATACTAACTACTACACTAATAGAAACTACTAAACCTTTTTTAACTTCTTTATCTTTCATATTAATCACCATTCATAAATTGTATTGCTAAGGTATCACCAGCAATGCCACCACCAAACGCATTACACATAGTATATGTACAATCGTCTTCATATTCTTGTTTTACAGTGCTAGTACTTTGTGGCTTATACTCAGTTACCTTTGGTTGAGGTTCTTCAAGAAACAATGCACAAATCAAAAGTACACATAGTATACTCATCACTGCAATAAGAAACCATTGGAAATATTTCATATTTCAACACCACCATGTTTTTTATATATTTCTATAATCTTGTCTATATTTTTAATATAAGTAGTTTCTGTATATCCATCAGGAAGTTCTTTTTTTGATAGAATTCCTTTCTTTTTACAACACCTTATATTTTCTTCTTGAAAAATCTTTTTACATTCGCTTTCTGCATTTTTACAAGAATCGACTGAACCAAATTTGAAACTCTTAATTCTTTTTATTTCAAAAGCAGTACTATAATTTTGCTGTTTGGAACGGCGACCTTTTGTGCTTTCAATTCCATATTTTAATCCTATAGAAATATCACCATCATTTATTAGATTAATGTATGCAATCGTTTGTGAATGTCCTTTACAAATAGGACATGATGAACCATTTAAGAAGTCTCTACATATTGTAGTATTCCATGAATGCCCTTTATCGCAGGTCAAATGTAGTTTTGTTTTAACGCTGCTGATATATTCAAATGGTTCGCATTTATAATTCAATTCTTCACACCGTAATTGAACTTTTTCTATAACTTCTTCTGATGGGAATCTTTGTTTTTCAGAAGCCTTCATAGAACCACATTTTTTGCAACAGCCATAATTTTTGTTAGCCTGGAGTAATTTATGATATGTGGTAGTATTCCAAGTATGACCATTATTACAAGTCAATGTCAATAAAGTTTTTTTAGCACATATATAAATGAATGGCTCAAATTTATAGTTAAGTTCTAAACATTTTGAGGTAACATTCTCTACTGCTTCATCTTGAGTCAACTTCTTAGTACCACTACATTTGGGGCATCCAGTAGAAGTTCTTAAAAAGTTTTCAACAGAAGTACTATTCCAAGTATGTCCATGCTCGCATGTAAGTAATAGTTTAGTTTTCTTCGCAGTTGTATATACAAACTTTTCAACTTTATAATTCATTTTTTTACATTTATTTTTAACTTTCTTTTCAACTTCTTTTTGCGTAAACTTGGCAGCCATGACAATTATAAAATTTTAATTAAAATAAAGGGCTGACCTAAGTCAACCCTTAAATTTATTGTTTATTGAAATTTTTTAAGTATTCTTTCTTTTCTTCTGATGTCATCTTTGTAGTATCGACGATAGTTTCAGTTTTGAAGTTCTCTAAACCAATACTACCAAAACCTTGACGACTACCTTTTAAACCAAATAGATTACGATTTAAAATCTTACCAGCAGAAACTATGCCTTTATGTTCTTTTTTCATTCTTCACCTTAGCATGAACAGGTAAAGAACGATCCACGTTCATTATCAGTACGTTCATCACGGACAATATCATAATTATCCCAAAACTCGTCGGATACATATTCACCTTCGAGATCGCCGCCTTTACATAGATACTCACCGTATCCACCGCGACGTTCAGATGAAACCCACATATCGGCGTACTCCATTAGCTCGTCTACATCAAGCCCTAAGCCGTCTGCGTAATTATGAATCCACTGCCACGCCTTACTTTTTTTGGCTGCTTCAGTAGCATCCTGGCTCGGTTCCTGAACCGTTTGTACAACGTTGTTAGTAGCTAAACGGCGTTGGATCTCCACCATCAGATCATCACTAGAAATTTCTGAAATGTCAAGTACTTTCGGTTCTTCTGTATTATCAAAATCAGGATGTTCCCAACAATGGCGTAACGAAGTAATCTGTCGTGGATATACTACTAACCAGAAAGACTCACCTTTTTGGATTCGTTCTTTGAGGAACGGATCAGAAATACCAACTGGTTTAATATCTGTACGATAATCGGTAGCATATGCAAAGCCATCCTTATCAATACCAATATTTGCACCAACTGCAATATCCTCACCTGCTACAACCGGTTCTACACCCAAGTGAATTGCATCACGTTTTTCTTCTTGCCAATGAATCATTCCAAGTGAATGTAATGCATCTGTTGTTACTGAACGTTTATCTGCTGACATAATTACCTACCATGATTAGGATGAAAGTTATATTTAATTTCTGCTTCTTTCCGAATTTTTATAGCTTCTTCAATTGTTTCAAATACACCTAAGCTAACTTGCTTTTTATCAACGGTGATATAAGCACGATATTTTCCAATATCTTTTCTGTATTGAACTCCTGAATAACCAGATTTGTTATCGGAACGTTTCTTTAAATTTTTTTGATTTTCCTGGGTAGTAACGCTTCTTAAATTTTCCTTTCTATTATCATCACGTACTCCGTTTATATGATCAATTTTGTTTGGTTCAACGCCATACAACAATTTCCATATAACACGATGTGCACGTACCGATTTATTTAAAAGTGTACCATAAAGATAACCTTTGGCGTGAACCGTTGTTAATGCTGGCTTACCTGCATAACGGGTGTTCCATTCAGGTTCTGCATCTTCACGGTACTTCCACGTTAAAGCACCAGTACTTTCATCATAATCAAATATACGTTTTAATTCTTCTTGTGATGGAAGCACTATGTATACCCTTTAAAGATCAAAGTTGATTTGTTTACGTTCAACAATACGACGTACTTTATCCATCATATCATTGTAACGACGAGATAGTGTAGCTTTAGAAGTTACGAACTTTCCTTTACCATCAATGTATCCAGTGTTAATAATTTCATCAAACGTATGAATACGATAACCATCTAAACCGTGAACTAACCCAAGTAGAACACGTTCATGTTCTTCAAGTTCATTCATGATTTCTTCCATTGTACTTACAAAGTCTTTTGCAACACAACGTTCATCAACCACATAATCAGCACTTTCACCAGCGATAATATCTTTTAGTGTTTGTTCAGAACCTTCGTCACCTTTGTTCATTGGTGTATCGATACTAAAAGTATTACTGTTGTAGTTCATGATACGTTTTACTGAACGAATATCAATACCAGTAGCTTCTGCAATTTGTTCATTACTTGGATAACCAGTATTATCATTCATATAACGTTCAATAAAAGATTGTATACGAATATTGTTAACAGACAGATGTTCAGGTAGGGCAACCATACGAACGTCATTATTACCATTTCGGTACATATGCTGACGAATTGTTGTAGTAGCGTAAGTACTAAACAATGTACGGAATGAAGTGTTAAATCCGTAGATAGCTTTCATTAGACCTTCGAAACCATATTGTACTTTATCCTGGAATGGGATATTACAAGTACAGTTTTTTGCTTCGTTGTAAACTAATCCGCTGTTGTACATTACTAGTAGTTTTTTGGATTCTTCTACGTCAATACCAGATTGTACTTTACGAACTAATTCTTCGTTGCTAATGTACTGATCAGATTTGATAGTAGTTTTTATTTTATCCATTGTTAAACCGTGATGTACATCATCAGTACTAGCAGAATCTTCTTCTAATTCTGAATCATCAACATCAAGTGATTCAATTGTTTTTTCTTCTGCTTCAAAACATTCATCAAGAATTTCGTCCTGAATTGCATCTAAGTTTAATTTCTTTGGACTCACATTTATCTCCGTACAAATTAACAACAACCAAAATTTACCAATAAAAAAAGCCAGAGCTTAGGCTGGCTTTTTTCAATTTTCAACTAACTTAAAATTATGCTGGTCGAACGCTGCGGATAACAATATCCTGACCTTTTTCGAGTTGTGCGTTTTTACGTGCCATCGCTTCATTGTGAGCGAACTGGCGAGTCGCTAAGGGGTTCGAACCACCTTTCATGAAGTACTCTACGATATACTCTTTCATAGTGCTTCTTCCTTTTTCTCTGCTTTGATTTGAACATCATACCCTAGAGTATCAACGAATTCAAGCAGTTTATCGATGCTGAACAGATCTTTACGTTCATCCATCAGGTTAGACACACGAGGCTGAGAGACTTGCAATGTTTTAGCCAAGTCACGTTGAGACATGTTTTTTTCTGCAACTACACCTTTGATAGTACTGAAAAGTTGTTTCTTGATTGAATCGTTCATTATAATTCTCACTTAACAATTAGGCTCAATTAAAAGATCCGGGAGATAACATGACTCTTACCCATGTTACGGCATCCTGTGTCTTTGCACATCCCGGAGGATACCTACCTTAACTAAAGGTTAATAATGATTCGCTGTGTGTTAGTCATCACCGAACTGATTATAACACACAACTTCGTAGTACTGCAATTCGATCTGAACTTTGTTCGGAAAGTTCCACATGCACCGCTAATCAAGCTTCTCTCGAAAGAGTTCTGTATCTACGCTATACAGATAATGCATGTTTGAAACACTCACGGCTTGATAAAAAAATCGACCGTACCCAATTGAAGGGAAAGCTTTTACTTCAGCTTCATCTAACCGTGCTCAGTTAGTCGTGTTTCTACTCCATAATGCGATTGGTAAACCCCTTCGGAACCATCAATTGGCACTAAGCCCATAATGCGATTCCGACCAAGCGTACACTTCCCGCAATGTTACTACAGATTTCGCAATTCCCCGTTCCCGATCTGGTGGGGTATTGTATATCCGAGTTGTGGTATCGACGCCATAATCAGTCACCCCAATTATACCGGAAATATTCTCCACTTCTCGGAACTCCTAAGCCCTTACTATTCCAGGGTCAAGTCAGACATGAACAGGTTTCACAGATTCTATATCGGGCATCGCCCAACTTCATCTCCACCTTGGATCTCATAGTGTCCAACGTTCATTTGCAATTTGTCAGTTCTTACTACTTTCAGAGTCATACGTATTTGCTTAACGCACCTCGGTAGTAAAGAACTCGCATCATTTTATAAGTAAAAGGTTTGAATCAATTAATTACTTCATGATGGCGTTCTCCTATAGTTCCGGTTCGCGGGGCAACGCAGCTCCCGCTAGGTTCTACACAACAGTCTACACGCTGTAGTACTGTACTTTTTGCTCATTCAGAGCCGCAAATTCATTTAGTTTAAGATCAATAATTATAAAATTTAAATTAATCTGTTACATTTGCGTTCAATCCTCATAATCTGTTAAACACACTGTATTCTTTATCAGCAGTTCGGAACATTACGTTCCTTATCAAGAGATTACATTTTACTATCTAGCGAAGTGGCTGTCAAGTACTTTTTAACTTTTAGCGAGAAGATTTTTTAAACTTGTCTTTCCGCTTGAACCTTATCAGTATAACACACTACTTAGTACTGTCAAGAATTTTTTGAAACTATTTTAACTTTCTCACTTAATATGAGGGGAGCCATTATCCCCTCTCTATGCAAACACTGTATCACATGCGTTCGCTGACTGCAAGGCCAAATTTGCCATTCCCTAGATTTTTCAAGGAGCAATGAGCGTACACAATATCATCCCACATATGCGTACCAGTGACGCGAGCGAGACGGATTTTATGTACGTGACCAGTACTGACAAGATTGAACTTATTAACTACTTCTAATGCTTCTTCATATGTATTGAACCGTGTACATTTGAAATGATCATTAGTTCGTACTGGTGTATCCCACTTATCCATTCGGATATGTTTATATTCAGAATCTGTTTCAACTTGGATATAAAAATATGCCACCTGTTGCTCCTGGGGTGATTCATCGCATGGTGCTAGGATCATAGTACCATCTTCATCACTCCAGAACAATCCCAATGAACCCAACATTAGATTAACCCTAATGCACGTAATTCCTCACGGCTCAGTTTAGCCATAGCAGAACGGCGAAGCTGATTTTTAATTTCTTCAGGCATAACGGCTTCACCATAAACTTTACAATGAATAATACCAGTACTGTCATTACTGATGCCGCGAGCTTCAATTGCTTTTTCTAACGTCGAATAGCGTTGAGCACGGTCTAATGAAGTACTATACGGATAACCACCGCTTTGTTGATCGATAGCCATATATTCAGAACCCATTTGTACAACAAAGTATTGTTGTAATGGTGTTTTATTAGAAAGAGAATTCATTTTTATTATCCGATTTTAAAGTTTGTAAACTTACGTTCTTCATCATACATGATATGTTCACGTACAATGACGCCATTTTGAATATGGTACACACGCTCATTTTGTGGAGTACTGATAGTGATTTGTTTCAGATCAGCAATCTCCAATTTAACTTCACCACTATACTTCAGGAAGCCAAGCTTCTTACGATTGTATTTGTATTCTACAGTACTATCCGTAATATGAATATTAGTTACACCTTCTTCTTCAATCGTTTCACCATTTTCAACATAAGTGATGATGATTTTAAAAGCACCAAATTTTGGTGTACTATCAGGATGGTCTGTTTTTTCAAAACAGCGACTTAGTTCACGTGCGTACAAACCCACTTCATAATAATCGCCGTTCTTATCAACCAGTTTACGAACAGAACCATCAGATGTTGATTCCACAATCCTTAGTTTTTTATTGCGAATCCGGCGAGCAATATCACCATTTTGATTATGCATTTCAACAAATGCGGATTCGTTCACAAGAATTATCCAGTCATCTACATCAAACATAATAACACCCTTTCTTAATCTTTATACTCAATGATTGGACAAATTTTATTTTTCTTTGCTTTGACGAATGCCACGACCACGTTTGTGCTTTTAGTTTTAGTACTTTTACTTTTCAATACCAGTTCATTGAATGCTATCAACGCCATCACTGCTGCATCAAACAAAACTGATACAATGATAAACCGCCAGTTGAAAACCTTCTCAGTATTAAACGTATCAGGAAGTATGTTTAAATACCATAATCCGTGACTGATAAAATCACCTATCGCATAGAAAAGAAAAGAGATAAGGCTAACAATAAATATTAACGCAAAAATGGTCAATCCTAATGCAATTACTGGTGAAAGTACTGCTTGCCAGAAATAGGTGCACAGGGAATTACCAGGATCTTTATTGAACACTCCCCATACACCTTCGGTCATACGGTAATGCCATGAACTGCGACTGATGGTAACTTTCATTTTAGCTCCCGATAACCGAATTGACACAATCACCAACGGACGGGTGTTTTGTACCAACGAAATAACCACCTACTGCACCAATACCGAGTACTACGATCAGAAGAATAATTGGCTTAATCATGATGAATCTCCAGAGCTTCAATGATGCTTTTAAATGTATCAATACATGTATTGATGTAATTTAGTGAATAACAGTGCGATGCACCTTGATACTTTTGAACTTCTTCTTCAGTAAAGTACCATTCAGCTTGCACATAATATTCCAGTACTACAATCCAGGCTTTACACATGGCAAGAGCTAACTTTACCATCACCGGATTGTCAGAACTTTTCACTTTATAAATGATTGAGTACTGCTCATCAATCATTGAAGGTGTACGGATCTGCAATCGGTTGTGTCGATCTGACCGAGTACTTTTACGTACTGCTTCAATCATCTCGTGTGCAATATCATTATAACTGAAAAAATATGATTCGTCCATAACTTCGAACGGTTTTTTCAGTTTTTCAATCTCATCCACATATAAAGATTTAATTTGGTCAGGAACATTTTCACCAAAAATTTCTTTCATGCTGTCATATTGTTTTTGTAGTACATCGCATGATTTTTTATACTTATCCTGGATAGGCGTAAAATCGAAGTTGTGTTCTTTGGTAATGAAAAAATGGTTCCTTGAATAATCAGTATCCAGTAAACCGTGAACACTGTCATAATCAATTCCATTACCTATTGTACAAAAATAATGGTTCAGTTGTTCTAAAGAAGTTTCACACACCAATGCGAAACTATATTTTACAGCACTAAGGTTATACAGTACTGTTTCAATGTTGCCATTATTCATCAAGTAACATCCCCAGCAATTCTTTTTTGAGGTTGCGAACTTCACCTTCGAGTTTTGCTTTAGCACCAAATGCAGCATCGATCTTTTTGTACTTTTCATCTACTTCGGAAGTACGTACACCGCCTGAATGTTGCAATCCAGAAGTGATTTGTTCGTATAGATCGTTAATACGAATACGATGTTCTTCTACTAATACTTCTTTATCTTTGATGTTTTGTACAATTTCTTGCTGGTTCATTTTTATTACTCCATCCCGAATTAATGTAAGTATATCAGTTAACACGAGGCGTGTCAACTGATATTTTCTTAAAGTTCATCAGTCATCAAGTACTACTGTAGTTTTTTTCTTTGCTTCTTCTTTTTTACGTTCTAACTGATACTCATCAGCAAAAGAATTTTGCTTAGTACGAACCCAATTCCATAATACCCAAGCACCAACTGACATAAAGAAATAATGCCATGAATCAACATAAAAACAGACGGCGGCGAATGCTAGAAAATGATACGAATATAACAAGTTGAAATGTTTTTCTCCGTATATTTCACCGAAGTGAATATGTATAGATCTTTTGTATTGTAGTTCTGGAACACTGAACATAAAATAACAAAAACTAGAAACTACAAAAGCAATATAAAGTATTAAGCATAATACATAGTACTTCTGTTGTAATACACCATTGAACCAATGATGCATTTCATTTAATTGAGCAATTGCATATACAATCTCAATCAATACCAGTACAAATGTAATTCCAGCAAAGGTAGAACGTTTCATAATTATCTCTTTAAAGTATTAGGGGAATATAATAACTCCCCTTGTTTTTATTTTAAAGTAACGCCCCAATTACGTTGCATTTCTTCTTTAAGGTTTTTGATCTGCTCATTTGAAAGTACAGTCTTTTCTTTTTTATCTGTACTGCGAGCGACCGGACGTGATACTGCCACATCGACATTACCCATACTGTCAGTTACAAACTGCTGTAAACCCTGGGAAGTTCGTAGTTTTCCGTTTACCAGATAACCGAAGAAGTGATTACGTTTAGACGGATATTCACCTACTTCAGACACAGGTACTACAGTTTTACTTAGAACTGCAACTTTAGTATAACCATTTGCAAGTTTGTCTGCTTTTACATCACAGATAATTGCGAAGGGGTAATTATCCCAATAACAGATCCACTTATGGAAATCTGTTGTATTAACTTTCAGACAATCTTTAAAAGTATAATACATAAAGTCATCATCCATGATCCCCAGAAAACCACCGTCTTCCATAGTACTTTCAATTGGAATATAACCTGCACGGTTAATCATTGATTTGGTGATTTTAGTTGCTAGTACTGATGACATGTAAACCTCTCGCATGTTTATATTTTAAAAGCATTTTACTTGAAAATAAAAAGAAGTCAATTAAATTATATTTCTTTTCTGTTCAAGTTCTTTTTGACTTTCTTTCATTGTCTGCATTTTGTACACTTTTTCTGCAAGTATAAAGACAGTCGGTGACAATGCATATTTTTTTGTTCCGTCTATAGTACCAGTATCCATATGAAAATGAACGGTGCTACGACTTCCATCAAAGAAATGTGGTTTTTCAATGCGGAGTATCCTTCCATTAATACTGAAACGATAATCTACACTTATACCAACATTTGCTTTACCAATTAATACCAGTGATAAAAGTCTTTCCAGCTTTGAATTAACTTCAGGAAGAAACTTTTCAGTACTATGAATTTGATCATACGAAACTTGATATGATAACGCATAGTTCTGTAAGAAGTTTAAAAACCCATTAGATACTGTCAAAGCATACATCAGTCGTGGAGCAACCCCACCACTGGCAACTGCAAAAAATAGTTGGAATGCGATAAAAAACACTACAAATAAGAACATAGTTTAGCCTTTAAAAAGAACCTCGCACTTATCGTTGATGTTTTGTTTAATGGCTACGCCAGTTTTAACAAACTCCGCACCAGACTGATAGTACTCAGATGTGAATTCATCTTTATTATTACCGATTTGTTTCTCAAAAAAATCTTGCATCTTTTGATAATGTTTTAACCGATATATTTCATGCATCTTACCTGCATAACCTGAACAATATGCAAATTTATTAGTTGGTAAAGTACTTCCTTCTGCATATGCGATAAACACAATATATCCCACGAATGCCAGAAAAATAATACCAATTAATTTCATTTTACGCCTCTTAGCTTGCGAGTTTAAGATCTTGCAGTGGTTTGATGATTGACATAACGGGATAGTTTTCAATCTTCGGGCGACCTTCTGCACCAGTCAGTACTGTTTCCAGAGTTTCAATTTCATGTACGAAATTATAACCCTCGAACGTAAATTCCTGAACCCGTTCATTATACAACGCCCACAGTACAATGTCAGCTTTCTTTTTAATTTTTGGAAGCTGGCGAGCACTGATGCACGGCCCGAAACGTAACCACGAGCCATACTTGATGCCTTTAACTTCAATTCGCATTCCCGCAACATAAAGATCACATTCACCTTCGCGACGGTCATCTTGATATGCGGGATCTATATTCAGATGAGTTCCGGTCAATGCTTCAATCTCATTAAAGAGTATCCATGAAGCATGTTCTGCTGCCATACCAACTAAGTGAGAGTGAGCATGATTAAAGCCATAAGGTGACTGATTGCCTGGAGCGAGTTTATTGTATTTTTCAGCTTTTGCTGCGGCCTTCGCCATAAAAGATTCTGCCTCATCCTGGTGCAAACGAATCTTCATTTTGTCTTCACGAATAACTAGACGTGTCATAAAAAATACCTCAATTAAATTGTACTTCATTGTATCAAAATTTTTGCTCTCTGTCAAATAAAAATCTTCTCTAGGAGCTTGTTTTTCCTCAACTAATAGAGTACTGGAACATGCGGAAAAAGTCAAGGAAAATTAGAGATGTTAAAATAAATACTAGAAATAACTAGGGAGTGATATATGGCAAAACCAATCGCTGGTACAAATGATTATCCATATGGTGTATGTGGGTTTGTTGTGGACGGTGCATTACTTAAAAATGGAACTAAGTTGAAGAATGTAAGAATCTATAAACAACGTTCTATAAATGTATTCGACCTCATTGATCCTGTTTCCAATGTGATATATCAGAAAGTACAATTAACTGGTTATAACACAAATAACAGAGTATTAGATTATAGTCTTTCGAATGATGAATTGCTGGAAGTTATTCCTGTCAATTCATTTTTCGTTCGTGGATATAATGATGTTATGTCTCAGTACGGGTTCGTGATCCGTTTCTTGTATAATAAAGTCGTTCTTAGTAACGGTATATATCTATATGATATGTATACACCTGAATGTAATATCCCTACACCAGATTTAGGAACCATTGTAGTTAATACAGTAACTGTTGATAGTACAACTGTCACTGGTTCTGTAAGTGCTATAAGTGGTGTTCTAAATGAAGATGGGATGATAGTAACTTTAACTACTCCTGACGGTACTGAGTATACAACTACAGTTCTTAATAGAGTCTTTAGATTTACTAACGTTCAGTTTGTTGAACCTGGTATGGGAACAATCACTATAACGTCTCCGCATTATAATACTGCAACTGTACCATTCGAAGTACATCCAGCAGGAGAAGAAACGGATTTCGCGACTAATGTTCCAGTATCTGCTAGTCAGTTCGTAGCCAATGGTGACGGTACTTTTAGCTATACATTAACCGAAACAGAGCATAATCGCGGCACTGACTTAGTAATTCAAATTCAGAATCCAAATGGGGTAATTTATAATCCAGATGTATCTGTAGATTCAAATGGTAATATAACAATTACACAAGATTCTGCACAAGATATGGATGTAGTTATTATTGGTCCAACCAATCAAAATACTGTTTACAGTTCTCCACTAGCTTGGGTGTTGGATGGTTCCGCGTATAAAATGGTAATACCATTCAGTACTCATAATAAGATTAATCCATCATTATCCGTTTATGATACAACTAAACTTGTATCTATAATGATTATAATTGATGACTCTGATAATATAACGTTAGTTAGTAATGATAATTTTACTGGTAAAGTTGTTATAGCAGGTAAAATATAATTAAAAAGGCACTCTTATGAGTGCCTTTCTTTTTTCTTATATATTGTAGCAGTACTTTTATGTACTTTATTCTTATACATCAACTCCCATAGTTCAGAATTGATTTCATGTGAGTTAGGTCTTATTAGTATCAACGTATCAGTATAAGTACTTAAAGCGTATAGCAACTTGTTTCTGTAAGATTCAGGAACTATATCAAATGCATAGCTACAAATGATAACATCATAATACTTATCAAACATACAATTAAAGTCTGCTATATCTTCGAATGAATAATGGTAACAGTTAAATCCTGTTTCTTCGGTGTACCGTTCGAACATATATTTGTCAGCACCTTCTATATTCAATACTCCACAAGACTTCAATACAGAGCTTACCAGGCCATTACCGCAGCACAAATCCAGTACGGTAGCATCTTCTGTAAAGTACCCATAGAATGCATTCAGGAGGCTTTCATTAACATATTCAGCATGTGGATTGATATAGTTTTGTTGAGTATTTCTATCTTTATAGTATTCTTGTACACCGATCTTTCGGTACTGTTCTGTTACTTTCATATAACTCCAAACGACAAAAGGCAGCCAATGGCTGCCTTAATTTTAAAACTTTAACTTAGATGCTACGAAGAATACGAGCAAGTACTTCGGTAACAGTTAGGTCATCGTTCTGACGAGCAATATCAAACACTTGCTCTTTGCGAAGATCGATGATTTCTTGTACCTGTGCATCACTGTAGAAGCTACGAAGTTCTTCAACAAGTGCTTGAACACGTGCATCATTTGCAATTAGTTGTTCAACTTTGGTGTTGATTGCAGCACGAAGTGCATCGTCGGATAGATCAGCAATTACGGTATCCGTTGCCGCTTTAGTACTGCGAGTAGTACCGAAAACATCATTTGCTTCAGATGCTGTAGCACTGGTGGTACGTTCAGCAGCAGTAGTTACAGTTTTGATAACTTCTTCAAGGTCAGAAGCCATTTGCTGAGCACGTTCTTCGAAGCTGGTAGAAGCTTTGGACGCTTTTGCTTTCACTGAACCAAACAGACCGCCGAGAACACCATTAACAACATCAGCGGCATCTTCGATAAGATCAGTTACAGAGAAAGATTTACCTTCAGCAGCAGAAAGAACTTCACCGAGTTCGGTTTGTGCAGCCATTGCTTCTTCATGAGAATCGAATTCGAGTTCGATAACACGTTTTTTGAGAACGATGTTCAAAGTTGTATCATTAACAACAGCGAAATCGTAATCTTTAAGACCGAATAGTGCGTTTTTAAATTGAACTTGCATGATATACCTCATTGGTTTTTGATTGGTTTCTTAGTTACTTACTTTTTGTTTCTTTAAACTGGCATACTTAACAAGACTTTCACTTGTATCTCTTACTACCATCTGCGGGTAGTACAGTATCCTATTCAACTATTACAACAAGTAATGTCTGTCATGCAAGTTAAACGTTAGACGATAAGTATATAGTACTTTGTGGAGCTAAACGGGTTCGAACCGTTGACCTTCTACGTGCAAGGCAGACGCTCTCCCAACTGAGCTATAGCCCCATATACTTCTTAAAATTGGATGCGGAGGTGGGATTCGAACCAAACACGACCTCAAGGTTATGAGCCTTGCAAGCTACCAGACTGCTCTACTCCGCAATTTCTTTATGTGTATATTATACCACATTTTTTAGAACCGTTTCAAAAATTTTTAATTTTTTTTTAGATACCGATTTCGAACCTTCATCGCCAATCTTTTTATAAATATCAAAAAGGAGAAAATAAAATGATTCATAAAAAATGTTCTTGCTTAAAATGTCATGAAGAAATATCTACATGCAATATTAAATCTCATTATGAGAAGTGTCAAACCAATTCATGTCTAACATGCAAAAAATTAATTCACTCTAGTAAAAAATTTTGTAATAGTTCGTGTGCAGCAAAGTACAATAATTCTAACAGAACTAAAGAACAATTACAAGCCAAAGCACTTTCAATTTCCAAATCTTTATCATCGACTTATACTTATATTTGTCAAGTGTGTGAAAATGAAAAAACAACCACTGATAAAAAAAGAAAATTGTGTGAAGATTGTAGTACTAAAATATCGCCACATCGCCCACGAAAATTTGTTAATACTAGAAATTGTCCTAAATGTGGCATTAAAGAAATTTCATTAGGGTGCTTCAAGCATGAATTTTGTCCATCATGTAGAACCATAACAGAATACCGTGGACTCTGTAATTTTACACATGATTTGAGAAATTATCCAGATGAATATGATTTATCTTTATTGGAAGAACATGGCATGTTCCACCCAAAGAAAAATCCAAAAGGAGTTTCTCGTGATCATATGTATTCAGTATATGACGGATACTACAATAAAGTTGACCCGTCAATTCTTAAACATCCAGCAAATTGTTCTATAATGCTTCAAACTGATAATACTATAAAACATAGTACATCTAGTATTACATATGAAGAACTCTTAGAACGAATTCGTATTTGGGATGAAAAATATAATTAGTGGTCAGTACTGGACTTGAACCAGTGAAGCCTCTCCATTATGAGTGAAACGTTCTACCAACTGAACTAACTGACCATTAAATTAATTGTATGTCGCCTTGATTGACTTAATCAAATAATTTAATTCATTACGTGCTTCAGCGATGCTCCCAACAATATGATTTTGTGATGCATAAGCTGATTTTTTAATTGAATCATCAACAATTATTACAGTTTGTAACTCATGTTGAAGATTCATTAATTGGTTTTCAATCTGACTTAAACGTTCTGGTGTTAATTTGGACATATGAACCTCAGATTAATTTTGAAAGATTTCTTACACGTTGTCTTGCACGACTAATGCTAAAGACTGAATCATTTTGAAATAAAGTAATACCAAATCGATTTTCGTCTTTATCGGTAACAATCACTTGCTGCAACTCTTGCTGTATTTTCAGCAGTTCTTGCTCGATTTCACCCAATCGCTTCTGCGTGATCATCATGATATGTCCTCTAAATCAAGTTGAATTCATTTTGTCATGGATGGATCACGCTGTCAAGACGTTTTTTATAAATTTTTTCTTCTATATCAGTACATTAGCACTGTATAAAAACACACTACACCATATCTTTCTTGGCACGGTGCAGAATAAAGTTGAATCTAGCAATATCATACAGACCTAAATCAAATAGATCATTTTTGATAATATCAACGTACTCATAGATAGCTGGCTTATCATCTTCTGTCATGTCAGTATTGATTAAAAGACCAAAATCAACAATGCATAGTAGTAGATTTAGATCACCTTCATCATCATAATAGCCGAGTTTCACTAACGGTACTGGAGCAGTTTCATCAAGTTCCATTAGATAAGTAATGCCATTATATTCAATTGTATGGTCATCATATCTAAGAAAATGACAGTAGTTAATGTCAAAAAACTTTGCTATTTCTTTTAAACTATTAAAATGGTGCATATGCGTTCCTTTATAAAATTGGAGCAGGGAGGGGGATTCGAACCCCCGAACATCGGATTTGCAATCCGCTCCTTTAAGCCATCTCAGGCATCCCTGCGAAATTTCCCGTTAAACAATAAATGTACTTTCAAATTAGGATTAACCTGTACGATAGATCCAGTTCCATTTAAGAAGTTGATAATGTCATCAACCATTAAACAATAATCTAATTCAAGAACAAGTGGGTCAATTGTTATCTGCTGAAAGTGTGCTTCTTCAGACAATGGTAATTTTTTGAAAGATAAATTTAATTTAGTTTCAAATTCCTTAACAAGTTTTGGTTCCCATTGCCATGAATTAGGTTGTCGAAAACTCACCTGTTTTTTAATGTAAGTAATCCAGTTATCATTTTCAGCAGCACTTACCATATCAAGTTTTCCATTATGGTATTCCATAACTTTGGCTAATCCAATGATTTCAGTTTCTACTTTATGGATTACGCCGGTGGCTGGATTATATACATGAGATTGAACATCAAATTCGTCTTCGGTTGCAAAACCATGAAGGTGCATATAAAAAACAAATCTGTTTTCTTTTACATATCTTTCTATTTTTATAATGTCTTCTATGGTATATACCATACAACTATCAGTACTTTGATCACTGATTTTTAAATCAGATAATGAATCATAAAAAAATTGTACTATATTATGTCTGTTAATCAAATCACTCACTGTATACTATCCACTGTATTGACAAGTCCTTCATAACGGCTTGCTTTATTTTGTTTATTTGTTTTGATGATTCATACGGTAATACATTTTCATGTACAGTACTTTGTTGAAACCATTGTTCTTCCGTATTAAAGTACTTAAATGTTTTATAATTTGGTTCAGGTTTACTAATATAAATTGCATTATTCTGCAATACTTGAAATACTAGTGGATCAAAATTATATTTTTTGAATTCTTCTAACAACGCTTTATTTCTCACCTGAGCAATTTGTAGATCTTGCTGATACTTTATATCGTCAATAGCATCCTGAATAACGTCTCGGATAGTTATGGATTCTTTGGTTATTAACAGTACTGTTACACCATCATTATTATTGATTTTTATAGTATCGTTTTCAAAGACATACTTATATGGTTCAAAACCATGTTTAAAAGTACTGGCAAATTGATTAATAATCTCAATTGTCATTTCTTCGATATTAGAAACTGTTTTCATTATGTGCCTATAAAATAGGGAGCATAAGCTCCCTTGTTTTTATTGTGGTGGTTGGTCATTATCTGAAGGTTCATCAGGTGGTAAATCCTGTCCTAAAACATTATTGGCAGGTTCTTCGCATAGAGCAGTCCATAAACATTTTAGGGCAGACCAAATTTTACTTAAAATAAACATAAAGTACTCCTATTCTGTACTAATTATTTAGGAGTACTTTACGCTTTTAGTGTTGTACTTCTGGTTTCGTATCAGTATTGGTTGTTTCTGGCTCAACTGGCGTAGATAGCTGTGAACGTGGTAAGCAACTGATTGAACTTGTCCAGTCTTTACTGTTCATTGTAACCCAGCAAACCGCATCTTTATCTTCAACACGTTTTACTGTTTGAACATTGTTCATTGAACCTTGATAGATCACAACTTCGTTATCTGAAATACGAATGTTTTTCTGTGCTTTATAAGAAATATCAGAGGATTCGCTTTCACTTTCAGGTGCACTTTGCGTACTTTCAGTACTTGCAGATGAATCAGTACTTGATGATGAAGGTTTATCGGGAAACGGTTCACAACCTACAAGTACCAGTATCCCTAAAAGTAGTAGAACTTTTTTCATATATCTTACCAGTGTTTAAGTTATAAGTACTAAGTATATTAAATAGTTTCGTTCGAAATTTCTTTAATATCAATATGTGGAACAACAAAATCGTTTTCCAAATATTTCACCGTGATCGTCTCAACTACGCGACAGAAATCCCAATCGTATTCAACAGGATCGCCAGTTACGAAATCATTCAAGAACGAAATCCAGTCACCTTTATCAAATTCTTCATAATTGGTGAGTGAAAAGCGTTCAAGTACTGATGCTTTACTTTCTTCGTTAAGTTCACAAATTGTTTTAACCAGAAAGGTAATAACACGAGTATTGATTTCATCATTACCAAATCCCGATGCAGAACGATTTTTATAAGAACCATTCTTTGATACAAAAGCACGAGCAATAGTTACTAGAAAATCAGCTTCTACTTTTGTTAAGCCAGAAGTAATTACAGTACCATAATTGTCTGCATCGTTTTCCCAAGATTCAATTTCTACGATAAAACCTTTTTTAATAACTGTACCTGTTTCAACTTTCACTAATAAGCTCCACGTGATTTACAATATACCCGTAGGTATCGTCATAGTACTTAGTACCAAATGCACCTTTTAAAATGCGAATACCATTGTTCAGACAATAGTTTTCAAAGGTTTCAATATTTTCGAATGCTTTGAACAAACGTTTCTGTTCAACACCAAATTCGATTTCGAAATTTTCAACAACTACAAGAGTTCCAGTCATTTTTTTCGCTTCCTTCTGGTTTTCGCCTCTGACCGCCGAACGTGATCGATGGCTTCTTCCAGAGTATTATAAATCCCAAGATTGCGATTGTCAAGCCCTGGCTGATTAATATCACCCATGCAAGCATGAATTCCAGTACAGCCACATTTAGAGCATTTAGAACTGTTTAAAAATTTTGATAACTTAGACACGAGTTTTTTTGTATCCTTGTACACCTTCAAGCTTATTAATTTCGGTTACAGCATCTTCGATTTTACGAAATACACGTGACTTATTATCACTGTACATAACTTCGCCATTCTTGGTAATGCAGTAACCCCAACCACCTGGCCCATGTTCACGCGAAACGCTGTATGGGCTTTCTGGTTTATCAGCTTCAAGTACTAAACTTTGATAAAGCTTAGCCGCTGTTCTTTTGTTCAGGAAAATAGTAATACAAACAGATACAAAACAAATTACAACACAAATTAAAACATTCATTTTGTTTAGCCTTATAGTTCTGTTAATTTATAACCATCAATTTTTTCGAGGATGTTTATATGGTCAATTGCACTTGAAAGACTTGAATAAACTTCATATTGTTTATTATCAGTACCAGGGATATAAATTATTTCGCCATTTTTTGTGATTGTATATCCCATATTTCCTAAATAATTTTTAGTACGTATTAATCCATATGGACTTTTTGGTAGATTATCATCGATGCAGACTTTTTTATAAAGGTCGGCAGATACTTTCTTTATATTGTATACGGTGAGACACAATACACAGAAAGCTACCGTACAGCAAATGATTAAAGTACTCATTCAACATCCTCAATAGTTGTTATTTTATATCCTTCGATTTTTTCGTATGCATTCATTACTTGAATAGCAGCTTCGAGTTTTGGATATACGGGTGCTGATGCATATGTACTGGAACGGTAAATCTCACCATGCTTCGTTACACAAAAACCCCAAGTACCTTTATTTGAGCACGTATGAATAATACTATAAGGACTTGATGGTAAGGGTTTGCTCTGTTTAGGTTCCTCGTAAGGAATTCCCATTACCCGACAATGTAAACGAGCAGCAATTGTTTTAGTACTGTTATGAATTGACCATGCACAAAATGCTACAATTGCTGTGCAAATAATTATAATTTGTACGTCAGTCATTATACCACCTTCGTCTTTTTATACCCGCCAAGTTGTTCAAGCTCATTCATTGAAATTTGAGCAGCTTTGGCAGTTACGAATGTTTGAGTGTCAACCCGTTGATTGCCTTTATAGATATAATAATAATCACGACCACTATAAGTAATATATTCGCGACGTATCGTATAAGGGCTTGGGGTAGTAGATTCTTTTTCATTTTGATCAAAGGTTTTAAGAAAAAGATCCTTAGCTAAACGCTTACTAATAAAATACATAATGATCAATGTAACTAATAGCATACCAGCAATAATTAATAGAACCGAATTAGTACTCATTATGCTTTCCCGTTCAGTACTGAGCAGTACCATTGAAGCAAATCAAGGTATGCTTGTTGTTCATATGTGCGTTCTTTGATAGCTCGCATCGCTCGCATATCATCAATTATCCATTGTTCTGGTTTCATCTTCATCTTCCAATGGTTCGTCTAAATCAACTTCAACACCCTGAACTAATTGTTTAACGTGTCCCCATAACTCTTTTGATACTGGATGAACATTTTCAGGATGCTCATCAGTATCTTTAGATAGAAAATCTAAGAATTGTTCTTCAGTACTTTTCATTATATTCCTTAATATTAGTACCTCGTGCTGGGTTCGAACCAGCGACTCACGGTTTAAAAGACCGTTACTCTACCAACTGAGTTAACGAGGTATTGAAAGGTACTAAGTACCTTTTTTCTTTTTTTGTTCATCAAGAATACTGCGTAAACTTGATTTTCTTTCTTCTGGAGTACTGCCAGTTATCTCTGTATCAGTACCTTTATCACCAGCATCGAGAAGTTTCATTATCTCTTTACGAGATAAATTATGATGCATTGGTGAATCAGAACCATGAATCTTACCACGCTGAATCATATCAGGAGTATTCATGGCTTTTTGAATGAAGTCTGACAGACCTTTATTCTTTTTCATTTGTACCAACCTGCTTAGTTGTACTTTTTCCCAATTTTTTTCCACACTCTTTACATATATTACTATAAATGAGTTCAGTAATTCCAGGTAAGTAATGTATCTTACAAACTTCTTTCTTCTCGTAATGATTACAAAAAAGTTGTTTTAAAAAGCTAAACATAAGCTTCCGTTAGGGGATAAATCTTGTTATCCCCATTGTTCTTATTTTTTATTGATATGTGTGTTAATACAATCTTGTACAGACATACCACTATATACATCATTGTTAAGCATAACTTTGTGGGTAACCCAATTTACTTCATTTCCATTTTCATCTACCCAACATGAATCATCAGGAACAAGATACACTTTGTTGGTGGTGATAAAACGAAGTACTGCATCATCATCAAGTACAACATCGCCTGGTGCGGGCTTAAATGAAGACGCAATGTAGATTGCTTCAGTTTTTACGTTTTTAAGATAACATTGGTATACGATATTACCAGCATTATCTTTTTCGATGCTGTTCCAGGTTTCTACAACTTTAGAAACCTCAGCATTCGCGTTTTCCTGGCTGTCACTTAGGATCACGAAGGGCGTGTCTTCACGGCGACCCTCGGTGGGCCAGATTTTTACGAAATTCAAAGTACTCTTAATTTTACAAAGCATAAAGTTTATTTCCTGTTTGAAGGTTAACAGTGCTATCATAGCAGATAAATCATTTCATGTCAAGTACTTTTTGTGGGACGGGCGAGATTCGAACTCGCGACCAATACATTTTCAGTGTATCACTCTGACCAACTGAGTTACCGACCCATTTTAGCGGCTTATCAACCGCTTTGCAATTCCTGAACTCTATCCACAAATCTAAGAAACTTTGTAATGTAGTCCGGGTGGATATCTTTTTTGTTTTCCGGGATACTCAGGTTCTCAATTATACCTTCGTATTTAAATATGTAATGACTTGATCTATGGTTTGAAAATGGTATATTAAGTTTTCTTGCTACAGTGAGTAAACTTTGTATTGACCAATCTCTTTTGTTCTGTCTCATTTTACTTAGAATTTTTTCTACACTCACAAACCCACCTTAAAATTATATCATTGAAATGTTTTATTTCTTGGAAGTCTTCAATTTCTAAACCTTTAAAATCAGTACGAGTCATCTCTTGAAAGTGCTTTTCTTCTGTGGTACAAATTGGTAATGTTCCATATTCTGGTGTCCATATTTCATCATTACCAATAACTATTTGCGGTACTAAATTATACCATCCACCACCATCAAATAACGGTTCTATGTAAGTCAACCGAGCAGCACATGTACTGATATTGTCGTGGTATATACCAAATATATAATCACCTACACAAAAATGACCATCAGGATTAATTATTGAACTAAAAGGTAAAGGACATTTATAGCTTTCATTTATAATTATTCTATCTGAATCATATTGAATGACTGAAAGAACAATTGAATTTATAATTTCTTTAACGAAATAGTTAATCATGTATTTTATTCTTAAATGGTGTGACTATCTGGGCTTGAACCCGAATCAGGAGAATCATTATCTTCTCTCCAAAACAGTTTCCATGCATCTTTATGTTGATCAAGTTTAGATAGTACTTTACTAAGTAATTCATATTCAATTTCAGATACTGAATTTTCTGTAATGATTATATTACCGAATACTAGACCATAAACTTTATTCCTGAAAAGTACTTCATTATTATTGCCTAGATATGGTTCATAAGTTCTTACACCCAATCTATATCCAGATCCAGGAGAAGATATATCAATTTGAGATCCCATATTGTGAAAGCTTACGCTGATTGTTAAATCAGTAGTATCTTTTGTAAAGAAACACCCAAAATTATATTGACTATAATTCCATGACTCAAAATCAAATTCAATTTCGTTCATGATTTTTAATGTTTCGAGATCCTTATCGGATAATCTCATTTCTTTTTAGCCTTGTGTTTAGCAATATTGTTTTGGATTTCACCGTAATAAAGTACTTTACCGCGAGGTGCATCATCTTTATTATGGCGACGGCGAGCACTTGCAGTATGTTTATTACCTGCACCTAATTTATCGCACCAACGCAACATTTCTCTGCATATCCACCCAACATCTGAACGTAATTCACACGCCATTTCATCAGAAAATATACCGTTCACAAATAATCTTGCATGATAACGATTGTTTATTCTTGTAACTTTAATATCGGTTTCTGATTCAGTACTGAGGATCATTTGTCTGTTACGTTTCATTTTTAATCCGCTCTATCTCATTTAGGATAGATTTATCAATATCAAAATTATCATGAAAATTTGGTGGAAGGTCTGATTCTTCGTAGCGAGTAAGAATATTTTCACCAAGGCGAACTCGACTTGACCAAATCTTTTCCAACCATTTAAATTCTTCAACTGATAATTGTAATGTTACTTTTTCGTTTTTCATGACAATTCCTTTATATTTGTCGGAGAGACAGGACTCGAACCTGCATAAACTCCTAGTCCCAAACTAGGCGGCTAACCAATTAGCCCACACTCCGAAATTTTATTTCTTATGGTATTATACCATATTTTGATGAACTGTTTCATATTTCTCTCTGAAATATATGCGGTACAAGTCTCGCATTGTTTGATACATATTAGTATCCAAATCGTAAGTATCAATTATTGTTTGAATTTGAAATAATCTGGCCTCAAATTCTTCTTCATTTAAAACTTCTGAGCAATGAATTACATTTTCCTTTTCTATAATTGAAATTCCTAGTATATCAGATTCATCATATGAAAAATTAAATATACTGCAACTATTTCCATCGTATATATAGATAGAGAAAATTAACAACCCCTGTCCTTGGTACTTTTTAGTTTCAAATTGAAAACTAATATTAGTGTCTTGTACTGAATTTTTATTTGAGAACCAATTATACGTTGCACGTAAAGAGCATAATTCAAATATTTTTAGATTTAGTTCTTTTTTCAAGGAAATCATCTCTAATTTTTAATAGTACTGAATAATATGTTTTATCTAAATCATACATATTAATAATTGTACTAAATTGTAATACAGTACTCTCAAAATCATCAATATTTTCAACGTACTGCCTACAAATAAAACTACAAGCCCCACCATGTACTATTACATTAATTCCATCATTTGGAGTTATATAAAAATTATAATAAATCAACTGTTCAGGGTCAGAGGGTGAAAAATCCATCAATATTCTAACTCTAAAAAGAAAATCAGATTCCTTATTATTAGTTTTTACTTCAGATAATTCATATTTTATAATCTTTTTTTCTACAACTAATGATTTTTTACCTAAATTGTAATCTATTTGCTCAATAATTTCTTTAAACATAAATTACTCACACTCCGTGCTATAAAGTTCATGTAACTTATTCAAGTGTTTCATATATCTTCCTTCTATGAACCCCATATCATGAACAGTACTCAATTGAAACAACCATTCTGGTGTTGCATCATATTTCAAATCAAAATCTTCAGCATCTTCAATTTCATGTTCAGTAAAATTTCGCGATACTGAAACATGCATGTATTCTTCATGAAATTCAACGAATGTTAGTACTTCTTTCTGCGTTACTTCAAGTACAAGAACATCTTCCATATCAGCGAACAGGGCAAAGTTCGGATGAAAGTTCACAACTCTTTTTTCTACATACAACGATGTATAAACCTGTGATATGTTATGTTCTGATAAATCAGTAAATGCTTTAAATTTTTGTACTAGACTTGCCATATAATCCCTAAACGAAAAAAGGGATTAACCTTACGGAAAATCCCCTATCATAAATTCATAGATTTCTTTTAATGCCAGTATTTCTTCTAGTGATATTTCACCAAAATCATGGCATGTACTTTGCTGAAAATATGACTCTTCAGAATGCACTTTATCTATATTACGGCGGGTTCCGTTAAAATGAATATATTCATTTGTAAAACTAAAGCCAGTCGCAATAATATAACAGTACTTTGGAAAGTAATCATACGTTATATATCCAAATATGGTATCAACACCATTGTTTATATAATTTTCAATTATCGTATGAACTTCTTTCCAATTCTCATCAGTCATTGGTTCTCTCATTCAGCTTGAACTCTTTCAGCCTCGATCATATCAAGGTGTTTACGAATCCAACGCATGAAGAAAGTGGCTTTATCTTCATTTTTAAATTCTGCGTTACCAGTATCAGCTACGGGAACGGGAAACATAAAGCCGCATTCAGTACTGTACCATAACTCATTTTCTTTATAATGGCTAAACTTGACGTTCTTGTCTTTAACCATATGTAGTAGTTTACTCATTTCTTTAATCCTTTAGATTTTGTGTTCATGATAGGGATCGAACCTATAACCTTTCGCTTCGTAGACGAACGCTCTAATTCCAGTTGAGCTACACGAACTTTTATTATTTTTAATAGTACTGTATTGTCACATACAGCAGTGATATGCACTATTCACATCGTCACCCTTTCGGGAAATTATGGTTTGCCACACAACAATCCATAGTAACTTTCATTACTGAGAGCACTTTTCGCAATTGCTGCGTGAAACTGTTTTGCGTTTTCAATATTATGAAGTAACATATTAAGTATACGTTCTTCATTCATTTTATCACCAGTACATTTACTACTCATCAGAATAATCTTTTTAAAACGATTCTGTCTTTTATAATCGGTACTCAATGATGGTTCAGCTTCGATTAATTTATTCATTATTCGTTGCTTAGCTTTTTTGTTCATTTAGTCTCAAACCTTTCAGTACTTTTTAGTACGCATGTATGAGTCATTAAACCAAAATCGCCATAGTCATTACGAACAGTTTTTTCAGTTATTTTTTTAATCAGCTTGTCTAAGCCTTGCTCGGTATCAGAAGTTAGTACTTCAGTTTCAGTACGTGAGTAATCACCATCATATTGATACCAGGTATGTTCAAAAATTAATACTGCTTTATGCATTGTAATTTCCAATAATTATTTTATTTTTTGCGGAACCAGGGGTAATCGAAACCCCATCTCAGCAGTGACAGTGCCGTATCCTAACCGTTGAACGATGGCTCCAAAAATATTACAGCTTGGTTAAAGCTATAATATCAAAATCTGTTTCTTGAAGATTTTTCCATGTGAACATACCTTTCAGTACTGTTTTCACATCGTAAATATCTTCAAATTCTTCTTCAGTACTAATAATATCACTTTCTTCGATTCGATCATAATCATGAATTTCATTGTTATAATCAGCTTTGTATGTGTATCGTACAAAGTACTTCATATTATTTTCCTTTGAATACTTCACGTGTGTTATCGCGTTCTTCATTCACTGTAATAAATCCACGGTACGCCATGCAACCTTGAATATATCCCAACCAACGATGCTTCTTAGTTTCAGACATTGTATCATCTGAGAGTTTAGTTAACATCCATGCAATATGAGTGTCACTTAATGGTTCACTTGAGTTTTCAATTGGGGTACAATTCAGCAAATCAAAATAACGCTGACGCAAGTCATTGTAGAAGTTGCCGTGAATTGGTTTACTCTTTTCTTTCAAGTCTAAGTAAATTTTGTGATACTCGTTAATGTCACGTGAATATAGTTGCATATCCAAACTATCAACAGTACCGTCAAGTACATGCTTAACATAGAACTTTAATGAAGGATGACATTTTAATGTATCATTGTCAACCATTGATTGTAGTTGTTCTTTGTTATTGAAGAACATGCGTAATACCTGTAAAGTTCTTTCAGTAGTATTACTCATCATCACCCTCATCATTGAGACGTTTAATGATTTCTTCAACAAACGTTGCCGCTTGTTCAGGTGTTAAATTATCTGGAATATCAATTCGAAGTTCACAATATTCTTCACCATCTTCTATCATCTTTCTGAGTTGTTCTTCAAACATATCAGCAAATTCTTCAGGAGTCATTGTTTTCTTTGGTTCTTTCGCTTTTGGATCAGGCATAAAATGCATGAATTCACGTTTCATATTTGTCTCTTAGCTAAAAAAGTACTAGAATCTATTGTTTTTCATATTATCCAAATGAGTTTTAATTGCTGTTAGATTCTAAATTCTGTTACTTGAACTTAATTGCTTGTAGTACTTCTGCAACTAGTTCAGGAGTTAAATCAATGCCGAAAACATCGGAATAATGTTTTACTGTATTTTCATAGCTATAACGCTTTGCATTCAACTGATAATGAATTTCGCGTACTGCGTTATCATAGTTAAACCACGGATTGTTATCACTTGCGTTCAAACGACCCCAATCGGTTAAGGCTACAAACCCTTCATCAGCATCTTTACCCCGAAGTACATTATAGATAATGTGTTCGTGTACAGTGTGCTCTTTAACTTTTTTCCAGGTTGTTTTTACAGTAATGTATTGTTCTTTGTTTAACATAATATGTTCCTTTTTGATATTGTTTAATTTAGTAGTTTGTTCTGAATTAAACTTATCAGGAGGACCAGTACTAGGATTCTATAGCATATAATTTACCTTATATTGTTTTGTTAAATTTTGAGCATCCACGGAGGGTCGAACTCCGTTCTATTGGGTGGAAGCCAATTATAATAGCCGATATACGATGGATGCAGTGTACTGCCGCTCTCAGTATTGAATGTACTTGATCTTTACGACCCGACCCATTCAGGTGCAACGCGGTTCCCGTTATATAATTTTACAAGCTAGGGGAATCATACCAGCTTAAATCACAAAGGAAGTGATTTAGCAGGGGATGGAGGACTCGAACCTCCGCATACATGGATCAAAACCATGTGCCTTACCAACTTGGCTAATCCCCTAAAAAAACAAGAATCCGTTTTAACGTTTATTTACCCAAAAAATATGTTTAATATGTTTGCTGCAAGATTCTTTTTGCGATCACGGCTGGATTTGAACCAGCGACCCTTCGCTTAACAGGCGAACGCTCTAACCGCTGAGCTACGTAACCATTTGTTTATACTTATATTATACCACATTTTTTTGTGGTGTTTCATTTATTTTAAAAAGGCGGGAATCCATTTTTTGAGGTTTTCAATTAACAGTTGAGTTCAATATATGGTTGCTGTTAGATTCCAAATTCTTTTTTTTTATTCTATGTCACGTTCCCATACAAGAGTAGCCGTGTCAAGAATATTTACATCACCATAATATGTTTCTAATGTATATGGGAATGTTAAGTTTTCTGCTATAAATCGGTCAGGATTAGTCCAAATATGTTTTAGTAAATCAGATACGACCATAACGTTAGTACCGTTAAGTACTCCTACGTAATCATCATCTCTATTTTCACGCTGTAACAAATACATTTTTATATTTTTCATATCAAACCTTTTAGTTTAATCAAAGCTAGAATCTATTGTTTTTTCTATATCCGAGAAGTTTTAATTGCTGTTAGATTCTAAATTAGTACAAATTGAGTTTACATAAGTTCCGACCAAGGAACTAATACGTATTCTATTCTGACCTTAATAGGATAACATGCTATCCGTGTCAAACCATAGTACGACTGGTGAATTTGATTAAAACTTGAATTTATTTCTTTTTAGAATTCTTCTTCGAAGAAACATTAGAAATTGGAATAACTTTATTAACCGTTTCAGTTGATGCTAATCCTAAAGATACCATCTTTTCCAAATCACTTTTAATAGACTTAATAATTTTTGACATATTTTTCTCCAATATAAATTAAAACTGGAATTCATTTCTTTTATAGGCGACTGCTCTACCAACTGAGCTACAGTACTCGAAAGTACTGGCAGGACTTGAACCTGCGACATGTTGCGTGGATAGAATTGATTTGCTGTTGAATTCCAAATTCTTTTATTTCTTAAAAAACATCCAACCAAATCCTCGTACACCAAAGTACATCAAATATGAACGAACTTTACCTACATTCGTATCTCTTAAAGCTTGAAGTAGAATCTTATCAACTTCTTTGCGTGATAGATTATCATTATGATATAACCAATCATGTAGTGTTGCTGCTGCATGACCACGATCCCCTACCAATTCAAACACAACTGGTATTCTAGGTACACTTGCAAAGTCAGTTTCGAATCCAGCAGGAATAGTGATTCTTCCGTGCTTTTTATCTTCGTAAACCAAATCTTCAATAAGTTTCCACTTCTTTCCTTCGTTGTTGATTAATTCAACTTTTAAACGAGTCTTGAACATTCCCAATCCCTTATAACATAGTTAGTACTATATTATTTAGATTGAAGTAGTTCATTTCTAGCTTGTTCTACAGTATATGATTTAACAACATTAATACTTGCAGGGTTATATACTATAACAAATAACTCACCGCTTTCAAATTTATGTGTAAAAGCATCATAACCCAATTCAACAAGCTTTCTTACAAATTCTGTTCCGTGATACCTATACCAATCATACCATACATTCATTAATGCATCATACATGTTATCATCTGCATCCATATATGAATTTAAAGCATTTTGATATGCACGGTTTGGGTGTTCACCCCAATTGGTATATGCTTCATCGTCTGGAGTACTTTTCATTAACTTCAAAAGTACTGCTTTATTAATTCTTTGTTTCTTGGACAATTCTTTTCTAATATTCAGAGTGCATTGATAAACCACACCATTTGGTGATTTATCAGTATAACCAAATGCAGTACTAGGATTACTTGTGAAGTAAATTCCTGGACCGTATTGGTCATTACCCTTTCCAACAAATTCATCACTAAAAGTGTGAATCGGTTGTTTAGTGCCGTGATAGTAGTATCCTGGCATTTGTCCTTCCATGATGGCAGAAATATCTTCCATCAGCTTTTTCATTTCCACAACAATACCCCATTAAAAGTTATATAGGAATATTTATATTTTTAATTAATACTGGAATTTATTTCTTTTTAGGCCGCTGATCTACCATACCGAAGTGAAGGCAGGACTCGAAACTGCGACATGCGGCGGGATAGTATGAATTGCTGTTGAATTCCAAATTTGTTGGTAGCCGCAGCGTAACTACCGACAGATGATAAGCCATCTGCTACCCATCGTATAAAGTCTATAGCTTATTGAATCAATATACGTATGCTCTTGTAGATTTAATTAATACAAGAATCTATGTTTGTGTTGATAGCCGTGTCTACCTGTTTCACCATCACTATTCAGTACTGACATAGTTCGTAGGATTCGAACCTACATGCCGCGAGGCAGCTATTTTTAGTTAACAATTGAATTGCTGTTAGATTCTTTAATTTGTTGTCTGGAAGGACGCCACTTTATAATACCTTCATCAACTTAATGATAGTAGATAATACTTATAAAGTTCCCTTCATATTTTTTGTCACGGTCATCGGCGTTTTTCCGTGGTCAGACATATTCGGTGTAGTACGATATAGGCTTACTGATTCATCCAAAGTGCTACCTATTGTGTTGGACAATTTCACAGTACTACTTAGTGGGAATAACGTGACTCGAACACGTAACATCTCGCTTATCGGGCGAGTGCACTGACCAATTGTGCTATATTCCCATTTGTTACATTATTTTAATACATAATTCAATAAATTCTTTTAATTTTGTATGAAATTCAAAACTGAATGGCATATACTTTTGTGTACATAACTGAAAGTGCCATTCTTCAGTAATGTCATATGGAACATTGTAAAATGTAAAGTGGTAATTTTCATCAAATTCTTCTTCGGTTTCATAGTACAATGCTTTGAATGTATTATTTGGTTCTATCATTACACTAAATGTATTAATGCCGTCTTCCAAATGAAAGAAGATTGCCCAATCAGTCATAGTAAATGAATCATTTTTATTGAATACAATGTGTTTTGAAAATCCTAATATTGATCGAGGGCATTCTATTTTCATCAGACTTATTAAGTGATCTTCACCTATTTCGTACAAACGATTATATTTGTCCATTAAAAAGAGTCCGGTTTAGCTACGCTTCGCACTGCTGACATAAAACCTTTTTGAAGGTCAGTTTTTGCAATTGCAAGCCATCGTTGATCAACGTCAGGGTCATCTTGTAATGCATCAATAATATCACCCACTTTAGCAGCGATATCTTTAATAGCATTCATTTGATTAATCTCTTTCTGAGATAAATCTCGGTATCCTTTAATTTGTTTATGTTGATTATCCATTTTTTAATCTCACCTTAATTAAAACAAGAATCCAATATATTATTGACCAAAGTAATGCTGTATGGATTCTTTATTATTGTTACGTTATTCTTTATTATTCCACGTAACCAATAAATCCTACGTGTTCTTTTATAGTTTTTGCTTTTTCATCAACAATAACGCTGCGTTCAAAAACTACAGGCTCTAGTAGTACTACTTTCTTTTGTGAACCGAAAACACTACTGATTTGCTCATCGCTTAGTTCTTCAGAAGATGTATGACGACGAAGCACACCATCTACTTTATAGTAGTAATCGTAAAACATTGTATTTCCTCGTGTATCTTTATTTAGATTTCCACTTTACTAGCAATTCTGACATTATCTTTTCTAATAAAGTATAAAACTCTAAACTAAAAATATTATTTTGGATAGTGCTGTACTGAAAATATTCTTCTTCAGTTCGCGGTATTTTTTGCGATATGCTAGTTTCATCAAAGTCTTCATCTTCATCACAATGGTCAACATATTGAGTTCTGAATTTTAACGTATCTTTTATAGAATGATAAATGAATTCTATACTTACTTCCCCTGAACTTTTTTCAAAAAACAGTTTTAAGTATTGTCGCTTTCCATCAGAACCAAATTCCGAATTCGAAATCTCTTTGGAAGATTTAAACTCATATGATGAAGTGTCGATTTTACGCAATGCTTCAACTAACATATTTTCAATTTCATCATTTTCCAATATATTCTTCTCGAATTTAAAAGTACTAGAATCTATTATTTTGGTTTCAAAGTAAAAGTTTGATAAAATAAGGTTTGCTGTTAGATTCTGTGTGGGAAAGGTTGGATTTGAACCAACGACCAGGCCATTAAAAGTGGATGAAGTATGGTTGCTGTGAAATTACAATACAGTAATTTGGGTTTTCTTACCTGCTCTACCAACTGAGCTACTTTCCCAAGATTTGGAGGAAGATTACGGATTTGAACCGTAGGAACTAGGGTTACTAGTTCGCCGCATTTCAAGTGCGGTGCAATAAACCAGACTCTGCCAATCTTCCATAAAAGTACTGTCCAATAGGATTTAAGTACTTTATTATACGGGATTTAATAAAAGGATAATTGAATAAGTTGACGAACTTAAACAATACACTGTTTTAATACTGTGCGAGTAATGATTAAGAAGGGAATCGAAATTCCGAGTAATCCATCTACTATATGATTTTCAGTAAAGGGTTAGTTTGCTGTTTAAATCCCACTTCCGTCATTTTATTTTCTAAATTAAAAACAAGAATCGTGTTTTTCTATCCCCACAACCAGTGGTAAATCGGAATTGAACCGAAGGTGTTTTTCGCCAAATGAAATATATAAGATTTATGTTTGCTGTGCGATTCTTTTGGTGGGGCGTCCTGGATTCGAACCAGGGTGTGGTGTGCCTGATTTACAGTCAGGTGCATTCGACCGCTCTGCCAACTCCCCAAAACTACTTTGCGTTCCCACGGAGAATCGAACTCCGGTTTCCTCCTTGAAAGGGAAGCGTCCTAGCCGCTAGACGATGGGAACTAATTGTTATTGGTTTTTGTTTACCCATTCGGTACTTTTATCTGTACTTTTGGATACGTCAAAACCTAATTCGGACATTACTTCATTTAATTTACCATTACTAATTCCATCAAGAATTTTGCTAAGGATTTCTAAATTTTCTTCTGCGGTCATTACCGTTGTCCTATTTGTCTTAATTAAAGAACTGAAATCTGTTGTTTTCTAGCCCCATGCACAACCAACATAGCAACATGGTTGTTGTGGATTCGAACCACATCGTTTTTTTCGCATAAAAAATATAAGATATTGTTTGCTGTAAGATTTCGTGTTGCTAATACTTTTATTATACCACAAATTTTTGATTCGTTTCAATTTTTTTACGTTTTTTTAAACGTTCCTGAAACTTTAAAATCCTTAGATATTCATTATACCAGTACTGTGTACTTTTACCGTGTATACGGTTTAAGTTGAATACTAACTCATCAGTATTTGAAAAATACTTCATAAATTTCCAAACATACGGATGAGTACAATTGCGGATTGTATTTTTATGGTTTAAAAACTCAATCATGTTTGCACATGATGTGATATGTTTAGAACCAATTTCTATTGCAATTTTCTGCCATACTTCATTATGACCATTTTCATGACCAGCTAATGCATGTGCAATTTCATGCAATATTAAACTACGAACATATTCTTCACTACGACTATAAGCAACCGCTTCTAAAATGGCGATAACTTTTTCATGATAGATGCACATTCCAATTGTATTGGTTGTTCCAGGAACACGCTTATTTGAACTTTCATAAATTTCGAAAGACCAATCCTGTAGATTGTGCTTATTCATCAATTCTTTTGCAATTTTGTATATGTTCATAACTAATCGCTTAATTAAAATCTGGAATCTCTTGTTTATCCAGCACCATGCTCCCACTTTAAATAAGGCAAATCGTGGGTGGGGATTCGAACCGCCGTCGTTTTGTTTTCATCAAAAATTAATTATTTTTGCTGTAAGATTCCGATGCCTTATGTCCTATATTATACCACAAAAATTTTTATCGTTTCATTTATTTTCAAATATTTTTAATCACATCTGAAAGGAATTGACCTGGCTCAAGTTCAATATAATCTGATTCATCATACTGCAACTCAAAAATAAAATCATCCCAATTTTCTTCAAGGAAGTTAATAAAAGATTCTGGAGAACCACGTTCTCTATATCGATCGATATATTCTTCACCCAAATCAATTTCAGGATAAACATTAGTATATTTCATACCCATGTTTTTTAACATATTTCTTACTGAATTGTGAGTACTGATAAGTATGTACTCATAACCATCTGCTTCAGCTTGCAGAATAGCTGTTAGATAATTCAACGGGAAAGTTTTAATCTTACTATACGCTGCACTATCTAAATCAATTACAGTACTGTCATTTTTTACTACAGTACTTTTTCCAATTCCAGGAAAACCACAAATAATTTTTGCCATTATTACTCTCTCAATTAAAAAAGGGCTTTCGCCCTTAATCTAGAACAACTTCTTCACCAGCTTTCGCAGGTTTTGCAGGTGCTGCATTTGCAGTCTGCTCTTTAAAGTGTTTGTCGATTGCTTGTTCAAGCTTCACGATACGCTTGAACGTTTTGATGTTTGGTTTATTACATGCGAACTGTCGATCATCATTTGCACCATAACGATGGAGAATACCATACGAGTAGTACTTGTTCTTAATCCAGATTTCGCCAGCTTTTGAGCCTGTTTCTGCGTCAGTAAACAGCAATGAAGTTTGAGTACGTTTGATTTTCAAAAGTCCTGCTTCATACTTATCCAGAAGGAGATTCAACTTTGCAGTTGCTTCTTCACTGTAAGTCAAAGAAGACATTAAAAATTGCGGTACTTTAAGGCGTTCAGTACCCATTGCTGATGTTACCACCAACATGTATACGATGAATAAACCCAATGCAATAAACACGCCGTACAAAATAATCGTACCCATTATGATCTCCAGTTACGAATTGATGATTTCGAGAATAACTTGCTCTTTTAGGTCTTTAAACGTTAATTCAAGACCACGAATTTTGTAAATCAAAGACCACTGCAAATTGCGTACTGCGGCAAGATGTTTAGTTTCATCTTTGGTTTTCTTTTCTTTAGCATCCAGTTCAGCATATTCAACATTCAATAACTTTTGCTGACTTTTCAATTGCTGGATACGTTTATGAAGGTTTTTAAGTTCCGTTGCACTTTTCATGGTTCCAGTTCCTTTATACCTAACTTAAAAGTACCGCCAACTATGTTGGCGGCGTGGCTTCACATTACTTGTGGTAACGTGCTTTCTGCTGAGCTTTACGGATCTCATGCAGTTCGTTCTGCAATGATTTCTTCCAGTCCAGAAGATGTGCATAGCAGATCTTGGATTTATCGCTGTTGGCGAATGGTGCAAGCATTGCATCTGCCTGAGAAATCTGGAACTGGATGTAGTTCACAGTACGTTCAACTTCGCCAATATCAGTAATAATATTCTTAGCCATTCTCTTTTTAAACCTTATATTTTATTTTTCAAAAAGTATTAATTATAATCTTTATTTTATAATTATATACCAGACTCACGCTTTACATCCGTCGATGTTGATTATACTATCAAACTTTAAATTTTAAGTCAAGGACTTTTTTAATTATTTTAGCCGACTAAACCGTAATCTAAAATAACTAATTCATTGTTCTTTATACCGACGTTATTCATCTCTACGTCATCGAGTATATCATGAATCTCTTGCCGTGTCAAGCCACTTTCTAATATTTTTTTAGCAAATGACTGTAACATTGGATGAAGCGATTCCAGATAATCAGGCTCATCACGTTCTTCTTCCATCGCTAGGCGATAGATAAGATCATTTATCTTACTCAACTCTAGACACAAATGAGAATCGGTAAGAGGTGTTACCCTTTCCATTACTATACGCTGTTCATTGGATAAGTCAATGAAAATTTTACACAAAGGAAATTTATCACCGTAACGCAGATAAGTTTCGAGTTCAGTTTTACATTGATCAATTCCCCAACGTGCAATATTGGATGAATTGGAATCAGTGTTTAAATATCTGGCGATCTTGATAACCATATCGTCATTGATGCCATAAACTACACGCGAGCATCCCTTGTTAATATATGGAAACATTTCGTTATTCATAATAAACTCTTTTAGGCTCAATTAAAATGAGGGATACGAATATCCCTCTGAGTGTTTACCACTCTACACCAACACCTGCACCCCAAAGTACTTCAGACTGAGTATTAGTGCTTACAGACATTTTAGTGACGACATTGTTATTCACACGTGCACTAAACCCTACGGCAACCGCTTGTTCAGAATCATACCCACCGACACCAGCACCGACTGAGAACGTACTTCCCTGTGATACCTGGGGAATGTTCGCCATTGCACCAGCACCAGCAATACCTGCACTTGCAACTTTACGGTTATCACCGATACGTTTGTCCATATCAGAGAAACGCTTGTTAGTACTTTGTTCCAGATTGGATACACGACCTTCTACAGAACCAATACGTTGAGTATTGCTGGTAATGCGTTGGTCATGTTGGACTAACGTAGCATCGTTAGAATCGATTCGGTTGGACAACTTCGCATCAGCAGATTTGCGGGACGCAGTTTCACTTGTCAGTTCGATCTTACTTGCTTTAGTTGTGATAACCTTATCCTGATTAGAATCGGTTACGGCTTGGTCAGCTTTGTTTTTATCAATGTTAGCTTTCAGTGCATTATCTCCAGCGATACGGTTATCAGTTTCAGTACTGAGAGCCTTATCTTGTTTAGCGTCAGTTTTAGCCTGGTCTGCTTTGTTCTGATCAATATTGTTCTTCAACGCAATATCGGCGTTAACACGAGTTTGGGCTTCAGAATCAATATTTGATTGCAGTACTTTATCCGCATCTTTGCGAGCAGTTACTTCTTTATCCAGAACAGCTTTGTCAGCTTTAGTTACCACAAGACCAACAATCGCAGCATCCTGAACAGCATCATGAACAGCTTGTTTAGCTTTATCAACTGAATAGGTAGATTTATCTACTTTGCCATTTATGGCTACATCTTGAGCATCATCACGTGCGTTATTTTGATCAATCTGACTATGAAGTTTATCATCACCTGATTGACGATCAGCTACTTCTTTTTCCAGGTCGGCTTGATTCGCCTTACTATCAATTACCACGTTTTGGGCGGCATCAATAGCAGCCTGATCATCTTTGGATTTTTGAATACTGTCGGACAATGCTTTGTCACCATCAGTACGATTAGCTACTTCTTTATCCAGATCTGATTGATTTGCTTTTTCACCGATGGCGGCGTTTTGTGCATTATCAACGGCTTTTTGATCATCTTTATTGACTTTGTTTTTATCAAGGTCAGTAATAGCTTGATCCTGTTCTCCATCTTTGGTTGCCTGTTCAGATTTGTTCTTATCAATCGTATCAGACAGGGCTTTATCTCCGTCTTTACGATCCTGAACTTCTTGATCCAATGCTGATTGATCTGCCTTTTTGCCGATTTCTACGTTCTGAGCATCGTCAACATTTTTCTGGTCATCAACGATTTTCTGGTCGGAATCTTGGCGATCTTGAGTTTCTTTATCAAGATTTGCATCTTGGCGATCCTGATCTTTTTTGAAATCATCTTTACTTACTGAAACTGTACCACCAGGGGTAGTAGGTACATAACTTGAAGAATTTTGCCAACCATCCCAATTTGATTTACCAACGCAGGCTTTCATTTCAGTTTCAGTTGGAGTACGCCCCAACGCATTTGTCAGACGTGGTAATTCAGCAGCAACTTGTGACCATTGTTGCTGACTTGCGTGACTATTAACTGAATCACATGAAACTTTATAGTCATTTGGACTGGTTGCCCCAAACGAAGTACTTGACAATCCCAAAAACGTCACAGCTATCAGAATCTTTTTCATTTTTTCACCAACAGGTAAATTTATAATTGAACTTCTTCGCTTCGGCCATCTTACCGCCTTGAAATATATCATACAGTTTCAGTAAATGTAAGTCAAGGTAAATTTTTGGTTTCTTACTTAAAATTGGTGGGGATAGTCGGACTCGAACCGACACGCCATCTCTGGCGGGAGATTTTGAGTCTCCTGCGTGCTACCAATTTCGCCATATCCCCGTTTTAAAAGCCCTTATATAAGGGCTTAACAAGATTTAATTATGCATGAACTTCACGATACCAAAGTACTTTCAATCGTGTACTATCAGTTGGAATACCAGTGCGTTCAATGATATATTCAACCAGTTCTGAAAGTACTTTTTCTTCGGTCAGAGATTCAGTACTTTTGTGCGGAATTTCAGCAGTGAATTTTTCATCTTCATTTGAGCAGAATGCATATTCTACCAAAATCATTCCACTGTCTTCTACAAGAAGTTCCTCTGATGTTTTTGTATCTTTCGATTTATGAGCCATCAACAAAATAACAAAAAACATTGCTGCGAAAATTGCAAATGGGATCTGACCAAACACAACAGAAACTACAGCGGCGACAAAAAATAAAACGGCAAAGATGGTTTTCATATTAATTATTCCGGTTAAGAATGAATTCAATTATGCAGCCAGCAATAAAAAAGATAATGCTTATGCTTGCGATTATATAGCTTTTAGATACGAATGCAACAATCGAAAGGATAATTGTAATCGTAATTAAAATTTCATAAAAATATTTCATATTTTCACCCAGCTATTATAGCGGGGTGTTTGGCAGTTGTCAAGCGTTACCCGCGAATTTTTCACACCATATAACTGAAATCAGCTAATGATACCCTTTTTAATATTATCAATTACAGCATTAATGGAATTTCCAAGTACTTTGTCCATTTTAGACATTTCTCCAGACGTAAAATGATACTTCTGATAGCGATCATAAGTAGTAGGATTTACTGACTTAGATGATTGCTCACGTGCAATTGCTGGATCTACGAAAGAAACATCAGTTTTAACAGCATTTAAAAAACTATTTTTAATTTCAGAAAAAATTGACATATTTTTATCCTGTATTTGGCGGCGAGTGGGGGATTCGAACGCCCCGACCACGAGCTTAAAAGGCTTGAGAGTTATAGTTGCTGCGGGATTCAAGTACAGGAATCCTGGGTTTCATACGTGCTCTACCACTGAGCTAACTCGCCATATTTTATTAAGTACGATTAGGACGTGAGTTTTTTATTAACTCAACACCTGCTTCTTTACAACGCTCGATCTGAGAGTTATATAAATTATTCACAACTTCTTTGTCAGAACTGTGAATATAAATTTGTTTCAGTTTAGGGAACATACCTCGTTTTAAACTACGAGTTATCATACGAAGTATATCTGCACCAGTATGTGTACTATCACCTAAGAAATTATCCAGATGAATAGTTTCAATTTCTTCGCAGTTATCGAAGATAAAGTTCTTTGCTTCCCACCATTCTTTTTTCCAGTGGATTCCTTCGGCCTGTTCAGCACTGAGATGGTTTTCTGGATTACGAATATCATCAACATATACTTTCATCAGTAATTATTCCTCTGACTATTATTGATAACTTCTACACCAGCCTTATGCATAGGTTCTGCATAGTTTTCCATCAATTCTTCAATATGGTCTTCATCCGAAGAATGAAGATAAATGGTTTTCACATTAGGCCAATGTTCTTTATCACCCCACATGCAATCACCCGCAACCATCATAAACAGATCAGTACCAGTTAAAGTTGGTTCATCCATATAATGATCGAAATGAATTACTTCAATTTCAGAAGAATGTTCAATCAAAAAACGTTTTGCTTCCCACCATTCTTTGAGCCATACAATACCTTCAGCTTGTTCAGCAGTCAAGTACTTTTGAGGATCACGAATATCATCAATGTATACTTTCATATTGTACCTCAATTTCCCATCCGAAATTCTGAAGTTCTTTAAGTCCATCAGGACTTACCGAGTACTGCGTACCAAATTCATCTTCGATATATTGATAGTCATCTTTATCTTTTGGATAAATCTTTCCAGCGAAGAATTGCATATCATCTGGATTTTTAATTTTAATCCACTGTACTTTCATAGTTATTTTCCGTTATTCACAGTAAGATGTTTGCCGCCCGCCAAAGCAATGAATTTGTCCAGACTACAACCACCAGATTCTATGTCAAACATTTTCACATCGGCTTCGCCAATATCATGAAATGATGTAGTGTCAAAAGTTGATTCGCCACGCAATTCATATACATGATTTTCAATTAATTCAATTACACCGTTGTTTGCAGGATGGTCACTAGGTATTACATGACCAATAACGATACCGCCTGGCATAATCTGAATACGCATACCAATACCGTTTCTCATGATAACCTCTCATTAACTTTTTTATTTCAAACCAGTTAAAATATTGTATCATCCCAAACGGTACAAGTCAATGATTTTTATGAAAAATTGACGTAATGCACGTAGTCAATATCAATTAAACAATCACGATTTCCCAAAACATAACGATGTAAAGCAGGTACATGTTCTTGTAAATGTTGTAGGAAGTGTTTATCTTCCTTCGCTTCATCAATGTTATGCATTTCTATACCACAGTGAAAGTACTCGTGATGACGCTGTTTGAATTCTTCAATAGCTTGTTCGTCACTAATTCTGGATTGATTACAGAAACGAATTTCTGTTGTCCAACCTTCACCAGTGGCAGCGTATTGGAAAAATAGAATACTTTTCATAGTACCTTCCTCAATTTGAGTGGAGTATGGGATTCGAACCCATGTTACGTTCGTGAAATGAAAGTTATAAATGCCGTAAGATTCTTAGTCAAGAATCGCTTTTCGTGTCCTGGGCCGCTAGACGAACTCCACTATTATTTTTTATGTGTAGAACCAATCCAATTTATTTTTTATACATAATCCTTCGTCATATCATATACGGCTGAGTTAATATCCGCGAATTTTACTTTCCACGGAGCATAATACTTCTGAAGAATTTGGTCTTTTTTGAACATCTTTTCAAGTTCAGTGATTGCGTATTTCACATCAGCAAGGAACGCATCTTTAACTTTTGTGATGTACTCTGGTTTCATACCATCAAAGCCCATAATATATGCAACTTCAAATTCACGATACGATTGACCAAGATCACCCAACGGGTTTTTAGTACCTTCAGGAAAACAAAAACGATAAACATCTTCGCAAATATCTTCAATACGTTTTTGTGCTTTTGCTTCATTACCGTACTTTTCAAAAAAGATTTCTGCTGGTGGATACACTTTCACATTGTGCATCCACGTTTCAATTAGTTCATTCATTACATTCACCGTAATCAGGTTCGGTTAATCCGGGGATACTGATAACACCCTCAACGTCAGTTACGCTGTTCATGTCAATCACATTAATCCCACGTAAGGTATTCTTTGGTTTTTGACCTGAGCATTCATACAAGTACTGCATGAATGCTTCCCACCGTTCAGCATTTACTGTATTATACACATGTGTTGCTAACCATTTACAACCACTATTCACCCAACCGATGAATTCACCCTGCCAAAAGATTAGCGTGTTAATGTTCCCATACTTATGACCACTGTCAACATCTTTCCAAACAACCCGCAGTTCTACATCAGCCGGTTTATTTTTTTCCTGGAAGAAACCCCATACGTCAAAATCATTGTCGTAATGTTCATCCAGATTAAAGAAAGTACTAAACGGTTCAGCTAGAAGGCCAAACTCACCATCTTCAATTTTCGGAGCATTCAAAAGTTGCTCCCAAGAACCAGTTTCCAATGCAATTGGAGAAAAACGAGAAGTTTCAATGTACAACGTTTGATTGAAAATTTCAGTATCCAATTTATCATTGGTACGCAGGAATTCATGACCATAATTTCCAATGAATTTAAATGCGTTACGTTGTTCTTCTTCACCCAAAGGCCAGATGTTGGAATTGTCATTAACAAAACCTATCATCAGTTCATAGTCATCTTTAATAAGTACCGGATGAATCATTACATATTTGTAATTACTGATTCGGCGATTAAAACAGCGAATATGATTACGAGTTTTAGAACTCAAACCAGTATAACCTGTGATAAACTTCTCGATGAACTCGTTCATTTAAGCCTCAATTTTTATTCTCTCACTTAATAAACAGTACTATATCATACAGTTACAGTACTGTCAAGTACGAATTATGCTTTTTTATCCATTGCACGTAAATCATAGATACTTTCATCTAAGTTTATCATGCGTTCTTTGTCTGTTGCATACCATGATTGAAACATAAAGTTCCCCTCTGGTGTAACAAACCAGCGTTGCCCTGGATGTTCAGTGAGATAACGATTTTCTTCACCTTCAGGCCAACATATAGTAACAATTTCAGTTTCATCGTTATCGAATACGAATTCAACCCATGTAATATCAGTTCGCTTGTTGAATTGCAATGATGATATAAATGATTTTTCTAGTAAGATTTGAGAATCTTTACTGAAGCAAAGACCTAATACTTCAGACATAGAACGTTCAAACGGATTGCGAATATCATCTTGTTTTTGATAATCTGTCCAGATAAGGTCTGAACCATTTAATGTGAAAACTTCACAGTTTTCAGTTACTAATGATACATGCTTTAGTACTTTTGACATATAGTTAATCCTTATTTTAGTAGTAGTAAATTGGCATACGAATACTTTCGCTGCCCTTCATCAAATTATCTTCATCAACACTGTAATAACTACCCACTATTTGGTTCAACCAAGTCAATTTAGTTCTAACCTATTCACATCATTTTATATCACTTTTGATTGAAATGGAAACTTCAAAACCATCAGTTATTGTTTTAAGCTGTTCGAGTTGGGCGATTGCTGCTGAAAGTGCTTCAATTGCTATTCGATAGCCACTATCATATTGAGTGGTTTCTTTCGCTTTTCTTCTACGGTCTTTTAAGTATTCAAGTGATTCATTAGATACAATTGCCATTTTTAATTCTCGTAATTGGTACGGGTGATGAGATTCGAACTCACAAGGGGAAACCCCTACAAGATTTTAAGTCTTGTGCGTACTGCCAATACCGCCACACCCGCATTTGTTTTTAATAAGTTAAAACTACTTTATAAAAATCATCTGGTTTTTCTTCGTGCAAAGAATTCATCTGACCCCAAAATGTATCGCTACCACCTATACCATAACCACTATAGATTATACCATCCCATCCACATTTTTTCAACCGATTATTCAACTCGATGAACAACTTTTTAGCATAACCATTTCCACGATGTTCAGGTTTAACATACATTTGAATGTTAGTACCCCAATAGTTATAGTTGAAATCGTCATTGAAAAATACAGTACCGATATTTTTCTGTTCATCATCTTGCAGTAATAGAATTTTAGATGTATCTGCAATATCAGGTTCTGAAATCACATCTTCAAAACAACGTATGATCGTCCAGCCGGGTGAATGATATAAATGTGAATCTAAAGCCAGTTGTGCAAGTTCCTGTACCGGAACTTCATCAGATGAAATAATTTGCATCACCATAACCCTGTGTGTGAAGTACTAAAAATACGCAAAAACGCATCAATACAAACTACAGAATACATTACAGCATGACCAGCACATAGTGACCATTCACCATATGCACCTTTGAATATTTGAATTACAGCACGTGACCATTGAGACACTGCCATCAACAAACTCCAAAGGAAAATAAAAACTAAAAAAAGGCTCATTACATTTTCTTCTTATCGTCATTGTCAGAATTTTTTATTGTAGATACTTTTTCACCTTGCCAGTATCCAATCAAAAAGATACAAATCATGACTACTGTAAGTCCAATACTATTAACTTTACCACTATGTAAAAAAGGATAAAGAGTAGAACTTAAAGCACCAATCAGTACTGATGTAACCATTTGACCTTTGAATCCTGGAAACATTATACAATCTCCCAATCATCAAGGTTAAATTCATATTTCATGAATTCGGTTTCAAAAGTATTACCATTGCTTTTTTCAATCTGCCACACTTTACCAGATTTAGAAATATAAAGTTCAATGCAGTTGAATGATGGGCGACGGATATATAATCCGTTTCGAAATGAACTACGAAGTTCTTTTTGAATCTCAGTTAATGTCATGAATATTATCACCTGTGAATACGATATGTATCATCAATCATTTCTTGAGTGATGCTACGTTGAATACCATCTGCAATTGCATTAGTAACAATTCCGCAGACACATAAGAATAATATTCCGAACAAAATAAAACAAGCACGTTCTTTTAAGTACTGAAGCATTATTCATTCCTTAATTAATAGGAGCCGCTGATGGGTGTCGATCCCATCTCAGGTGAACACGCCAACCAGACGTTCAAGAATATCTTCTTGTCACCCTATCACAATACCGTTATTGATACTTGTACTTTACTCTGTGCACCTTTCTAGTACGTTCTCTCAGTGATGAACAGGAATCGAACCTGTTCGCGGCATAATTCTTATTTAATATATTTTTATCATTTTCAATCCATTAAATAAAAATATCTAATGGGGGAATACTATGAAAATGATAAATTTAAAATTGTCTGATTTAGAACAATTCAAATCATCATACAATTATACACTTGAATGTGATTCATGTCAAATTATTTTTCAGAGATCTGTAAAGCAAATACGTAAAAACATTAAAGACAATAAAAAATTTGCGTTTTGCTCAAATAAATGTCAAGGCAAGCTACTAACACATAACATTATAAAAATATGTCCAACATGCAATAAAAAATTTAAAGCAAAAGACAATCGGAATTTGCATTGTTCAAAAAGTTGTTCTTTAAAAGGAAGAACACATTCAATTGAAACAATACACAAAATAAAAAACACACTAACAAATAAACAAAGAATTTTACCAACACCATATACTTACAAACAGAATAAAGATAAAATAACTAAAATATTTTTATGCAAATGTAAAAAATGTAATTTTATCGGCTCATACAGAACACAGAGATTATATTGTGCTAAGTGTGAGAATAATTATTCTGAAAATGGTCGTTCCAAATATCTATTCACATTTAATGTTTATGATTATCCTGACTTATTTGATCTATCTTTATTGGATATATATGGTTGGAGAAAAACCAAAGGTAAAAATAAAAACATAAATGGTGTATCAAGAGATCATAAAGTTTCAGTGCATGATGCAATACTTAATAATTATGATCCTTACTACATCAAACATCCACTTAACTGTGAACTAATGCTTCATTCTGACAATCAGAAAAAAGGAACAAAATCTAGTTTAACTTATGAAGAATTAGTTTCATTAGTAGATAATTACGAATTGGTGGGACCGGGGAGACTCTAACTCCCACTCGTTGGCTTATGAGGCCACTGCTTTAACTTTAAGCTACAGTCCCGTGTTTTTTGTTACATTGTGTCCAGAACTTTACCGCAGTACTGGCACTGTACTACGACAGTCGGTTCACCACCTTCTACGCCACTGATAAACTCAGATGGAATAGATTCTTTTTCAAAATGATGACCTGCACCTGATGCTACACATTCTTCATATTGTTCAGACATGTTAATCTCACTTATTCCGACGCATCAATCGCCGCAACATTAAAGTTGGCATGGCGGGTTTATTTAATTCTTCTTGTAATTGATTGAAAGATTCTTCAGACAATTCGCGGCGGGTGCTTTGAATGAATCCAGTACTTTTACACGGTTCACATTCGTACATAGTACCGTCACCACCATAATGCCAACCATCGCCATTACAAACAGTGCATTTATCCATTTTCGTCTCTCAATATCTAACTTAATTTGGTGCGGGTAGACGGACTCGAACCGTCAAGCCTCAGCGGGGGAACTTAAATCCCCTGTGTTTACCAATTTCACCATACCCGCATTTTGTGCCCTTGACAGGATTCGAACCTGCGACAAGGAGTTTTAGAGACTCCCGTTCTACCGCTGAACTACAAGGGCGTTGTTCTTTTCTGAGAACTTATTTCATTTCTCATCGATGATTCTATTATACCACACTTTCTTCTGGCGTTTCAACTTTTTTCTTTATTTTTTCAAGACTTACGTGAAACGACACATTGCATTGCTTCTGATAAACCCGCAGCAAGATTATCATAAGCTTCCTGAAGTTCAGGACGTTCTTTTGAAGATCCGGCTTTTCCACGGTTCATGATTATTTCATGATTAACAATAGCAAGACGAATTCTTAATTCAGTATTCCAGTACTGTTTCTTTTTACCGCAACCGGACTTTGCACGAAGTTCACGATACATCATAGCTGAATTATAAATTTCACTATTAGTCATAGTTAATTAGCTCGACTAGCTTCGTGTTTAGCTCTTTCTTTTTTATTCAAAATCGAAAGATAAATCCATGCAATACCAGTGATAATATTCACAAAGGGTAATGCGGCAAGAATAAAGAACAAAGTCAGTACTATTCCAGTACCATATGCATATCCGAATTTATTATCACGAATATGACCATTGATATGGAAATACGCCCTTACGTCACTATATGCAGCATATATTGCAATCAGCAGCATTAATGCAAAACTTAATACAATATACCAATGCAAAACAATTGATAATATACTCATTTGTTAGTTCCTCTTAGAACTTCTTTTTCGCATCAATCTGAAGCTATTTTATACTTCTTAGTCGTTCAATGTCAAGAGATTTTTTCGAATTCTTTACTGAGATACCGTTCCCATGCACTTTGTGCAGTATTATCGTTCACTACGATAAGGTATCCGTTGAAATGAAATTGTACGCGAATTGCAGGGATCGTGTCAAGTACTTTTTTAGGGTTTTCAAAGAGTTCAGTGAAGCCCTGGGCTGCACCAGCCCTCTAGCGTCAGTGTGCTGAAGCTCATACCGAGATCGAGGCTCATTTCTTGCTATCCTTTGGGTAGTTGTTGACAGGCATAGGAGGCGTTTTAAGCAGGTCTTTGACGCGATCCATTGGAGACGGCTTTTTATCTTTATTACTCATATATACCCCACAAAAGAAAAAACCCAAGACTATGCTTGGGTTTATTATGTTTGTCTCCCGTACTGGACTCGAACCAGTAACCTGCGACTTAGAAGGTCGATGTTCTTCCGTTTGAACTAACAGGAGAGATAATACTATTATACCACAAAATCTTTTATTGTTTCAAAAACTTTGTGGTATATTATTTACTGCAACAAACTTTCGTCAAAAGACGAATAAGTGATTACTGCTTTATGAGTTTTCCCTTCATAGAAGTACTCAACTGTTGGTTCTTCACCATAGTCGGGAACATCAGATTTTACAGTAAAAAGTACTCCTGGATACATCGCTGATAATTTACGCATATCTTCTTCAATTGAATACCAACGACATTCTTGAACAGCAACAAAAGAATCTCGCTGAATATTAAAACTTTCATCAGTTACAATTGTCTCAAGATCTTCATGCAATTGATGCATATCAATAGTTGCTCCTTTAACGCCACGTGGTTGTTTAAGGAGTTTTACTTTAATTTCTGCTACTACGTTTGAACCCATTTTAGCCCTCTACGTTTTCTTCTTGGTCATTAATAATATATTCAATATCTTCAATAGTGCAGTCTTCTAACCATTCATCACGTTCTTCTTTAGTGTCAAAGACGAAGATATACCCATGATAACCAAAACCATATGGAGTTCCATAGCTTTCATTTAGGTCATCATAAACTGTAACGTTATCTTTAATCATACCATTTCCTTATGTTTACTAATTTCGTTATATTTCTTCATAAGCAACTCGTAGTCATCTACAACCGGCTTATTCTGGTTATTTGTGTTTTTGGAATATTGTGCAAGATTCATTATAACTGCGTATTCAGTACAATCACCGTACCCACTGAAAGATGCAATCAGATGATCATGTGGATGGTGCTGTACATTCTGTGCATATACCTTTGCGAATGAATACACATAACCATGTTCACCGAACAGTATTTTATTAGTATGATAACGACAATTCAGTTCGCCACGTTTATGATAGAAATGAACATCATAACGTTTAACATATTCGTGGTCGAATATATCAAAAGTTTGTTCAGGTTCAAAGTACTGTAAACGAAGTTGGCACACATCAATAAGTTTCTCAGTCTGTGAGCAATATTTCTGAAACTTCAGTACTGGATCTTGCATATTAGTTTCCTTAAAAGAGTGGCACTCATTTGAGTGCCGATACATTTTTATTTAGGTAAAGAGTTTAAGTACTTTTTACCCGCTTGGATTAGCTTTTTCTTTTTAATTTTAAAAGATGTGCTATCCTGTCCACCAAACATAGTACAATTCGCAAGTATTTCAGCCCATGCTGTAATATACAAAGTCGGTGCTAATGGATCATTCCATATGGTTTCAAAATCTTCAGATTTAGCCATATGAAACGTCATGTCTTTACGCATTAATTCCTGAATTACAGTTTCTTCGGGAAATAAGTGTTTCCATGTATCAGCACTAACATTGGCATGGTCGGTAAAATGTACTTTTCCTTCCTCGTCCACTGTACGACAAAGTGGTTTACCACAATCATGATATTCCTGGTAACGTAATACAATATCATCAGGTAGAATCTTATCTTTGATTTTACCGTATACTTCAAGTAGTACAGGATCGCCCTATCCAGTGTCTAATTCAGAAATTAGTACTTTATATTGCTCAACAACCATCAGACCGTGTGCATGTACACTAAGGTCTTTCATTTGTTCTGTATTCTGCATTACATGTAGTAATTCTTCGAAAGTGTTAGGATAAATCATTTAGCACCTCCCTTGAATAATTGATACTTACGGAAGATACTACGCTGTTCAGCAGTTACTGGAGCACTTGCAAAGGCAGTGAAGCCATAATCCCAATCTGGTTCATGGAACTGAACAAAGTCAATGCCACAATCCTTGAGTTCATCATATGCTTTTTGTAACTTATGTTTATTCTTACACGAAATAACGATAAGAGAACTAGTCTCAGTACTGTTATTCTCGAAAGCCAAGCCGCTTTCATAAGCTGCGTGGTTTGATTGTACTACTATTTGCTCGATTGGAAGATCCGTGCGAACAAATACGTAAATCCAAGTTTTTTCATTCTATTGTGCCATGTTACACCCCAAATTGTTTTAATGTTTTTTCTAAAGTTTTAAGACTATCAAAAATTGCCTGTTCTTCATCATTTACCAAGCGTACTTGTGAATAAACATCTTCATTTTTATGATAGTCTGTGAAGCTAAACACTTCCCATTTCTTTTCATCCCATGTGAGATATGCAGAAGAAATAGAAGCGTCATTTTCCCTCATTTTATTAATGACTTTCTCTTTAATAATTTGAAGTAGTTGTTCAGTACCAAAAGCCCTTGCTGCTTTAAAAATTTCTTCTAAAGTAACATCAACTTCAATACCTTTTGTTTCGGTTACGGTTCCATTTAATTTCATTATTACACCATGAATATGTTCTTAATTAAAAAGCCGTTGATAGTGTGCTGTTACGCCAAAGTCTCTAAGGGTCTATATTAGCATTTACCACAGAATCCGCACCACGCACCATTCTTATGATATTAAATACACGCCGCCCGTGTGTATCGTACTAATATAACTGTATCCGGTCTTTTCTTCCCCTGAGCTTATACGTTTGGTACTAGTGGTGAATTCCCAAGTACGGTTCGCTCTTGACACTCTTTAAATGCTGGCTGCTTCTAAGCCTACATCCTAACAACGGTCAGTGATCATTATTGCTGAACTAGTTTTAGTTCAACCAAATCTATATGAAAATGAGAATGTGTTTCTTCCCAATTTTCTCCGAACATTGATACCATTTGATCATAGGTATCTTGACGGTGTTTAAACATAGTACTGATTAGTAGGTCATCAGTACGTGAATCATGTGCAGCCCAATACTTAGGCGTCAGTCTCGGTTCTTTTTGCATTATTGTTCTCAACAAAATAATTTAAACAGTACTTACGATCCATTTCTGACAAAAATCCTGAATGTGTCAGCCTTTCTTTATACTCGGCATATGCTTTTTCAACATTCTCACGAAATGCTTTTTCTATTTCGTCAGAAAGACCACGAAGTTCAAAGTACATGAAAATCTTTTCCAGTACTGCATTACCCATAGAACTTACAATATGGAAGTACTGTAAATCTTGACCATGTTTAACATCGTATGTGCCGTCGTTTTTCATTTCGTCAATTTGACGAGAACGAATGATAAATTGACGACCGTTCATTTCCAGATCATGAGTAATTTTACGTACCAGTTTGAAATCGATTTCCATGTTATGTACCTTAATAATTATCGTAATTATCAGGATGATACTGTGTTACTTCAACTGCGTCAAGTGGATATTTTTCATTATTGTAAAACACAATAACTTCACCATTTTCAACAGAATCAATCAAGTAACGAATTTCGTCTTTTTTGGTATATACCCGAATAATTACACCAGTATCAAGCACTGGTTCACCATCAATAGTAGTACTGAATTTTACCTCATCCAGATAATTTGGTTTACCACGAAGCATATCTTGAATACGCTGTTGTTCACGCCATGCACCTTCACGTTTAAGCCGGATTGCGTTTCGTGCCAAGTATTCAACATTACTGTAATCAAATTCTTCTACGATACTAATAGACCCCTGTCCATGAATAGTTTTTACACGAATTCCGTACTTTGGAAGTTCATCATAATAAGTAGGGAATACTTCAGTTGTATCTTCATAACTTGAAAGTGCATTGTTAGATATGTACTTCCAGAATAGTTTAGATACAGTTGCTTCTGGTTCATCACCATATTTCGGTTCAAAACAGTAAGATCCATTTACGAAGAAAGTACGAAGATAATTTAATTCTTCAAGGAACTTTTCTTCAGTATACGCCGCATACTCTGCTGGCGAATACCCATGCATCATTGTTAGAAAATCATCAGATGACATGGTAAGAATATCTTCAACAGCAGCCTCTAATGCTTTTTTCATTTTTTCGTTCATTCTGCTTTTCCAAAGTCAATAGAATCGATATTTCGTTCCCTACGAGAAAGTTCGCATACTTGCTCGTATGTCATTTTAGATAAACGTGTATTTTCCCGCATTTTCACCCTAAAGTTAGAAAATGACTTTTTACCAATATATCCTAAACGCCAAGTGAATACAACAGATATATCTAACAATTTTTGATGTTCAGCACTGAATTCATTAACATTTAACGTTATATCGTCGATATATTCATATGTCTTAATATCATAAATTCGTGCATAGATAGTACCATTATTGATACCATCAATAACACCATACGCATCAATAAGAAACACGACTTTAGATTTTTTCATGATTACATACCAAATTTATCTTCAGCACGTTCGATAACTTGAACAGTATCGATGTACCATGATGGGTTGTTTATATAAACATAATGATCCCATTTCGGATAATCAGATTGCTGTATTTTATACAGTACAATACCTTTATCCATGTTCTTAATTTCAACATTAGTAATAATACCATTTGCTGAAAAAGTGTTACCTGTATCATCGGTTGTAGTGAAAGATACAGTGTCACCCAAGCGTGGCTTATCTTCAAGGAACGCCATAGTTTTTTCGAAATCGGTAAGCTCACGAACACAAACTGAAGTTTCACACGGAGTACCTAAGAACGGTTTGAAATTTTCTTCAACGTGTTTTACAGCTTCAATAACCGAGTCAATTACCATATCAGGTGCATGACCGGACATTGCAAAACGAACATCATTAATTAAAGAATTAATGAAATTGATTTTGGCATTACAAAGAACAAAACAGTACTGTGCACCTGATTCCAATGATTCATTAGAACGGTTACGCAGATTAGTAATCTGTTCAAAAAGGTTGTTCTCTGCTTGTTTAAGTAATTCAATTTTGTTCATTAAATATTTCTCTTAAAAGGTGTTCTATCACTGGAACTGTCCATCCATTACCAAGCATTTTGTACGCTTGAGTATTTGAAGAAATTTTAAAAAAGTCAGGGTCAACCCCTTGTAATTTACAGCATTCTACCACACTTAGCTTTCTGTAGTCAACCCCATTTTTACCATTTTCAATAAGATAGGTGCGGTCAATCGGGTCATTAAAAAATACAAGCTGGCGGCGTGATTTATTAAAGTACTGATTAGCATCACCACCTTTAAAATAGTTCGCATCTATACAATATGATTTGTCTCGATCTACGTATCCAGATTCGAGTATATCAGAAAGTACTGGTGCAGTACTATATGGTGGTGGAATTATAAAGTTATCCGTACTAATCCAGTAATACCGTTGCCTATAATGTGCGGTGTAGTTTTCTGAATTAATTAAGTGCGGAGTTCTGCCAATAATACCTGAACAGTACTCTTCAAAATCCTTCTTCATCTTGACGTTTTCGAAAAGATAATTCACATCTGGATTTACACTTTTTATATGATTGAAAATATCAATCATGGTATGGAACAACATACCACGTGGATCGGTAGTTCCACCTTGTTTACCTGCGACTGACCAAGCTTGACATGGGAATCCACCCATAAGAAGGTCAATACTACTCCAGTCAATATCCCAATCCTGCCATTTAGTTACATCACCAAGTTGGATTATATCAGGGAAATTAGCTTGTGATTCAGCTATAGCGAATTTGTCAATTTCGGATGAGTAGTACTTGTCAACTGGAATACCAGCATTTTGTAGTGCCATGTAAGCACATGACATACCGTTGAATAACGATAGTACTGTTATTGGTTTCACAGAAATCCTTTTCTATTTTATTACTGTTCTTGTGCTACCGGAATAATATCAAAATATGAATAAATCCGATTCATTAGAATTTTTGCATCCCGCAATTCTTCCATTGAAAAGTAACTATTATCTTGCTGAGTCATGCGTTGAAAATATTCTTCTTCTGTCTCAACGTACTTTATATGAACAGCCCGCACTTTACACACATTTGCATTTTTATTATCATTCCATATAGTGTAATTTAATCCCATACACCAAGGAAGAAGGTCAAGCTGATACTCAATAAGCTGTTCTGGATCGCGGAATTTAATTTGAATACAACGTTCATAACCCCAAATTGATGCTAGTTCATCATACCCAATTAATGTTGGATTTAGAACTGAGATTTTACATTCTCCTTGTCTACTAGTGTCGATATTAGGTTTAGAATCTATCAACGTATTAGCTTTATTGAGAATGTCTCTGAAGTTAAGAGGCTTAATCTTCTTCGTCATATTTCTCATCCATATAAGCATCATCTTTATCGAGTACTGCATTCTTTGCGTCGTACTTGCGGATTACCAATGATGATGCACCAGGATTATGAGTTTCTTTATTTTCATAATCGTATACAGTAGTCTTACCTTCAATAACAAAGTTCACAGCTTCAAGCATTAATTCCAAATTAAACTTTAGGGATTCAATTGCTTCTTCTTTAGAAAAAGCACTCCCCATTGGTGTAATGGCAGCAGCAGTACTTCCTACACCACGTTCAATATCATAAAATACTTCATGAATAGTGGCACAGTATTCTTTAGTACCATCAGGGTACTGATGCTCATCAATTTGTACTCGGTTATTCCAACTCATAGTTATTTCCTATTTAATTACAGTGAATTCATGCTCACTTGGGTCAAGTTCATCAATGGTTATTACTTTTAATAAACCACGTTGCATGAATAGATTAAAAATTGCAAAGTAATTACCGAAAAGTTTTTCGGGTTCTTCGTATGTTTCGGTGACTACAATCTGCGGCTCACCATTACAGAGACGTTTGAAAAGGTTACGATGAATGTCAAGATTTTTAAATTCATCATTGTCTAATACGCGACGTTTTCGAACTACTTTAGTCATTTTATATACTCACATGTTCCTAACGGTAATTGAGCTATAGTATAACAAAGTGTTGCCGTTCGCGTCAACCTCTTTTACAGGATTATCAAAGATAATCAGTGTGTTTATCGCATCACTGGTCATCATAAACGTTCTGTTATTATGAGTGCTGGTTAAAATCCGAATAGGAGCTTTCTGAACTTCAACAACGTTCGGTTTAATCGGCGTGGATTTTTTCTTGTTGGGTTTTCGTTTATTTCCCATATTTTTACTACTTCCGTATTTTTGTAAGATCGACAAGAACCATCAGTACAATGATTAATAAATCCATAGATATGTACCATATCATCAGTAAACTCTACAGTACGTACCCATAAATGTTCATCGTCTTTTAATTCTATGTAATCACCAACTTCTAAAAAATTAGCTTTCTTCGTTCGCATATTGCATATTACTTTTTTCGAACTTAACAGGGATATTGATCTCCTGCCATGTCATTTTTGCATTACTGGTTACTGAACTATTCAAAAGTGCAATGAACATTTGTCCATTCTTTGCGTACAAATAACCATTACTATTTCTGGTATATACTGGAAGTACTTTATATCCACCAGCAGTTTTAATCAGTACTTCAGCATTTTCAATTTTAGTAAACATCGTCAGGGTGTCCATAAATTAACATTAGTTTTCCATCTGGTGAATACTCGCGGGTTACAACACCTTTCCGGTCTGCACCACGTGTCCAGTGGATCATACTAACTTTCGTACCGTCTTGACAGGTATAGAAAGTATTATCTTCTTTATCAGTAGTACTTACACAAGTGTCACTTTTTACTTTATTAAGTACTGCAATATACATTGGTTCATCTTGCCGTTTAGCTTCACCATCTTTTTTGATATAGCGTTGCTCAACTACACTTTCAACATCCATCATATTAATCTTCAAATTCACACAGGTGAATGCAATCCAAAAGAATATGAACCAACCAACATTAGTATTAGACATTAATTTTCTCCAGATATAAAAAAAAGCTGCGTAAGCAGCTTGAAAGCTTGATACTTCCCTATTGTAACAATAACAATACTTAATATCAAGAAAATTTAAGACGTGTAAGACTCCAAATATGGTGGGGATGGCGAGACTCGAACTCGCACTCCGAAGAACCAGAACCTAAATCTGGCGTGTCTGCCAATTTCACCACATCCCCATATGTCTTTATTTATGTATATTATACCACAATTTTTAGTTCCGTTTCATTTATTTTAGTAAATCAGAAATCTTTTTTACCATCTGAATGTGTTCGTAACTAATAAGTGCTTTTTGTGTACTTAGCTGGAAATGTAGATCTTCACCAATATCAAATGGATGATTGATAACTTCATCCGAATTCAGGTACTCCATATTATGAGATATGTTATCAACATCCAGAATTAACTTTCCATCAACCAGTATTCTAATTTTGTTACTATTAGCATCCACGGCATGAACATAAGTGAATTCAGTACCGTGATGATAATACGAATATAACGCAGTAGATTTTAATGCAGATTTAATTACCTCTGTATTATCATTCACCCGCTCAATTACATTTTCAATTTCAAATATATCCACTACCAGCACCGTAAACGTTTCACGGCCTTAATTTCTTCCATATTAGGATAAATGATTAACCCTGTCTGAGTTAAACCATCAAAGAAATTAAATCCGTAATCCATAATATCATGAACAAAAAATCCAGGGTGATATTCACCTGAATCAATTTGTTCCTGAATTTTGGATTTAATTGTATTCATTTGCTCGCCGTCTTTAATTCGAAGAATAATCTTGCGGCGTCCTTCAGTATGCCATCCTTCAAAGTTAGAAACTGGCATAATAAGGTCTTCATTATCTTCTTTTCGTGACCGTTTTTTGTACTCATTATAAGTACTCCAAACTTGGTCTAAACCATGACCAACCTGTGCAGCAAATTTACCTACTGGCATTTGCAAGTCTTCACGTAGAAGTACATAACACTTATACTTTAGTACTGGTTTTTCCATCTCTGACTCTCTTAGTCGCTTCTAAAATGTTATCACAAAATTTAATATGTTTAATAATAACATCCATAGGTAGTACTGTCAAGTCCTGAACGGTCATTTCCATAAAATGACCTTCCTCTGTACAAATCTTCCGGCAACGATAAAAATTAACGATACCATCAGGGGCTGAGTGTTTCCAATGACCGCTGTACTTATTTGTGTAATACATAGTGAGTGCATCATTTCTTGAATCATAATTCATATAAAATGTTCTACTACTCGATGGTTTATAATTTATTTCAACTAAACCTACGTCATTACACTTGATGGTAAAATAATCTTCATATCCACGTATTGCAAAATAGCAATAATCACCACGATTTACTGTTTTGTATACAAGTTCAGACTTTGCTGCGACCCTGCCTAATATGTCGCTTATTGGGTTGCTGTTCCAACTCATTAATCAATTCCTCAAGATAAACTTTACCTTGTTCATAACTATTACGTTCCATCCATTCGAGCAACCGAGTTACGGCAAAAATTTGATCTTCTGTAGACATAACGCGATTCTGTACAGTACTAGCAAAGTAACGTACATAGTCCATATAATCAGATTGAACAGAACCTTTTTCTTTGCAAAATTCAATACACGTTTGTACATAATTTCTTGTCAAATCCATTGAAGTTTCAATTTGGTGTGATCGTTCCCACGAATCTTTCCAAAGCTTGTAATGTTCAAACCCAGCTTTGAAGATATATTCTTCTGGAACATAGTCAACCCATTTATCATTGATATATACACAGTACTCACTAACTGATGAGTGCCAGTGTACATAAGTCTGGCTCCACATAACATCAGGATAACAATCAGCCAAGTAGTCAATAAAGGCATCGTTCAGATTTGGATCTGTATGCTTCACTTCTTGATTATCCTGCCAGTTCGTGCTTTCTTCAGTCATTTAATTTGCTCATCCATAAAAGAACATTCATCAACTTTCTCAGATTCTTCGATGATAATACCACCGTTGTAATCTGGATGATCAGCATTCCAGTACTGCTCAAGATATTCATCTTCATCACAGTTATCAACATTAAATTTAATATCGATCCCACGTTCAGCCAAAATACGATTCACTTCTGAAAGAACATAATCAGCACTATCCCAAATAGAACGTGCATATTCCATGTCTTCATCATTAACTTTGAATGTTACTTTAGTACTCATTTTGTTTCCCCAAAATAATTCTCGTTCTCATGCCAGGAACATCCAATTTCACAATCACCATCTTCTGTTAGTGACCATTGAATTCCATGCAGAATATTACCCTGTAGAACGTAGCATTCGCCCCACGGTTCATCTGAACCAATGTTAAGACTTTCAATAAAACGTGATACTGCAATTTCAAGTTCAACTTGATCACCTTCAGGTAAAGTTAAACAAATTGCTTTTTCAGAGTTCTTATTTGGCGTAGGATATTGATAAAAACCATTACCTGAAACTTCTTCGTATAACTGACGCATAACACGGCGATTCGAATCACGTCTACGTTCAAATTCTTCGACTGTTTCAATTTCAAATGTGCCATCTTTCAAACGTGGTACACGCATAGCATGTGAGTGATCGAATCGTAGACACATATTTTCAATTAGTCTAGGATCAGGTGTTTTTGGTAAGTTTGGTTTCATGTTCTTTTTTAATCCTGTTTAGTACGTTTATCATTTCTGGCACTTCATGATATTCAAAACCAATATCATGAACGGTCATTTGTTGAAAGTGGTATGATTCATCAGATAATTTTGAAAAGTTTTTGTACGTGTATACCTTTTTATCGATATAATCAAATACTTTCAAAGTGTCTGTTTCTGTGAAATAGTGGTATGTAAGAAAATCGTTATATACGCAGGTAAGTTCTATAAAAACAAACTCTGAACCTTCAGCACTCGTTTTAAGATCTGTCTTTAATTCATAAGCTATAGAATTATGTTTATTCATAAATTCAGAAATATGATTAATCACGGAATGCCTCTACAATCGATGGAATATCACAAGCATAGAATCCAGCACAATTGATGTTATTAACTTCTAGTACTTTGAATCCCTCACTAGTTTCTGCAAAATCCATTACAAAAGCAGCAGCAGGAACCCATTGATTACATAGTGACTCTGCAATATTAATAATAGATTCAGGTACTTTTGGTTGCATACGAACTTCACCGCGAAGTTTATACAATGAGTGTGCTACGACTTTACCATGAACAATAAACAAACGATATTCAGCAATAATATCTTTAGCATCAGCAATCATTACTTCCAATTCTGCCTTATTGTAAGCTGAATAGAGTTGAATAGCAAAATCAAAGTTCACGTTAGGAATAACACGTGCAATCATTTTCTTTGTATCATATACAGGGCGAATGAAAATATTTTTCCATTCAGGTTTTTGTAATGTACTAAGAGTACTGAATACCGCATCACTATTAAGGAAAACATCATTTCCCCACTTTTCCATCTGAATCTTTATATTCAAATTATCATTAATGAATCCACCTGGCGTATATCCAGCTTCAATCAACTGATTTGCTAGTGCATAACTTCCAAATGACATAGTGGGAATACTTTTATCAAAGTACTTTTCATATGAAGCATCACTGTAATCATCAACATCTTCAGGTACAAAAATATTAAGAAATGGAACTGGTTTAACTGAAGTATGAGGGATTTTATTTTGTACCATATATTCTTTCATGATACGAAAACCTTCTTCATTAAAGTACTTGTCCATTATCAGAAAGTGCATTAGCAGTTCGCCTCAAAGAAATCCAAGTACTTTCGTGGAATAACGAAACCACGATCTACACGAGTGCCGCCATCAGGTGTTAATTCTGTAACTGCAAAAATATCACCAACTTTAACATCGTCTGGAATAGCATATCCGTAAAGTTCAATAAACTCTTGGTTTACAAGTTTTAGCTTATCGTAATTTTCACGGAGATCAGACCATGTATAACACCATGTGAAATTTTCAGAATCATTTAAATCTTTAGGATTCATCAGTTTCCTCCTGGGCAAAATACATTACCACATAGTGGGCCGCCATCATTATCATAACGACCGCAAGTAGAGCAACGACCGTAATTAGGATTCTGCTTAAATGGTAAAATTGAATATCCGATACTCTTATGTAATTTTAATATCTTCATGACATGACCTCAGAAATGAAAAAACCAGCATAAAGCTGGTTTAATTAATTAGTCGGGAATCAAGGAATCGAACCTCATCTCACGGCTCCCTATGCAATTGTATTGGTTGCTGTGAAATTCCTGTAACAAGAATCTATGTTATAACGTTGTGCTGCCATTACACCAATTCCCGATAAAAGTACTCGAATTATGTGAAGTACTTTTCTTATGTCATTCTGTTTCTTGGCTGACTTGCCTCAGAATTTCTTCGAAACAGCTTATGCTGTGTAGTTCATAAAAGCAATTTCAGTTATAGTCAGAAATTATGACTCTCTCAACGCTAATCACGCTGTAATTTAGTACTTATAGTTTACACGTTTAATGTATTCTATAAAAGTAGTATGAAAACCAATTTCTTCTGGTTCCCACTGTCCTTCTAATCCGTAGCATGAACAGTGTCCACCGCGTACTTCAAAGTAGGATTGATATTTTGGATCATAATAGAAAACTGTAGCTGAACCGGAGTAATCTTCATATTCATAGAAAGCATAAAGAATTTCTAAACCTTCAAGTTCACTCAATGGAATTTCAAAGCGACTTGCAATGTCTTCTTTACATTCAAATAATTCATGATACACATTTGGAATTAATTCAGATACTTCTTTAAATTGTTCTTCTGTCATTTTCTTATTCTTTTTGATTGTTTATTTCTTGCCCTGAATGTTGGTGTCATTGAATGACAATTTGGACAAAGTATCTTTAGATTAGTAGGTGCATTATTTTCTGCATTACCATCTATGTGTTCTATCTCAGTGAGTACAGCACCATCTATAGGATGACGTTCATCCCATCCACATTCTTCACATGCAGTTCCACGAGTTTCATGTAAGTATCTTCTTACAAATTTAGACAATTGTCTGGTTTTACCTGTCCATCCTGGATGTTCACTCGACAACCAAGATTTTATATTTTCATTATATTGAAAATCTATTCCACATTTTTCACCACAAAAAATTTGTGATATGTGTTTTCCTAGTTTAAATTCTTTGTTACAACATTTGCATATTTTAGCTGTAATTTTTCTTTGTCGTTTGATGGTAACACTATTGTTATAACTGGCTGCACATGATTGCGAACAAAATTTCTTAACATTAATATCACGACAAAATTCAATTTTGTTATTACATGATGAACAGTACTTTGGTTTCTCGTCATATAATTTTTCTTTAAATTCTCGATTTAATTCAACTAATTTTAATCCTTTAGAATTTAGTGTATTATATGATGGCAATTCATTACAATTGTCAATATCTGATTTAGATAACGCTGAACCTTTTTCTTTATATAGTTTGTATAATAATTCTTTCATTTGCACCTCATAGTTTAACCTATTTAGTGCTTATGGAAAGAATCGAAATACTTTTGTGCTACCCCTCGGACTCGAACCGAGAATGGGTTTCCCCGCCGCATTACAAGTGCGGTCCAATACCAATTATGGGAAGGCAGCAGTACTACATTTTTATAAGCAACATAAAAACGTAGACAAAAAGATTGTGCTAAAGAAGCGAAGCAACCAGGCAACCATACAACAACGCAACCATACAATCGAGTTAAGCCGTTTTCACAACCAAGCAAGATATAATATCTATTCAGTATGAACGGAGCAAACTCTTTGATTCAATTACAGTAGTGTAATTATCCATTCTTCATCAGAAGAAAATAAACATCGAAAGTTCATTCGATGTGCTTCTTTAGCAAGGGGAGTTAGGGAGTGAGTAATTAAGCGTCTCACCTAACTCCTATGTAAACACACTTCAAGGAAGGAGTGTTCTGGTGTTAAAGAACCTGAAGTTCTTTAAACAATTCTACGAACTTGTCATCAATTTCGATTTCAAGCTTATTGTTGATGTAAGCAAGTTTATCGCTCACACGTTCTTGTTCTTGTTTCATCTGAACGTACAGACCGTTTAAGTTGTCATGCATCACTGATGATAGACCGCTTACATTGGTGTAATTGTCGCGGTACTCTGAAGTACTAGCATGGTTATCTTGCACTTCGCGTAGTACGCGGTTACGTACTTCTTCATCCGTGGTTTTAGACTTCTCACGGAAGATTGATAGTACTTTCATACGTGCTTCTACTAGAACCTTTTGGTTCAATAGGGCATCAATGGAGTTGCCATCAACTTCTTTGGAGTTGGCTTCCTGTAGAGCTTTACGAATTTCGTAAATTGCATCTTGCACAGCAAGAGCGGTTTCAACTTCTTTGAAACTTTCGCTGTTAACAGCGACAATCGTCTCAAGCACTTCCTCATCTGAGGCGGTGTGGTGAATTCGTTTTGTGGAAAAACGAACTGCGGATTTTTGTTGTAATTCTTTTACTAAACGATGTGCTTTACGTAGGGTTAGTTTCATTCTGCTGATTCTCCAATTTGTCTCATTCTGTTCATGTGTATATTATATCACAAAAAAATCTGTCGTTTCATTTTTTTTACTTAAAACTGAGTGATTTTTTCAATCACTCATTGCGAACTTATTCAGATAAATTTTCAAGTTCATCAAATAGAGTATTACTCATTTGGATAAGGTCTTCATACCAGAACACACCATTCTCGTTTGGAGAAAGTTCAATATTGTGTGTTGCAGCGTAAAGCAATTCAGCTTTAGTAATGTCACAGCGTGTCCATGTACCATTAGAATAACCAGTGAGAATAGTGAACTCACCACGAGATTCTTCTGTAAGTTTTTCGCATACGAAAACTGTACATAATTCATCTGAATTACGACACACTTCAGCAAGTTCGTCATTCATCTTTCTGATATATGACATAAGATTGAAGTTTGCTTCAGTGGTTACTAGGAAGCGTTCAACACCTTCTTCATCTTTAGACAATTTAAAGTCCAAAGTATGTCCAAGGGTTGCAACTACTTTTTCCATTAGATATAGTTCATAACCATGATATGCTGAAGGTTCACCATTACGTGGAAAAACACGGATTGTTAGGTAATTGTCTTCAACTACGGTTTCGAAATTATCCTTATCAGCAAGAAACGCTTCAATGCGTTTAATAACATCCTGTACTTCTTTTAACATTGTATTTCCTCGATATATTTTAGTACTTCTACCCATGAAGGGAATTTCTCTGATCCATAATGGATAAAATGACCCTCAAATTCTTCACAATTAGCTTTGTGTGGTCGGTCATCAATAAGAACATCACCACGCAGACAACCTTTATCTGGTGTTATAATAGTTTTTGGTAATAACTCTGGAATATGCTCATGAATCCAATGTTTCTTTTCAGAATCAGCTAACATATTATGAGTTGGTGTTTTTGTTGCAATCCAAACATCATGTCCAGCATTAATTAACTGCCGAACTGCTTCAATAGCACCTTCGATTGGCTCCAATCTAATATACGTGCCGGGAATCAGTTTAACCGATTTTGGGTTACGACCTTTTAGGTTCGCTTCAAAATCAGCAATAACACCATCCATATCAACATAGATACGTAGTGCTTTTTTAGACCCTGATAGTACAGGTAATGGATTTGGAGTAGGTTGCCGCATCATGTGTGGATATTCATGCCCATTTTCACAATACGTTGGTCCAACTGGATTACGGGCAGCAGTTACACCTTCTCCGCCACAATAAGGGCAATATCCATATGGCATAAGTTATTCCTTAGTTTCATCTTCTTGTGGTTTAGGATTAAACATAGGTGGTATTGTACCACGTGGTTTCTTTCCTTTATGTATGTCATTGCGAATCCAATCATGCTCACGAATGCATTTATGGAATTCTTCATATTGGTAATTATTTAGTTGGACAAGTTTTGCCTCTGGATAGATAAACACATAACCTTTATCCCAATCTGTACCTTTGTAAGCACCAGTAACTTTAGTACTTGGTCTTGGGCCAGCAGTTATGAATGTGTAGTTTGCAGGTATGTGTACTTCCAGATCTAAATCGTATCTCAAAAGTTGTTCGATCAATTCTTGTACTGTCATATTTCACCAATAAAAAAGACGCTCTAGGCGTCTTCTTTTTCTAATATTGTTTCATCCCAAATCAAAGCATGTTTACTCCAGAACTCATTTGCTTCATGAGCTTCTTCATACTCCAATTTAGGATCATGTACTTCTTTAGTTGCCAGGCCACCGATATAAGCAGTAAGTAAAGAGTATCCGTACTTATCACTATTCGGAGTACGTTTCATAATAACAGTTACAGTACTGCATGGTTCTGGCTGGCGATTTAGCACAAAACGTGTCGGATATTTACGACCTAAACGTTTAGCATATTTAAATTCATCGTTCAAACCAACCCTGACACAAGTACTGTGACCAATAACTTGGTCGAACTGAACTGCTAATTTAATAAATGGAACATCGTTTGTATCGATACGAGAGATTGCTTCTTCTAAGTATTCGATAACATCTGCATGTACCTTCAAATGATATTGACTGTAGTAAACTTTATGTCCATCTTTTGTAATTAAATTCATAAGAAAAAGCCCTATCTCTTTTAATAAGGCTATTCTACACGCACTGTCATGGGATGTCAAATTTATTTTGCAGGAGCACAAGGAATCGAACCCTGATCTTGTGGTTTGGAGCCACACATAATAGCCGTTATACTATACTCCTAGACCCGCAATTATTTATAGTACGTCTACTATAACATAATCACTTCAGATTTTGCACCTTGTCTGCAACAAGCCTCGTAAGCATTACTGCCGCCACTGAAAGAGGGATCATCTGATCTGTCTAACAGTACTTTAGAGGAAGCCGGTGTTTCATCAAACATATTGATGAAGTCCTTGGTATAAGTTGAGAGAGGGGCAAGTATGTAATACTAACAAATCCTCTCTCTTTTGCTTATTTATTTACCATCAAACATAGTTTCGATTACATCTGGAGTTTCGGTTTTAACGAACTTCGCATGTAGCATGTAATCACCAAATTTACGGTCAATAGTAATACCACTATTATTAACAATCGTATCAGCTTTGTCGAATTCTAGAGAGAATACATATTCTAACTCTTTAATTTCAACAACGTTTTCATTTTCTTCAGCTTCTACATCTGCTGGTGCACAAACCACAAGTCCATCGTCTTCCTCTTCATCAATCCATGAAGTATGATGTTGACGAGCACCAAGTGCAGCAAGTTCATTTAGGCGAGTACCTTCATCTGCATACACGTATGCACGTAGAGATTCGTATTTAGCCATGAATGCAAAGCTGGTAAAGCAGTTAGTGTATAACTCATCAAACTTAAATGGAATACCATTTACAGTTAGTTCAGAAAGAACATACGCATTACCATCACGAGCATCGATTTCAACGTTCAGTTCTTTAAACGTCTCAGTGAAAGTCTGAGTTGGATAGCGGTTAAGTTCTTCAATTAGACATTGGATAATGTCAAAGCTGATAGTTTCTGCCACATCCCAAAGAGTTTCAAACTGAGGAATAAAACTCTTATTAACAAGCTTATCGTTAAGAAGATCAAGCATTACTGATTTAGGAAGTTTCTTGTACTCAAAGTGATAATAGATACGACTTGGGCGGTTACGTAGAAACTCTGAAACATTACGATTGTTAGAGGTTAGGATATACAACTTGTTGTATGAACCAGTACCGTCCAATAGAGTAAGAATAGATTCCTGATATTCTTGTTTATTATAAACCTTTTCAAACTCATCAAAAAGAATAAGAGCTTTATCTTCGATTGCTTTGATAAAGTTAATGAATCCACCAGACACATAGCAATCCTGAACAATAATTGTTGGGATGCCGTGTTCTGCAAGAGCGATACTTACATCTTTTGCAAGCTGGGTTTTTCCTGCACCTTTAGTACCGCTAAGTAGAACACCAGTGTTTTTTCCTTCACGTGAAAGGAAAGTGTTGATAACCTTCTCATTGCGGTTTTTCATTTCACCGTATACTTTAGCTGGGCGAGTGAATGGTGCCGAACGTTGAAGATAGAATTCACCATTTTGTGGATTCTGTTCTACGGTATAAGTTCCAGGAGGGATTTTATCAATTTTATTACCAAACTCATGAGCAATAGTAATAATTTCACCGCTTTGATTATACATTAGTGTGTACCTTTTGTTTGTTTATATGAAATTGTTTCTTTGTTATTACATCTTACTTAAAAGTACTGCTATGTGCAGTACTAAATTATTAGCGGGAGATACGTAATTCTAAATCAGTATTCCAAATAAGTTCCCTGATAAATTTATATTCATCGGATTTAAGTTGTTCAACACTAATGATTTCCATTGATACATCTTCTAATAATTTTGTTAGTTTTTCAACTACTTCGATATATTTTTTATCATTTGGTTCATACCATTCAGACAGTCGTTCGATAACTTCTGAAACAGTAGTTTCTTGCCATGATTTAGAAATCTTACGTGTTACCACATGTTCTTCTTCTTCCCATTCGGAACCGATAGAACCAATAGCAGCACTAACTTTAGACCAAAAAATACCATCACGTACTAAATCATGCTCTTGTCCAGAAGTCATTAACGGACGATACATAAAGTGTCGTTCATCAAAACGCCCATTAAAGAAAACACCTTCAAAGGTTTTTGCTTTAATATCATCAAGTGTTACATCACCAAAATTAACTTTGGTTTCATCTGATTCATCTTTCGCATTATGAGTAGTGAAAATATCTCGCAGTTCTGCATATGGTGTTTGACAATTTGTATATGCATAATTCAATGCATGATTTTCAGAAAGACTGTCAATTTTGTTTTGTGCCATACGCAATGCAACTTCATGCTTCTTTTCTTCAGACCAATCTTGGTCTTTCGTGTACTCTTTAAATTGTTCAACCAATTTATCAAGTTCTTGTTGGTCATTAACTGCAAGTTTTTTTGCTAATGCAGTTTCGAAAGTTACAGTTTTATATGGATTATCATTACCATCTTCACGACCAACGTAAACTTCGAATGGTTCATTCAACATAATCTGGTAAACAGACTCATGAATTGCCATAATACCAACAAACGATAATGGCCCAGAACCATAACCTTTCAAAAAAAGACGACCGCTATGTTGCATATCGAAAATCTGTTCCCAAGTCAAATCTTTCACAGGAACATTCATATGATCGTGATATTCATTATACTCTTTACCTTCCTCTGGAACGTTCATAGAGTAGTTTGTGCGAATAATCCAACGAATGTAACGTGCATAAATACTGTCTTCGTCAAATTCATAATTATTGTAATCACTATATTTGGCTTCAAGTGAAATGCCACCGATTACTTTAAAATCATCCCATGCATAGCATTGACAACCTTTATTCAATGAGTCACGTAGTGGGTCAAATTTATAAGTGTTTGGCTGTGATGCTAAAAAGAACAAACGTACTTTGTCACCTTCACGAATAGGTGAATGACTTACTGCACAAGTTGTGTTAAAAGAACCCATTAAAGTTTACCTTTGTAATATTCATGAATTGTACTGAAAAGCTTCTTAGTATCCATGTGATACAAGCCTGAACCATTCCAGCAGTTATATTCTACTATCTTGATACCTAACGGTGTTTCAGCTAAATCCATCGTGTAAATTTCAGCAGGTTCATACAGTTTTGCATATTCATCTGCGGCATTAAGTACATCTTGTGGAATTTTAGCATCATAAACTGTACTGTTATTACGGCGATATTGTGAACCAGTAATTACTTCACCCTTTAGACAAATGAAACGATGCTCTGCAATAATATCTACTACATCATGAACTAACGCAGTTTCTTCCTGATAGCCAGAACGATAGTAATGACTTTCAATGAAGTGCTTTAGTACTTCACCCGGTTCAAGAATACCCGCAGTAAATGCTTTCAGGTCTGAACTTGGTTTTACAAACTTTGGTACGCTAAATGATGCAAACAAATCTTTTTCATCACTTAGATTTAAAATCTCTGGAGTACTATTCAGTAGTGGTAGATTCAACTGTGAATAATAAGCTTGGTCAAAATTACGATGATTGTAGGAAATACCCAATCGTAACTTTGCTGTTAATTCTGGAGAAAGATTATCAGGTTCACCACTGTCAAGTAATTGTACAATCTTTGTACCTGAACGAATGATATAAAAATCGTCAGGACTCAAATCATCAATGCCAGTTATTGTATTAGTAAAAGGAATAATACCGAAAGGTATTACATCATATCCTAAACTAAGCAGTGGAGTGAATTCATTCTCAATTGCAGAATACATACGTGATGTATCCTGCACAAGCCATTTAATTGTCATTCTAGTACCAGTATTTTTTCTAAAATATCTACTACTGCCATAAGCCCCAATGTAACATCATCACACTGCATCGAAATATTATAGTTTGTTTTATCTTGACCATTCAAGCTAATTATTCCACTAACTGTTAGCCCGAACCACTGATCCATATAAATGTCAACAGAACCATTATAATCCCATGAAATAGTTGCACACAACTGACTAACTAAAGATGCATGTACTTCAGGATTGTGATCTGGCATATAATCATGAAGACGTTGTTGCCAATACTGTTTATCTTCGGATGAGCACGTACATGCAAAATACGAATAATGATGTGTTTCTTCACCTTCGTTATTTGTTGTCTTTGTGTAAAGCACTTCTTTATCTTCTTCATTACGAAGCTTAAAGTTTTCTTTTAAAATTTCTTTAGCCATTGCAGAAATAAACTCCAATTGTGGTTTCTTTATAATCATCTGGAAGATGTTGTTTGATTACTGCAACATAATCAATAACTTCATCATCTGGTTCAGTTTCGGTCAAGTCTTCCAAAAACAAAGGTTTCGTTAAATCAAATACTGCTGTGAAATCGCCATCACAATAATCGTACATGTTTTCGGTGTCCAAACAATATTCGACTAAATCATCACGAATATCACATGGTAGTACTGAACCATCAATTTTAAATGGAGAGGGTTGTACCCAAGGTCTTACTTCAGCAATTGTCATTTTATTTTCTTATTAATGTTATTTGGCGGTGAGTGTGGGATTTGAACCCACGGGCCTCTTGCGAGGCCGACACCTTAGCAGGGTGCTGGGTTAAACCGACTCCCCCAACTCACCAAGTGCTTATATTATAACACAGATTTTATAATCGTTTCATTTTTCTTGAGATTTTCTACGATTTCAACTCCCAGCTTCGCCATAGCACGTAAAGTCTCAATGTCCAACGAACAGCGACGTAGATCAATATCTGGTATTGAGTCAATGCCATCATAATCTTCCATGAAGTCATTTTCATCACCAGAAATATTCATTTTGAATAATGAAACTGAATAACCTTCGTCTTCATCAGTACGAAATTGTACGTGTACAGTTCGTTTAGTATTACCATCATTAACAATGTTATCCATAAAATGTACAGAGCTTGTACGTTCGGATATATTGATATTGATATTAAATGTTTCAGTGAACACTACGGTATCATAATTTAATTTTGTACTGTTCCAAGGCTGATAAAATTCAGAAAATTTGAACTCTAACTCATCAGCTTTCATATTAACAACGCTTGCAAATTGATTCATCCTAAACTCCGATAATAGCTTAAAATGGCATTCACATCATCTTTCGTAATGCCAAATGTTTCCTCGTCATCTGACGAGAGGAATGTGTCATAATAGATTACAGCAACAGTCTCACGTTATAAAGGAATTCCATGATGTGGCTCAACTAAATTCATATTATACTGCACTTTATCCAACTTCATGTACTCTTTTGTAACTTTAACTTCATAGTTTATAGTACTTAAAATTAAAATTTCATTAACGCCATCATATCTTTCATAACGTTCATCATTAAGTATAGATTCAAAAATTGGATTAAGCATAGTTGTATCCTTAATTGTTATTAAAACATCGTTTAAAGACTTCTTTTACGAAGTCGATTTCTACATATTCCAACCCACCATAATTTTTAACAGTACTCAACTGGAAGAACCATTCTTCTGTAATGTTAGGATCATCAATATTATCCAATGATTCATCTGCAATAAGAGATGATAGGTTTAATTCACGACCGTCATATTTCAGTGTATATTTGTCAGAAATTAATCTTACGTATGGATCGAAGTTTTTGTGGCTTACAACAACTACGTTATTAGCTGTACCAGTAAGAATATCATACCAATGCACACTGTTAGTGTCTTCAGAGAGTACATATTTTTTAACGTATTCTAGATTCTCAAATATATTTTCCACTCTTAACTACCGTTCTTAAACAATCAACGTGGACTTGTGGAAATGAACTCCACGAAGTTAAACAATAACGGTCAGTAATACTTACAGATTCCATAAGTTCATCTTCTTCGTTATATACTTCAATTGCGATAAGTGATGGATCAACATTTAGGTCTACCAATGCTGCACGAATGCCATCAATCATAAGTGTCTGGCTGATTACAACAACTTTACGTTCAGAATACGTAATGTCTCTTACCCAATCGGCTGCTACTTCTTTGATCTTTCCATCTGCAATTGCAGCAGAAGAATCATTTGGTTTGTACTGAACAATTAACATAAAATTCCTTAAAATAAAGGCATTAAAATTTCAGAAACTATATTAGGAAAATGAACGTATGTTTCGAAACTATAACAGTCATTAATAGTAATGCGATGTATTTTCTCATGATCAACAGCAAATACAACAAGGTTTTCATGTGATACGCCTTGTACACACATTGCAGAGCGAACAGCAGACAAGAATAATTCTTGGCCTACAGTACATTCATGAATTTCTTCAGTACTGCCATGTTCTTTAACAATTTTGTCTGCAATTTTCATAATTGCTGCATCGTTAAATGCAACGGGTGAATTTTTGTCATAGATGATATGGATCATTTGAGTACTCCAACACGGTCAGACCAGTGATGATATACAAAAATGAAATTACCATCAGCATTCACTTTATAGACGTTATGAATGTGAGGCTGACCAACACGAACATATCCAGATTTATGATCACGTTTTGCGAACTTTACTGCCATATCCATAGTTGGATAGATATTGTATTCGCGGCGAATCTCATTCAGTTCATACTTATACTCGTACATTTTATTGAACAGTATTCCAGTTTTATACTGTTCTTCGGTGAGTTCTTCCGAACGGCGACGGTCACAATCTAATGAATACACCCACTGGTTATTTTCAGTGTACATATCCACAGCGTCTTCAATATCATAATTATCAGGAAGTGCGAAGTACTCCCAAAATTCTGACATACCGGACGCATCACCACAATTTACACGAAAGTATTTCATAGTAGTTCCTCTCAATTAAAAACCCTGTACTAAGTACAGGGATACTTCTTACAGAATGACCAGAGTTTCAGTCCAGTTAGTACCTTCCAGATCAACAGTACCAATGTCGTACATGTCATCACCAGTAGGGTTATCCCACCATTCAAATTCAGCATCAGGTACAGGTTCTTTTTCAAAGCCAATTACTTTACCTGATTTATCAGATGCGATGTATTTGATATGTTCAGGTACATGTACTTCTGTACCGTGGAAAATTGCAGATTTCATTTTTAGAATTTCAATGAATTTCATATTTTATACCTTTAAAAATTATACCATTTTCTACATGATATTGCAATATTGATTTAAACTTTATCAACGCATGTTTTATTTCATTTTCGGAAACTTCAATAAACTTATCAATACGATTGATTTTTTCCGAAAGCCAACGTTGATGTGCATCAAACGCGGTATCATAATATCCCAAGTGTGTTTTTCCACACTGTGAACCATATCTATTTTCACTTTTCAGATATACACCAATGGGATAATCACCACGATTATTTTGGTTTTCATTTAAAAATTTATTCAATTCAAAAGATATAAACAAACATGTTTCAGGAGAATAAACCATGTTACCTAATATTTTCAAATCTTTATCTAATTGTTTGTTTTCCCAATCCTGAGTTTCCATCCATGCTTTGAAGTTTGAAAAAGTTAACCATTCTTCACACACAGTACAACCAATATATGTAGGATTTTTTTGCAATGTAGCAGTGCTATAACATCGTGAAATTAAATTATACCAACGCACATAATATGGGCATCGCCACACAACTTTACGTTTTCCATTAATTTTTTCTTCTTTAACCGTAACATAATCGGCATCATTGATGCCGATATTTAATACTAATTTATTTGTCATTTTTCCACTGATACCAACCGTATACAGAGTTCAACCAAAAGGTGACCCACATAGTTAATACACTAAAACCTTGATCCTGATGATGAAGTACTGCCAGTACCCACATTAAAATTGCAACAGTATTAACCAGAATCCAGATCAACCATTGTTCAGCATAGCGTTTTACCATCAGAGTTGTTGCTACAATACTCAGAATAGATGTTGCTGAATCTAAACCCGGTGTTGCACCTTCAAGATAACGAAGGAAAGCAGCATATACAGCGATTGCAATACCAGTACCGATAAACAACCAGATACGTTGTTTAGTTGTCATTACTTTCTTAATTACGTCAGTATCTTTTTCTTTACTGTTTACAATCCAGTAATAGTAACCTGATACTTGCATCGGTAAGAACAGCAAAGCATATGTGATCGTTTCACCGTATAATTTATATTTGTAAGAAATGTACAGGTACAAAGCAGTACCGACAAATCCCCAAACATAAGAACTGATTTTACCCTTAGCTACAAGAATAGCACCGATAATACTTGTAACAGAGCAGATGAATTCTACCCATCCACCACCCATAATGAGTGATACCACACAAATAATCGCCGGAGCAGTAAACAACCACAGATATTCTTTAACTGTCCAGCCTTTGAAGTCAGTAACACAAGTACTGAATACTTGAGAAAGTTTTAAATCGGTTCCCGCAATACGGTAAATGTAGATTCCACAAACCGTACTTAAAAACAGTATATATCCCAACAGTAAAGATGGTGATAAATTCAAACTTGTGACCAATGCATTCATTTGTTATTACCTTGTAATAGATTTTGTACGAGTTCAACTGCCGTTTTAAAACGGGAATCGAAATCACCACTGACAGTAACGTAATTTACACCGTGTGCTTTACAAAGGAACTTTAAATGTTCAAATGTTTTTTGGCGAAGCTCATCGGTATTATTCAACCTCAATGCATCATACACCCAAGGAACGTCAATGTCAAGCATTATTACTAGATCATAGTCTTCAGCAAACGCCATTTGACTTAGTACTGGACTGGTTTTACCCATACATTCAGCCGCGAATAATGTAATCAAATTATTCGTATCGCTAAACAGAACTTTATTGGCAGTTTTTGCCATTTTATGTTCTTTGACTTTATGTTCCATCGCAACGTAAACATAATCTTCAATGTTCATCATTGCTTCAGACCAATGGTATTCATTTTCACAAATAGTACGCCCAACTTCTTCAACGTACTGAGTACTGAAATGATTTGCAAGATTAATGGTTAAAGTACTTTTACCAGTACTTTCTACACCGATAATACAAACTTTCTTCACAAAATGTTTATGTGAAGCTGGAGCTAACAGATCCCAATGTTGATAGGGATTGTTGCGAATACGAGTAGCACTAATGTTCACGAATTCACGTGGTGGGTCAATTAGTACATGTTCAGAATCAGGCCAGTAATCTGCAAAATAATCGTTATAATCAGTTTCAGAACTGAAAACTATATCAACATAAGGCTGATGAAATTCAGTAACTAATTTATTACGAACCAGTTTTGTAAAATCTTCACAGCCAACTGGATATGCCGGAATTGGTGTTTCATCAACATATGTAATTTTGATCTTTTTCATATGTTTGAAAGTATCTTTTAACCACATCAAGCGGTTACGTAAAGTCATAACCTTCTGTAATGCTGGCGTTAAAGTACTTTGAAACTTTTCATCCCAACACAGTACAACATAAAGTTCTTCTACTTGTGTTGCTGCATTTAAAATTGCAGAAATATGCCCCGTATGTAACGGGGCGAATTTACCAAAAAACAAACCTGATTCTTTCATTTTTAAATTCTCAATTTTTTATTCTTTGGGAAAAATGCCATAAGCAAGACAACCGTAACGGTTGTCGTTGTCAGCATCTTTAAATTGACACACTTCACCAGAAATACAAGTTACTTCAAGTTCAGGATCAATAAACTGCATTAACCATAGAGGAATAAGCATCAACTTTGAACCTTCTTCCCATTTCCCAAATCCTAATTCTTGCATTTCAGATAAAGTTAAAGCGGTTGGGTCAATAAATTTAAATGTACGATTACCTTTTATTCGTTCTGCAAGCTGGGTAATTTGTTTATATGCATATTCAGAACCCCAAGAAGGATAGTTCATTACTTCAGCAGTACTATTAAGTATAACCCTGCGGATTCCACAACAGATTTCAAACGTATTCATAATTTATCCTTAAATGTGGCAATCCACAAGAACTAGGTAATCATGATCAGGGATGGAATTGATTTTGTCAAGGTAAATTTGGTTCCAATCTGCCTTTTCATCACTCACACACGCAAACCAGCCCATAGAGCCTTTCTCGTGCCAACCAGCGTCATCCAGTACAGCGAACGTGCCGATGCTGTTGTAGATACGAGCTTTCATGAAGTCTTCACGTGACACGTTATAGAAGTTTTTAGAGTCATGTAGTAGCCACTCATACTCGTCATCACCTTCTAAACTAAAAACAGATTTTAAAATATTCTTATACTCTTGATTATGGTATAATTCACGAGCAGTATTATAATTAATTTTGCCGTCTGTAGTTTTGGATTGTTCACAGCATTCATCCCATGACATGAATACTACGCCTTCAAATTTATCAGCGTTTTCTTCAAAACGATCAAAGAAAGGTGCAAATGTTGTAATTGCAGCAGAAGCTTCGCCAGCAATATCCCAATCTTTTTTCTGAATAATATCTTGCTTTTGACCATTAGTATCAAGGAACATACCAGACCAACGACCGCCAACAGTCCACCAATCCCATTTAGAGTTTTCATTTGTGAAAACGTAAAAACGACCATCTTCTAGTACTGAATATTCACCATCTAAACTATCTCCACACCAATCACGTAGGTAACCTTCGAAGGTGTAAATTTCATCAAGTTTGGTTTTACGGAGTTCATATCCATCTGGTACTTCAAATACATCATCTGATGAGTATCCATGTCCAGAACGTTTCCAGAAATATTTACAGCGGTCACAGTACTTAGTACCGACTAGTGCACCGTCTTCATCATAAACGCATTCCACGGTTTTGGAATGGTAATCTTTCATCTTCTCGTCAGTACGATCAATTTTCTTCACGTATTGGTCTTTGATACCAGTACATTCATATTCATGATACGGTTGAAGTTTTTCTGATAACAATTGCTGAATATCACGGTTTTGAGCTTCTTCTTCAGTGATATGTACAAGTACTGTAAAATGTGACATTATTATTCCTTATTAAATTTCGAAGTCTGGAAATTCACCGTACAGACGATAAATTTTTTGTAATTCATCTCGGCTTAGATTGGTAAATGTTGCTTGAAGATGATCAAGTGCTTCGCTTTCAGTACCGTTAAAATTAGTACGTTCTAAACCGCGAATAGCACGATAAATGCATTCAAGCTGATCATCAAAACTAAATTGCTCATCCATAGTATTAACTCTCTGGTACGTATAAGTATTTGAAATATTTTATTTCGCAACCTTCATATATAGAATTAGTCTCAAGAACTTGTTCAACAAGTTCTTTTAAACTATTACATTGCCATGCTTTAGTTTTCTTATATCGAAGTACTGAACCTTCATAAACAATCCAGTACCTGTTCATATAAACTTTATGGTTGTCTTTTGGACTTACTAATTCTGAAATTGGAAATAAATCAAATAAATTTTGATCAATCGCCATATTGACTAGATTCCCAATCTTTACCGCGTTTTAGGTATTCTTCACCACGTTGTACTGCTTCATACAAAGTACGACCAAAGAATGAATGATGCCATATGCCATCTTCATCTAAGCCCTGATATGGTGCTTCACGATGGCGAACCATCCAACGAATGCGTTCATTATATGCATCAGTCATGCGGTCATCTGGAGTGTTGAATGTAACAGCCCATTTGTTATTGATTTCAATAACTTCATCAATTGAACATCCAAAGTACTTGAATACTTTATCGCCATCAGAAATTACTTCTTCGTTTGGATCTTGTACTTCATCAGTCATTACTTCAATACCTAGTAAGTTTCTCAAAAGGACATTGTTGTGATCATAACCAGATACGTACCAGTCAGAACCGTTCCATACATAACAAAATTCTTCTTCGAATACTGGTTCATTACTAATTTGCATTTCTACATCTTCTTCACCACGATCACGGCCATAATAAACGGTATAACCAGGTACAGGTGTGTCGTATGAATGCCCTTCTGGTTTTTCACAGGATGCGTCGATGGTCGATGCACTACCGTGTGAAACCAGCTTTTCAGCAAGTTCTTGTGAGTTATAATGCTGTACTAATTCAAGACCAACACCATCAGGGTAACCATCCCAATGACAATAGATACTGTGATATACATCACCAACTTTAACGTTAATATTACTGCGTGTTGCCATTTTTTATATCCTTATTATTCAAATACTTCAAATTCTTTTAAAAATAATGCAAAGTACTGATCGCCACAACCGTTATCAACTTTAGCAAGAAGAAAATCATCATCTTCATAACGGATATATCGAACTTCCCATCCGTATGTATTACCATCACCTTCAAAAAGATCTTCTTTATTATTATCTCGGTTTTCGCAAATATCAGAACCGGTTTTGAACCACATATGTTTGTGTAATTCAAACTCTAAATCAAATTTAGTACTTAATGCGTTAAATTCATCATGCATTCTTACTGCAAGTTTAAGTGCTTCGTTGTCAGTCATGTTAAATTTTGTAGTCCTGAGCAGATCTTTTATTTTTTCCATATTCATACCAACGTTCATAAACTTCTTTCCATTTGGTATCTTCATATTCAGTACGCATTGGCAATCCGTCAACGCCATCATCATAACCATCATTTTCTGCATCTTTACCAGTTTTTTGTCCTGGTAGCACTTCAATGAATTCATCACACTGACAGTACTTGCAACCTACTGCTGCCATATCTTCATACGGGTCGAAATGTCGAACATACGAATGTCCACATTCACAAATACGGCCATCTCCATATTCTGGATTATAAACGTATTCTAAATGAACGATTTCTTTTATAATATAAGGCTTTTGACTCATTAAGATTTTTCCTCATCCTTCTGTGCCTTGCCCCATTCATAACCACGTTTGTATTGTTCGTGTAGTTTATTTGTTACTGGTACAGTAACACCATTACGTGCAAGAAAATCAACCATTTCTTGATGTGGGTTAGAGTACTGTTTTTCCTCATAACCATCTTGTTTACCAGAATAGAATGCTTTTAATTCTTCTTCATTGAACATAATTAATCTCCTGAGCAAGAACTACTTGAATCACTACTGCTACTACCATAATCATAGCTTGAACTGGAACAATCATCGCTGCGACTGAAAGTATGTTTGTAACTATCATCGTCATCATGACGTTTAAAGGTATGACCAAAATCTTCATCAGCTTGCTGAATACCTACGATTGCTTTGTGCATTTCGTATTCTTCTTGGCGAAGTTCTTCGGCTTCTTCTGCAACCCAACGTGCTTCTTCTTCTTCCTGTAGCATTTCTTCAAGTTCTTCAAAGCGATCCATCATGGTTTGACACTGGTCATACATAGCGTCATACGCACGGCGTTCTCTTGGAGATAGGTTATCAGGATGAAAACCATCTTCGTACATTTTGTCAATTACATCTTGCATATCGTTTGAAGTGTTTTCAAACATACAATAACTCATATTTGGCATTATTTTGTCCTATTGCATATTGATTTGTTTATTTTGATTCTCATTAATCCACTGATAAATTTTCATTTCATCTTCGAATTCTTCAATCAATCGTACTGTCTGAATTCCAACATCCTGACCTTACATTTCACAAATTGCTGTAATCATATAATTCTTTTCCTATTTGATTTGCCATTCTTCGAATGTCAAAGAATTTTCGTTAGTACTCACGTTGTTCGTACTTAACTCAATTCGTATTTTATATGTTTAACACCATTTATACTGACGAGATTTGTTAAGGCCATTTTCATCCCCCCGCAGGGGAAAGAAGACAATAAAAAAGTACACGTATGTGTACTGATATTGTTCTGACGATGATAGTCATCGGCATTTGTCGAATAGTGAATTTCTCTGAATTTTTGATACAACTTCTCTGTCGTATAATTAGAGAGCGAAAGCGGGTTGCTCGGTTTCTCTCTATCACTGTCTATGCAACGGTCGGAGTTTTCACATTGCTCCACTCAGTACTGATCTATTCGACCAAATTAGTACTGTGCCATTTCTGGCTCCCTTAGCGTATTGGTAAGTGACCTTATATGTCTATCTAGGGAATGCTTGATATGCCTAATGCATTCCTTTATAGTGCCACATTGCCGTGATTCGTAGACTTACATCGCGTTTGTATGATTGCTAGTACTCTAACGGGTTTCTTCTGCACTTCGTACTGATTGAACTACTCATCTGCCATCTACGTTTTCGATAGGATCAGGTTCTACTCATCAAGGACAATCCTTGTCAATCAGAGTTGTATCTAAAAATTCTTTGTACTGTCATTATACCATATAATTTCAGTACGTTTCATAAATCTTACTTAAAAAAATACCAGCACTAGGCTGGTATTTGTATAACTTATAGGTCAGTTTTTTCAATAATCATGAAGTGACCATTTACTGCTACTTCATAGAATGCATAATCAGGTACATCATCGATGTAATATACATGATTTTCTAGTACATATTTTTCACGAATTTCATTAGTTAAAAGATGTAATGGAATGTAAAAATCACCTTCAGATAGACCAGTATTCACACGAACAATATTTTCTGGTTTACCATTTACGAAACGGTTTTCTACATTATATCCAGTTTCCACACCTTTAATGCGATTCTCAGTACGTTCTTTCTTAGAAGCAAACGCAGTTAAAGTTTCCCAATCGATGGTTAGATTCACTTCGTCTTTTACTTTTTCATAATCTGCTTCCATATCTAATAGGGCAGCACGAATTTTAGCTAAGTTTTCACGGACGAACGTGTTATGCTTTTTAACACGGCCTAAAAATTCTTCAGTTAAGTCGCGTTCGAATACCTGGTGTAATTCGGAAAGGAACTTAACGTCATTTGAAGTTTTATCAACCCAACCAGTATCAAGACTGTCCATCATTTCATGGAACTTTTTGATCTTTTCTTCTGAGGTCGAACCGTCTTCCATATACTTGATTAGTAGTGTAGTTGGTGTTAGAAGATCCCACCCTACGATATTATGTTTAGACGCATAATCATCAAATGCATTGAAGCTGATTAGTGCCACTTTTAGTGTTACAGTTTCAACGACAGTATCACCAATGCTATAGGCAGCAAGTTCTTCACTATCAAGTTCTGATTCTGAAGAATCAAGTTCTGATTCTGAAGATAATGTCATTGTTTTATTTGTAATATCAACTTCAACCTTTTCTGTACCTTGAACAGCTTCAGCCATAGTTAAAGTTTCACCAACATCACGCAAACCCTGAATAACTTTTTTCATTTCATTAACGTTCATTTCATGACTGTCAATCTTTTCTTTGGTAGGTTCAGAAACTGCATATGGTAAATTGTTTTCGATAGCATCGAATGCAGAAATAATATCTTCGATTAATTCAGTACCAGAGATTTTCGTTTCATATTCAGCTACTGCTAATTCAGCTACTAAAGAATTAAACTCATCGGAAGCTTTTTTCAATTCTTCATTGGAAAGATTTGATTCATCAAAATTTTCACCAAATGTTGGTTCATCTTCATCGCTGTGAATAATTTCAACAGCAATATCATCGTACTTCAATGTTTCTAATAGTACGTTAGGAAAATCAGATAAGAATTTGTTATAAATGTCATCGATGTGATGGAAAACACCATTACTTTCAATAGTGATACCAAAGTCATCGGTAGATTGTACTACGTATGCGAAAATTTTACTTGGGGAAAGAACATACGATACTATAGTATCATTTTGTAGTTCTTTTGTTAGTACATTGTATAGATCTACATCGTATTTGCAGTTTCCTAGTAGAACTGTTTTGATCTGTACTTTAATTGTATTCATATAACACTCCATGTTGTATAAAAAGTAGAACTATTTATAGAATTGACCATTCTTTGATCAGTTCGTTTCTTTAAGGACAGTTCTAATATCCTCATAACTGGTTGATAGCCAGTCCACTCCATCTGGAATAATAACACGCCCAGCATATGAATAGTAATGACAAAACGGCAAAGTACTTTCCTTCAGTAGTTTTGCAATTTTAGGGTTGTATGCAATTTTGTGTACTAACATCTGTTCCATTATTTCTAAATCTTCGTTTGTTAGTCCATTCACATCTAATCTATCATTGCGGTATTTACGGCCTTCTTTTTTGGCCTCGAAGCCAGATAACATTTTTAATATATCATGTTGCTGACCAGTAAGATACCAATACCAAAACCCTTCAGAACTTGCAAATGATCCATACGGTTCAAATACAAATGGTGAAGGGTAAAAGTTAGATAACATCCGGCCTAATTCAGTTCTGGCTTGACTATAAATGTTGATATGAGTAATCCCATCTTCTTCAGGATTGTATATCGGCTTTTCATCAAATTCGAACATATTTTACCTATACTAAAATCCCTCACATGGAGGGATTTATTTATTGACCAGTATCGTGCTGATCATCACCTGGCATACCACGCGAGCGTTCAATATCCACGTATACACCAGTACTGTTTTTAGCTTGGCACTGATCCATTACCCATGAGTATTGAGTACTTGCATTGGTGATTAAACCTTTAGTCTGACATGAAGCCATTTTATAAAGTTTTACTGAACACAACAGAGTACCGATGATGATCGCCAGAAGTGTTGTTTTCAGAAAACGTTTCATGTTGTCACCGATGATAAGTACAAAATCATCTTTCAGATACCAACGAGAAACGCTATACCAGATTAGAAAGTTAATTGCTACACACGCAATTAGTACTAAAGCATATAACCACATTTAAATCACCTTAATAAGTTACAGGGAAGCAGCGAGCCGAAACAACACGAATTGGTGAATTCACATATTGTTTCTTCGCATCAGGAATAGCGACGGTTTCACAAGTTTTCACATCAACATCAAGCTTCATTGTTGACGTTGAAATACTTTCTGAACCTGACTGTAATGATAAGATCAGTACTAAGTATGACATTTGAAACCTCACTTAATCTCTTGGCTTTCAAAGATTATATCAGTTCATTGCAATGAAAGTCAAGTACTTTTTAGAAAAAACTGCCCCGAAGGGCAGCTATATATTAACGGAATTTGATCGTTTCCTGCTGACCAGTTTCGAATGCTTTTTGTGTACGTGCATCAGAAACTACCTGGCAAAGTTTTTCAATATTCTTACCTGGGAACTTAGAAGGAAGAACAATACTGGTGAAGAACTTACCACGGAATTCGTCGTAATCAGAACAGGTATCAATTTTCTGTTTCTGAATGTTGTTAAACGCATCACGCCCAGCATCGATAGTTACCATAAGATTTTCATACATCTTAGGCGACAGATTAGGAACGTTTTGAGTAACAAAGGAACGGATAAAGTTTTCGTCCTGTTTACCGCGACCCTCAAAGTACGCTTTAATGGTTTTCTGAAGATCTTCTGCGTACATTGCAGGAATTTGTGCCTGTTCCTGAACTTTCAGTGTGTAATTACTGAGTTGTGATTCACTGGCTTTGTTCAAACGATTGATGTTATTTTCATAACTGTTCGCAGTATCGTAAGTACTTTTGTACATACCTGCATAACCCAATACGAACAGACCAACCACAACTACGATACCTAAAAGTACTGCCGTTACTGCTTTCATAAATCAACCTTCCTCATGTAATTTCCAACTAAAATAGATGATACCGCAGCAATGATTGAGCATAACAATACGACCCAAATACTCGGTTCAAGTTTAAATTTCAAGTACTCGAATTCTTTATTCGGAAGTCGCTTGAAGTGTTCATTTACATCTTTAACTAAAATCTGAACTAAGTCGAGAGACATTTTCTCGGTTAGTGCATCCATACGTAAAGTACTATGTAATATTTCGTTGTTCATACCCTGAGCAAATGATGTACTACTAAATTTAGTTACAGTACCTTCATCATCTAACCCAGCAAACATAATTACATCGTTCTTTTTACCACCACGCCATTTAGCTGTGAGTGCTTTTACAAAATCAGCGTTAGTCTGCGGATACATAATAAGCACGATGTTTACCTGCTTAGATGCACCCATATCACGCAACGCCATGTTGATGTAATCATTGTATCCAGTTGAATCAATGTTTGTCAAATTTATTACGTGATTAACACGATAATAATCATAGATTGTTGGATAGTTAGGAAGTTTCTTTTTATATTCTTCAGAGAATTCTTTTTCATATTCGTTCTGATAGAATAGCGAATCTTTATTTCCTAACAAATAGTTAATATAACTATTGGTAGTACTGGCTGGATCGCCAATCTTGATTTCTGCCCACCGTGGAGGAACTTGTGTTCCCTGACGGTTAACACGGTCAATGGTATGTGAATCTACTGAAGTTTTTACTGTCCAGTCTACTTCATATGGATAATCAAAAACTTTATATGATTCGCATGACTTTTGGCGTTTACCTTTACTGTCAGTATAGTACGAACAGCGTTCATGCCATGTGTAATTCTTACATGAAGAACTTTGGGAATTACACCACTCAACATCTCTTGATTTTGAAAGTACTTTACCATTTAAAATTTCAGTATCATACATAGAAGCATATAGACTTGCATATGTTACTCCCATCATAATACCAATACTTACACATACCGCTAAGAAATGAAAAAGCATTTCTTTGTTGGTTATTTGGTGTGAGTACTGATATTTCATGATGATCATAATCAACAATGCTGGTGCAGCAATAATTACAAAATTCATGATTTAGCCCTATTATTCGTTGATAGGGCTATGATACAGGCTAAGCCATTGCGTGTCAAGCAGATTTTTTTAAGTTCATAATATAAGTTACAAACAATGCTTCTTTTGCAGCGTCAAACAACGGATTGTGTAAACAAAGTTCAAACATGATTTCACTCTCATTAACTTTGTCACAGAATTCATCAAGGTACGGTTGTACTTCTTCATGCATTTTTTCGTCTTCCTCTTTAGTAAGAAGAAGTCGTAATGTGCGAACATTATTTGGTGATGCATAGTGCCACAAATCACCTTCACCAAACATTACTCGATGATTCTCTTGTAGGATACTACAATCAAAGTTGCATCCATTTCCAAAAACTTTAGTACTCATTTTATTAGTACCATCGAATCCCATGAAACCTTTTAAGATACTTGGAATGTTTGTTCCTTGGTATACTGTTCCATCTGAACGCATAGCCTGAACTCTGTCGAGTTTAAATGATTTCTGCATTTCACATAGTGCTAGAGGAAACTCTTGTGCACAAATATCGAACCAGAAGTTCATAGTACTTGCATCAACTTTTAAACCTGCATCAAGTTGCTCTTGGATCGGAAGTTGGATATATAACCAATCCAAATTTGCTGTTAATACTTCGGGAATTCTAACAATTGCATAGTTAGGAACTACAATTCCATAACCTGATTTCTCTGGTGTTGCTAATGTTTCTATATCGAGTGAGAATAAATTGAGATTCATTATGCAGTCACCTTCACAGTACGATAATCAGTAACTACAATTGTTTTAGTATATGGTTCAACAAAGCTAAAATCAGGATCGTCGTAGTAATAATCACTATAATAAGAACCACTGCGTGATTGTGAGCAATGAACATATACATTTAGTTCAGGGAAGAAGAAAGTCCAATCACAGTAAGAGTACTTACCTTCATCAATCCAGTCTCCTTCTTTTACTGTTACAAATTTGATACCATCATCATTGTATTTTCCGTCTTTATCACTATCCATATCATTTTCGATAATGATTTCTGATAGTTTAGTTAGCAATTCTTGTGTGTATAGGTTATCCATATTTTTATTTTCTCCATGTGAAAAAAGCCCCCAAGTAATGGGAGCTTTTTTTCTTTACGTTTTAGGATTATTTTTTCTGAGCAATATCGCGGAGGGCGATTTTCAGATTTTGATCCATTTTTTGCATTTCAAGTGCAGCCTGTTTACGTTCTTGGCGACCCGCTTCTTCAATGCGAATGGTTTCTTTGATACCATTTAACATTTCGTTTTGAATCGTTTGAAGCGTATTCAGATCAATTACGCCACGTTGGTTCGCTGCCGCTGCATCTTTCATGTTCTGTGCAACAGTTTTTGCGTTGTCTTTCAACAGACGGTTTGTTTCATTGTCGATCATATTCGACAGTTCGTTGTCTTTCTTCTGCTGTAGACTGATCAGATTAAGGCTCATCGTGTTTTTCCACGCTGGAATAACAACGGTATTAAGAGACTCAAACTTTTCAACAGTGTTCATATTGACTTTACGCATTGACGCAATTTGCGGTGCAGTCAGTTTTGCCAGTTGCACCAGACGGCGAAGTTTATCCGCTTGTTTGTCTAGTGCATCCGTGATGAGACGCTGTTCATCCAACACGTTAATTGGAGTATCAGGATTAGCCATTAGATTAGCCAATTTCTGTTCTTCAATTACTTTCACTTCATCCACATTAACCAGAATATCTTCCAGTTCATGTAGATATTCGATATTTGCATCGTATGCACTTTCAAGCCAAATGGCTTCACCACGCATACGATCAATACCAGTACTGAGAGTTCCAGTGATCTTTTCGATTTGGTCTTTGCTGGTTTCGAACTGATCGAGAACTTTTTGTTTAGTATCACCAAAGATGTTCCAAACACGTGCCAACATACCAGTACGTTGTTCACCCAGCTTGGTAATATCAACTTTACGGGTTAGGGTAAGAATGTTAGAAATACCTTCACCGAGTTCACCAGTATCTGCAACTTTAACTTTAGACAGAATTTCTTCTGAAAGTTTGCCAATGTTCTGACCCGCATCTGAACCCAGCGTATGGATGTTCGCAACGGTCAGTTCCATTGTAGTACCTTTTGCATCGCGTAATGCTGGTAACTGTTTTTCGGACTGACCAATTTCTTCTTGGTCAATAGTTACCGCTTCTGCTTGTTTAGTTGCAGCAGGTTTGCGTTTGGCACGAGTACTTTTTTTACGCTCTGGTTGTACTTCTTCAAAACCGTTGTTCACATCGTCAATAGCCATTATTTTAAATCCTTAATCTTTAATTAAATTAGAGTGCCGTTTTGATGTAGCTATTTTAGCAAGCACTCGCATGATCTGTCAAGGGTTTTTACTGGTTACTAGACAAATTTATTTGGTCTTCGTTACCATCATTACTTTCTTCATTTGAAGCCGTCTCAATAGGGGCTTCATTCCGGTATGCAAGGTTACGGATGATGTTAACTGTTTCATCATCAACTTTTTTCGATGCCTGATTTTGCAGTTTAACGATCAACAACGGAACAACAACTTCCTGTACTTCTTTCAGTTTGTTTAAATCTGAAAGGAACTTCTTATTAATCGTTGTTAGTGACATTTCGGAAATCTCCGTCGTCGCACGAATTTTCATCAAACGTTCCTGACGCAATTCGAACTCATACGGGTCTTCAGTATTGGCAATAACGTACTGGCATCCAGCGATTCCATGCTCAACAGAATCTTTAATATCCAAAAGATTTTGTTGAATACCTTTAAACACTTGCGACACACCACTAAAACGATCAGGGTCAATTGCAACTGCATTACGCAAAGTGTTAAGAATAGTACCTAATTCATCCTGCTTCACTACAACATCTTTCTTGTAACCAAAGATACGTTGTGTAAACGAAGGTTTCAACGGGAACATGCTTTCAAGTACTGAAGTCAGATTGTTGAATACGCCGTGAATGTAATCACTGTTGTTTTTCAGAGTCTGTACCAGTTTGATTTGCTCATCAGAAGACTTCTGAATACTGGACGTTATTTCCTGGCTACACACTTCGAAGTTATCAATCCAGTCCAGTACTTTTACCGGATGGAAGGTAGAAGCGTTGTTCTCAATTTTCATAATTGCAGGTAAACGTGGATCATCTTTTTGGATTTCCTTACGTTCATATACAATTGGTGCTGGCAGATCTGGAACTGTATTTTCCTGAACTACTGGCTTAGAACGACCTGCAAGATATTCCTGATATTCTTTTTGTAAAGTAGGAACTTGCAGTTCTGCAATCGAGATTTGCCCGAAGTAAATGTCATCTAACATCATTTCAAGTACACGAAGACGAGTACTATCGAAATAAATGTCATTCAGATCTAATGGACGAACATCAAAGATAGGCATACCGTTTGTATCATAAGTACGGCTGACAATAACGTTGAAGATATACTTCTTATTAACGTTTTTATCAAATACTTTTAACAACGAGTTACGAACATATTCGTAATCGAATTCTTGGATTTCGATATTTCGCCGCCCATCGTTGAAGAAATACTTGCCTTTCATTTTATAATTCTCGCAGTTAAATTAAAAAGTGGGAGATTAAATTTAATCTCCCCACTGGACTTAACGCCAGGTGATCTTAGCTACTGACGCAGTAGCGATGACGCGAAGTACCGTAAAATCTTTTTCTGGATTGTCCTGAGCAAGACGTGCTGCTTCAGCTTTAGCTGATGCTTCAGTACTGTGCTCTTTTGGACTTGCAGAGATGGAGCTACGACCAGTAGTTTTATCAGTACCAGCCACAATGTAATTACCAGATTTCATACTACATTTTCCTTTTTATATTGTCAAATTTAATTTTTATTTCAGAAGGTCACGCAAAACAGACATGTCACGTTCGTTGATACCAGCAGCAGAAAGTGCTGCAAATACGCCAGTGTCAGCAGTTTCTTCAGTCGCTCCGGTTGGAGCAGGGGCTGGGGCTGGAGCAACGTTAGCGGCTTTAACACCATGTTCTGCTTCCCATGCTTCTTTACGTGCCTTACGGCGTTGTTCGTACTTAGCTTTCTCTTTTGCTTCACGCTCTGGAGCTTTTGCCGCACGATCTGCCGCAATACGAGCCGCTTCAGCTTCGATGTTGGCCTGACGCTGTACAGCTACGCCTTTTGGAACAACTTCGAAATTATCAAAGATACCAGGGATGATAGTGACTTCTTTGGTTTCTTGATTTTTCACAACAGCATACAGAAGGTCAGAAAGATCCACTGCACGGAGATTGATGCCACCAACAGTACCAGATTCGTTAATTACGCTCTGAGTATATTCGATAACAGAATCTTGTTTTTCAATGTGCTGTACATTGGTTGCTTTGTAAGTAATACCATCGGTGTAAACAAAAGTTACGGTGTTCATTCTGATTCCTTTTTTTCTATATATAAAGTTTATTTTTTACTCAATAGAAGTTCACGGCTAATGCCGTTGTTTTCATGAGATTGATAATACTACAGAACTGCTTGTGTGTCAAGGAGAAAAACAAAAAAAGGACGAAAATTACGTCCTTTTTATATTCCAATGAAACGAGCTAACGGGAATGAACCTTTCCGGTACTGGAGATAGGTCATACATAGTTGCGTTTCTGAATTTAAGTATATATGTATTCTGTAAAATAGCAACAGCTTTTTGCATAGCTTGCATTGCACGTTCTTTCCAGAAATTAACATATGGCTCAGGGCATGACAAGTAATCATACTTATACATACCTAAGCTTGCTTGTATTAGTCTTTGTGGAGCTTCAGTCCTACCATCAACCAAACTTGCACCATGCTGAACAGAAGTCCATCCTGGAATTCCAGGTAATGAGCAAAATAAATCAAAATCCCTAATACTTACGCATTGTTCGGAATCAACAATTTGATTATGTATGACTGCTTCTTTGACAGTAGTATACAAATTAAAGTCCATATATGCTGGCTTGTTATCAAATATAGTTTGTAATTCATTATATGTTGTTGGTACTGGTAGTTCAGGCATCATCACACCGAATACTTCGATGCAAAATATTTTCCATAAACCCTTAGTAAAAGCCACCTCAGCCTCGTAAATTTCATCAATCAGAAATCTACCTCTAAGGTATTTCTCATTTATATAAACCTTACGGGCCAAATATGCTTTTAAAACCATTTCAGTACTTACATCATTTCTGTTAATCGTATCGTAATTTTTACCTATCCTGTTAATTTCGTAGGTTCTTACATACAATCGCTTACTTAAACCAACATTTCCTGTTTGGTGCAATTCTGTCTTAGTACTTTCATGAAGTGCCATTAACATGTTATAAACTTTCATTATCGTAGTACTACGTATTTCCCGTTGATACCAACAATATATTCATTTCCAGATTTAAGTACGTCATAGTTTTCACCAAGTACTGCACTTAAACGTGTTCCATCTAAAGAAATATCATCCTTTAGTAACTTCTGGACATATGATTCATTTACAACACCAGAACTCTTGCTATAGTGCAATTCAGTTCCATATACACTTTTTATTTTAATACTTTCATTAACAATTTCAACATTAACTGCGGCGAAATCAAAAAACTCTTTTAATTCTTCTTCATTCACTAATTCCATGTCATTGGTAATTTCATCAATATCCAAATCAATAGGATCGTTAACGCCGTACATTTGTAATTTCCAGCCTGGGTCTGGACAAATGTTTTCAATTGACTTCATCAAATCAATCAGTTTTGATGGGAATTCGCCATTACGTTCAAATTCAACAAATACTTGATAACGTCCGTCAACGTTTGGTGTTTCAGCAGCTTCAGTATCAATAACATCTACTGGTGAACGTTCGATGAATGAACTTAAATCATACGCTGCATCAAAGTTATCTAGTACTTGAAACAGTACGACGATATTTGCTTCATCAATTTTTGGTGTATATTCATCTACGCTTATAATAGGGTAGATTAAATCTTTAAGTACTAGTGGTCTTAACGCACGTTCATAAATTCTTTTAGTCATTATAGACCTCCCATTTGTTCATCATCGAATTGAATATCATCTGAACCATCATCCATTTGATTTGGATCTTGTTGCTCAGGGGCTTCCGCTCCAGGATTATCAGTATCATCTTGTAGTGAATTACTGTTGAAATCAGAAGACATTAATTTATATTCATCGAAACTTTCAGGGTTAACTAAACGGCGAGGAATCTGAAACTTCACTAGTAAAATTGCTTTCCGCTCATCTTTGGGTTTACGCATACTTGCAGAATTTCCTAACACACTTTGCATATCATCTTCACAACGAGGATGTGCAATAGGGGAAATTTCCCAATCAGGACGAACGAAAATTTTAGTACCTTGTTTTTCAAATATTTTAGTAGCTACAGGATCTGGAAAAGTATCATGGTCAAATTTCAATGTTAGTTCAACCCAATACTTAGAAACGATTGGCCCTTCTACAATTTCACCATAGATCCAGTTCTTGTACGCATACAAATCCATATTATCAAAATATTCTTCAACACCAAGTAGAATATCTAATAATCCGTCTTGGTCGTAAAGATTTTGAATTGCTTGTGAACTATCCATGTATATCTTTCCTTTAATAGTAATAATATAATCTTATTTACTAAAGGGAAAAGGGGATTACTCCCCTTTGATTTTATTGTCCAAATAGGTAAACATACCACGCCAATCTTCTACGTAGTTGTAGTTCGGATTATTTTTCTGTGATACGTTATGAGAACATTCTAGTACTACAGTATCTAATCCAACTTCTTTTGCAACGTCAATATTGACCAGATGATCATCGACTACAGTTACAACATCATAACGGTTTTGAAGAATCATATAAGTACCACGTTTGGTTTGATAGTTTTCAAGGATAATAATATCATCGAAAATATCACCAAACACATTAATTAGATTTACTTTTCGTAGTACTTCGCCATGACCAAATGTACCACTTTTTGTTACTACAATAAATGCAACATCTGGATAGCGTGAACGTAGTTCTTTCATTTTATCAACAACATATTCGTCCATTGGTTCTAATAGACCAAACTCATATGAATAAAAGTTGAAGTTCTTCAACAAATCCATGACTTGCTCAGCATCACAACATAACCAATCTTGTAAATTATATTGCTGTGGTTCACCAACAGTTTCAATATCGTAATATTTTTGAACGTATTTTTTAAAACCACCTAAGTGGTTTAGTAGAATCTCATCGCAATCCAAGATTACGGCTTTTTGCTTGCTTGTCATTTCTTCCCTTACATTTGGTCGTTGCAGATCAAATCCACTTCACAAAGAAGTGCAGATAGGTTCATCTCACGGTCAGAAACCGATGCTTGCTTAACTACTGCATCGCGAATCTTAACTTTGATCTTCATTTCTTTAATTTCATCTTTTGTGAACATATCAACATTGCGGTACAAGAATGAGAAGAAACCATCGATTTCATCTTCAGGAATATTCTGTACAATTTGTTCACGCATTTGACGGATGTTTCCTGCTTCTAGTGCTTCAATAATAGCTGCTCGATAACTTGCAGTACTATCAATTGAGTCTTCTAGCTTGACTAATTTACCATCAACAACTGAACTCTGGAGAGTGTTCAATGTTTTACGGAAATCAGGAAAAGTACATTTAATATACTTATCAACTAGATCTAGACTTTCTTCTGAATCTAGCTCTACACCTTCATTGACTAGAATTTCAATGATGCGAGTAGTAAAATCATCTGGATCGTGTTTTTCAATCATAATTGATTGTACACGAGAGATAATTGGTTTGAGAATTTTGTGTGGTTCATTTGATGTAAGAATAAAACGAGCATTCTCGTGATAATCTTCCATGATACGTTTTAGTGAACCTTGTGCCTTGATACCCATTTGTTCCATTTCTTCAAGAACAAAAATGCGGTAGTCACCAAATGCTGAAAGTCGTGCAGCAGCATCAATCTTTTCACGTACTGCATCCATACCTTCATCTGACATGTTAAGAATTGTTACATCAGATGGGTCAACAAAACCATTTTCCACTAACCCATTGATTAGTACTTTGATAGCTGAAGTTTTACCCGTACCTGCTGGTCCGAAGAACCCAATATGTGGAATCTGACCAGTTCTGATCCATTCTTCCATTTTTAGCTTAAACGCTGGGTTTTTAAACACATAGTCTTCAATACCATTTGGGCGATATTTCTCAGTCCATAGAGTGGTGGTCATGCTTATTCCTTGTTTTCATTAATCCATTCTGGATATAGTAATGCTGTAAATATTTCTTCTGTCATTTCGATCTGGTCTAGCAAGTACTCTAACGTGTTAGCCATTTTTGGGTTTTCAAGTCCTTGATTTTTTATGTTCGATGCTGAAACCAGCATTGTCTTAAACAAATCTTCACTTACTTCAAATACCCTAGAACGGTTTTTTGTTGCCTGAAAATAAAATTTACCAGACTTGTTAGTACTTGTTAATTTTACATCATAAAAATTAAATTTATTATCTGCGGTTATGCTCATATAATTTCGACAAAAAGAAAGCCCTGACTATGCAGGGCAATATGTTAGTATCCTAGACCTAAGAAGTCTGGACGTTCATCAGCAGCAGCGAGAACGCCTTTTGGATAATCTACTAAATTTAATGATACTTCATCCACGGTAATAGTTCTTGACCATCTACCATGTGCAACTAAAATCCAGTCGCCTGGTTTTAGTTCAGTAATATCTTCACCAACGGAATATACCTTAGCCCAACGGCTATGTACTCCGCGAACAGTACCGTCATCATTACGAAGAACGATACCAGATTTTAATTTTTGTTCACCAATATCTAAATCAGATACTAGAACTTTGCCTTTACAAGCGGTAAGTACTTTTGACTCCATTTCGATTTCCTTATTCTTGTTCTGCGTCGTCTTTTGCGACTTTAGCACGTTTTACTGGTGCTTTCTTCTCAGGTTCAATTGCATCTCCGGTTGGAGTACTTTCAAACTGTGAATCATCAAAGCCAGTATCTGCAAAATCCATTGGATCGCCCATTTGCGGAGCCATAGAATGGCTTTGATGCTCTGGACTAATATCAGGTTTTTGCATTTCACGTTCACGCTCAGCAAGTAATTCTTCACGCTTCTTAATAACTGTGCCGCCACGACCGATAATATCACCACGAGCATTCATATTGGCATTACCAATTGCTACGCTGTGTTGGTGTTGAAACTTCAACATTTCCATATCGATCTTCTGACCGCGATAGCTAGTGTGTTTTTTCATAAAAATCCCTTTTCACTCTTATAGGTACATTATACCATAATTTTTGTTACCATTTCAAAAATTCGTTAACATCTAAATCGTATTTAATAGAATCAACCAAGTGTAATCCAATCAAATACAAACAGTAGCTGCTCACTGAACTTCCACGACCTAATCCCCAAAAAATATTATGTTCTTCGAGATAATCCACTAGCCATATCATACAACGTAGTAGTTTTGTCATGTTGTAGTTTTCGAACAGACTTAATTCATATAGTACTCGGTCACGCTGTTCATCAGTACTACACAAATTAAGAAAATAGTCTTCGAGATTGATTTTGTCATATACAGGATCATAACGCCACAATTCATGATTTTTATCATGTTCTATGGTATAATCTAGCATACGTTCTTCTAATCCGAACTTTTTACAGTTGTCGTTGAACTTCAAACGTTCAGCTTCATCTTGCTCATTCAGTTGAATGTAAGTTATATCTGCACCGCAGTTTATAGCATAAACCACGGCATTCAGATCTAAACGAACATCACCATCCTGGCTTATAGTTCTGTTTCCTTGTACCTTCATTTTTCTTATCATCTGTTGAGTTGTTATAACTATCCGAATCAAATACACAATTGTTATTTTCTTTCTGTATCTCAGCCAAATCTACTTTAGCTTGGCGAGTACGCAATTCTTCTTCACAGCATTGAATCAAAGTAAACATCGATTGTATAACTTCGTATTGTATACCAGCAGCACGTGCCGATGCAATACGCATTGAAACTTCATTTATTTTGTCATGAAGTTCCTGATTACTTAACGATGAAGGATCAAAAAACGGATGGAACATAAATCCTCCTTATTGAAATAGGTTTGGCACTTTTAACGATGCCGAAAAGTTTTCTCTTACATAGTGTTGAGAGTCCTGAACAAAGTAGCTGAATTCTACACCAGTTACTTCAAACTCGTAGTTTAATAATGCACCATGTTCATTATTCTGAATCAACGTATTAAAGAACGCTTCGCCTTGTCCTGGTTGCAGATATGCAACAACGATGCAAGGAAAATACATTGCTTTAATATTGTCTTCTACGTATGGATGGTTCATAAAGCGAGGAACAGTATCAAGCATTTCTTCTGTTAATCCATTAATTGCATCTACAAACACACCGCGATTGTTTAAATCGGTTGGGTCAGTTAGAAGGTTTATGGTATCTTCGCCAACAACATTAAAAATATTTTGACGTAAACCATAAATTTCAGAAATAACAGAACTTGAATAATCGGTGTAAACTAGTGGGTTTAAACTTAAACCAACTTGTGTACCTTCTGGATGCAACTCTCTGTACAGAACATCATACAGAACATTTCCCATATTGTCAAGGGCAGAACGCACTTTATAATTACCAAGTACTAAACGGAATGAACCGTCTGGCGTTGGAGCACCACCAACCGTATCTATAATACCATTACGTAGTTTAGTTACAGTTGATTTCAATCCTGACCAGTCTTTAGATGGATCGACAAAGTTTTCCTTTAATAGTATTCGTGGAACTTTTCTAACACCATAATTTGGGTCGGATTGGCGATAATATCTTGCTCGGCTAAATGATGGCGAAGCAATAATACTAAACCACGCACGTTCTAATGTTAATGATGGTTGAATTTCTGCTTTCATAAAATTCTCACCAAACCCACGAATTATACGTAGTTTAAATCTTTGAGTCAAACTTTTTCCATTTTTTCCAGTAGCCACAACATCGAATTCTAATGGTATATCATCATTTGCTGTAAAATCCGCACTCATTGCATAGGCAGTACCGATCAAATATCCATCAGCAGTTAAATCTAAACCATATTTTAAAATGTCATTTGGTGAAGTTTTATGATTTATTTCATAAGAAATTAAATCTGAACCATTTGCGACAATTTTTGGATATTTGGTATGACCAAAATATTCCCCAACATGAATCTCACCTAGATTAGAATCTGTTTCGAATGAAATATCAGTACCTGTACTATCATTTACTACAATACGAAATACCCTAGTATTATTGATTATACCTGAACCCAATGATTCGTTATATAATCCTAAATCATACCATCTTTCTGGATTATATTCAGTAAAGTTTGAGCCTTCAAATGTTGTTTCTGAGACAACGTATGGATAAACAGTTGTATCTTTTAGTTGATATAAATGTGCAGGATTTGGTTTTTCATGCAAAGTACTATTGTCATCTGGACAAATCCATGTTTGATATGCACGGAATCTTTTTCCAACAAAATATGCATCTTCTTGAGAAGTATAATATCTTTTTACTGAAACTATACGAACTTTTATATATGCATCAATTGGGTCAGAATCGTACAACATTGTTTGGACTATTTGACCGTTGTTGCCATTAAATTTTAAACCACTATTAACTAAGTTACCAGTACTATCACGAATTAGCAAAGGTATTTCTTCCTGCAATCCATTAGATAAATCTGGAACAATAACAGTACCAGAACCAGTAATATGAGTAGATGGCATTTCACCAGGACTCATCGTTAATATTTCATATGCTGGCATAAACACGTTAGTTTTGCCATTAATGGTTTGACTTTTTCCGAATGCTTGCACGAACAAGCGACTTTCTGCACCATAGCCGATTCCACCAATTGTGTATAAATTGGAGCCGTGTGTAGTCAATCCTGGAGTTAACCAAACTTCATTGATTGTATTATAGTTAAGTATTTGTGTTGTAGTACCAAGTATACCGCTTGAAACAGTATTTGCAACTTGGTTATCAACGATTGTAATAACATTGATGCTGTCAATATTAAATGTTAATGATTCTGGACCATCCCAAATGCCATCTTGAGGACATTCTATTTTGAAATAAAATGCATCAATATATGTAGTACTAGAACTTAATTGAAATTGTTTTCGGTTAAGTTTAATTACATGTGTTCCTGCAATTGTGTTTGATCCAGTTCCGGCTGTGCCAATAGGAACTAATGTAGAAGTACTTTCACCTACAGTAACAATATAATCACGTTCTTCATAAGTTTCACCATTAGGAACTACATTGAATTTTAATTCGATATATTCATTGCTCGCAATTTCATATGTGTCATTTTGCGAAGTGGTTTGACTTTTAGATAAACGAAGTTTAAAGTAAGTGGTCTGTCCTTCTTGAATTGTATTGGTGTCAGCGATCAAATCCCATTGGGGTTCGAAGTTTGCCATATCTAATCTCCAAAACATAAAAAGCTTTGTCGTATTTATGATATAGCTTTAATTAAAAATAAAGGACGCATAAGCGTCCTTTTTATTAATCTTCTTCAGGTAGTGTGAAATTCATGTTCTTTAATTCTACAAGTTCTTGTTTGTAGATATTCCAGATTTTATCATGATTCGCAAGTAAATCATTATACTCATCCATCTTCGCTAAAGCATCTTCAATATCTTGAAGTACTTTATCATAGTTTTCCTGAGTCCAACGATAGCTTGGGAAATTCACAATATTTTGAATGTTATCATCTGATGCTTGAATTTCGTCATTTAGTGCAGTAACAAAATCAACAACTTCAGCACGGTTTTTAAAGGACTTGATTTTAGCCATCATATCATTATCAAAGCATTCTTTGACAAGAATTTTATACCGCACTTCTGCATCTGCATCAGAGAGTAGTTTTTCATAACGTTTAATGTAATATTTGAATCGGAACTGAACGAAGTCTCGGATAATACCTTGAACATCGTCGTAACTTTTTACTTTTCCGTTTTCACCTAAAACATTAAGGGTATGTGCCAACTTTGTTGAAATGGAAAAATACTCAAGTACATCCATTTCTTGCCATGATCCAGAAAGACCACGTGGTAATTTTATTGTAATATCTACCTTACCAGAACTGTTATCTTCGTAGCTGCGAATTTTACCAGAATCTTCCATCTCAATCAAATCTTCAACGAATTTTTCTAGTTTCATACGAGGTGCTAGACCAGTAATACGAACAGTACTTGCATCGATTACTTCAGCTTTACCGAAGAATGTATACTTACCTTCGCCTCGGTCTTCAACGTAATCATTCGCACCATAGCTTGCGTAGTATGGAGTCATTGGTAGAAGTTCTTTTCCTTCGATTGCACGAATTGTATTATCAATAATATCGTTCATGCGATATGGGAAGATAAAACTTTTATATGCAGTAGCAGTACCATCTACACCTAATAGTGCAAGTGGAATTAATGGTAGAAAGAACTTAGGTTCCATCGTTGTACCATCATAGTTTTCCTGCATAGGAACTACATCTAAATCACGAAGTACTAAAGCTTCGGTGATTTTTGTTTTCTTCACATAAGTATAACGTGGACTTGCAGGAGTTGGGTTAACCTGTGTACCAAAACCACCACGTTTGCCAATTAGTGGGTAGTTGTTTACTACTGGACTCGCTAGGTTCTGAAGTGTACCACTAGCTGATGCATCGCCATGAAGATAAATGCCATCGCTAATCATACGACCCGCACAAGATACAGTTTTAATTTCTCCACTAATTTTACTTAGAGTGAAAATAGCTTTACGCTGTGAGTTTTTAAAACCATCAATACCAGGTAAGGAACGATCAAAAGTACTTAATGCGTACTCTAGTGATGATTGGTTAATGTAATCTGAACTTTGATAGTCCAGAAGTGTTAGTTCATTTGGAACAATTTCTTTTGCTTGTTTTGTTTTACGCATTCCGTTTGCCTCTTTGTTATTTCGGGGGTACTTAGTGTACCCCACTAATGATTAGTCTTCGCGTGTCCACTCTTTACGGTCATCTGCACGTTCTTTATTGAAGATTAGATCTAATGTTTCTTTTAGATTACCATCATCAACAATTGCAACAGCTACGCCATTTGCAAGTGCATCCCTGAAGTTAGAAACTTCTAGTGTACCAAGACCTTTTGCACGAGTTGCTTTCCAACCTTTCCATTCTTCTGGATTGTACTCATGGACGTTATGACCATAGAAGTACTTGGATTCTTTACCTTTTTCCAAAATAATAAATGGTGTTTTAAAGATATACACAAATGGATTGCTTTCATCTTCGAACAGTTCAGGCCAGAATTTATATAGGAAGTTCACAACTAGAGCACCGATGTTTTTACCATCCTCATCTTCGTCAGCACAGATGTAAAGTTTACCGTAATTCATATTTTCACGAATAGCTTTTTCACCAGGAACAATATTTAGCGAAGCCATAATATCATGTAGTGCATCAGATGCCATTAGGTCTTTAGTTTTTTCTTTACCATTCACGTTCATAATTTTACCACGTAGTGGTAGAATACCATGAATAGCAGAGTTGCGAGCAGCAGTCATTGAACTTACCGCAGAATCACCTTCTGCAATTAGAAGAATGCAGTCCATACGGTTTGAACCGTTTGCATCGCGTAGTTTAGCTACTTTCCCTTTTAGGAGACGTTTAGCCATTTTACGATCTTCATCTGCATCTTTCTTATTAGTACGTTCAGCACAGCGAGCATAAATTTCTTCAACCCACTCTGAATTCTTCTTCACAAGTTCGTTAAAGAATTCTTCGTTTAGTGCATTCTGTACTGGTTTAATGACATTCTCATTAGTTAACTTCGTTTTGATTTGAGAGTTGAATGTTGGAGTATTCATCTTAGTGACGTTATAAATCAACAAACCTTCTTCAACATCAGAACGGTTAGGAGTCATTTTCTTTTGTTTAGATTTACGTTCAAGAGCTTTAATCACACCAAGTGCGAATTTTTGCTGGAACGTATCTAAATGCGTACCACCTTCAAGTGAAGGTGCGTTATTCACAAGACCCTGCATATGTAGGTTCTTGCTTAATCCACTCACTGCATTTGGAACAATATAGAAAGTACTGTCAAGTCCAATCTCACTATCCTCAACTTTAAGTGTCATAGTGTTTTTAGTAGTAGCGAATAAGCCTTTTTTATTCACTGTAATACGTTGGTCATTCAAAAAGATTTTGTACGTTGGGTTAGCAGCGGCAATTTCTTTTAGGATGCTGTACACAAGTTGTGTAGGTAACGTATGTGTATGGAACACAGATTTACTTATTTTAAATCGTACTGTAGTACCAGTTTTATCAGCTTTTACTTTACGAATACTTGGTTCTTCAATCCCAAGTTCAGGGAACATGTTAGTTCCTTCTGTGAACTTCTGAGTGAATTTATAGATACCGTCATATTCAGTATTTGCTTTATCTGTTTTGTATGGTTTACCTGTTCTGTGAATTTCTAATTCAGCTTTTTCGCTAACGATCATAACTACTGAACCGCCTAGACCGTTCATACCGACAACGTTGTTACGTTCATCATCATTAAAGTTACGACCAGTTTTCATTTCGGTCAATACCATAGTACACAAATGTTTCTGTGTTTCTGGTACGTAGTCAATTGGAATACCACGACCGTTGTCGCTAATTTCGAATTCAAGTTCATCTTCATTGTACATAACACGAAGTACTGGATCTTTCGTTCCAGCTTTTACGAATTCATCCAATGAGTTATCCACGATTTCGCGGAAAGATGTTAATAGAGCAGGAACCCAACCTAAGTTTTGCACGTTGTAACCATCTTCTCCAAATAGAAGTACTGGTTGTTCGTGTTCTGATTTCGAACCCAAATACATTTCAGTACGGATACGAGCATGTTGATATTCAGTTAGTTGTTGAACACCATGTTCAGCGAGAACAGAACTTTTCTTTTCCTTTGCCATTTTAATTCCCTTTATTGTTTCTTAGCCAATACATTATAGCATAATTTGTTTCTTTGTTTCAAAAAAATAACGACGCTCTAGGGCGTCGTTAATATTTATAGTAGAACTAATAGTGCAATAATTGCATAATGTGTCAAGTGATGTGCCATTTGGTCTAAACCTAAGTACCACCAAAATTTAGGCTCACTGTGATTTGTAGAACGGGAAGCTTCAACTTTTACTTTATCAACAATGAAGTGTACGGTAAAATCGAGAAGTGCTACAGCAATTGCAATCCAAAATCCGAAAAATACTGAAATCAGAAATGTTCCGAGAAGATGCATACCAGCATGTGCTGCAAGAGGAAGTTCCCAACCTTCTTGTTTAAATTTGCCTAACATGTAACGCCCCTGAAGTGGGTAATCACAAACAAAATGTTTAATTTGAAATAAAATTAATAGTAAAAATATTGTGCCTATCATTTAATTGCCTTATTTGACTAGTAAGAATTGGAACTGCGATTGTGGAGAACCTTCTTCATCACTCCAGTACTTATGGAATTTTTCTGGTGTAGCTTGTTGAAGTACTTCATCATTTGCTACCACAAATACTTTGTGTGATTGGATTAAACGTTTCCAGAATTTAATTGCATCATCCGACTGCAACCGCCCGCTTAGGATTGGTGTACCTTCGACTTTTACAATATCCATAAACATTTGATATACTACACCCTTGACATGACGACTTGATGCAGTAACATCAACATTGAACCATCCGTGGTGTTCATGACCTTCAACCGCAGCTAATGCTTCACCGGTATCATTGTCATAAGCCATATATCCATCTGGCCCTTTATAAGTTGTCCATTCACCATGATCTTTAACTGGTGTCATATTCTTATATGGACTTTTCCTTGCACTGTTATCAACATATACTTGTGGGTCCATACCCATAAACGAATCATATTGTAGAGGCATTTCAGATAATCTCTCAGTACTTGTTCCTGCATTTACAGGGGCAGATTTTTGTCCAGATTCAACTGGCTTACCTTGTAGATCATATTCTTGTTCTTCATCAGCATCTTCATCAAGAACACCTTTATTAATAAGTTCTTGATCATTTGCATCATCAATATCATGTTCTAGTTCTGCATTCTGAACTATGTCAGCTAAACTACGCATACTAGATTCTTCAACTGGTTCTTCATACAATTCATTTAAGTAATCGGCATACTGTTTTATTGATTCAACAGTAAACTGATCATTTGTGATGTGTTTCAACATCTTGTTTATCATTTTCGTATTTGTTTTATTACTGAAATAGAAACTAATAAGCGTTTCAAAACATTTCCTTAGTTCTTTCTGTTTGCATCGTGTCATTCCATCACTATATCCAACAAAATAGTCTTTACCACCTTCTTGAATATACATATGCTGACGTGCACCATTAAAAGATACCCAAACGTTTCCATCTTCTTCATCGTATTGAGCAGAAACTTTTTTATTCGAATCAGTATTGAACATTTCTTCTGTTTCAATTACGTCATTAATATCATAATATGCACTTTCTAAATTTACATTAGGAATCTGATCTTGCTCAATTCTGTCTTTAAGTTTATGTACTGTTTGAAGATTAGTGAAATATGCTACATCAGGAATTAAACTTTTAAGATCTTCAGGTCGTAACTCTATATGAAACGATTTCTCTTTATTACCTGGTACTCTAAGATACATATGAGCACCACCATTAGAAGCTTGTTCGAAAATAATTTCCCCGTAATCACGTTTGAAAATAAGTTCTTTAATATCATCATAATATCCCATGACTCTTGGTGATTCACCGTAGTATCGATTTATTGATAACCACAAATCTCCTAGTAGTGAATCGCCAGGTTCTGGATATTCTAACATTCTTGCATGATTGTCAGTATCTTCAAAATCGTCTTTCTCAGTCCTATCCAACTTACCGCTGTCACTTTGATCTGCAAACTCATTCTCGTAGAAATCACTAACTTCACGATAAATTAACTTCATAGCCTTATTAGCTCGGTCATCGTGTTGGTACTTTCTAAGTGCTTGGATAATAGTTCCTTTGTGTGTCGATAACGCATACTTAATAGCACTACTTATATCTTTTGTTTTGGAACCAGTAAGCTCATCAGGATTTTCGTTAAGCCAGTTTTTTGCATAGTTCGCTAAATCTTTTACTTGAGTACCAAATTCAACCCCACTTGCATAATATGCATCACCGTGGTCAGAATAACCGGGTTTTTGTTCAACTTGTTTATCATGTTTATTCAAACGACCAAGTACTGCATTCTGCATTGCATGTTGTAATTCATGTTCTACGGTTCCAGGAACACGTGACATGGTATTTGCAATTTCTTCAACTGTTCTATTTTTGAAGTCATGATAATATGATGGTATTGCAATAGTCTGAATATTTAAACTACCAGTGTGATTATCTTGACTACTTCCATAGATTCCAGAAACTTGATTACTTAGCAAAATTCTCAATTTCAAGTTTGATAATGAATCCTTTACACCCTCACGGTTTTTAAGACTTTGTGGAAGTTCGTTAAATACGGTTTCGGTATCTACATTAACAGTACTAATACTGTTTATATATTTTTTCATCGCCGCTTGTGATAGTACAGAAGCATTATATTTGTTCTGATAACGTTTTAAGAATGTGTTTAATGCAGTTACCTGTTCAGAATAACCAGCTTCAGATAGTTCTTTTTGTCTCATCACACCCATTGTTAATAGAATGGAGCAAACAATACGCTGAAACTGTTTTAATAATGTTGGAGGTACTTTTAAAATACCTACACCACTTGCTTCATTGATAAGTTCTTCAGTAACATGTTCTGGTGCATCGGAACCTTTTTTCAAGGTTCCTTCTTTTTTATCAGCTTGATTAAAATCATGAGCTACATCTTGTGGTATACCTGCATCTTTTGCAATCTCTGGATTGTGTGCAGCAGCCGCCATCAAATGAGCTTGAGCCTTTGATTTGCTTGGCATTATAATCTCCTTAAACTTGCCATAACCTCAACGTATAAAGTATCCTTGTTGAGTATTTGATCAACTTCGTCAGGGTAGTTAGAATAGAAACGTATAATCATTTGGAAAGCAACTAAAAATTGTTTTAACGTCCAAACATAAAATACTTTATTCTCACCGTCCATGTTAATATCAACTTTTTCAGAACTATCCTCTACTTTACTAATCGTGAAGGTATGATTCATTGCATTGAAAGAGTTGTCGCCAGTTATTTCAAATGGAACATTCATTTGTTTCGCATCATCTGATAATGACTGTATAACATCATGAAGTGATTCTTTGGTCACTTCTTTTCGCTGACCAGTAATAAATTCTATATCATCAATAATATCACTTGCATCGTACCATGCATTTGTTGAGATTATCCCAAAAAGATTTAGTACTTCTTTTGCGTTAAGCTTTTCCATTTCCTGATATTCTGGATCTGTTGAATATATATTTAGATAGTATCCATCCTTCTTAATTGAGTTTTTACTTAGCTCAATTCTCCATCTTTCATTTTTGTTATAGTTCACTGAACTTATAGATAGGGAACTAATAGAATCCAACGACCGACCGAATGCTTTAACTTTATAATCATCTTTATTATACATTAATTTGTATACTGAAAGCATTATGTCAATATTTGTTTCTAGTTCTTCTGGCTCAATTTCAGTGAATGCATAGTCTATTCCCTTTTCTTTATAGCTGTCATAAATCGGAGAAACGTACTTGTATACAGCAGATAATGCTTTTTTGTACAATTCTGGTTTCTTACGATAAAGATGAGTTAGGAATAATCTAGCTGAAGTGTCTCTCTGCACTACAATTTTTATAGCATCGTTGATGGCTTTATTTTTATCAGGATTTAGTTCATCTTTCAAAGTACTTTTTTCTAGTTCTAGATTTACTGAATCAATAACATTACCTAACTGTGGTGTATATTCTATTCCACTGGTATAGTATTCTTCGTAGTTTTCTTCATGTTTATCATAACCATCATTTCTGTGCAATTGTTTATCATTATTGCTGATATTTTTAATCGCCATCGATTGAACAACATGTTGCAATTCATGATAAGTAGTACTCATAATATCGCTTGCGTTTTCAAGAAATGAAGGTCTTGGTCCCAATCTACCAACAACAACTGTAACTAAGTGTGAATAACTACCGTGTTGTTCTTTTGAGCCAGCCATTCCTCTACCTGAACTTGCAATTAGTAATGATAGTTTCAATCTATCTTTTAGTAATGATACAAGACCTGGATTTACGCCTTTGTAGTTTAACTCGCTAAAGAATTTCTCTACATCGAATGGAATATCAATACTTTTATCTATAAGATTATTTGCAGTTTCAGCAGAAATGTTTTTCGCCCCGTATTGTGAACGAAGCTTTCCTAAAGTGTTTTTAGCATCTTGGATAATTTTTTCGCGTTCTTCTTGACTCATATTAGGAGATACGAATAAATCTAATCTATCCAAGTACTGTTTAATTTTAAAGTACAAGTACGAGGCAACGTACATATTCACCTTGTTTAAGATTTCAGGTGGTACTTTAATGATTGCTTCCTGAAGCTGATTATATCTCATCATCTTTCCCCTTTAACTTAATCATACGTTTCGCAATATCAGTCATCTTTTGACTGATTTCACGTTTAGCAACTCGACCAGTACGTTTATTTTTCCATTGTTTACCCTGGAAGGTATAAGTATCACCATCTGGTGCACGGAATTCATGACCAACTGGAACTTCAACGGTTTTTAATACATCTGGTTTCAATGCATCTTCCCATTCACCAGTTTCAACATTATATTTCAAACGTGGTTTTACGGCATCAGGGTTCGTATCAAATTTGTGTTGTGGGATTGATTTAACTTGACGGTACGGATATTTGTCACGGATGTAACGCCACAAGAACTTTCCTTTACTGTCAACTTTCAACATTTGACGTACTAGTGCTTCCGGTACGTTGTCATATTCATAAGTACTGCCATTTTTAAAGGTAATGTATAATTCTTTTCCGTTATGTTCTATCGTCTGTAAGTGTGATGATTCTACATCGGTAGGAGCGATTGCTTCAAGAATAGCTTTTAATAATTCTTTTTTGTGCATAATAAAAAAACTCCAAGGTTAATTTTGAGTATTTATCTCTCTAAACCTTGGAGTTTTAAATTTTAAAGATCTTCTGGATGATCGCGACGAATTAGTTGTTCTATAACTTCTAGACTATCCATAGAATTAGATTTATAAACGGGAATAATATCTGTTTCCATATCTTGCTGCATTTGCATATTTGCAGTTTCAACCATACATGCAAAAGTATGTGCAATCTCGTAAGTATAAGTGCCTACGACACACAACCCTTCATATTTGATTGTATCTACAATGTTGTGTGCTTCTTCAATATCTTTACGGAAAATGTCGGTAACGATATTTAAAACGTAGTCATCACTTGTGCTTGCAGTGTTGATTAGAGCAAGATTATATTTTGGAACATTCAGTACTTTATTAATTGGATGTTCTTTTAAAAACGCATTCAAACCATGTTTGATTGCTTCAATCTCATTAATATCAAATGAGTCTTTAATAGTTGAAACATATTCAGTAATATCACTTGAACCAGCAATGTAATATACTGAATCTTTGTAAGAAGCCTTTACCACGTCCATAGCAGGTAGGGAAAATACTTCACGCACAATATTTTTCATAATAATACTCCAGTTATTTTATCAGGGTGTAAAAAATTATTTAGCACCCCGTCTATTATCTACTACTTATTTGGCCTTAACTGTGCAGGTAATGTTATTACCCTGTACTGCAATGTTCTGAACAAAATCAGTTTCATTTAAACGAGCAACAAATTCATTCATCTTTTGAATGTTCGTCTGAATGACAGAAGGATTTGAATGTGCACGACCTTGCATTTTCATGACAATACGTACATGTTTACCTTCAGAAATAAATTTCTGTGCAGACTTAGCTTTAGTACCAAGATCGTTATCTTGAGTATTGTAAGCAATCTGTACTTCTTTTACCTGAATTGCAGTTTCACGCTGTTTCTTCTTGTTAGATTTTTCAGCTTGTTTTTGCTCATACAAGTATTTGTTCAAATCCATAATTTTTACTACAGGAATATCTTGATCAGATACTTGGATAAGATCCATCTCTTTACTGTACGCAAGATTTAATGCGGCAGCAATTGCCATTACTTGGCTAGAACCTTCTTCAACGACACGAACGTTCTTCGCAGTAATTTTTTCGTTGGCAATAACAGATTTCATATAAAGTTTATAACTCCAAAAGGGTGTTTTAATAAAAAAGATTGTATCATCGATACACTCTGAGTCAAGCAATTACTTGCCTGAGTTTGCATCTTTCAACGCTTTGCATATTTCTTGTGCAAATTTAAGATTTGCGATAGCGGTATCCGATACAGTACGGATACGGGCATTTGGAGCCTCTTGCGACATTTTTTCTAAATCAAAAATGATTTTGTCAAATGTTTCTACGTCTTCGAGAATTCGATCATAAAATGTTTTGCTGTCCATTTTAAACTCCATTTATAATGTTAAGCAGATTTAATTTCAATATATGCAACAGTACTTTCTACTTCTGCATCAGGTACAGTTACGTAGATAGTTTCTAATTCACGGAAGGTTTCAGTGTCTGAAGAACCTGGGAATTTAGAACGGCTATATGTTTTTTGAACTTCAAAGAATTCATCTTTAAGTTCTGCGGCGAGAGCGGCATCGATGATTCCTTTGATGACTCCAGCAGCAGCAGTGAAACGATCCGCTTCATCTGGTGCAGTTTCAAGGGTGCTTAGGAATGGTTCGATGCTGATGTATCCAACAACAATTTCAGCGTTTGCTGGTACATTTGCGGCGGTTCCTGCGGTTCCAAAGTTGATTTTAAAATATACAGGTACAGCTAGTTCGCTAAGCTTACGCTCGATGTGTTTAAGTCTAACAAAAGCTTTAGCCTTTGTCAAGGTCTGTGCATCAGTTGGTGCAGTGGTGCTTGTGTTGTCGTAGTCAGAGTACTGGAAAAATTTCTGGTTGTCAAGCACTTGACCCGATACTTTAATACTAAATGCGTTAAATAAATTGTTCATTATATTCTCCATAAACAGAACTTTCTATTATTTATAATACGTATTTAATAATGAACGTCAGAAACGCCCATTAGAATCTGCCATTTTTACGTAGCATTACCGTATAACGAGGACGAGTTAATGCAGTGTAAAGAATACGACATTTGGTATCGTTATTAGGAATACGTTCAATGAAATCGGTATCGAACCAAATATTATTAAAAGTACTTCCCTGTGACTTGTGAGCCGTTGTTGCATATGGGTAGTTAATTACGTTAATCTTATTTTTGATAACATAATAATCCTGCCACATGTAAGGCTTCTTCGTTAACGGATTTTCCTCTTTCTTCTCAATTTTGAGAACCAGATCTTCAAGATACGCATCTAGCTTCATGCGAGAATACGGCCCGACTCCTAGTAAATAGTTTCCGTTTGGTAGTTTGAATTGCCAACAATCTATACCCAAGAATGATTCCTTGCGTATTTCTGGACACTGAATTATTTCCTGTACCGTATAAGGACAGTTTTCAGTAGTGGTTTCAAATACAATTGGTTCACCTGGAATGAATTCTTCTTCTGTATGTTCACTGAACACTTCATTGCGAATATACATGTTAGCAAAGTTTACACGATAGTTCGTGTAAGCAATGATTTTATTTTCCTGAACGAAATCATAAATCTTTTTAGCTGAACCTTTACTTTCGTTAATATATTCCTTATACACATCCAAAAATGTCATTTCATCATCAATTGGCATTATCGTTTCAGAACCATCAATTGCATTTAGTATAGTCATTGGGTCACGACCAGTACCGATACATTCACGAATTTGAGTTGCAATGTTGATGATTGGATTATCCAATGCCTGGCGAAGTACTTCATCAAGCTTGTACTGTAAACGGATATTAAATGTTGGGCTTAATTTAGTCTCACCCGATGTTCCTTCAGTTTCTACTGGTGGTAATTGACAATCATCACCAATAAAAACTACTGCACGACGAACCCTGTGAATTTGATTCAAAATGTGTGTATACATTTCTTCAGAAATCATACTACATTCATCAACGAATAGTACATCAACCATAGCCGTACTATTAGGTGATCGCGGGTCATGCTTTAGTACTTGACGATTCTTTTCATATTGAAGCTTCAAACCTAGAAAAGAGTGAATAGTACTAATGAGTGCATCTTCTTTAGTTACTCCAGTATTCAAAAGCATCTTTCTCAGTACTGAGTTTGCTTTATGTGTTGGAGAAGTTACTGCAATGTTATATCCCTGGTAGATACTTTCAATGATTTTGGAAACAAGAGTACTTTTACCAGTACCTGCATTACCAACAATAACTGCTTCAATTCTTCCAGGAAAGTTGTTAATTTTATCAATTAGATCATCAAAAATATATTGTTGCTTGTCCGTAAGCGTAATACTCATTTCATCTCCCTTGCGGCAGCTTTTGCTAATACATCTGCCATTTCATTATACACATTACCAGAGTGTCCGTACTCGTGAGTATATGTGCATTCATTTCCAATCTCATCTAGCATTTGCCAGAGTTCAAGGTTCTCAACTGGTTTGCCCTTAGACGTTCGCCAGTTTTTCTTCTTCCAATTATGCCGCCACGAAGTCATGCCTTGTACAACATAATTTGAATCAGTGTAAACGTGTATCGTACCTTCATATTTTAATTCAGTACGGATAAAGGAAATAGCAGCAATTGTAGCTGTTAATTCCATAATGTTATTTGTGGTGAGTTTTTCACCGAACGACAATTGGTGAAGTACTTTGTCATTATTGACAATAACTATACCAACGCCTCCTGGCCCTGGATTTCCTAAACATGAACCATCACAATGTACTTCCATTTAAATCCACCTTACGCAATCACTTGAAAAAATAGTTTCTGCTTTTGCAAAATACGTTACTACAATTCCATCTGCAAGTTGCTTTGTGGATTTTGGAATAAAGGTTGGAACACTTGAATGAATATCAAAAAACGTATCACATTCAAAGTCACCATCAATCTGACTAAGAATTACTTCATCAACGAATGGCAAAGCTGCATGATAGATAGTACTACCACCAATAACAACAATATTATCATTATATCTTAGAAAATCAGAAAGACTATTCTTGTGAATAAAGATTACATCTTTGTGTTGATTGATAATATCATCTGATACATTACGTGTAGTTACGACAATATTCAAACGTTCAGGTAATGGTTTACGCGGTAAACTTTCCCAAGTTTTGTATCCCATAAGAACTTTTTTACCAACAGTTTCTTCTTTGAAATGTTTAAAGTCCTCAGTACTATGCCAAGGAATAGAACCATCTTTACCAATACCATGTTTGGAATCAGTGCATAAAATCATTTTGTTCATTTAACTTGTGCCTTTACTTTCTTATTTGTTTGGATCATCATCCACATACGAAGCATTAGTACACCAGAAATCGCTATTACTAAAGAGTAATTATGAGCTAATAGAACTAATAAAATAGTATGTGCAAAATATGACATGCAGTAGTTGATTACTCGGTTATTAAAGTCTTCACCGAATACAAGCTCAACCCCTTCTTTTTGTTTAGATGTAACTTTTGGATAATCAGTCGTTACACGTCTAATTAACATTGTTATAGTAATAGCTCCGACACAAAGTACTCCGTACCATATCGAAACCATAGTTGTTGTACCGTATGCAATAATTAAGTAAGAAAAAATTAGCATCAGTATATTATAAATAGTTGTAATCATAAACGCTCTTGTTTAGTTATGTTTAATACATTATATCATAATATTTGACATCGTTTCACTTTTTTGATGTTTTTAGCCCTGTACTGGTAAATATGTATATAACTATTAAATAATGGAGAGGATAACAGGATTATGTTCAATATTAACGCTGACGTGATTAAAAAAATCCTTGAAGTATTCTCTAGAATGTCAGCCATTCGAATGTTCGTTTTTTCAATTTGTGCTTTATTCCTTGGTGGGGCGTATATTACGTCTGATTCATGGAGTGCATATATTGGTTCCAAATTTAACAGTATGACACAAAGCACTTCTGCTGTTGAGTCATATCAAGTTAGCCCACAGACGTTGGCAAGTATCAACGCGACAATTGGGGGAATCATTCAACAAAATGACGATCTTGCAATGATACTAGTTTACAAGCTAGTACCAAAGAATGACACATTCTATCAAGGGCGTGTGTTGGTAACAGGAATTACAAGTAAAACTACCAATTTAAACATTGAAAAGTATAACTTGAAATGGTTGCCTATTAGTGCTTTTAGAGCACAATCAAATATGATATTAAATGGTAAGACATTTATCGGTGATATAGGAGTTATATGCCGTGAATATCTACAACCTGATAATGAGTTACGTGATGAATATCTATCACCTGCAAACTTAGCTGCTGTATATAATGACGGAGCAAAATACATGATTTCAGTGCCGATTAAAACAAATCGAATCGAAGGATATGTTAGTGTCTTCTTTAAAAATGTACCAGAAACCGATGATCAAAAACAACAGTACTTAAATGTTGCTAAAGCCATCGCAGGTGAGACTGGATATTATATCTCATACTAAGGAGAGTAAACATGTTTAATCGTAAAGGAAATCTTATCTTAAAAAGACTTCTTTCTATTGTTGCGTGTTTCGTACTTGGATTGTTCGTTCTGATCAATTGTAATAATATTACAGTGAAAGCAGAAATAGAAGGTCAGACTATATTAAATACCCAAGCATATAACCAAAATGTTGAAAGTATTAATATGGAATTCAGGAAAATGATGCTTCATGTTCCCGACATATCTTCTATTGTCTTGTATAAATTTATACCAGATAAAGGAACATCATTGTACACTGGTCAACTAAATGTAACTTCAGAAACCAGTGATGGCACTAAATTACCTAATGATAGCACAGTCGTTCCAATGGTAGATGGTACTAACAATATTCAGGAAATACTTCTGAATAACGTGCATTACGAAAACATTGCAACTATTCAACTTTTATGTGAAAACCGTTTTGATACCGCACAACTTTATTCTTGTGAGAGATATAAAAAAATTGGTTCTAAGTATAAAAGCGTAGTGTCAATACCTATCGTACAAAACATCGATGTTGGTGTAGTAGGATATGTAATGATTACTTTAGGCTCAGAATACGATAATCTTCAAGTTCAAAATCTTGTCAATAAATTACGACCATACATCTCAAGTATTCAACCACTTGTGAAGTAAAGCAAAAGGGAGCTTACGCTCCCTTTTTTTATGCTTTGATAAATTTACTTAGGTCTGGTTCAAAGAATTTAGCACCTTTAAGTACTTTTCCATCACCAACGCGGCGGATTACAAAGTAAGATTTATTATCGTTTTTTACTTCATGAACTTCAGCATTGATATAATCAGATTTACCTTCATTCTGACGCTGGATAATGCTACTCTCACCATCTTCCTTACTTGAACAGAATTTGCTCATGTTAGATTCATGAACTTCTTTAAATGCACCAATAAGATCAAAGTTATGTGACACAGCAAATTGTAGGCAACATAGAACAATATGGTTTAGACCTTTTTGAATAGTTGACATATCCCCAAAAGATAAGCCGCGAGACGCTTGCTCATAACCATCTACCATATGTTTCATAACAGTTGTTGCAGAACTCATAGCCATTAATTTTGAAGTACTGTTATCTTGATTGCTAATTTCATTCTCAATTGGTTCAATACCGAAAGTAGCGTATGCACCATATGCAACATATAGTACATCACAAATACCATCCAAAATCTTTTCCATGTTATCATTCTGAATTGAATCAAACAGTTCATTTGGACCGTGCATTTCTTCTTCAATTAGTGCTAGACGAAAATTGCCAACTTTAGTTGTTGGTTCAGTAAAAGTACTGTTAACTTCTTGTCCAGCTACAGTCATAAATTCTACAACTGAGTTAAATTGATCCTTCGTAGTTACTGCTTCGGTAGTCATTACCATTCTCCATAATATGCATCACCGTATTGAACAGTGATGCTTTCAATTTCTGCAAATGTTGGTTCGATGTTTGATAGAACCAAAAGTAAATCGTTGCAGTACTTTTCGACATATTCAAAAGAAAAATCAGCAGTTGGCATATAGAAAATGACGTTAGTACCATCGTTTACTGAACTACATACAAACATATTACTATCAAATTCATACATAGCATCAAGAAGTTTGTTTTCATTTGCTGAGAAGAAAACATCAGCTAACAAATTAATGCTTACTATTGTTTCAGCGTATTCTTTAAGATGCATTTTCTTTAAAGAACGTTTGCTACGATAAGTACGCTTTGGATAGTTTTCTTTAACTTTTTCAAATAAGTATTGCATAATGCTTCCTATTACTTACGGTTGGTGCGACGTGACTTACGAGCTACTTTGTTAGCTGCACGACGCTTAGCTTTGATTTTGCGTTTTTCAGCTTTATCAGCATCTTTTTTCATATAGTAGTTTGATAGCCGAGCAATCATTTGACGGGTATACTCTAGATCCGCTTCAGTCATTTCGTATCCAGTTACATCTTCCGCTGCTTCAATGCTTTTTTCTACCATGTTGTTTAGTTCGTTGTTATCCATTTACTATTCCTTATTTTATTAACAAATACATTATACCATATTTTATTCTGGTGTTTCATAATCTTGTATCATTTTTAATGGAATAAAATATAGTATTTTATCAGTAGGTATGTGTTGTAATCCATTCATCATAATGCCATCAACAAAAACATCAATAACTTGACCTTCTATCACTGCACCGTTTACTAGTACTATTTGATATAGAAACCTAGCGTCAAATGTAAAAATTTCTTTTAAATTGTTGTTCATATATATTCTACAAAAAAGGAGGCAACGCCTCCTATGATATTAAAGTTCAAAACCCGTAAATGATTGTTCAGAAACATCGTTCTCGACGCCACCAATTAGGTAAGAACTGATTTCAGTTTCTTGTGGTGCAACCTGAACGTCTGCACTTGCAATCCAACTTACAGTCCACGGTAGAGGATTGTTTTGGCTGATACTGTAAGGACATTTGATGCCTACTGCACTCATACGTTTACAACCAATCCAACGAACGTATTGTTTTAGAATCGTAGCATTTAGACCAATGATGGAACCATCTTTGAATAGATAGTCAGCCCATTCTTCTTCTTGCTTGATTGCATCCATGAACATCTGTTGCACTTCTTCATGACATTCTTCTGCAATTTTAGCAAAATCTGGATCTTCTTTTTTTAATAATCGTAGCATCATTTGAGTTGCTGCTAAATGCAAATTCTCATCCCTACAAATCAATCTAATTATTTTAGCATTCCCCTCAAGTTGATTGTTCTCGGCGTATGCCCAGGAACACGCAAATGAAACATAAAAACGAATACCTTCTAGAATATTAATACTGTTAATACATAGCCATAGTTTTTTCTTTAGCTCATACATATCAACAACAATTTTTTCACCATTAACGGTGTGAGTGCCTTCACCCAATAACTTATAATAAGTTCCATAGTTATCTAAATCATCATAATATTTTGAAATATCAGTTGCACATGATGTAATTTCTGGAATATCCAACATAGTATCAAAAACTTCACTTGGGTTTGGATATATATTTCGAATAATATGTGTATATGATTTACTATGTATAGAACCTTCAAAAAATGACCATGTTTCAATAAAATTTTCAAGTTCTGGTAATGATGCATATGGCAACAGTACTAAATTTGGACCCCTACCTTGAACAGAATCTAATAAAATTTGCCGTTTTAGATTGGAAGTAAATATGTGCTTCTCGTGATCGGTAAGTGATTTAAAATCTATTCGGTCTTTAGATAAATCTACCTCATCAGGTGTCCAGAAGAAACTTTTTTGAGATTCAGTGAGCTTTTCTAATGCTGGATATTTTAATGTTTCAAATCGTTGAATATCTACCGATTCATCAAAAAACATATTTTTTTCTAAATGTGTTTTACTATTGACTTGAAATACAGACATAGTTGTTCCTTTTTAATTTGTAATAAAATTTATTATAAGATTCTCTAACAATTCCAAATTGGATGGACATATAGTTTCAGTGTAGCCATCATAAAGTTCAGATTTTGTCAGAAATTGATGATCAATATTTTTTAATATATAAGTTTCCAAATTTCTAATATTTTGACCAGTATCATTAAATTGAAATATAATATCATGCTCATACTTACTAGATGCGTTTATCTGTTTTAAACGTTGTAATACTGATTTATTTGTAATACCAAACTTATATGCTATTATATCATTTAAATATGTAATTTTGTGAATGTAAAAATGACCATTAATATTGTTATTATAACCATGCTTATGGCACAAATTACAACCTTTTCCTTCTATATGAATTTTAGGTTTTTGTAAAAAGTATTTTTGACAATCAGGACAATATATTTTTACATAATCGTTGCGTGTCTTATAAATTACTTCTTCGTAACAGTACTTATCATTGTGTACTATATTAGATTTTGTTATAAAATTTCTTTTTCTTTGTTCTTGCGTTGAAGACGATTTATTTTTATGATTTTTAATAGTACCGCATTTAGGGCAACCCTGACCTCTAATATGTGCGTGGGGTGCTTGTAAAAAATCACCATGCAATATACAATTTATTTTTGATTTAGTTCTCATTCCATTATAAACAAAATCATTATAATTGTATAGTTCTCCATGCTTTTCAATAAATCTTGAAATTACTTCATTCCTTGATAATGTCATAAAACATCCATGTTTTATTAAAATAAGAATCCCGTCTTTCAACGGGATTCGATTTTTTTAAATCTTACAACTATCGCAATCATCGCCATCTGCTTCCATTGGAGGAAGAAGTACTACAATACCTTTTTCTTTCTTAGATTCAGATTCAAGTTTATCTATATCTACTTCACCTGAACCATCATTTGTGTTCATGTAGTAAAGATTCTTGCAACCCAACTTATAAGCAAGTAACAAATCAGTAAGAAGCATTTCCATAGACAATTTCTTGTTAGGATAATTTTCAGGATTATAGCTGGTATTGACACTTATACTCTGGTCGATATACTTTTGAAGTACTCCACATATTTTCAAATAACCTTCGTTGCTTGTTTGTTCCCAAAGTAATGTATATTTGTTTTTAAGTTTACCAATTTCTGGAACAACTTGCTTCAACACACCATCTTTAGAAATTTTCATTGAAACTAGGTTACGTGGTGGTTCAATACCGTTAGTACTGTTACTAATCTGTGCAGATGTTTCCGCTGGCATTAATGCCATTGTTGTAGCATTTCGAATACCGTGTTCTGCAATTTCAGCACGTAGACCTTCCCAATCCATTTTCAATTCAGTACCGACTAGTGAATCAATACTTTTCTTGTAGTTATCGATTGGAAGAATACCTTTCGCATAGCGTAGATTTTCAAATTTTTCGCAGCGGCCTTGCTCTTTAGCAAGTTGTACTGATGCTTTAATCAAATAATAAGACCATGCTTCTGACCACTCGTTGATAGTTGCCAATGCTCCATCATCGTAGCGTAAACCACGTTTAGCTAAGAAGTAAGCTAAGTTGATGATACCTACCCCTAGTGGGCGATACGCCTTTGTAGCTCGTTCTGCGTGGATTACAGGGTATTCCTGATAGTCTAGTAATGCATCTAATGCACGTACTGATAACTCACACGCTTCTTGCATTTCTTCTGGAGAATCGAAATTACCCCAATTAATTGCTGCTAAAGTACAGAGACTGATTAAACCATTTTCATCATCTTTTACGTCTTCGAATGGCACAGAAGGTAGTGCGATTTCTTGACATAGATTACTTTGTTCAATCGGAGCTACTGAAGGATCAAATGGTGAGTGTTCGTTAACTAAGTCAATATTCTGGATATAGATACGTCCAGTTTCAGAACGTTCATTCATTAGTTGAGAGAACACTTCTAGTGCTGGCATAGTTTTCTTACGAATATTTGGATCAGCTTCATACTTAGTGTATAGCTTTTCAAATTTTTCTTGGTCTGCACAGAATGCATCATACAAACCAGGAACATCACTTGGAGAGAAGAAAGTAATATCTTTACGTTCAATCAAGCGTTGATAGAAAGTTTTATTAATTTGGAAACAATAATCCAACTGACGAACACGAGATACTTCTGTACCTTTGTTATTCTTTAGTACTACAAGATCTTCAAACTCGTAATGCCACAATGGGAAGTGGACTGTTGCTGCACCACCACGCACACCACCTTGAGAACAAGATTTAACAGTTTTAGCAACTGCGTGTAGGAATGGAATCAATCCAGTATGAACAGCATCACCACCACGAATTTCTGAACCAACTGCACGGACACGACCATAGTTGACTCCCAAACCGGCTTTCTTAGAAATATACTGCATTATAGCACTGTTACCAGCACTAATGCTGTCTAGACTATCACCAACGTTCATAACTACGCAAGAACTAAATTGGCGAGTGTTAGTACGTAGTCCAGCCATAATTGGAGTTGGAAGACTAATATCGAAGTTACTGATTGCATCATAGAACTTCTTGACCCATTGAATACGATTTTCTTTATAATTGATGAATACAATTGCTGCAATCATCATATATGCCATTTGTGGAGTTTCAAAGATTTTACCTTCGATTCCTTTTTTAGCATTGGCACGGTTTTGTACTAAGTACTTACCTTCCCATTGCTTCATAGCAACGAAAGTGAATTTATCGTCACGTTTATGTTTGATGTATCGACCAAGTTCTTCAAGTTCCTGCGTAGTATATTTTTCAAGTACTTCCGGGTCGTACTTTCCTTGTTGAACTACTTTGTTCACATGGTCAATGAATTTGATTGGCTCATAACTTCCATATACTTGCTTACGTAGAGAATAGTTAATTAGTCTACCAGCAACGTATTGGTAATTAGGAGTTTCTTCAGAAATTAGTTCCGAAGCGGCTTTGATTAGAATGTCATGAATGGTTTTAGTACTGATACCTTCAAAGAATTGAAGTTGAGAACGCATTTCAATTTCTGAAACTGATACGCCAGTTAAACCTTCACACGCAAAAAATAAAATCTGGTGTATTTTATCTAGGTCAAGTGCTTCCTTTGCACCATTACGTTTAGTAACGTTAATCATCGTACATCCTTGTTTTTGTTTCTTAAAAATTGTAGTTTTATATTTATAAGGGGCGAAAAAAGGCGGGTGCCTTAAAATGCATCCCACCCGCGAAGTATGAATTCAACAGTGAAAGCTTGAGCACTACTGTTTGTAATAGTAATAGCCATTCTCTGTGTTCCTGTATCAAATGCTGGGTCTTGATATTCAATAACCGCAATACCATCTGATTTATTTGTGTTGTTTTGCTGTGATAGTAAAACTGTACCATTATTAACAACCAACTGAACTGCACCCGATTCAAGTAAAGTACTACCATTGGTATTACTGTATCCGATATATTCCAAGAAAACACGTGGTGTACTTTGAATATTAAGTGTAGCTGTACCATTTGCAGGAACAATTATTTTATAAGGTTTGTTAACAAGTTTGTTGATGATTTCCCAAGGTGTAAACTCAGTAATAACTTCCACATTTTCTTTACCAGAATTTGGGGCGTTATCCCATGTTCTACCAGCAACAATAGATGCAGGTTCAGACGTACTTGGTAGGCCAATAAAAACACGACCTACATCAGTACTGAATCCGATTTGACCTTTTTCTAGAGCTAGTGGTAAGTCACGTTGTTTACCCATTCGAACTTGCATCAATGCAATTTCTTTCTGAGCCATAACTAAAATCTCCTATTAAAGTATAGAATTATTTAGTGCTTTCGCTCTGAGCTTTTACTTCAGCAATACGCTTTTCAATTAGCTCATTTACTTTTGTACCATCAACTGCTGAAAGAATTTGTGCAGGTACTGCACTCTTTAGATGTTTTAGAAATGGTGCAAAAGATTTAAATTCTTTTTCCTGAAGTGCTTGTGTGATAATATCAACATCTTCTTGTGCACTTTCAGTACGGATGATTTCTACTTCATCTTCTGGAATAACAACAGTACTTTGAATTTCTTCAATGATTGCTTGTTGTTCTTCAGTATTTGTTTTATATTGTGCTGCCGCAACATCAACAGTAGTGTTTTCAAGTACTGGTGATTCTTCTACCATGATTTGTGCGATTTCTTCTGCGATTTGTGAAGAAGTCTTACCACCACGTAGTTTATATTCTTTTACTGCCTGAATTAGTTTTACTGGCAACGGTAGTGCATCAAGTTCTGAATCATCAAGTTTAATTAGCTCTTGAATGTCATAGCCTTTTGCTTGTACTGCTTTAATTGCGAATAAATCTTGTTTCATTGCTCTTGTTCCCATTTTTTACATATCTCCACGTTGAGTATAATACTGTTCTACTCTTGCAATCCACATTTCAATTGCGTCATCAAAATCTTTACCCTCAATAACAAATTCTTGATATTCAAGATTTTCAGGGTCTTTACGAACGCAAATAAAAATAACGCCACGTTTAATATCCGTGCCGTACATTTGATTATGTGCTAAGGCGTATGCTGCGATTTGAAGACGGTAATTTTCGATGTATTCCCAAGTTTTGGGTTTACGGGAGTTTTTATAGTCCATTATACTAGGGATACCATTATGCATACCTACTAAGTCAGTTGTTCCAGCCCAAAGACCTTCATAAAATAAAGGAACTTCTTGACCCCATACTTCATTGATTTGAGGCCATGCATTAACTTGAATACAGTCTGCCATGTTTCGTGCCAGTACTCTTATTGGCATTCCACCTTTATGGTCTGGATCTCCGACCAATCGACGTTCTAAATTTTCATGCATGAACGTTCCGACTGTAGTTGCTTCTAATGTTATCTCTTTAGCTTTTGCTTCACCAACTGCTGCTCGCCATTTCTTCAATCCTTCATCATCAGAAGTGGCACTTAGTATTGTAGTCACGGATGGTAGGTTACCGCTTGGGGTAGAATAAAGGCGACCTTCTGGGCCGCCTTCGATTCGTTCATAACCAGCATACGTGTACTTATTAACGATAGGTGGAATGTACATCCTGTACTCCTATATTATAGCACATGTTTTTTTATTGTTTCAAATATCTTGCTTTAAATTATTTGCTGCTGCTTTAGTTGCCATATCGCTAACTTGTTCTTCAGAAGATTCTACGTTCTCTCCACCAGGTGAAGTATCAGTACCTTGAAGGGTTACAATGTCAGAATTTGCATCCTGAACAAATGGCAACTCGTTTAAAATGTCCATCATCACATTATACGGAACATCGATATTAGTACGTTTTTTAATTTCATTAATTAATGATTGAACACTAACTTCTTCCCTGCCTGTGGCAATTAAAGATAGTGCAATAGTACTAATCATGTTACGAATGTCTTTTCCTGGTGCATCTTCGGTTATTTGACTAAACCTCATAGTACCTCCAGTTATTTGATGATACGGATAACCTTAGCGATTTTTTTCTCGTTTTCAGTTAGCCATTGTTGCATTTCTGACTTGGAATCGAAATACTTAGTACCTACAGTACCTTTAACGCTTTCCAATTGAATACCAACACGTTTAGGTTTTACGGATTCTTTCATTTCGCGATCCATAGGTGTAGGTTCTGGAAGTGCTACATCATCACCTAAATCTGCATCGTCTTCGAAATCAAAATCACCTTCTGGTGTATCAACATCTAGAGATACGTCATCAAAGCCAGCATCTGAACCTAAATCAGAAACATCAGGAGAACTTGTAATATCACCAGTTAGTTTTAGAGTTTCAGTACTGATTTTATCTTTTACGTCCATAATAGTTTTTACAGCATGATCAAGAAGACCACTGATGTTATTACGGAAGCTTTCTGCGGCTTCAACACCATGTTCAGCTTTAATACGATCAAGTAGTGGGCCTAGTACGTCCACACCCATGTTGTTAATTACTTCAGCTTGACGTTGAAGTTTATCTACGATTTCACCCTTAACTGCTAGAACGATTTCAGCTTTTTCAATGTTTGATTCAGTTAGTTGAATCAAATTCAAAGCTTCTACACGGCTCTTGGATTCCATCATTTTTGAAAATTGTTTTGACATTGTTTATTTCCTTATAAATGAAATTTATATCCTTATTTAGTTAAGAATCCTTCTTCTTCTAAGAAGTTTAGTACACGATCTTTAAGTTCCTTTGCTTTCTTTTTATGTTCAGCAATAACACCATCGAGTTCTTGTGCTTTATCATAACGAGATTCTTTAAGAACACTTTGTCTTTCTCTTGCAGCAGAAATCGCTTGTTGAACAACATTCGTGTATTGGATACCAGAACTAATAATCCCAAGTATTTTAGGATCAGTTAAGGTTTTACCAGAATTTAAAATATTACGTAATGCTAATGCTGATTCATACATCATAATATTATTCAGTACTACTTGATTTGTTGCATTACACTTAATGCTATACATAATAGCATTTTTCATACCTAAAACGGATTCTTCAACGATTGTCCAGTTCATTCCTGGAACATAAGGTCTATCTGGTTGAGCCTGTGGTCGTTGTGTTTGTTGTGGTTGCTGCTGTACCTTACGCATGGTAACACGCTGATCAGGAATAAAGTTCTCACCTTCCTGTGGTTCATAATAACCATAGATGCTATCCAAGTCGGAATTATCATCCATGTAACCACCCTGATCATAATAAGCAGTATCTTCTTGAAGAAGTGTTCCGTACTCTCCAGTTACTTCATGGAGTGCATGTAAAAGGTTTTTAGTTTCAGCTAGATTAACTTGAGCGAAATCGTTAGTAAAAGTACTACCGTCTGGTAATTTCTTAGTAACCGCACGTCCTTCTTCAATATCATCAAATGCTGACATAATATCAGCCATCATATCAACGCCTTGTTTGCGTTGTTCATATTCTCCGAAATCATCACTCATTGCTTACTCCTTTTCATTGATACAAAATATTCGGTTCCATTATTTTCTACTTTATTTAATACTCCACGAGAATATAGTTTTTCACCCAACTCTTGGTAGTATTCGTCCAATGAATCTACTGGTACACGAATATTTGCATCAACCTTTTTAATAAGACGGTATTCTTCATTAGATACGATAACGCTATAGCCTTTATTAGTATCTACCGATCTCATTATTTTCCTCGCATTCTTGAACAGAAGTCAATGATTTGAGATAAGATCTCGTCAGCATTATTCATTGCTTCATTTCCTTCTGGACTTTCTTCACCATCTAAACTGTATTCATCACCTTCAATTTTACTAATTTCACGTGATAACTCACCTAAACCTGGATTCTCTTGGGTAAATGGTGAACCTGATTGTTCTTGATGTTGAACATCTGGTGGAGCCATAACATCTTCAGAATCATTTTCTTCAAATTCTGCTTCTTTTACAGGTTCCACATCACCTAACCCAAATACACTTAGTTGATTAGGTTTACTTGTATCTTTAGTTACAACTAATGTTTGGTCAGTTGTTGGACCAACATCAACACCTACTACTGGCTCAATTTCACTTGTTCCGGTAGTATCCCCCGGCACAGTAACTTTAAAATTAGCATTATTAGCATTTTTCTGTAATTCTGCTTGTTTAAGTTTTTGTGCAGTTTGTGGATTAATTTGTGTTTGTTGTGTGGTTGTGGCTTGCTTATTGATTTGTCCAGCACGTAAAGTACTTGCTAAATCCTCATCCAGTTCACCACGTTGAGCTTTTTCATTAACTACGTCATACGCTAGAGTTTTCATTTCTGCTAAAGTTAAATGACTGTTCTCAGTTAAGGCGAATGAACAATGTAGTTTGAAAAACTCAGAAAGTTGTTTTGGTGTTAATGAATTCATAAAGTTAACACCATAGGATTCATTAATTTTATTGCCGCAAAATAAATGATAATTCTCGCTCATTTGTGCCTTATACTTTTGAAGTACTTGCATGATAGTGCGGTTATCAGAATTATCAATTGCTTGGTTAATTTCGACAAAATCACCAGCATCCATAGCACTTAGTGCAGCACTCACATCCATCTGTAAGCCGTTAGCGTCAGCAAATTTTTGCAACTCTTGTGCAGTTTGTTGTATATCCATATTATCTCCAAAAAGAAAAACCTTTTCTGTACATGAAGATATTTATCATGTACGAGAAAAGGTCTGCTTTGTAATACTAATGTTTCTTTCTGAAGTAACACTGTTGAATTTGGTCAAACGAGTACCATTTACTTCAGTTGGAAGTACTAATGGAATACCGTTAACTTTAAGTTCAACATCCATTGGTAATGCAAATTTAAAAGTACTGACCGTACATTCTCCCCATATACTAGGGAGATTGTAAAATGCAGAATTGTTATTCTTACTCAAATCAACTTCAGTACTAACAACACTTACCATCATAGGTCTATCGAACATCATTACACATTCAACCAATCTAGACAAATTCATTGCACCAGTGAATTCATTATTCACTATAGGTGGTGTTTTGCCATCACCAATATCAACTACTGTGTTGATCGTATAAAATGTATAAGAAATCATTTATTAATCCTTTTTGTTGCCTTTATATTCTTTATAGCCGAAGAAATTCGTCTTAGGCATTCTAGTAATTAAAGGATAATTTAATCCACCACTCACTGATGCGATTGAACCAGAACTTGTTGCACCAGATGAAGCATTTTCATTTACACGTTTCTTTTTCATATCATTCACCTTTGTTCTTACGTTTTTCGCTGTTGGCTAAGTTTTCCAAGCCCTTTTCGAATTTTCGGTAATCACGGTTTTTAATGCTTAAAAATAAGCGACGTTTCAAATCTTCTGCTTCTTCTCCCTCAAATTCTTCTTCAATACTATCAAGAAGATTGATTATAGAATTAATAGCATGATCAGCACGATTTCCTAAACTTTGAAGTTTTTCTTTATCAGAAGTATAGTTGACTATACTATCTAGAAGATTGTGCTTTTTGTTCGACATAATTATATCCTACCATTCAAAAAGTCCCGCATACGGGAAACTTTATCCTCATCAGCCTTTGGTGTATTTATATCTGGCGATTCAGTACTGTCACTATTTTGTGCAATTTGTGTACTAGGCTTAGGAATAACATTTGTAAGTTTATTTTGTAATGAACTCATTGCCGAATTACCTGGTAAGGTTGGATGAGCCATGACGTTACCTTTACCTAGCATCACTTTTCCACTGTGTCTGAATGTAGTGTTAATTTCCATTTCTTGAACAGTTTGTGGATGGTCAAGCACACGAAGTGAATCAATGTCATAAGACATAATTAGACGGGAACCAACTGCGGAACTGTTACGTGTTTTCTGGAAGTCGAAGACCATTTCGCCACGGTCTTTACGTGCATCAATATAGATAACGTTATCTGCGGTATAGATTTTTGAAATACCACCCGCGATTTGTGCTTGGCTCTTAACATCTTCGCCAGCAACACCACTACGGTTAAACTGACAAGCGGTGAATACAGTTAAATCCATTTTCATTGCAAGTGCACGTAATTCTTCTGATACAAATTTATCTTTTACGAATGCGTTAGATTTATCATTCGGTCCACAACGGTCAGATGTTAGTAGATCCAAATAGTCAACACATACATAATCGAGTTTAACGCCAGTTTTAATCTGTAGTTCACGAATATAGCTTTCAATATCGTTTACAGTACTGACTGATTCTGGTAGACGGTGAATACGAAGTTTACCGTTACTACGTTCTTCAATTTTAATTTTTGCTGCGGTTTCATCAATATCGACTTTCACTTTGTTCTGTGCAGTGTTTACCATCATACCATAGATACGAACGGCAACAAGCTCAGATGCTAGTTCTAGTGTGATATAAGCACCATTTAACCCAGCTTTACTAAAGTTTACTGCTAAATTTTGTAAAACAACTGATTTACCACCACCGGATGCTGCCGCAAAGATCTCAAGTTCTTGACGACCAAAACCACCGAATAGTTTATAATCAAGCGTTTCCCAACCAGATTTAAAAGTACCTTGCATATTTGCTAGGGAACTGATAACTTCCTCTGGATTTTCATAAATGTCTAGACCCAAATCGTTCTGAACAGTTACAAGCATTGCTTCTCGAATTAATTCTTCGATGCCACCATATCGTTTCTGGTTAACCAGTTCCATACCCTGTTGAATTGCCAGAGCAAGGGCTTTATGGCGGCAAAACTCACCAACGCTATCAAGTACTGCTTGCTGATTTAACTCCTGTACTGGAGTTTCGCTGTACTGAAAATCGGCATTGTGTTTAATGTCATTTAACGTTGGAGTTATATTATACTTACTTGAATAGTCATGAACATATTGGATACTAGCGTGATATTCCTTATCAAAATAATCTGGTTTTAGTACGTTCTTACACCTTACATATAGGTCTGGTGTACTAAAAATTTGCGATAGCAAATATAGTTGATAACTAATGTCATATTTTCTTACGTCCGTGTTGCTTGCCATTTAAACCTCAAATCCATTTTTCAGTTTGTACTCTAATGTCGAATCTATCTGTGTATATGCTTTTATGTAGAAGTTGTAAGCAAAACAACCTACCGTACTTAGCACATGCTTCATCAAAATCCTTAATGTGACGAATTCCATTTTCATCACGTACTGCACCGTAATCAGGTAATGCTACACTGAAACCATGCTCAATTGCTTGTTCTATTGTAACTAAACCATCTTTATCTCGGTCTGGAACAATAACAATGTTTTTACCACGTTCTTCAGCTTTATGCAACAAATCCAGTTGCGAATTACTTAGAAAGTAGTTGTTTGCAGAAATACCACCCATAAGACTTGCATCAATTGGGCCTTCTGCGACAAGGATTGTTTGAATCCTTTCATCATTTAGTAAATCAAAGTTATAAAAAATGCTCGTACTAACTTGATTCCTATAGCGGTATTCACTTTTAGGATCAATGTGACGAGCAGTATAACCAATAATTTGACCATTCATGTAATACGGAATGATGAACCGTTGGAACATGTAGAATTCTTTTGAAGGACTCCAGTACAGATCTAAGTCCAACAAGTATGGATTACGGTCGTTTACTGCATTGATGACCTTAATGAAATCGGGTGGTATGTTTTCCATATTCACCCATTCAATAAATGGTCGTGCATCACTTGGTAATTCACGTGTTACTATTTTTTGATAAAGTTTAGAATGAGTACTTTCTTCAATTTCATATTCACCACTCTCTGCCATTTCTTTAGCAATGAGTTTGATAGAAATCATTTCTTTATCAGAAGCACCAAAGGAACGAAGCAAAGATTCCATATCTCTGCTAATGTACCTTCCTGGTGTCCATACTGTTTTTAAGTGGCAGTTGAAACAATTATAAACCACCGAACCATCATTCCTAAACATATGGTTTCCACGACCTTTTGTGTCTGGTCTGGACTGTCCTCTTGTAATACAAGCAGGGCAATTATGTTGGTTCCAGCGATCCATAATTGGAACAGGGTCATGCATAATATTTGCCATAATATTTTGTATCTGATTCATCATTCAAATCCTTTGTCTGTGTCAGTACTTTAAATATTATACCACATTTTTTTATTGCATTCCATTTATCTACGGATGAGAATTTTCGGTATCGTGTTTAATGGATTGTAATCTTTCTTGATTACATTAGGTGGATAGGTAGTGACGATTGGCGGTATGCAACATACTACACGAACCCACATCAATTGACCGTGGAAATTGAAAGACCTTATTCCGTCTAATGGAATTGGAATCCCATTATCGTCAAGTTCATTTTCAATATATTCGTTTCCATCTAACTTAATAATGAACCATTTATAATCTTCTGCATCTTTTGGCGTTTCATTTGCAAGGCAACCTTGTAATTGAACACGTCCGATGAAATTGTTAAAGTAAAATGCGATAGTACTTAAACCATCTACTAATCCATATTGAGCATCGGCACGAATAGCTGAAGTGTGCATAACATCATAATCACCTACCCAACCTTTGGAGATAGGCTTTTGTTCCTTATCCTTGATTGGTAACCATGATGGATTTTTTGTTGCACTTATTTCTTCGCTTGGAGTAAATGTAGGTGCAGCTAAATTACTGATAACAAGCTCAGCACTAGCTTCATAATTCAATCCAGTATATAAGTACTCTGTTGGTTCAATTAAATCACCATCTAATGTTACTTTAGTGATGCTCCAACGGTACTTAGAACCTACGCTCAAATCTTGTATTACACCAGCAGGTACAATACATCCGTAGTAGACTTTCTGTTTATTACTAATTGTTGGTCGTGCTTGTCCAGCTTCTGATACCCAAGATGGAAGAAACTTGTCAAGTACGGTTTCAAAGATTCTTGTGTCGTTACGGGCATCGAAAATACTGAACACAAGATATTGATTATCGCTAATCAATGTATATTTCCCATCAGCATTGTGAATTGTAAAACTGATTGGATTGTTTGCACCTCTATAAATTGTCAATTTCTCTTGACTAAAAGGCATATTAAAATTGCCTAGAGAAACTTCATTATTATAAGGATACATGTATACGCCATGATGTGCCATGTTTAACCTCTATAAATAAGATATATAATCATTTTATACAATATTTATGGAAGTCCTATGAATGAATACAAAACTTATCCGTTCGTGACAGTCATAGAGCACGACGAGATTATCTATTATGGGATTATCAAAATCAAAAGTAAACAATACATGACATTGTACTGCTTCCAAGAGATGGATGAATCCCTTCAAGAAGAACTGTTACTACTAGCCAATAACTGGTGGTGGCAAAGTAATCGAACCATTCCTATTTGCCTTTTTATGCAAGAAGAAATGGAAAAATTTGAATCGTATACAAAACGATTCAATACTGACCAAGTGAAAGTTCACTCTGGGCCAGTGATTTCGTTAAGTGATCTACCGACTAAACGTATTAAACGCAGGAATGTTGCTCTCAAGAAGAAGAAATAATATATTCCACCAATGCGTTCAACTGAACAACTATCATCAAACTATATGCATAAGCGTGAGGCTTTTTAAAGTATCTTAACTTTTTACCTTCACCATCTAGCCCAATACTATCATAATCCCAAATAACTGCTCGCACCTCATCCCAACTATTCATACTCTGACATTGACGCTTTCCAGGACGGATCATCGCAATAAACATTGCTAATTCATCTATACTACGTGGTCGCCATACATTAAGTAATGTTATATGCTTTTTGATTTGTGACAGTTCTTCGACGAATTCCGGTACTAATAATAGATCCCAATCAGGCTCTTTGTTCATTAATTCTTTTAAGTGTTCCCTATCCCGAACATGTTCGTAAGCCGATTGAGACAGTATATCAACTTTTTGGTATCCTAATCTTTCGGCTTCTTTGTATGGTATGCTTGCTAAACCACTAATAGGGTCAACAGGGATATTATCAAAATGAACCCCACTATTATGTGGCACTAGCCCATCCTCAGTAATTCTTTCCACACTTCTTGTACAAGGCAACTGTTCAATAACTGACTTTCCATCTTTGAAGTCAATATCAATATCAGTCCTTGCTTTACGATAATTAATAGTTTGTGAATTCTTGTGATCCATATCCATTAGTTATTTCCTTCAATCTCTGAACTTCATTCTTTAATGTTTGTACTTCTTGAACTAAAACACTAATCGCATTATGATGTTCTTTAATTTTGGTTCTCAATACCTGAATTGATTCTTCTTGATGTTTCAGTACTGAAATCATTTGTTCTAATCTTTTAGGATCTGTAACTTGAAACGTTCTGTCACCCATTGTAATTTCTGTCACTGATCCACGTTGAATCATTGATAGTTTAGATTCTGCAATACTTTTAAGTGCATTAGTTTTTTCTTCAAAATGTTGGTCATTATTATTGTCTGAATACATTCCATGTTTCATAGACCTGCCTCCGTGAGTAAATTTCGTATATCTAGTACTTCATCACTATAACGAATTTGGAGTATTTTGAAATAAGTTGGATCTATAAAACGAACCAGATAATCTAACTCAGAGTCAGAAAAACGGTTCAGTAGTTTATTCCCACTTTCAGGGGATGCTGCATAAATCAGCCAAGGTGAGATCTTTCCTGTTTCGAACCACATAATGGCACGTTCAGTACTTACATTTTCAAAAAATGTTGTCCAATCATTATCAGTGGCATTGCTCCATTCAATTATAGCATTAATTGAACGTTCAATTCCACGGCGTGGGTGTTCATTGCGGATACACTTAATTACCCATTCTTCATATGTTTTTTGGGCTTTCCATTCGTAAACAGTTTTTCCACTTGTCAACACATGGGTGATGAATTGTTCTTTATTTAGAATATCATGTGACAAAATGTATTGAGCGAAATCATAGAAATCATTAAAGTACCGAGATTTAATAAACTGCATCAGCGGTTCTTCATTCTTTTTCATTTGAAATTTATGCACTTCCATGAAAAGCATATACAAACGATAAGCCTCACGCATAAGACGTGATTCTCTGTCATTGTATCTGTCACGCTTTACACACGCATGAGTCAGTACTGTGTCTTCTCTTTTATATTCTTTATCACAAAATCTGCATTTATAGGTAGGGGCTTTAGCAGCCCCTTTATTAGTTTTTGCCATACTTTTCACTTTCTGCTTTGAATTGTTTCAAAAGAGATTTAATCTCTTGCTCAGACGAACCCAAATCTTTGAGTAGATCTTCAAAGGTTTCTTTCGTATAACCAGATAATAAAATCTTATACTCTGCTTCATTCATGTCAACAGAAGTATATTCAGATTGTGTTCGTTTAATAATGTCGAAAATATCCTTATCGACATTCTTTAAACCTTTGCAATGTGGTAACCAGTTGTGTGCTCGCTTTTGTGGCCCGATCATTTCTGATACGGAACACATAAGCTGGTACACTAGTTCTGGATGGTTTTTCATTTCCCAAAAGTTCTGGTTAACCATATCATTTAGCATAATCAGATGGTACTTAATCGTAGTACTATCAATGAGAGAAATGATTTCATGACCGGTTATACCAAATTCTTTCATGGTTTCAATAAGTGCATCTGCACTTGCTTTATCTTGTACTGCAAACTTAATACGCCAATCGTATTTTGCATGTTCGTACTTCGCTGCACTGATGCAAACTCCTGCTCCAGTACTGTTGAACTCATCTTTAAGTTCATTTAAAGCTTCTTTTCCACCAGTAGACCATTTACCGAAAATACTTTCAACTTTCTTTGCAGTATATGTTAATTGTACGGAGTCGTCAAGAGAACTTATCCATCGTAAAACAATATACGGCTGGAAATGTTTCTTTTCTTTATCGCTTAGGGTTTCATAATACCCATAATCTGCCATATCGATTTTTTCAAGTAATAGATTCATATCTAACTTGGTTTTAGATTCCGATACTGTGTCTTCATCCTCTGAAGATGTTGGTAAACCGTTAAAATCAAACATTAATCACCAATTCCTAAAAATAGATCTTGAATTTTCTCATTTTCATCTGCGAAGTACACACATGGGGGATTTGTACCGTTATGAAGTGGTACTGCTAGTAGATTTTTCTTTGGTAACATTGGTATTTGCCATTTAGTAGTTAGTGTGAACACACGTAGTACTTTTACTGGCTCATATTTTGGGTACATTGAGCGTATTGGATTATACACGAATGCCCTTGGGTCTTTCATATTCAATATGTTTTCAATAGTACACATTTCCATCATTCCAGTGTCTTCATCACCAAGCAGAATCTGCCAGTTCAGAGGAACTTGAACAATGTGATTACCAATCTGTAAGTCTGCACTAATACTATTAAACGAAACAGTATTCAAGATGTGTTTAAAGTAATAATCAGCATCTTCAACAGAGCTTAAATCTAATACGCAGTACATTTCTTCAGGGATAGTATCAGTAACTAAATCCATCTCAAATGCATAATTTTCAGGTGTTAAAACGTTCATGTGAATTCCTTAGTAGTAATTGTCGTCTTCATCTTCATCAGCGTCCAGATAATAATCTTCATCATCATCGTCGCTGCCGTAGAACTCCAATCCATAAGTTTCACACAGTTCTTGAATTTTATCCGTATCAGTGTCGAGATAAACATCGAAATTACCAGTAACACTAATCACATCAATATATGTTTGTGCATCAGTACTGGCATAGATAATATCATATTTGCGTTCGTGTTCAAACTTTTCATCCAAACGGGATTTTATATCGTAGATATTAACCCACGAATCGTCGTCAGTATGACAACGGTAGACATAGGTATCGCTAGTTTCCAGTTCTGGAATAAAATCTACCGAAAAAACCATGTCATCAATTAGTGATTCTTCCATAATCAAAGAATCAATAATCTCTAAAATTTCAGAATCGCCAATAAAAGCGAGACTAGATCGAAGTTCCATTTCAAAATATCCTTTTTATTTTGTATGTCTATATTATATCACAAAAATTTATGTCATTCCATATTTTGCCAATCTTCCACAATCATCTCGACATATGGATATTGAACCTCATTATAGTAAGCTATCCGTTCACGCATATGCTTAGCACTATACTTATTAGAACCTGAAATATCATAAATCTCTACGTGGTCTTTATCTTCTGCTCGGCGAAGCCCACGTCCTATGCTTTGAATTGTACGTACAAAACTTTTTCCTGGTTCAATTAGTACTACATTATATAAACGACTAATACTGATACCTGTACTTGCAACACCATAAGTTGCAATTAGAATCTTATTGTCAGCCCAACGTATTTCACCGTATGATGCCTCACGATCTTTCTTCTTAGTATCACCACGAACGAATTCTGATTTTGGAATACCTAAGTACTCACAAAGTAATTCACCCGCTTCTAATCTATCTACAAGTACTAATGTGTTACCACTTTCAGCTATTGCACTAATCAAAGTTGCAACATAACTCATTCGATCCCTATCAGTAACGAGATATTTTAATTCTTCCTGATAGTTTGAGAATTTTAGAGAACTTTTTAATCTGATACAATTCACGTTACAAGTACTGAGAATCTTTTTATCTTGCAACTCTTTTGCAGTGATTGTATAAATTATATCACCAACATTACATTTTATTTTAGCTGCAAGTACTGGATCTTTTGGAATAGTACCAGTTAGCCCCCAACGTAATGGGATATTTTTCATTACTTGTCCAAGTACTGCGTGTAGTGCTTCAGCAGCACTGGTGTGTGCTTCATCCACAATGACCGCGATTACACCGTTGATAAAATCATGAACGTCCTGTTCAGTTAAATCTAATTCACCTTTCTTTGTTTTCTTCCACAAAGAGTTTAGTGATTGCCAAGTAGTAATTGTATGTTGATGGTTTAATTCTTTCTTATCACCGTAAAACACACCAGCATCTAATCCAACCATTTCATAGTCATTGTATGTTTGCTGAACAAGGTCTTTGTTAGGAACAATTACAATACTACGACCATATTTTTCAACAGATTTGGACATTGCTGCGGTAATTAGTGTTTTACCAGATGAAGTACTTGCCAATAATAATCCATGTGGATTTTGTAGGCAAGTGTTTACTGCATTCACTTGGTGTTCACGAAGGACAATCTTTTTTCCTTCCATGTGGTGACCAGGTGGGAATTCGACGTAATCAAAAATATTCTCATCGATTGCTTCGAATTCAAAATTATGCTGAATGCGTTGATCGTCAATTTCAATCATCACATCATGCTTTTCAAGAATTGGTAGTAGCTGGTCTAACATATGATAGTAAGTACTACCACCAATGTTCATAAAGTTTACTTTTCCATCCCAACGACCCATACGACCAGCAGGTGTATATCGTGCATATGGTAAAGTATATGACACTTTACGAATCATTTCTTGACGAATATTAGGGGCAAGCCCCTCAAATTTACAGTTTACTTCGTCCTGAAGTATTAACTTACAAGTTCCACTCATCCTTGAGTCCTTTTTATTTCGTATTATTCAGTGTCGAACGACATTAGTCCATTTTCCAATCTACGAGTTATTTCTGTTTCGACAGTAAAGGCAAGATCTGCGTCAAAGTTAGGCATGTCTGGATTCATAATGTCCATATTTGAAATCATCCATTTCAAATAATTCTCAGGAACATCTTCCATTACCCAACCTTTGTGCTTACCGATGGTCATAACACTGTATAGTATTGGTGTGTTTGCTAATGTAACGACTTGTGAACCAATTTCCTTATTGGTATCGATCAAGCCACGTTCGATTGCAATATTTACTAGATGCAAAAGTACCTTATAAGTCATATACACATCATCTTCTGCACTATGTGGCACAATTTTGTGAGTACATGTCTTATTCAATCCAAATTTAAACCACAAATAGCTTAAAGTTAGGTTTTCGAATTCAGGATCTTCAGCAAATAGCTTTTTTGCTAACTTTAAAGTACAAATCCAACTATCATCGTTTTCAAACTCAGGAACTTCAGTCCCGAAAAAGCGTTCGTGATTTTTTCTTAGCATTCTTCTGTCAAACTGCACGTTGTGTCCTACATAGTACTGTTTGATTTGAAATAATGGATAAAATTCTTCACTTTTCTCAGCATAAGTTAGTTCATTTACTAAATCTTCAGTTGTGATGAAGTGAATTGCTGATGCATCAGGTGGCACGTCATTGGTTGGTTTGAAACGAGAAGTGTAGTTGTATACATCCTCGAATGAATCATTTGCACTTACTGGAAATGATGCACTAAATTCAATAATGTCTGAGTCATCGTCAACACCAGTAGTTTCAGTGTCGAGTACCATGACGTTATTGAAAAAATTGTCAAGCTCTGTCATTAAATATCCTTTTTAATATTTTAATGTGGTCTTCGTTGTATTTTATACGAACTAAACCTATATTATTATTTTCACAATACTCATTTTTAATTTTATCATTTTCTTGTGTTAATTTTAATTTGTCTTCTCCACCCCAACCACAACTTTCAAAATGCTGTAGTCCATCGTATTCAATACAAGTATTGATTGATGGAATATAAAAATCATATCGAAGCGATAATATATTTTTACAATCGGGAAAAGTTTTTTCTAATTCATATTCTATATCATGTTGTTTAAAATAATTAAGAATTTCATTTACTGCTTTAGAATATAATGCTTCATTTGAGCATTTAACACATCCTTTACCAGAAAGATGACTATTAGGAATCTGTTCAAATTCACCATGAGTGGGACATATTATTGTAACTTGTTGTTTATTATTTTTACCATATGCGGTTTTGGAATAATCGTATACATTCCCATGTTTCTTAACAGATGCTTCAATAAACGACTCAGTTGTGTGTTTAGCTCTACCTGAACATTTTGTGCAGCCAGAACCATTAAGGTGAGGTTTAACAAATTGTTCAAAATCACCATGTATTTTACATGTAATTATCACTTTATTGTTAATGCCTGTGTAATTTGTGTTCGTGTAGTTAAACGTATCACCATAAATCTTTTTTGATCGTTCTATGAAATTTTCAGTTGTTTGTTTAGTATTACCAGAACATTTCGGACAACCACCTGCACCTTTTAAGTGTATTTTTGGGGTTGTGTTAAAATTTCCATGTTCTTTGCAGGAAATTATAATATTTTTTTCATAAGAAACATATTCTGTAATTATTTTAAATTTATCACCAAACTTATCATTTGACTTTTTGGAAAATTCTTCAGGCGTTAATTTTTTTGGCATATAAAAACCCTATAAATGAAAAAAGACAGCATATGCTGTCTTTTTATTTATGAATTTTTAATCGATTCTACTATCTTCGATACCTGCCGTTCTCAAACGAACAATGTTGTTCAATTGGAACGCTTTCATTTCTAACGATTTCACCACACCAAGTAGTTGATTTCGTATATAAGCTACGTCAGCAATCATCTGATTAGTGGCAACCACATCTGGATCACCATCAACGTACTTTTTACAGTCTGAACTGCTAAGAGCACGTTTGTAGTGCTCTAAAAGATGTTTAAATTTCTCAGATTCAAGTTGTTTTAACTCAATTTCTAAGATTTCTAGAACAGTTTCTACTTGCTGTAGCTGACTAAAACGAAGTTCATGATAAGCTGGCAATTGTTGTGCTAGTGTTTCAATCACTCCAGATTGTTTTACTTCCCGACGAGCGTCTACTAACTCATTTTCAAAGTACTCAACCATATCAAGTATCTTTGTTTTGTCATCTTTGATGATCCAATGCCATGCTTTAGCCATATTATTCCTCGTTCACTTCCTCAAGATCAAGGTCTACACCAAAATCTTCATCACCTTTTTCTGCTTCAGTAACTGCCGCAATTAGTGGATGGCGTTTAAACTGACCCATTACTAAATCTAAACATGAGTTGTCATTCTTTTCCCATGCTTTACGGAATTTCTTGATTTCTTCACCAGTATCAATGTCAACATAAACTAGACTGTTACCGGATTTAGTTACTAAACCACGTTTTTCAAACATATCTAGCAAGCCGCTGTATGGGTTCATGCCAGTGTTGTAAGGGATTTTGATTTCAACATCTTCGAATGGTTTGTTATAACGTGTTTTCATGATTTTACATGAAGCACGAATACCATTTACTTGTGAAGTTTTGTTACCATCTTCATCTTCTTTAAGTTTAAGTTTACGCATTGCAACCATAATGGAAGAAGCATAAACGAAACCTGCACCACCAGAAACTTTAGGGTCTGGATCGAACATATCTTGAGATGCATAGGTATGGTTTGTTGCAATTAGGCCAATGTTTAGATCACCGAACATGTTTACACAGTTAGTTACTAACGCTTTTAGCTGTTTAGCCTTACGACCCATATCGCCTTTCATATCACCATTTTCGAACTGAGCGGTTTCAGTTGGTGTCATTAACATACCTAGTGAATCGATTACGAATAGTAGTTTTGGACGTTCTTCACGTGGAAGATCACCAAACTGTGCACGATAATCTTTAACAACATCTGCAATTAGTCTTGCAACGTCATCAATCATCGCAGCATTCGCTTTGAACATCATTGATTCATCAGTATCTACGCCAAGATCTGTTAACCACTTGTCGTCAAGGGCGTTTTCAGAGTCGATTACGTATGGGTAAATTCCTTGTTTTTGTGCTTCGCGGATAACGTTACCGGAAACAATATAAGATTTACCAGCACCAGACTCACCAGCGAATACAGTAACTTTACCTAGTGGGATACCACCGTCAAATTCACCGCTGATAAGATAGTTCAATGCATAGTTACCAGTACTAATCCAGGTATCAGGATCGTGGAAACCGATACTTACACCAGTCATTTTTTTGATACTATTTGAACTGTTTTTAATAATGCTAGATAAACCAACAGACGTATTTTTCATATATCTCTCCATGAAATGAAATCGGGGCAAATCCGTTGCCCCAATTGTTTTTTAACTATTATTGACCGCTTTTAGCCTTTAGTTTAGCTACTAGATCTGCTGGAGATAGTTTCTCTTTTGGTGCTGCTGAAGTAGCTGGAGCCGCTTCTGCTGCTGGTGCAGTTTCTGTAACTACTGGTTGGCTTTCTACTACTGGTGCAGTTTTCACTGGTGCAGGTGTAGATGCTGCTTGAATAGTTGGAGTGTCTGTTGTAGAACCAGTTGCTGGTTTTTGAACACCTGCTGGACGATAAAACGCAGCCCAACGTGCAGGATCATATGCTTCACCATTGCAAGATGCTTCAAACATTTCACGGATTGCATTTAGTTCTTCTGGAGTTGGTTGCTTTGGCATAAACTCATTTAGAGTGAATAGACCATATTTTTCAATCGCAGCACGTTCTTCATCGTTTAGTGGACGTTCGGAGAATTTGAACTGTGATGCATCATAGTTATTGAAGCCACCAGCGTTTTTAGATTTAATAACACGGAAATCACGACCATGTTCGAAATCAGTTGGTAGTTCTTCTACATCAGGGTTCATTAGAATTGATTTGATTTTCTCAAACAAATCTTTGTTCACTAGAACACGACGGATTGGATTCTCTGGAGCGTTGTCATCTTTGACTTCTACAGAGTTTGGTGCAATTAGGCATTGGAATAGATATGATTTCTTTTTCCAGTACTTAGATGCTTGTTTAGATAGATCTTCGTTACCAGTTTCTTTAGCAACTTTGTACCACTGACGGATTTCAGTTAGTACAGGGCAAGAATTTGGAACCCACATTTCGTTACATGGAACTTGTAGACGCACTTTATCAGTGTGTACACCTTTAATTCCGTTGAACTCAAGATTAATCATCTCACGTTCACGCCAAAAATATGTGTTGTTTGGATCTGCATCTGGTAGAAAACGTAGATTTAGATCTTGATTCTCTGGAATATTCCAGAATGCTAGAAACGCATCAGGTTGTCCGTTACCAACGAATGTACCATTTTTTGCTGCTTCTGCTTTTGCCGCTTCTGCTGCTAGTAGTGCACGAATTTCTGCTAATGTTGCCATTTTTGATTTCCTTATCAATTTGCTTCTTTGTTACTTAGTTTAATTTTGCTTCTTTTGTCTTTGGCTTCCTGCCTCTGACATTCATATTATACCACAATTTCTTGTGGCGTTTCACATTTTTGTCATTTTATGTCTTGACTTGACGACTTGAGTTGCCTCAAATTCTTTTACATTATACCACAAAATAGTACAACATTTCATCTATTTATAAGTTGGGGAGGGAGTTTATTCACTCCCTTTAGCCCATTCTTCCAATTTTTTAAGTTCAGGTTCGACTAGTACTTCTTTCTTTGCTTTATTTCTGCCTAGAACCGAGTTACCTAATGCAATAATAAATTCTGCATCTTGTGGTAGCATGTACGGTTTATGACATATATTCTCTAACACTTCTTTTACAATAGGGTCTTGGATAAGTCCAATAATTTGATTACCAAACATAAGAACTTTATTTTCATCATCCGAAGGTTCCATTACAAAGTCACCGTCAACCGGAACACAACCTAAACAGACTTTTTTGATCGCAGCACTTATATCTTTTGGTTCATATTCACCAGTAATATTACTTTGAGCAGTATTTAAGTATGCTGGTAGTTTTGAACATTCTTGCATCAAGTGATGACGTGCAAAACATCTGTTATTGTTAGCATTATCGGACATAGAGCTTAATTTTTGTGCATAATCATCTATGTACTTATTTCCTACACGTGGTACTAAACTGAGATTGCGAACACTGTCTGCGTATCCTCTTGGAGTACTCGAACGTTTTAGAAAATCCTTTATAGATTGTATAAATTGCATTGTTTTGTTAGCCTGAACGACTTTGCCAGCAATTTCTAAGTCAGAAAGTAGTTGCTTCAACGCTTCTAAATCCTGAGCATATGAATCGATATGAGTACTGAATCTATCGCCCCATTGACCACCTTCATTTAAATGATAGGTCATAGCTTTAGCAGCAAATAAATTGTTTGTACCCATTCTGCGACGTTCACCATTACATTCAACGAAAACTTCTTTAACGTTTCTTGTACGTGAACCACGAATTTCTTCCTGCACTCTCATACTATGCACAACTACCATTTTAGCACGTGGCAATTGAAAGTATGAACGCATTGCTGAGCCAGTTAATCCTTCCATTAAAGATTCTTGAATCTTAGTTTCTTCCATATTACGCATAGCAATATGTGAGAATTTTTTAGGAAGATTGCCTGACCCAAAATCATAAATTGTAAAACCATATCCGTACTGGTTCGATGTGCTTTTTAAACGCTCCAGAACTTCTTTTGTTTGTTCATCTTTTACATCATTCGACTTCCAAAGGTAAACCTCTGGACGTATCGTAGTTTCGGCAACATCAGGTACTTGTATCATGAAGTTAACTGGCATAACATAAAACCATTTAGCTTCTGATGGAGAAATTGTTCCTTGACCTTCTTCATCAAACATTGTAATTTGATACGCATACGAAGGTGCTGCAAGTACTTTATAAATGTCCGAACAAAGAACTCCTTGTTTCATTGATGTTCTCCTTCAAATCTTGTATAGATATATTTATTAGCGATTGTAAGATACTAATATAGATAGTGGTTGGTAAAGTTGTCCATCATCTAAGGTTTCACTTATAACTTGTGCAGTACGATCTTCGAATTTTGCAATAATATCAATCATACGAACAATTAGTAATGTCGCACTAACCAAGTCATCTTTACAACCTAATTTAGCTTTATATATACCATCATCCATACCAGCTTTGATGAAATCGTTCAACTGACGGTGCAATTCAGTACTGGCAACTTCCATCCTGAAGGTTTCCATAAGTTTTTGCATGTGGAAACATGCAGTCTTCTTGGTTGCTTTAGTGGTAGTCATACCTTTACGAATACGTCCGGTTCTTGTTCTCTTAGGTTCGTTAATTAATGTACCAGGGAAACGTTCAATACCTAGATTTGTAATCTCTAGTACTGCTGCTTCACCAATTGTGTTATTTTCTACTGACCAGAATAAATGGTTCTCAATATTTCGAGCACCTTTTTGCTCCATTCTGGAAGCAATCTCATTTAAAATACGATGCATTAGTTTTACCTGATTAGGTATACTAGTACTGTTATTCTTCCACTCAGCAACTTGACGCAAAGTAGGTAATTCATAAACTTGAATAGCTGCATCATCACCACCAGTACCACCAGATGGATCAAGTGCCACTGCATATGTGCAACCATATTCAATATCTTTAAACCAACGTACATCATCGGTACGGCGAACTGGTTCACGCACATGACGATTTTTAATTTCTGATAGTTTAACGCTATTGATTAGTGTTTCTTGGTATGTTACAAATTCACAGTTATATTCACGACGAAAACGTGATGAACCAAGTTTATATTCTTCTTTATCAGCCCATGATTGGTCACGGTCTGGATGATGATCCCATGTTACTTTAATACCACGGAAACCGTTGATACCTGGGCCATCTTCATCTAATTCAACTACGTTACCATCTTCATCTTCAAATTCATGTTTCTGTGATTCGAACCAAATTGATGCGAACTGATCATACTCTGTGTTTGGTGTACTTGAAATAATACATCCACCACCAGAACCTGCTAATGTTGGTGATACCGCAGCCCAAAAGTTTGATTGATAGCTTTCTTGTACGAATGCGAATTCGTCAAGGTATAGTAAGTCTACAGTTAGACCACGTGCGGCCTGTGGAGTTGTTGCACGAGCAATAATACGTGATTTGTTTTCAAACTTAATGGTTAATTCGTTGTATTTTGTAACACCATCACGGATATGGTCTGGACACATTTCATATGCGAACTTAATACGATCCATGATTTCTTGTGCTGCTGATTGAACGTTACCCATCAAAAGAATAGTTTTTGTTGGGTTAAACATTGCATACCATAACAGATAAGCTGCTACTACAGTAGTTTTACCCATCTGACGAGCAGTGAGCATAATATTGTTTTTATTTTCGATGAAGTTTCTAATCATTTCCTTTTGATATGGAAATGGTTTAAAAAGTGCTTCACCGCCCTTTGTTTGAATGTAAACAAAGTTTTCAATAAAATAAAGTGGATCGACAGTACAGCGTTGTAAGTCGTCCAACATTTTTTGTGTATATACAACCTGTGTTTTCGGTTTTTTCGTGACGGAATATTCATCGTCATCATTAAAATTATCTAAGTCAAAGTTTGACATTGCTATTTCCTCTAGTGCAACCGAATTTTAACATAAATTCAGTTTTTCCTAGACTATTTAGCTTTGTTAGATACCATTTTAATGTTAGGTCTGGATTACAGTACCAAGGATATGTAGAAACTGTTCCATAAGTTTCCATTTCTGACGTATCATCGAACAATTCTGTGTTAGTTATAATATATTTCTTACCACAAGGTGCAGTGTTTTTGAAACACTCTACATCATGTGGATTCGAAAACAAATCATCATATATTAGTACTTCAAAATGTTTTCCACGTAAATTATTTCCTAAATCCCACGAGAATTCTATTTTAGAATTGTTTTCAAAGGTGATAGAGTTGTCAAAATGCTTACAGACGCCATATCTGGTGTTATTCCTATCCCATTTATTCTCAAGTTTGCTATACAATTCGTACAAAGAGCTATGTTTAAAACTAGCTGCATTACTTCTCGGTGAAATAATGCAAATATTGGTATCAGGATGAAATAATGCTAACCATAACGCATAACATGAGTTAATTGTTGTTAATCCTGAACCTCTAAAGCTAATGATATTCTCTGTCCTACCAGTACTCAATCCTAAGTACTTAAAAAGTATGTCTATTTGATAACCTCTAAGTGCTAAACCAAGATAGGTTTCAATAAAATAGAAAATATCATCTCTACAACGAATATATTCCCTTATATCGTTCATAATCTTCCTTAAAAAGTACTGCATACTAGCAGTACTGTGTATCTTATAGCTGTTTTAGCGTATATGTAACATCCATATAGGTTTTAAATGGACCATATAGTGCTTCTGTGTTGTTTCTTTCATTATATATGTCAACACTCAATGTCAATCGTGGCAAATATGAACCATTTTCACCACGAACAAGCCACCAGCCAGGATAAAAACGCTTCTTGGAACGAGCACTTTTCCTGAATGAGCCAATTCCTAGAGGATCATCGTATTGAATGTCAATGATATTATCAGTATCATTAATTGGATAGTCACCTAATGCTTTAGACGCATTAGTACTGTCAGTAACTTCGATTTCTTCATAGGTGAATTCTTCACCTAAAAGTTCTTCAAGTTCTTTAATACTATCAAACTTTAGTGCACCGTCAGAAGTGAAGAACTCAATTCCAGTACGTTCAGTAGTACCTTCATCATAATTGACAAGAATACCCATCTTTTCACCAGTACTGGTTTCGACAATGAATGAATACTCAGTAAGAATTTTTAAAATAGCCATTACTCATCCTTTTTCGCAAATAATTTAACATATGATTCTGGTGAATTCTGTACATGCACCAATTCATATTTAGCTGCGAATCTTAGGAAGTGTACGCCCACCATTGGAATGTTTTTAGGCTCACGACCGAAGATAAGTTCATCCATTAATCCCTTAATTTCTTCTGGCTGTTGAGTTAAATCAACCAATTTCTTGTTGTGTTCATACATTTGACGTACAGTTACTTCTTCACCATCATGGCGAGTCCAGTTTGTATTCATAAAGCTGTTCCACGCATAACCTTGTGCGATTCTGTCCTCATATGCTTCACGAATACCTACACGCTTCTTAGTACTTTTCATTGGAGCACCAGGATAAGCACTAAAAACGTTATCTGATGTATCGCCACGAATACATTTCTCGAATAGAATGAACTCAGGATCTGGAATAGCTAGTGCATTACCTTTTTTATCAGTAACTAGCTCACCTTTAAGATTATAGATACCTTGAATGGTGTACATTTGTTCCTGTACTGGATTGTATTGACGAACATTATGATTTAGAAGTTGTTGAAAGTCTGTATCCGTACTTAGGATAATATGATTATCTTCTGGATGAGTTTGAATCCAACGTGCAACAAAATCATCTGCTTCACATTTACTTGCACGAAGTAAAGTACTGTTAGTTTTGTTATCAACAAAATCAAGGAAGTCATTAATCATTTCAAACATGATTTCTGATTCTTCTTTTTCTTCTTGAGTTCTGGAACTAGCTTTGTCAGTACGGTTTTGTTTATAGAATGGATCGTAATCTTTACGCCATGAACGACCTTCAGCACAGAATACAACATGGTCTGCTGCAAATTGATCATTCATCTTTTTCAATCCACTTAGGGTGATGTGCAATGCTAATCCAACTTTAGTCCATATGTCAGAAGAACGTGAGGCCACGTTTATTGCACGGTGGAAACAGTTTTGCGTATCCACTAAAAGATATGTTTTATTCATATAGGAACTCCATTTTCCATAATTTCCTTGATTATACCACATTTTTATGTGCAGTTTCATTAAAGACATAAATAATTGCACATTAACTTTTTAATTAAATTTTTTTACGTTATTAATACTAACGAAAAGGATTTGATAAATAACATTAAGCAGGTCAATAAGTACCTGCACCAAATTAGACATAGGAGATTTTTTATGAGTCTTAATTCTTTTGATCGTAACTACGGCATGTCTGCTAACAGTCGCGAATTTTGGGGTGGTGATAACGGTTTCGTAACTGTTGTTGTTACTCTACCTGCTGATGTAGAAATCGGCGTATCCGCAGTTGCATTTGACGGTACTGAAGCTGGCGATAACGCTGCTCAAACTGCAAAATCTGCTGCTGAGAAAAACCAATTTATCATTGCTCAAGCTCTTGCACAACGTGCGGTTCTAGTAACTACTTCCGCTCTCTCTAACGATGTTGATCCTACTGCTTCTGGCTTTGAAACTGTTGGTGGTAATGTTATCGCTTTCGGTAAAGCTGGTACTCTAGCTGATAATTCTTTCGGTATTACTTTTATCGTTGAACGTCAAGACGTGTTTACCAAACAAGTTAACAAACCTGGTTCTACTTATGCACTAACTGTTGATCCAACTGCTGAAATTGCTGCTAACCTAGCTCAAGCTGGTGTATTCCAGAAGAAAGATGGTACTCCTGCTGCTGCTGCTGCTGTTGGTGTTAAAGTGTTTAAAGCACTACCAGTACTACTATAATAGGGAGATTAAAATATGTTAGAACGTATTAATGGTTTCTCTGAAAGTGGCGTACTTGGCTACTTCATGGGTAAAAACTCACTTGTTTCCGTCGCTATCGGCGGGGCTTCCAACGTAGTTGTTAAAGTTACTGGTGCTGTTGCATCTTTTGCTGAACTTCAACGTTTCCTAAACACAGTAGATGCTGACGTAATCGTTAAGTATTTGAATGACAAAGGTGTTGTTCGTGTTGACGGTACTGATTTCGTAGCTGTTTCATTGGCTGCTGATTATACCGCTGCTTATGCTGCACAAACAAACGTTAAACGTGTGATTGACATTGTTCAACAACGTGCGGTTGTTCTAAGTACTTCACTAACTGCACAAGGTGTTGCGGTTTCTGGCTTCAAAAATGCTCCATCGGGCGTTTCTGGTGCTGCTTCTGTAGCTTCTGCTAACGTTATTACTTTCCTAGTAGAACGTGCAACTGTGTTTGATAAAGATCTTACAACTTTCCAAGGTGTTCCAGCGAACTCTATCGATGAAGGTCGTCTACTAATTGATGATCTATCAGGTGTTCCAATGCTAACCAGTACTGGTACTGAAGTTATTCTAACTTCTTCTGCTACTGCTGCTGCTGCTGGTAACTTTGCAATTAAAGTGTACAAAGCAATTCCAGCATTGTCAATTTAATTAAAAATATAAAAAGAAAAAGGAGAACATATGTTCTCCTTTTTTTATTCATAAATCTTAAATTCACCAGAACCAGTCTGGCGATTCATTTCGTCGTTTACGCTTGTCAACTTTGTGTCGTAGTCACCACTGTAATCCTCAGTTGCTAACTTCCGACCCCAATCTTTAATAAAGTTGTCAATGATTTCATGCTCATCATTACCTGGATGACCTTCTTCACGTAGTTTTTTCCAAAAATATTCGTTATAATCAAAAGACATGATTAAATCGTTATTTTGTTCATCATAATCCACGTCAAATAAGAACCAAGGCTCACGATTGAACGTTGCCAGTTCTTTTTCATATTCATTCTGTGTAATTTCATTATATTTCAGAGCAAAACCCAACGCTGCTTTATACTTCTGGTCTTCATCTTTTATCAATTCAATAATAGCTGTGTCATAAGTCCGTTCATCAATTTTTTCAAATTTAAGCTGAACGTCTAAACGTTTGTGCTCGACTACATGCTTTGAAATTACAGCATTATCAAAATCAATTTGAATTTTATTCATTTCGAATTGAAATTCATCAATTACACCATGATTAAATTGAATTTCATTTTTTGCTTTTTCACGATCATATTTCGTCTGATATTGAATATCAGCACGTTTCAATGCCGCTTCCAATCCTTCAAAATAAAAATCAATTTCCGCAAGCTCTTTTGCTTGTCCACGTAGACCCCAATGTGAGGGGTACAACCAGAATGGTAAAATTCTCTTAGCCATTTTTCTTCCCAAATATATCACTAGTTTTCATAACATAGAAGGTTTGATCATCATCTTCTAGTGGCATATTTAGTGATGATTTACCAAAAACGATCACATCCCCTACTTCAATGTTATGTTCTTCGCGGGAACCATCATTTAATACTCGCCCTGGCCCGACTGTGATAACTACACCAGTGCAAGGAGGCTCAACACTAGTCAAAATAAGACCAGCAGAACTTTGTTTTGTATTATCGATTAGTTTTACAATGACATAATCGTTAATTGCGTGTAAACTCATATTTGACTCCATTCAATGTTTTTAATATCCACCGGTATTGGCAAACCAGTTTCCTTTGAAGTATAGATTACTTCCTTTATCGCCAGGCGTGAAATTTTCAAATTCCATAGATTGTGTATTACCACAGTGAGGGCAATCAAACTTCACGTCTTCTCGATCTTTAATCTTCACAATTTTCTCAATACTTTGTTTACACTCGTCATGTGTACAGCGATAAGTATATAGTGGCATATTAATTCCTTTTAAACAGTTATTTTCTCGATTCTTCTAATGCTTTATAATAAGCAGCTTTTGCAATTGGGTTACTTTCGATGACGCTCAAAGCATCTTCATTTGGAACACCTGCAAAAATCTTTTGTTCGTTATTTACTGTTTCAAAACCTTGACGAATTTCATGAAGGGTTCGTGGGAAAAAGTTCATAAATGAACTATCAACTGATACGTTCAAGTAATTCAAATCATTCACAGATTCAGTATGTACGTGTCCGTGAACATTTCTTTTACCACGTAATTCTTCAGGATGAAGTGGAGCATGTGATAACCAGTACTCTTTATATTTCAAAAGACCATGAACTTCATCAAATGCTTGGCACAACTTGGAAGTACTTACATATTCAGTACAGTGATTTCCCAGAATGAGAATTTTTGTTCCCGGCAATTCTTTGATAAATTCTAAATATTTTTCATCAAAGAGAATATCACCCAAAAAGAACATAGTATCTCTTTTAGTACATACTTCTTGTAAAATATACTGGAAATAAAGATCATTATGTAAAGTACTTTCGAACACTGGACGATATTTCCAGATGTTTTTGTGACCCATGTGTAGGTCAGCGATAAATCTTGGTGTACTCATTTTTTAATTCCATATAAAAAAGGGGAACATTAAGTTCCCCTATATAAATTAGCTTCCACTCACGTAGATGCTATAAACTGCAACACCAGTATCTACAGTTACGTTTAACATACCAGTTTTGGTAAAGCCAAGTGACTTAGTTTCAGCATTAGATACGCGGTTTAATGCTTGAAGTACACGGTCAATCGGATAACCATAACCTTTAGATAGTTCACCTTCAGTTTTTCCGAATAGTAAAGTACCTGTGTGGTTGTTTTTATTCTTTTCACCAACGTAGAAATATAAGCTGTTATCCTCAGTAAAGGGAGTGACTAAAGCAGAAAATGATTTAAACACACCTGAGAAACTTTTTAGTTCATTGACCTTAGCGGCACTAGGTGTAACCTGTACGTCATATGGTTGGTCAGTGAATCGTGGTTGGTTCGGAATATATTTTTCCGCAACTACTAGATAGTTGGTATTTGCTTCGTCTGAATTGAAAGTTAGGCTTTTAACAACGCCATCTTTTGCATTCACACTGATTTTAGTACTGTCAGTTTTGTAAACGTTTAGATTTAGTAGACCTTGTAGCATCCCAAGATTACCAATACCAAAACGACCAACAACTTCAGGTACGTCTTCTTTAGTATATGCTCGCATAACTAAGTTTTTGTCAGAAGTATATGCTTCCATGTATACACGTTGACCTTGACCACGATCTTCGCTAGAAATAGCGATACAATCAAAATCAATGCCAGCAGTAGTAGTTACTAGGTCGCGTAGTACGTCTCGTAATTCCATTTGTTCATTCTCCATTTGTTTACGGGTACATTATATCATAAAAAATGTACCCGTTTCATTTTTTTACACGTTTCTTACTGGTTGAGTATTTTGAGCAATCACACTTAGGAGATCAGTCATTTTTTTAGTATCCTCATTACTTGGGAAACTATAATCTTTCAAAATACTCAAAGGATTATATGCTGCATCCATAGAAGATGTAGTACTTCCTTTATATAGAAGGTGAACATTATCACCAGTACTATTTCCATAGGTATACAATGGATTATTTTGATTATAATACCAAATACCAGGATTAGGTTTAGTGAATGGATTCGTTTGATCATTCCAAGGCCAAGTTGATTGGTCTTTTTTAGGAACTTCAACGACTCTAACAACTTCTTTTACTTGTTTATCGAATTTATATAAATTGACAATGTTACCATTGTCATTTTTCATAGAACCAATCTTGGTAAATCCAGCACGAAGCAGAATTGCTTCTTCCGCAGGGGTATTTGCAGCAATAATTTCATGCTTACCTGACGATGCTAAACTTTCACCAATACGTTGGTAAATGTTTGTCTCATTACTCATTTTATTTTCCTTTTATTACCAATCAAAGAAGCCAGTGTTCAATTCAATTGTACTTTTCTCATCAATACCAATATCCATATCCAAAATACCGAAAATATTACCTAATTTCTTAGTTAATACAGCTTTTTCCATTGTATCATCATCAAATGGAAGTTCTAGATACCATTCTGGTAGATAATCAGCACAATCTATTGGATATCCAATCTTTTTGATGCCTAATGGATTTGGTTTTAGGTCACATACAATGACTTTAGTACCGTCAGTAGCTTCTGGAACTGATTTATCATCGTTTAATTCACGAAGTTTGTTCCATTGTATAGCCGCCAACACGTGTCCAACAGAACATTTACCAGTATCCTGATATTCTTTTTCTTTGTTGGTGTAATTTTTTACTGTTTTTGGCGATCCTTTCTCTACACTAGGCTTATCTTTAAACTCTTTCTTGAATGCACGTACACGAGCACGTAATTCTTCTTCGGTTTCACCAATAAGTAATGCAATCAACGTTTCTTCTAGGAAGTTTTGAATGTATTTTGGTGTATCTGAACGTTTAATTTCAAGACCCATTGCTTTAATTTTACCAGGTTTACCATCCACATCTAAACGGAATCCATCTTCCCAATATTTTAGAATAGCATAACGCTTTTTCTTCAAGAATAGACCACGAGAACCGACCATTTCTAAGTCTGCACCCACGATTTTACCCTTTTCAATACCAGTATTAAAGGTTTTATCCATAAATTCAGGGAAAGATGCACCTACGGTATCACCAATCATTTGATAAAGTTCAACAACTTCATCTTTTGACATTTCAAACGGAATGTCATTCTCTTTATAGTAGTGTGCAACACTGAAATATACTGAGTCAGTATCACCATATACTACCACACCACCACTATGATCGTAAGTTTCAGTGCAAACTTCATTAATTTTACTTGCTAGGTGCTTAGTCATACTACGACCAGTTAATGTAACTGATTGACCTAGACGTTTATCAAAGAAGCGAGAACCTTTGTTCAACAACGCACCATATAGTGAGTTTAGAAGAATCTTACGGATCTGTTGGTTCTGTTTCCAGAAAGCAGATTGTGTTTTACAATACTTTTTATCAGAATCAGCTACGAAAATATGATTATCTTCAATACGCATACCATTATCAGCGATAAGTTTTGCCATTTGAGCATAATCATTTTTACCAAGTGCTAAACGCATCTGATAGATTGGATCATCTTCATGTAAGTTTGTTTTATAGATTCCAGTACCGAAAGATAGCGACTGTAGTTCTTTTTCGATAGCTTGAACTGCTTCTTCTGGAATTTCCCAACCATCTGTTGCCAAATGTTTATAGTCGATGACCATTTTCTGTTGTGCTTTACGTTCAGAATACCACATTGTAAGAATTTCTGGAATTACACCGTACTTAGTCTTATCAAATAATGTTCCGTTAGCACTTAGTACAATAGTACTATCTTCACCGAAGATAATATCATAAAGTTCAGCACCAGTTGCTTCAAATGATGTGCCATCTTCTAGATCAACGGTAATTACTTCTTGTGATTTCTCACGAACCATTGTAAATTCAACACTAGCAAACAAACCATGCCATGCTTCAGTCCATTTTGGTTCAAATTTACCACGACCACCATTTCTAGCCCATTTAACTCTCTGTTCTTCGATTTTATCAGCCAAATACTTATCAGTATATGTCTGACGAAGCTGACCGAGAATACATTCAGTACTCATACCTAATGTACGGAGTACAGTTGGATATAGTGAGTTAAAGTCAACACAACCCAAGAAATCAATCAAACCTAGTACTGGATCTTGTACCCAAGCACCAGCAGCTTTCGAACCTGCCTGTACTTCATCGTCTTCATCATCATCCATGTCAATTTCGTAGTCTTGATACTCAAAATCTTGTTCATCATCATCAAGTTTACGTTTATTGAATACTACTTCACCACGTTGATGTGCAAGGTTAATGATTGCGGTGTCGATTAGTGCTACTGAACCCATTGTAGTACTGATTAGTACGCATTCTTTGTGTGCTAATCGGTTGTGTAGGTTGATAAAGTCCATTTTTTCATCGATTTTCTTTAGTAGGATGCTATCCTGCTTAGAATATCGTAGAAATGTTTCATAATCTTCACGATACAATTTGTCCAATGAACCATCATATGATACTTTGTTTTCACCAGTTACTTTTTCAGCGATATAGTCTAGTTTATATGATTGTTCTACTTGACCAGCATGTTTTTTATACAATGCAAGATAATCTAAATGAACACGTCCAACCAGATCATAGGTAACAATGGTTTTACCAAACATATCTGCTTCGCGAGCGTTTGGTTTTTTATTCCATAAACACCAACGAGCTAATGTAGCTTCGTTAAAGATCTTTCTGGTTCGGTTAACCATGTATGGAATATCAAAGAATTCACTGTTCCAGCCTGAAAGTACGTCACTATCTTCAATTAACTCAAAGAAAGTTTCAAACATTTCAGTTTCTTCAGTGTAAAGAATTACAACGCTGTTAGGATCATTCGTTTCATCATTCAAACGATTGATAATGTCCTGAGCTTCGTAAATTGGCATATCTACTGGAGCCATTGTAAGAACATAATCCTTACCAGTCCAGCTTTGATATAATGAAATAGCAGTTACACGGTTAAACGGGTCGCTTGGTTGAGCATATCCGAATTTAGGGTGAAAGTCTGTTTCAATATCGAAGAAAACGATATTAAGATCAGGAGATGACTTACCCATATAGTGTTTAGCTAATGTTTTAAATGTTACATTACAATCTGCTTCATAAATCTTAGCAGTACTTGGCAATGCATCCATTTGTCGTTTCATTTCTGAAAAACGGGTAAATTCAAACTTCTCAGCTAAAGTACCATTGATAGTTTTGTATTCACCTCGCGGAGACTCTACATAGTACTCATATACTGGTTCAATTTCACGCAAAATACGCTGACCATTAACACGTTCAGCTACGTGAAGTACTTCACCAGTCTTTTTCCTATCCATATATCCATCTACGTACATCTTATCTCCTTATGTTACACACACTTAAAATATAATGCCCCAATTAAGGGGCATTATTTAATTATTCGTCATCTTCCATTTGTGCAAGATTACCAGAAACTGTTAGAATAGTTTCTACTTCGTCTTGTGCACGAACTTTATCAAAGAAATCTTGTTTATAGATACGCATTGCAGCAGATTTTAGTTTAGCTTTGTCTAAACCAAGTTCATCAGCTAGAGTATCCATGAAATCAGCGTAAGATTCTTTTAGTGTGTCTAGGTGGGTTAGTTGGACTACTGCGGAATTCAAGCCGTCTTTGAGTTTTTTACGTTGTACGTCATTTAGCTCATGTGCTTCAATTTTAGATTCAGTCTTCTTAGCCATTTTTTCATTTCTCCATGTATAAAAAAAGCACCCTAACTCTCCGCTAGGATGCCTACATTATATCAGATGTTTTTTCTGCGTTTCATTTATTTCGATAGTTTTTCTTCAAGACGTACCTTGAGTTCTTCGAAAGTTTTCTTTTCTTCAGCACTAAGCTTACTTTTCAACATTAGCATGAACAATTGGTTCTTAATGTCATCAATGCTTTCTGATTTTTCTTTAAACTCAGTCAAATAGAATTTTTCACCATCATAAGAGTACTTAACAAGTTGTAGATCTTTTGGAATCTCATCAAAAGGCACTTCATATAATGTTGCTTCATTGGGTACTAATGTGGTTGCATCTTTGTGAAACCCCACAACAATGTTATTTACATCAACTAGTACTTTCATATTGTCCAATGATGCATTATCTGCATAATCATACCAATCAGTACCATTTTCATCTTTCCAGTACTGAACGTTGGTGTATCCACCAACCTTTTCATATCTTTTAAACATCAGAAATAGTTCTCCACGTTCCATCAATTAGAATTTGTACAGGTCTAGAATACATATCACGGAATTCATCATTATTATTACTTTTTGACCAAATATTGAAACCAGTTACATACTGGCCTTCGCCACAACGATAAACAAATGATTCATCACCTAACGAATAACGGTTAACTGCAATTTCTGCACCACGGCGAACGTTCGTTACTACACCACCGGTAATACTCAATGTTACATTACCATTAGCATCAGCAGTTGACCCATTAATTGATCTAACAATATTACGTCCACCGACCGTAGCTCCTTGGCTTGATACTGTCAATCCAGCTACAGTTAATACGCCAGTGTTGGACAATGCCATTTCTGTGCCACCAGCACTACGGAATCGTAAGGTGTTAGTTGTAGTACTATGATAGATAGCTCCACGTTCACCACCACTAGCATTACGGAACCATAATATTAAGTTAGTATCATTAGCTTGAATGGCTGCACTGTTGGCAATAGTTAATGAACCACTCATAACATCACCGGATTTTAACACATAGCGAGCATCACCATTGGCTTGATTCAATGCTAAGCTTGGTTCTGCAATATTGTACAGTACTGCAACGTTAAAATGTCCAACATCAATACCCGTTAAGTTATGGGTATGTGTTGAAGTATTACCACTTTGGTAAATTGGATAAGTTGTTGTGAAAGCACGACGAGTGTCAGAGCCGTCAGCAGCAGTTGTCCAATATTGTTGTTTATCACCAGTAATGATTGCACCAGTATAGGTACGACCATCATTCCAAGTTTTACCAATAATGAATACACCATCATCACCGTGATCTCCACCTAAGCCACGCATCATACCAGTACCGTGATAGTGTTCAGGCATTGTGATTGAGGTTGAACTGATAGTTCCTGAACCTGTTATAATAGCATCAGTTTTTGTTACACCACTTGTGGTAATACCTTTCAAGTAAGCTTCTTGGTTCAAGTTCGGTACAACTTTAGTTACTGCACCATCTGAACCATTCCATGTCCAGTACATACCATCTGCAAAACACCAACCAGTTTTAGTTACAAAAGGTGCACTAACTGTACCATTTCTACCATTTTGTCCACCACTAACTCCGCTCATTTGTTCTCGAATACTTGCTACTGATTGTCCAGAAGTTAAAGAATAATGCATTATACTTCCGGGAGGTGATGAAGTAAACAAGCCAGGAACGGCGGCCCCACTGCCTCCAGAACTTGTTGGGAAAACGATATTTAAGTTAGTTCCACTAACACTTGCACTTGGAACTGCACTAGAACTATATGTCACAGAACTAACACGGTTAGCTAATTGGTTATAAATTTCAGTTAGTGAAATTTGAATTGGTTCAAGTATTTCATCTTGTGATAATAATTCCACCCATTGGAAACCATCATGGTATTTTAATGTTTTTGATGCAGTATCGAAAACTACTGCACCAGCTTCACCTGTTGGTAATGCTTTATTCGGAAAAACAACCGAAGAAGCATTCAGTCTCAAAGGACGTGGAACACTAGGTGTTCCACCTTCTACGACTATAGAAGCAGAATTCGTGCTAGTCATTGTATTGGTAGCATGATTAAATCTTATACTCATATAAATCAGTCCTCACGTTTATATATTATAGAGATATTTATGTTTTAGAGTAATCCTTCTTCCAAATCATCCAGAACCGCATCAATCATATTAGCAGCTAGTTTCTTTGGCATTTTATACCACTCTTTACCAGTACCTTGAGTTGCATTCATCTGCTTCAATCTTTTATTAACTTCTTTTTCAGCAGCTTTTGCATCTTCAAAATACACTTCATGATAAACTTCATAGTCTCTAAACGGAGAACCAGTTTGATATGTACTCAAACGAGTTTTCATTTCTTCTTTTGAAGTAAATCCTATTTTAACCCATTCAGGCCAAGCTTGATTAACAATAACGTAGCAAATTTGATTAGACATAGTTCACCCCTCTATATAAGTGGGGTATTTATCCTTTCAAAATCTGCACTTTTATACCCTTATCGTTCAAATTTTGTAAGATAGGGTTTGAGTTCAGTACTTCACGTACTGGAACAGTCTCATTCATCTGTACTCCAGGGATCATCTTAGGCATATCATTGAGTACTGGTGCACCTGGATTATCTTGTGCAAGCTTACCTTGATAATAAAGAATGTACTGTTCATATGTCATTTCTTCAAAATCAGAATTCATAATATCATTGACATATTTGTTCATGTCATAGTACACTGTTTCAAAGCCACAGCATAGTACACCTAAGTCTTCAATGTAACCGACCATTTTGTATTCTTGGATCAGTACTTCAAACTTACTGTACACACTTCTGTGATATTTCTGTTGTGTGTTAAGATAAACAACAACAGTTGAATCTGGTTTAATATTCATATTTTTGTCTCCATGATTATACCATAAAAAATGTACACGTTTCATACATCATAGAGCTATTTACCGTTGAACAAACGAATTTATCATTTCCATTAGTACATCAATATCACTAGCATTGACGGTTTCAGTGTATCCATCAGGTAAATCATCTTTTTTCAGTACTGAGCAATTGAATGTATTCTTTATCTGAGATTCTAACAGTACTGCATCCTTACCATCTTCAAAATAACTTGCAGGTTTCTTTTTAATTATAGCATTTCCGGGTTCTACTACTATTTCATTAGCTGTTAACACTTTGTTTCCTTATAATGTAAAAAAGGATGCCGAAGCATCCTTTTTTTTAATTTATATCAAGACTTATTTAAATCTAAATAACTACTTTATTACATGAATGTAACGTTACGAATAGCAATTTTGCTGTAGTAATCGGCTGCATTCCCAAGTGAACTGGTAGAATCAGTTAGTTGTACATAGCCATAACGAGTTAGGAAGCTAGTTACTAGTTCACCAGTATTTGGGTCCATCACAGTACCAGAAGCCATTAGTGGGATGTATGGGCAATAGAATGCACCAGCATCAGTCTCTTGGTTACCTTTATAACCGATTAGTACATCAGTACTGTCATCAGCATAGGTATCAACGTATACACGCATAGTAGAGTTTAGAACACCAACGAATTTAACGTTAGTTGGAGCTTCAAAAGTACCTTCAGTAGTACGTGCAAAACTAGAAGTAGTTGCAGACTGAAGAATAGTTAGAGCGGTTGGAGAAACAACGGCCCAGTTTGCAGCACCACGTTTGGTACGACGAGCAACTTCGTTTGCTTGACGGTTGATTAGAGTAGCTAGAGCAGCATGTTCATCACCAACGAAGGTAGCAACACCAGTAACTTTAGATTGATCGTAAACAACAGCAGCAGCACCTGGTAGAGCACGTAGACGAGCTAGTAGTTCTTGGTCGATCTCAGTAGTGATTTCTTGAGCGATTGCAGCCATTAGTTCAGCTTCAACGTCAATACCGTGTTGAGCTTGTGCATCTTGTGCAGATTCAACAGTCCAACGAGCAGATAGACGACGAGATTGAGCTTCTACGGTTTCACGTAGAATACGGATGTTAACACGACGACCCATAACACCTTCTAGTTGAGAAGTTGGTGCAGCACGTGGTGCGGTATTGTCAGAGTTAATTTCACCAGTATAAGACTTAGCGATTTTGTATGGTGATAGAGCTTCTTCACCTGCAACAACACCTGGAGCGTTATCAGCGTATTGTACACGTAGGGTATGGATTTGACCAACAGGGCCGGTCATTGGTTGAACACCGATGATTTCATTAGCAATAACGGTTGGCATTACACGACGAATAATAGGTAGAATTACCTTGTTTAGTGTAGCGATGTTACCAGCAGAAGTTGCACCAGCGGTTGCAGATTCACGTAGCATTACTTTACGTTGGTTATCTAGAACTGATTCCATTACAGTTTTACGATTACCAGAAAGACCTTCAACAAGCTTATCTTTTACAGCAGCCCATTTAGATTCAGTTAATAGTTGTGACATTATAATCTCCTTAAAAAGATATTTTTTGCTTTTCTGTATGCTTTTATTTATCTTACAGAAAAATTAGCATTTAATAATTAACGTTTTTTATCCATTCCTGACAATTTAGCGATTTCATCTAGGAAACTCATATCGTCAGAAGATAGTTCTTCGTTTTTAATGAAATTACTTTCACGGTTACCAGTAATAACTTTACTACCTTCCGTTAAAGTATTTTTAGCCTTTGTATTAACTGCTGGACGGCTAGAATTAGCAGCAGATTCATTTACAGTACCTTTAAGTACAGACTTATGGTACTTACTGAAATCTTCTTTTAGCTTCTCGGTTGGAGTTGCAGAAAGTAGAGATTCCATAATTTGTTTTTGTTGTGAAGTAAGAGGTTTAGTTAGTTCAGAAATAATTGCTGAACGAGCAGCTTTATCTTCCATGATACGGACTTTACGTTGAGCTTCAGCAGCAGCTTGTTTTGCTTCTTGTAGAGCAACTTTAGCAGCGATTGCTTCTTCTTCAGCTTCTTTAACAGATTCATTTAGTTCACGTAGAATAGAACTTTCGTTATATTGTTTACTATAGAATTCGTTAGCAAAAGCTTCGAAAATCTTACGACCAAACATATTTTGTTTAGCTTCGACTAGTTCACTTTTAAGAGCAGAAAGATTCTTCTCAGTGGTTTCAGCGATATAAGTTGCAGCACTTTCAGCAGTACGTTTAATGAAGTTCTGACGAGCTTCGTTAATTTGTTTTGCACCTTCTGCAATTAGTTTAACGCGAGTTTCAACTAGTTGACGTTTTTCATCGTGGAAATCTTTTAGTTCTTCAGCTAGGATACGATTACTGAATCCCATGAATTTTTCTAGACTTTCATTGATGTGTTTGCGTTCATTACGCATTTGTTTAACTTCTTCAGCTAATACTGTGTTAGCGAAATCTGAGAAGTTACCTAAAGTTTTACGTAGCTTAACGCGGTCTTCTACAAGTTTACGCTTCTCAGCATATACTTCTGACATTTGTTCGCTGATTACTTCAGCCATCATTTTGTCTAGACCTTCGGTTAATTTAGCTAAGTCTTCTTGGTAACGTTCTTTCATTTCTTCACGCATTTCAGCAGCTACATTAGCCTTTTCTTCATTCCATGCTTCCTGAATAAGCTTTTTAGCTTCGTCAGAAAGAGATGATTCGTTTAGAAACTTATCCAATTTTGACATTCGTTTTCTCCTTTAAAGTACTGATAATATCTGTACTCTTGATGTACAGATATTTATAATTTTATTTTATTAACCTTTTAAATTCTTAAAAAATTGATGAATTTCATTTTCTACAGAACTAAAAGTACCTTTTTTAGACTCAAATACTCGATTTGAACTATTTACAGGTGCTCCGTACTTACTATTCAGAGATTCAAATACCGCTTGAGGATACGCATCTGGAGCACTTGGTTGTGCTACAATATCAATAGTTACGATTTCGAAATCAGATACAATACCGTTGTGATCAACATTACCTGAACCACGAGAACTTACACCTAGTTTAACTCCACTCTCAATCATTGAACGAATGTCACGACCATGTGTGGTGTCTAGTAGCATAATAGTAGCCATACCATTAGCACCTTCCATCCAAACTTCAGTAATCATTCCAACAACACGATCTAAGTTTACAGTTAAGGTTTCAGGGTGATCACATTCGCAAAGAATACTTTCACCACGTGCAATACGCTGAGCCATATTGTTTACAGCTTTAGCGATTTCCGCAAAAGGATATACACGTTCATTTAGGTTTCTACGGTCTGCCTGAATTGCAATACCTTTAAGGTAACAATTTTTACGACCAGTATGTTGATCCTCTTTGTACTCTAGTACTATTTTAGAATCATTGAATGAAGACCATTCTCTAATCATATTACTCATTAAAATGATCTCCGTTCTTTAATTATTTTTGTTTTGGTAGTACTGATTTAGATTTTTCAGCAGTATTGGTTGGGGTTTTAGCAGGTTTCATAACGTGTTTACCGTTATCCATAACGTTGTTATGGTCTTCTACTTTAGCATCCAACGCATCTGAGTTTTCAAATTTATCGTCAGTTGCATCAACAGAACCATCTTTAATAGTTACTGGTTTAACACCGTCTACTGGAGACTTAGCATTTTTAGCAACTACAGATTTTTTGTTAACGCCAGCTTTTTCTGATTTTTCTGGTTCAGAAACTTTCTTCATTTGGAAAGATTCACCAAATTTGTCATCACCGAAATCTACATCAGCAAATTCATCAGATTCTTGTTCTTCTTCGCCGTCTTCGTCACCGAAATCAGCTTCACCACCTTCGATCTCATCGAACATACGTTCTAGAGCATCAAATGCAGTTTTAATAGATTCCCATTGGTCAGCATCTGGAGTTTCGCCAGTTTCTGCTTCAGAACCGAATTCTTCTTCAGTTTCTTCAGGATGTTCGTCTTCTTCGTCCATTTGACCTGACGCAGAACCGGAACCGATGTTCACGGAATTACCGTTACCCATTTCATTACCGAAAAGACCTTCATCAAGTTCTTCTTCTTCATCAAGTTTATAACCAACGTCATCAGTCATGTCTTCTTCTTCGCCAGTTTCAATGTCTTCACACATTTCTTCTTCTTCAGAATCCATTTCTTCTTCTAGTTTTTTGTTAATTTCTTGAGCTTGCTCAACAAAGTACTTACGCATTTTCTTGTCTGCTACTTCGTTATCGCCATTAGCAAAAGCCTGAATAGCTTCTTGCAATAGTTTAATATTAGCCATTATATCCTCCAAACAGATATACAAAAATTTATTTTGGTATGTCATTATTTATAGATTGAAAAAATACCATTTTCGAAAAAGCTCAAAAATGGCACTTTTCACAATAATTACATCATTCCACCGCCAGAATCTTCAGCAGGTGCTGGAGCATAAACTACAGCAACCACCGCATTACGTTTAGCAGCTTCGTTTTTTTTAAATTCCCTGTACTTTCTCAAGTTGTTGAGAATTTGTAATGTCAATTTAGGTTTGCGAGTATCGGTAATTTTATATACTGTCTGATCATCTTCAGGGTCGTACATAGAATCATCTTTAGCTTCAAAAATTTCGTCTAACATAACCTATATCCTTATAATTAATCGTTCACTGAACGAATCATAACTATTTATGACTGTTAAAATGAATTGCCTAAACTATTTGGATCAAATCCAGAATCACCACCATTTTGGTCTTTGTATTCTGAATCAGCATCTTGAAGGTTACCATCATCATCTATTCCTAAATCAGTTTCAGGGTTATTTGGTGACTCAATACCAACAGATTGCAATCCTGCATTTGCACCTGGTGCATCAACACCTTGTGAATTTGCCATAGCTTGAGGGTTTTCTTGTTGCCATAATTTTTCGTTCTCAACAATATCATCTTGTTCGAAGCCCATTTTCTTCATAATGAATTGTTTAGAGAAATATTTGAGATCATTTAGTGGCATATAAGTTTGAATTAATTTAGCATCCATCTCAGCTTTACGATTCGCTGCAAAGTTCATTGGTGGATTAAATGTTACTTCAAATGATGATGCACTAATGTTATATCCGTTTTTAATCATATAACGCTTGAATTCTTCATCAAAAATACGAGAAATAATACGTTGATAACGCATACATTCGTTATTAAAACGCAATTCACTAGCCATCGCTTGTGTTGCTCCATCACCAAATAACGCAACGCCGCCATCATCTGGCCCCATTGGTAGATATGATGCTGGAATTTGTAGACCACGAATTAATTTATTGTTAAAATAACGTAAGTCATCAATTTGACCTAAATTATCGCCGCCTGGTAAAGTTTCTACTGACGAACCACGACCTTCCGCTGTTTGTGGGAAGAAATAGTCTTCTAGAATACTTAATGGGTTGTAAGCAGCATCCATTAGTGAAGTACTTCCACCTTTATTAGAAGGAATTCTACGTTGATGAATATCATTTTTAACACGTTCTACGTATGCCATTGCCTGGTGAGGTTGCATATCACCAACGTCAATTTTAAATACACGACGCTCTGGTGCACGTTGAACACGATAGATAATAATACTATCTTCTAATAGTTCTTTTTGTTTATATACTTTAAAAATATTTTCTAAAATACTTGTACCAAAAGGCCAAAATGGATCTTGTCCAGTATTTAGTGACAAGTGAATTACGTGTTCCGCTGCAACTGGTAATACATCTAACTGACCGTTAGTACCGAATGCATTTGAGTTATCAGTACTTCCACTCGCTGCACCACCAACAGAACCATACTGATTACCAGCACCAGATAATGAATTTGGCATAGCACCGTATGTCTGTTTATCAAATCCAAGATTATTATTACTCATAACCTTGTCACGAATATTCAAAGAAATATCACGCATATAATATATGATAGGATTTTTACCTGTCGCTTCGTTGACAACAACTTTATCAACGTTCATTGGGTTTACCCAATACCATTCAAAAGTTTCTGGATCTCGTACAAAGAACTGATCTCCATATTTTAAAATTCCACGAATAATATCATAAATTCTAATTTTGAATTGGTTTTGGTCAGCCCATGATTCTAATCTATCTTCTAGTGTAGTAACTTCACTATCACCCATTTCATCTTTATATTGAATCTGAAATGGTAAACCAAAATCTTTAGTACTTTGAGTACAAAAATCTGCAATGATATTTAAAGCTGTTCTGATTTCTGGATCTTGATCCATTTGGTCATATTGACGATAACGGTCAACACGATTCGCAAGACCAGTATAAACAGCAGGTAGATATGAAGCAAAGTTAGTCTTTGCTCCTGATGTTTGTACTGGATTATTATTTTGTGGGGTGCTCGAAATCTTAGAACGCCCCATTGTCATATGTCGTTTCCAACTACTCATAAATTTTATGTAACTCCATTATACATTTCGAGGTGGTTCAGTATTCTCAGCTATCTGACGTAAGATAATAGCGGCTTGGCTATTATTCTGTGATTGAGCTTCTAGGTTATTTAGTATTGCCTGAAGAAGCTTATTCATACCTTCATTTGAGTTATTTTGTGCAGTCTGAATTTCTTGAGGTGCGGTTTGTTCTGCTTGCTCAATTTTTTCAGGCTTAGTATACTCTGGTGGAGCAGTGACTTTCTGAACACCTGCGGTTTTTGGCTGACTAGCCGTTGGCGTAGGGGTTACTGGTGGTGAAGATGGACTTTGTTTTGATTCTGGTTCTTCATCAGATGAATCTGACCACCAGTTTTTAATCCTACTCCACAAATTAGTGAACTTATTCTTTAAAGATTCAATTGCTTCAGTGAATCCTTTCTTAACATCATCAAAATTGATACTTAAACTACCAATCTTAGTGAATACACCAATAACATCCTTGAATATTCTCTTAATGGAACCCATTAATTCTTTGCCAGCAGCATCTACTTCAGATTCTGATCCAGTAAACATTTCCCAAATCAATTTTCCTAAACGAATAGGAATCTGGACAATATCACCCGCTAAATTACCAAACGCATCAGCTACTTTATTCCAACTTTCACCGAAAATAGATTCCATAAGTCTATTTGGAATATTAGCTAACGCACCAAATGGCCCAAGCATACCTGCATTAAATTTAGTAAATGCATCAGTAGTTAATTTAGACATGAAATCCCATGCATCAGTACTGTTATCTGCCAGATTAGATAGATATGTCGCTGCTTTCTCAGCCGTTTCAGTATAAAATTTATTAAATGGTTCAGTAAATGTTTTACCTATCCATAAATTAAATCGGTTAGTAAATGATTCAATAATTGGGCTTGGCTGATTTTTAGGGTCGTTTAATACTCGTTCAATATTTTTTAATTGTGACAACCATTGTGCTGCCGCCACGTTACCAATACGACGCTGTGCCTGAATTTCTGTTTGCAATTGCCCTTCATGTTCTTTAACGTACTGAGACATTGCTCTACGAAGAACTTTTTCATCAGTAATTCCGGCTGCTTGTAATTCTCTTAACTTGTCTGTATATAATTGAGTAAACTGATTGTTAAATTCTTCCGGTAGCATGTTATCTGCTAATTTACTTGAGTTTAACTTTTGTAAAGTTTCCCCAGCAGCACCCATACTTGCAAATATCGAGTTCATAGATTTAGTTACTTCAGAAGCTTTTGATTCAGATAAACCAAAGTTATTCTGTAACGCATCTATTGCAGTGTTTGAATCTAAATTATCACCCATATTGGCAAATTTAGAAATAAGTTCGTCTACACTTTTACCTACAGTCTTACTCAAGTAAGTCATTTGTTGAACAAACGAAGTAGTACTTTGTGCCTCATTCATATTCCGAATCTGTTGTTGACCGGAATACATTCTTTCGAATTTGTAGTTTTTAGCAGTAATATCAGCCAATTGTTGTGCCGATACACCGTATAATCCAAGTTTTTCTTGAGTAAGTTGGACGGTATTTAGTAATTTACCAAAGTGTTCTACACCATCACCGTACTGACCTTCCATTGCAGCAAGAGCATCACTGTTCTTTGAAATAGCTGCACTGAATTCATTAATACTCATGAATGCAGCACCGGAACCTTTACGTACAGTTAACATACCATCTGCTAACGAAATACCAGCACTGTTTATTTGATTATACATGTTTAATTGTTCGTTCAAGTACTCGTATACTTTACCACCAACTTCAACAATGCCTAAAAATGCATTTGCTGCTAATCCAATCGGGCCAGGTAATTTACTGAAAGTAGATCGTAATGCACCAGCAGAGGTTGATAGTGCACCTACGGTATTCTGAATGGAACCATTATTACCTAAAATAGTTCTACTCACATTGTTTACTTCGCCGAATAAATCTTTAAATGCATCCTTGAATGGATTTCCACCATTACCACCGCCACGACGATCACGGTCGCGGTTTCCTGGGTTACCACTTCCACCACCTGATCCGCCTGAACCACTTCCATTTTTAGTATTCTTCTCTATATCAAGAAGTATGGTACGCATCGCACTTAAATTATCATTCATAGCAACACTTTGATCCAACAATTGTTGTTGAATGTAATCAGAGCCTAATCCTGCCATGTGATTTTCCTTATAAATAACTAATACAAAATATAGTATAGTCGTATTTATTATGGAGTCGATATGAATAAGATGAACCCTTTGTCAAAGTATACAAAAGTTGAAGTACTTTATACTAAGTTGATAAGTAATGATGTAATCAAATATCCTTCAGGTGTTTTAGTGAATGATACAGTTGAATGTGGTATTTGTGCACGTTCAGCACGTGATGAATTAATGTTTAATAATCCAGATGCACTAATGAATGGTGAAGCAGTTGCAAGTGTTATTGAAAACTGCGTTCCTAATATTGAAGATGCTCGTAAGTTATATGTTCCAGATGTAGAACTTTTACTTATCGGAATTAAATTAGCAACAAAAGAACGTGAATATCATATTGAAGTTGATTGTCCTGAATGTGGTCATCATGGTGCTTTTGAACGTGACCTACAATTCTTACTTGATAGTGCTGAGCTTCTTGAAGAACAACCTGAATTACTTCTAGAAGAAGTTGGTGGATTGCTTTTGAAATTCAAACCACATACTTGGGAAGAATATTCCGCATTCGGTCAAAGAATGTTCCAAGAACAAAAGAAAGCACGTATGCTTGAAGATTTAGAAGATATGAGTGATGAGGAAAAAATGGAACATTTCAGTACTATTTTTGAATCAATGACAAAACTTAGCTTTGAAATGATTGTAGCAAACATTGAAAGTGTTGAAACTGTAGATGGTACTAAAATTACTGAACGTGAATTTATTGCAGAATGGTTAGGTGAACAGCCAGCATTTATTTTAAAACAAATTCGTGAAAAAAGCGATTTTATTAATAATGTTGGTGTGAGTCATGAGATGGAAGTAGGATGTTCAAGCTGTGGTCATGAATGGACACTTGAAAATCTACAATTTGATCCTAGCAATTTTTTCGTACAAAGCTTCTAATTTCTAGTCCTGAAGAAATTATGCAGGAAATCGCAGACCTTCGTTTGAACTGTGAAGATATTAAAAGTGGATTAATGGAGGTTTCTGTATACATTGAGAATACTAGCTATGAGATGCTACTCAATATGCCTGTGACTGACCGTGACCTGTTGGTGAAGCAATATAACAAGAAGGTCAAAAAGGAAAATAAGAAATAATTAAGAACCAGCCTTAGTGCTGGTTTTTTTTGTGTCTAAAATTCTTAACTGTTCTAACTGTACTGAATGATTGAGATTTGCCATTCTTCGAATGTCAAAGAATTTTCGTTGTTCTGTACTGCACTTCGTTTGTACTGAAACAACTCAATTCAATTATCTATCTGTTGTACTGTTACGTTAAACACATTTATTACTGACGAGATTTGTAGAGATTCTATCATCCCCCCGCAGGGGAATGAAGGCGTAAAAAAGTACTATTTAAAGTACTGATTTATATCTGACGATGATAGTCGTCGATTCATTGTATTGCGAATTTCTACAAGGTAGAACGAAAGCGGGTTACTCTGTTTCTCTCTATCGCAGTTCATATAGTAACGGTCGTGGGCTAACCACACTCAGCACTAAGTCTATACAATCAAACTCAGTACCTATTCATCTGGAAATTTGGACGGATCAATATTGTATAAAAATTGATCGCAAAATTTATCATCCAGATAAACTCCCTTAACTTATTGGTAGGGTGCGAACCTATATATCTATCGAGGAAGTACTATCAGTCTAGTGTACTTCTTTATAGTGCCGTATTGCCGTGGGTGGTACAAACTATGCCATCTCCTAACGGGTGTCTTCTGCACTGCGAACTGCTTGAACTTCTCATCTGCCATCTACATTTTCGATAGGATCAGGTTTATTTTGTCAGTACTTTCGTACCGCCAAGCAGGGTTTTACTAACATATTATACCACAATTTTCATTAATGTTCCAAAATTATTAAATACTACATGGAATCGTTATTGGGGTATCTATGGCAAAGAAAAGATTAAAAAATCCAAAAGAAGCGGCGACTTACCGCAACGAACTTTTGAAAAAACAAAAAAATATTGACCCTATTATTGGAATAGAAATAACTAAGCCAGTTCTAGATCACCAACACTCAGGAAATCAACATTGTCGTGAAGTTCTCCAAAATGAAGTCAATGGGTGGGAGGGCAGAGTTGTTAACAGCTTTAAGAGGTGCTTGGGTCACTTAACAGATAAACCAGTATATGAAGTACTGAGAAATTTAGCAGATTATATAGAGCGTAACGAGAAAACTCCAGAAGATGAACAAGTAATTCATCATACTGCACTTACTGTTGATGTGAAAAAATTTAAAAACCTCCCAGCAACACAACAATGTACAATTTTGGAATCTTTCGGTTTGGTTCCAGAATCAAATACTAAAAAGAGAGCAAATCAGGCACGTAAACTTATACGTGATGGATTACTTAAAATGAATGATATAAAAAAAGGAGCCTAATGGCTCCTTTTTGTTTATAGGTCTAATACGTCGCAGAATTCCATAGTACTGAAACTATCTTCTTTTACAACACGTAGAATAGAACTAGCACGATTCACCAATTCTTCACGGTGTGAAACAACAAAGATATTCTTACCACGGATTGCACTCAAATCTTGAAGCATATGCCATGAACATTCAATACCACCAGAATCCAAACCATTATCAAGTAGCTCATCAACTAGAAGAATGTTGATTCCTTGATAAAGTGACTCGTAAGTATCTCGGAACGCTAGGTTCAACGCAATGATTACACGAGTACGTTCACCACGAGACAACTGTTTAAAGTCATATGACTGTCCGTTTAGGTTAATATCTACACTTAGGTCATTTAGGAATTCAACAGTATGTTGTGAACCGGATTTATCGATCCAGTACTGCAATCTTGAGTTCAAGAATGAAATATTCTGGTCAATAATGCGGCGGCGAACGAACGAATCTTTGTTCATTAGTAGTTTAGTCAAATAATCCTGATGGTCAGCAAGTTTGACTAGCTTATTGTATTCATCATAGTCCACACTTTGAATTGAATTCGTTTTGAGAGTTTCAATTTGTTCAAAGAATGGGTTTTGAGAATTTTTCTCACGATCTAATGAAGTAATGTATGAATCATATGCACGTTTAAGGTCTTTCACCTCATCAGTACTGTAAACTTCAGGAACATCCATTAACTCAGTGCTTTCTAACTCTGCAAATGCAGTCATTAGTTCCTCATCATAGATATTAATGTCATCACCAGCACATTGCTTCTTCAATTCTTCCAATTTGTGTTCATGAAGCTTAGCTTCAGAAATTGAAGGATAAAAAGTCTTAGGTTTTTCTGGCATATCAAAGATTTCTAACTCTTGAACTTCATTTTGCAATGTTTGAAGCTCAGATTCAAGTACTTTAATACTTTCTTCTAATTCTTTAATAGTTTCCTCAGATTTCTTTATCATTTCATCATGGCTATGTGATTTTTCCAGTTCAGACTGACACATAGGACATTTATTATCAGCTAGGGTAGCCATATTAAGTTTGGTACTTGCTAAACTGGTGTTCTGAAGCTTTAGTTTTTCTGAAACGGACTTGATTTGTTGTTCTTTAAAACGTTTAGTATTCAAAGACTCTTTTAACATCTGGTCTAGCGTGTTCCACATCTCTAATTCTTCGTGTAAAGATAGTTCTGCATCAATATCTAACTTAGATAAGTCTTCAATTTGTTTCAGTACTGCATCTTTCTTTGCTTGAAGTGACATTGAGTATTCTTCGTGCTTAACTGCAAGCTGATTAACTCGGTTTTCAAGTTGTTCACGTGCATTATTATGTGCAATAGCAGCTTCCATTTGTTCAGCTAGTACAAATAGATGATTAAAATCTACACCTTCAAAATCTTTTAGATTATCAGTTAAATCTTTAATAGTTTGTGCTTTCTTTTGCTCAAATTCGTTAGCACGAGTCTGTAACGACTCAATACTTTGTTGAATACGTTTATTGGATTCTGTAATTGTCTCGATCTTGAACTTCTCTTGATCTGCTTGACGTTTAGTTTCCTTGTACATATCCTTTAAGAGATTTGCTTTCTCTGTTAGTTGAGTGATACCAAGTAATTCTTCAATCATTTCACGTTGTTTCTGTTGTGAAAGTGATAGGAATGGTTCTACGTTAGCATTCAATACTACGATGTGCTCAAATAGTAACTGAGAGATTCCAAGAATTTCATTTAAGTCTTCTTGTGTATCTTTCTTTTCACCACGAGAATCATCAACTACGTTTTGTTCGGTTCCTAGCGTTAGAAAATTAAAAAACGTGGGATTACGCCCACGTTCAATACGATATTCTACGCCATCTTTTTCAAAATCGATAATGACTTCGCAATTCTTAGCATTAATTTTATTAACTAAGTTAGGAATTTTAATATCATTACCAATACTTTTTCCGTATAATCCGAACACGATTCCTTGAATGATAGCTGACTTACCAACACCGTTACGGCGTCCAGCAGCATCATCGCCGACTGATGCATCATTATTTTGACCGAGTACCAACGCAAGGTCAGTACTATCTAGTTCTAAAACTTGTGGTGCATTACCAAATGAAAAGAAATTACGCATCGAAATACGTTTAATAGATAGCATCCTTGCCTCCAATTATAGTGATAGATAAAGTTGAATCAACAGTTCATTGTCAATTACGTTAGATTTGTTTTCTTTAATCTGTGCAATAACAATTTCATCGACAGTTTCAGTAGTGGTTTCAAAATTCTCATTACTGAAGTTGTTTTCAACTAGTTTCTTGCCAGGTATGATGTTAAATTCACGAATCTTATACAATTTAGTAAAAGTTTCACGAATAAAAGCAATCTCATCCATTGTAATTGGAATATCTATCTGAATTTTAGCAACAACGTTGTCTTCTAGATAATATGTTGGTTCAGATAGAAGTTCTGATAAGGTAAAGTGCCGATATTTCGGAGCACCAGGCCACATTTTGAATTCTGGTTCGCCACCATGTTCTAAGAACATGATACCACGTGCATCATCCCATGTATCTGAGAAGTTATGTGGGAAGCAGTTACCAGTATATAAAATTTTAGTACCTTTTGATGTAACTTTAGCTTGTCTCTTATGGAAATGTCCACTAAAGACATATTCACATCCACCAAATGATTCTTCAGTCTCTTTTCCGTGGTCTGGCATTACTACCATCTTGTTCAAAAGATAACCAGGGAGTTCTAAGTGACCAAAAACATACTTACTTTTTATTGAAGGAAGCTGTTTGTACTCATCATCAACTAGAAATGGAATAAAAGTACAGTCATCAACGGTTTCAATGTTATTGACGAAGTGAATCTTGTCAAATGCTTGTGCCATATTGATACTTGTAACATCACGCTTGTTTTTATAGTACATGTCATGGTTACCAACTAAGAAGTAGGTAATATCAAAGTACGAATTCAACATATTCATGATGAGTAAACCGTAATCTAGTGTATGGATGTTAATATTACTACGATTGTGGAAGAAATCTCCCATAAAGATGCAAGTTTTAATATCTCGCTTTTGAGCTTCGTCGATCATGAACTGAACAAAGTCAACACAATCGATATTATGCTCTTTACTATTGTTTTTTAAACCTAAGTGAATATCAGTAAAGATAATCGCTTTATCAAATAGTGCCATTTTGCTTCCTTTCTAGCATTTTCATTTCAATTTCGATTTGTCTTGTATGACTTGGGTTAAAACCCTGTAATTCTAATAAGTCATCACGGATGTTACGTACATTCTTTTCAGCATTAAGTACTGAACGGAACGCATTGTTGACAAACGAAGTATAATATGCGAAAGGATTAAGCTGAACTGCTGGTTTTACCTTTTTGTACAAGATACTTTCATTGAATAGTAGTGCATTCTTGACTAATTGTATTCTAGCATCACCCATCATTTCATCTAAGTACGTATAATTTCGATAATTAGGCTTATGTGAAATTTCTTCAGCAAGTTTAATGAACATTTTACCTAGTTCATTAGTTTGTCTGCCATGATTTTGGCTAAATTCCCCATTTTCCAAATTACCACGCCAATGTGACCTAGCAACTTCATAAAGTTCACCAGTACTATCTACGATGTAATGCTTGAATGGTTCAAAAATGGTACGAACTTTTTTCTCTCCATTAGAACCTTCGATGAAAGGAATGTGTTCATTCGTAATAACTCGAATAACAACCTCATCTAGAGGAACATCATGTAGAAAAAGACTTTGTTCTTCAGCATATTCTTTAGCTTTCTTGGCAGTGAAAGCATGTTCTGCACGTATTTTATCTAAAGTACTGGAATTTAAGCGTTTGATTCGCTCTAGTGCTGCCAGTTCAAGTAATTCTTCAGTAATTTCGGATTCGTCAAAGACGATATAATCATACATACTGTAAGCATCGTCTAGAACCCAACAATATGACATTTTACTGATGTGAATTTCTCTTAGCAAATCCGCATTGTTCAAGTACTTCTTGCGTTTTGGTTTAATTGCCATTAAAAAATCTCCATGTTTTTATATAAAACGATCCTTGTTTTACCTCTCTATTATACCACATTTTTAAAAAACGTTCCATATAATAAATACATAATAGTATTTTCTCGGAGAACATATATGATAGATCGTAGAATTAGATTAAGACCAAAAGATGCGGCAGCTAGTTATGTTTACGGCGATGTTAACAATGGTGGAACAAACCAAACATCCATTTTGTCATTCTTGCGTGTTACAAATGGTATGGTATGGAACTATACACCTATCATATCTGAACAAAGAACCGTAAACTATGAAATGGATCAGCCCGTACATACAAACAGTGGATACAACAACTATAAAAACACTTCAAACACAGTAATAACTCTACAAGGTTCTTTCTATTCGAATACTGCAATGGAAGCAATGTACACTCTTGCGTGTATGCATTTTATTCGTTCGGTAACTTTGATGGACTTTGGTAGAACTGCTGCGTTATCGCAGAATCCAGATTTCGCAGTAGTTGGTGCACCGCCACCAATTCTATTACTAAGCGGATATGGTCGATATGTTTATAATGATATTCCAGTTATTATCAAATCATATCAGTTCAGTTATCCAGATGATGTTTCTTACATTCAAGTACCAATAGATAGTTCTCTAGATGGTTACGATTATTCTGATTCCGCAACTCGTGCGTACTTTGAAAATCTTAGAAATGTAGGTACAACTAATCCAGAAAACGAAGTATGGGTTCCACAAAAAATGACAATTACACTACAGCTTGAACAGCAACCAACACCAGATTATATGACTAGTAAATTTAATCTTAATGCTTTCAAACGTGGTGCACTATTACGTAAAGGAGGATTCATTTAATGGCTTCCAAATATAGTTTATACTCTCCGTATGCGAAAGTAAAACAGACATGGTATCTTGGATACAATTTACCACAAGGCATAGTTAAAGCCGATTCTGATATAGAATATACAATTCCAAATCATTACAACGAACAACCTTGGCGTTTAGCTAAAGATTTATATGGTAATGAGAGATTATATTATATTTTTTCATTACTAAATCCAGATATTCTAGTAGATCCAATTTATGATTTTACTGCTGGTAAAGTAATTTTAGTTCCATCGCTACAACGTGTACAGACCTGGTTAAACAGTTCTAGAAATGTTAAGTAAGGATATTCAACATGGCGTCAATTAATAAAATAGTAAATCAAGCAACTAACGGTAAAGTTAATACACAAAACCTTAGTGTTGAAGGTGTTAATGAACAAATACTTTCGAATGTAAATGAATTAAATGAAAGTGTTTCATCAGCAAAGAAAAATGTTCAGGCAGCAGCAACATCAACTGTTAATTCATACAAGCAAGGAGTAGAAAAAGCTACTTCAAACGTTAAGGGTATGATACCCGGCACGTCTAATGGTTATACCCTTCGTGCATCTGATGAAAAACAAAAATCGTATAATGCTGCTGATGGTACATATTCTAATATCAATTTCAATGATTTGATTTTACCATATGAAAACCCACTACTTTCATATCATCAATACACTTGGAATTTTTCATTGTATACAATGAATGCAACTGAGTATGAGTTCTTTTTAGATAACTCTGATGCTGATGTTTCCAAGTATGTAATCGCCCAAAGTGGCGTAACTGGTAGATACAGTATTAATAGTGTTAAGATGACTTCTGCTGGTCCAGCAACTCCTGGGTTAACATCAAACTATTCACTAAACACTTGCGTCCTTGAACTACAAGAAAATGGTGGTATGAGTTTATTTGACGACTTGATAGTACTGTCAAATGAGCTAGGTTATAAAAAATTCATGGATATTCCTGTAATACTTGAGTTGAACTTTGTAGGTTATGACCAAGATACTGGCATGGCAATGAATATTCCAGGTCTAAACCGAAAATGGGGTGTTAGAATAAACACTATCACTGGCTCTGCAAGTCCATCAGGTGGTTCAATGACTTATACCTTCACGATGACAAGTACACGTGGTGGTATTATGGAAAACAAAGACTGGACGTTAATGGAACCTTATACTTGTACTACTGGAAACTTTGGTGAATTCGTACAACAACTTGAAGATCATCTTAATAAAGTAGCTACCGACCAGTACGGATACCTTCGCTATCGTTATGCACAATTTGCAAATGATAAGTACTTTGAAATCAAATGTCCAACTGAACTAGCTAACATGACTATTAACTATGACGTTAAGCAAAGTCCAGAGGTTAACCAGTCACCAAATGGTTCAAGTGCTGCAAAACAATTCACATGGGGTGCAGATGTGCCAGTTTCACGTGTCATTGATGATATTTTAGACTGCTGTATGCCCTTGCATGAAAGTACTGATAAGCGTCGGCAGTTTGTAAACATTATTCCAGTTTCAAGATATGTTGGATTCGATCCAATCAGAAATACTTCTGCTTTTAAAAGCTTTTTCTATATTCTGAAATATAAAATTGGTGATGTAACATCAAAAGATGACCTTGCACCTGAATCATTTAATTTGCAGTACTTCTATGAGAATGCTGATAAAATAGTTGATGAAACTGATCCTAATAAGATTCCAAAAATAAATGCTAAACGATATGATTATCAATTTAGTGGATTGAATAACGAAATTATAAATCTAGATCTTAAATATGACCAAGGATTTAATATCGCAGTCGTTCGTAATCCACAATCGCAAATTGATCCATCTAACTCAAGCGGTACGCATGTTGCCGAAACATTAGAATTAGCTGGTCAGGAATATTCTACTTCAGATTCTGCTGCATTATGGTCAAAGTCGCAAAGCTTACTTCGTGAGCAGGAAAATGGTCGTCAACTTACTGATGAAGAACGTCAGTTTATTCGTGATGCACAAGGTGTTGCAGCTTCACAAGTTATGCCAGTTGAAGGTGAGACGGATCAAAGTCGCTACAACTTATCATTATCAGCAGCATTGCCACAGTACATTGAAGATTTTCGTAAGGATATTGACCTTACTACGGAAGGTACTAATGGTATTGGTTCTCCTAGAGTTGACAGTATTCCAGTTGAGCCGACCAACATTAAACAAACAAACTCTGGTTCCAAAGGTGATAACAGTTCTGATGATGAACTTGAAAGACGTTTGGTTCGAGATAACTATTATAACCGTTCATTCTTAGCTAAATTGGATATTAAAGTTGTTGGCGATCCATTCTGGTTAGGATGGGGCGACTACTCTTACATGAAATATCTTCAACGTGCAGTCGAAGGACAAGATATTAATCCAGATCCTTCTGACATTCACTTTGCTAACTTTTTAACAACAGAAACTTATTTGTTGTTGAACTTAAAACCAATAGTAGCAATAAGCGATGAAACCGGTATTTTAGAAGTTAACCAAAGCTCAGTATTCGCACAAACATTTTATCGTGTGAATAAAGTTGTAAGTGAATTTAATAGTAATGGTACTTTCACACAACAAATCACTGGTGGTCTAGTAATTCGTTCACTACGTAAGAAAGATCAATATACCGATGTTACTGAAAGTACTGAGTCAATTAAAAAGAATGGGAAAACACAATAATGGCTGATTCAAATAACAGTAAAAGTCAAGCATTTGCTAATAACCAAAAGGCACGTTTTAATCCACAATTCGTGCAATTAGCAACTGTAATGGACAACCGAGATCCAACAAGAACCGGTAAGTTAAAAGTTTGGATTCAGAACTCACAAAGTGATCGTGATTCCAAAGGTTCTTGGATTACTGCATCTTACCTTTCTCCATTTGCCGGAAGAACACCAGGTACACCAGGTGCAGAATCTTATCAACAATTCCCAAAAGGCTACGGCTTTTGGGGTGTTCCTCCAGATGTTGGTGTTACAGTAGCAGTTTTTTTTGCTAACGGTAACATCCATGATTGCTGGTGGTTCGCTTGCGGTTATGATGACCGAATGAACACAATGGTTCCTGGTAGTGCAACCCAAAAATTACCAGACAGTGGTTATGATATGCCAGTACCAATTACTGACTATGATCGTAACACACTACAAACACAAATTGACCAAAAATATATTAATGTTCCATTGGTCGAAGGATTAAAAAAACAAAACCTATTATATGACGAACAAAAAGGTATTCCGAACCGTAGTAGTACTCGTCAAACCATCAGTACTGTTTATGGGTTGTCATCGCCTCGTGGTAACAGCTTTATCGTGGATGATGGCTTTACGGAATCAGAACTAACTGCACCAAGTTGGGATGATGACCCTGATTCATATCAGGATACCCAATTTGGAAACCCTGTAAACGACACAACGGTTGGTTTACGTAAGAATGAAGGTATTGTTTTACGCACTCGTAGCGGTGCACAGTTCCTTCTTTCAGAAAGTGATGGTAATGTGTTTCTTATTAACCGTGATGGTACTGCTCGTTTTGAAATGACTGCTGATGGTCAAATTACAGTTCATTCAGATAAAAGTATTACTATCCGTACAGATGAAGACTTTAACCTTTCAGTTGCACGTGATATGAACGTTGAAATTGGAAGAAACTTAAATGTTCATACACAAGCAGATACTAAACTAAACTTAGTTGGTAAACTTGATGCGATTGTTAATGGACAAGTCGTGATCAACACTGGTGCAGACCTACGTTTAGTAGCGGCTGCTAGTATTCGCGTTCAGTCAGGGGCAAGTACTAACATCACATCTGGAGAAAACACAGCAATTAAAACTGGTTCAACAATGGATGTAACCGCACCAAGTTCAATAAATTTATCTGGTGGCGGTACTAATTTTAATATTTCAGGTACGGTTGACTCAAGTTCACAAATTAATGCACCTGATGTAGTTACTCCATCAGTTGGACTAAACAGCCATATTCACTACCATGCGGCATTTTCATCAGCGGATAATCACAGTAATGAGATGGCTCCCCCTGTTAATGGAGGTGGTTCACCTAATACTAAACCTGCTGCTGAACCACAACCAGCAAATGATGTTGCACCAGTTGCACCAACGCAACAGGCACAAGAAACTGTTCAATATATTAACAGTACACAAGAAGTTGGTCAAGTCCTAACTCAAGATTTAGTAGTTTCTGATGGAGACGAAGACGACACCACAGTACAATCTTATACCACAACCTACGAAGGATTGCAACTGTTTATGCCTTGTACTGGCACAATTCGTGAATTCGGATATTGGGGCAAAGGTGTACCGACACAGACCGGAACAAATACAAACAGAAATGGATGGATTATTCAAGCTAAAGGTGATGTTGTTGCACCAGAAGGTGGACTCATTACTAAAATGGGCAACGGTGGAATAATTATTACCCACCCAATCGGATACAAATCTATTTTTTATGATATTACTGCTACTGTTAATAATAAAGATACTGTCAAAAAAGGAGAGAAAATAGGAACTGCAAATGGGGTGTTTGAATATGAAATTCGCCTACAGTCTGCAAACATTTATGGTTTCTCTGGAACAGTAGATCCTGGATTATTTTTCAGTTCAGTAACTGGTAAAGGAAAAGATTGTGCAAACAAAAGTTTAACTATTGGTAAGCCATCTAACCCTAATCCAAAACCTGCTACCGGATATTCGCCAGATAGTTCAGAGCTTGTTGTTATAACAACTGTGAACAGCATCGGGTCGGCATATTCACAACGTGGTTCTAAACATGTTCCTAGAAAAACAACTCGTAGTAAGCAAAATGGCAATTCATCTGCTAATACTCCACCAGAAGACTTATCAAATATTGATAAGACCGCAGTTGATTGGAAAGTACTACCAAGTGACAGTAAATTAATTGAAGAAGTGAAAGAATTTGAAGGTACAATTGAATATCAAACAGCGGTTGGATATTATCGTAATGGTAGATTCTGGATTTACAAAGATAGCTTAGGTTATCCAACAATTGGTTATGGACATTTAATAACTGCTCGTGACAATTTTGGTGGTGGTATTGATGAAGCACAAGCTGACGCACTATTACAAAAAGACCTTATTCGTACTGTAAGAGATGCACAATCAATTTATGCACAATACAACATGAAGACACCATATATTTGTCAAATAGTATTAACTGAAATGTGTTTCCAAATGGGTAAAGGTTCAGTATTAAAATTCAAAAATACGTTAGCTGCAATGGCACGTGGTGATTATAAAGCCGCCGCCGCAGGTATCCGAAATTCTGCATGGTATAGACAAACACCTAGACGTGCAGAAGTAATGGCACGTCGAGTAGAGTCATGTCAATAAATACTTATACTGATTATCATCGGGAGGTAATTGATATGAGTAATTGGGTTTTAACTAGTAAAGATCCTAACCTATTAAGTGACATTAAAGTTTTTGAAGGTTCTAAAGACTATCAAGCTAAACTTGGGTATTACAAGAATGATAAATTCTGGACATACAAAGACAGTTTAGGGTATCCAACTATTGGATATGGACATTTAATTGTTAGTGGTGAGGATTTTAAACAAGGCTTAAATGAAAGTCAAGCTGATGCTCTTTTAGCTAAAGACTTGGCAGCGAAAGTTGCTGATGCTAAATCAATTTATGAGCAATATGGTATGAAAGGTGGTATTGAACTACAGAAAGTACTAACTCAAATGGTTTTCCAAATGGGTAAAGGTAAAGTTCTTGCATTCAAAAACACTCTTACATGCATGGCTCGTGAAGATTATAAAGGTGCAGCGGCAGGAATGCGTAATTCTGCTTGGTATAAACAAACCACTTCACGTGCTGAGAAATTAGCACGTATTGTAGAATCTCTATAAGGAGAAATAGATGGCAGTAGTTTTTAAAGGATTCTCATCTCCAATCGTTGGTAAAACTAAAGTACTATTTGATGTAGAACTTGTTAAGCAAGACCTCATGAATCATTTTAATACTCGAAAGGGTGAGCGAGTGATGGATGTGGACTATGGTTTTATTGGTTGGGATTTGCTATTTGAACTTGATAGACCAGGTAATGCACAATTACTTGAAGCTGATGCACGTAATATAGTGGCACAAGATCCTAGATTACAGTTGCTATCTATTCAGGTTCAAAGTGTTGAGTACGGCTATCAAGTTGATATGCGATTGAGATATGTTCAACTGGAAACAGTAGAAGATTTATCATTGGTATTTGATAATCGTTCACAACAAAGAATGGCATTTATTAATGCAGCGTAAATTAAAAAGGCATCCTTCGTGATGCCTTTTCTTTTGGATAAATATTTCTATATTATTATATGAGGTGTATAAAACATGGCACAACAAAAAAGACAATCCAATTTGTATGCTGCTGAAGATTGGCAACAAGTTTATGAGTCATTTGCTCAAATTAACTTAACTGCCTACGATTTTGATACTATTCGTGAAAGTATGGTTAACTATCTACGTTTAACATATCCTGATTCATTCAACGACTGGATTGAGTCTGACGAGTTCATTTTTATTCTTGATACAATCGCATTGATTGGTCAGAACTTAGCATTCCGTATGGATATGAACAGTAGAGAGAACTTTCTTGATACGGCGGAACGTAGAGCATCAGTACTAAAATTGGCAAAAATGATTTCTTATGCACCAAAACGTGCATATCCAGGGCGTGACCTTGCAAAAGTAACTACAGTTAAAACAAATCAAGATATTAAAAATAGTTTTGGAACATCTTTGAGAAATCAAATCATTCGCTGGAATGACCCAAGCGATCCTAACTGGTACGAAAACTTTATTCTTGTTATGAATAGTGCTTTTGTTGATACAAATCAGTTCGGTGACCCAATTAAGAAAGTTATTATAAATGGTGTTTCAAGTCAGCTATATCAACTAAACACAATTCCAATGAGTGCTCCCAATATTCCATTCAGTGCGAATATTAACGGTGAGTCGATGGCATTTGAAGTAGTTAACCCTGATATTTCAAGCACTGGTACTGCATTTGAGCGTCATCCACAGCCACAAGAGCAAAAACATATTATCTATCGTAACGATGGTAACGGTTTTGATTCTCCGTATACCGGCTTCTTTGTTTATTTCAAACAAGGTAACTTATCGTATACTGATTTTCAATATGACCAACGTATCGAGAACAGAGTTCAAGATATTAATACAAATAATATCAATGAAACGGATGTATGGGTTCAAGAAATTACAGAAGATGGTTTAGTCCGTACTAAATGGACTCGTGTTCCTGCAATCGAATCAATTGCATACAACTCTATTGACCGTAGACAGAAAAACATTTTTTCAGTAACTACTCGTGATAATGATCAGATTACTATTAAGTTTCCTGATGCTCGCAGTGGTCAAGTTCCTCGTGGAGCGTATCGTTTTTGGTACAGAGTAAGTAATGGTGAAACCTATACAATTAAAACAACTGATATTCAAAATAAAGCAATAAAATATATATATCGTACTAACACACAGTCCGAGTATGAAAGCAGTACTTTGGATATTCAATTTAGTTTGCAGTTCCAGTCATCTTTTGCACAATCAAGAGAGACAATTGAACAAATTAAAGAACGTGCACCACAATTATATTATACACAGAACCGTTTTGTAAATGGTGAAGATTATAATATTGCACCATTAATGTTAGGTAACTCTGTATTAAAAGCAAAAGCAATTAACCGTATATATTCAGGTCAATCACGCTTTATTGATATTAACGACCCAACTGGTAAGTATCAAAATACCGATGTATTCACTGATGACGGTGCAATATACCGTGATACGTCACATAAAAGTACTACATTGCTATTACCATCGGCAAAATCTAATACTGCGGTAGCCATTGACAACATTCAACCACTAATTGGCGATACTTCTGTTATTCAGCTATATCAGGATTATCCAGCTAATACTGTATCAGTAGTTAATAACCAAATATGGACTCCAGAGTTCAATTCAAGTTATTCATCTAATACTTATGGTCGAATTATAGCTAATGGTACTCCAGAAGTTTACGAAATTGGTACACTATTGAATTTCCCATCAGCATCTGGTGTTGATATTTGGACTTCTGTAGTAGATTCACTTGATAATGGATATTTGGTACTATCTATGCCAATTTCTGGTAAAGAATTGCTAGGTGAGTATATTAAACCATTCAGAGTTAAGTTTTCTAACGTTGAAGTACAAACTATTGCTGCTATGTTAGATAAGAAAACCGATTTTGTTCTTATCTATGATACAACTACATTAACATGGATTCCAGTAGAAGGGACATTCACGTCTGATACGGTGACATATAACAATACTTCTTATCCGATTCTTGTTAAGTGTTCATATACAGCAGAATCATGGGATTTTGTAAGTAATGGTATAAATTATATCTTTGTCGGCGGCGAAAAAGTACGTTTTTATTTTGTAAGTACTGGAAATATCAGTGATATTAGTACCGGTACTGTTCAATCAGACAAAATTGTAGTTTTATCGTATAATCCAAATTATACTAACAACAATGGCTATACAGATAACGAACAATTCCAGATTTTAGAAACTGTTAATCAGGAAAATGGTTATATTGATGGTTCACGTGTTATTATTACGAGTGCTTCAAGAGATACTAATGGTATTCCTCTAAATCCTAACCAATTTAGAAAGATTGTTCCTACTTTATCTGGAGAAGATAAAACTAAGTATGAACAGTGGGTGTTTTTCCGTGAAAATAAAGATTTCACTATTGATATTGTTAATCCAGTATCTGATAATTTCACTTTATTGGATAGTGCATGGACATATACTGCTGCTCAAGCCAACGCTGAAACTGTAGCATATAAAAAATCTGCTCTTTTGCGTAATGTCAATATGAGAACTACTAGTATTTCTGGATTATTCAATCATGGTTCAGGATTTATAGTTGGATTTGAATATAATGGCCGAGATTACTTCATCGAACAAACTGTTGGTAACAATAATGATCGTTTGAACAACTTCTTGTCCAATATGACACTAAGTTCTGATCAAAATCCAATAACACCAGAACAAGCTTTCGTTCGTGCAATAGAAAATATGAGCGATCCAAAAGCTGACGAAAGTGTTAAGCTCGACTATTATGGATATAAAGATGTAAGTACTGATTATTTCATCAAGAAAGATGCTCGTGTGGATATTAACTATCATTGGAAGCACTATGCACCTGATGATAACCGTATCGACCCAAGTAAAACTAACTTGATTGATATGTATGTACTAACAAATTCGTACAAAGAAGCAGTTGATATATGGTTAAAACAGAATAATGGTTCAGAATTCCCTAAACCACCAACAAGTGCTGAACTAAGTGAGATGTTTGCAGAAGTAGAGAACCGTATTGTTGTCAGCGACAGTACTATCTGGCATAGTGCTAAGTACTTACAGCTATTTGGTGAAACTGCTGATCCAGATTATCGTGCAGATTTCAAAGTTATTAAATTGCCAAACTCAACATTGAGTGATGATGAAATTCGTCAACGTGTAATTTCACTAACAAATGATTTCTTCAGCATTGATAATTGGGATTTCGGTGAAAGCTTCTACTATACTGAACTAGCAACGTTCATTCACATCAATTTGAGTACTGAAATTGCTTCAGTGGTAATTGTTCCACAGAACCCAAGCTCTAAGTTTGGTGAACTGTTCGAAATACCAAGTGCATCTGACCAATTGTTCATAAGTACTGCTACTGTAGATAATGTTATCATAGTTAACTCACTAGCTAAAAGCAATATTAATATTGGAAAATAATTCTCAAGGGCATCTTCGGATGCCCTTTATTCTTCCATAAATAAAACAAATGAGAAAAAGAATTTTTTATTGGAGATTATAATGGCGAACGAATTTAAATTTCAGGCTTCAAAAATATCAGAAGCAGTGAATCAAAAATTGTTCATAAAGAGATTGCCTGAGTGGATGCAAGGTCTAGAACAGATCCAAATGTTCTGTGACGACATTATCCAACAGTGGTTCAATCCAGCAGATGAGGAAATCGTAGACGGTTACATTGGTGATCGTGGTTCACCTGCTGCGTCTGGAAAAATCTTCCTAAATGAACTAGATTTACAACGTCAAGACTATCAATTTAGTACTGCATACGTATCTCGTAATGCTGATACTAGCGTTCGCTCCATTCAATTCTATCCAGATTTAGTAGGTTATTTGGAACATTATGGTGCGTTAACTGATAATCAGGCACGTTTATTGAGTGGTAAGTTCTATTCATGGACTCCACCAATTAATCCAAACAAACTACAAAACTATAGTTCATATCTATGGGATACTGAGAACGAATACGGTATTGAACCAGATTATGTTGTGATGGAACGTGGTGCTTTAAATGGTAACACATGGTCACTACAAAACTTCTGGTATACTGTAGGCCAAACTCTACCTGATGGTACTGTAGTAACCGAACAAATGGCACAGAGTGGTCGTTTCGCACGTGCATCTGTTCCTATTATTGAATTTAACAAAAACATCGAACTACTAAACTACGGTACTCGCTTCCGTGGTGTTGTTGATTATTTGTCTGATTCTGTTAAACCAGAAGATATTGTACAAAAAGACGTAAGTAAAAACGTTCGTATTGATGGTTTCGTACTACAAGCTGGTGACCGTATTCTATTCACTAGTATTGGTAACCCAGGCGAAAACAACCGCATCTATAAAGTTTACATCAAACAAATGGCTGACGGTACTCGTGTATATGGTCTAGTACTAGATGAAGACGAAGAAACAACTGAACGCCCAACAGGTGAACCATTAACTGGTGATGTTGTTCTTGTCCGTAAAGGTAATGTTTATGGTAATACCGCAATGTATTGGAATTCTCGCGAATGGACTAAAGCACAGGCTAAACCTGCTGTTAATACATTCCCTATGTTCCAATTGTATGATAAGAACGGTATCAAACTAGACAACAGTACAGTATATCCAAGCAGTACTTTTAAAGGTTCTAATCTTTTTGGTTTAAAAATCAACTACAATTATGGTCTAGATAAAATCTATCGCCAACATGTAGAATTGAATCAATATAACTATTACATTTTTGAGAACTTCTTACAAACTCAACGCTTTGAATATTCTAAAGCTGGTGCTATCACTGAAATCCCTGGATTATATTTCTATAATGTAATTGATGCTGATGCAAATGGTGATTTAGTACAAAATCTTAAATCCGATTGGGTTCGTAGTGAAGAAGAATCAAAACAATATGTTCGTCAAGTACCAGAAGTTACTAAAACTTCAATGTACAAAGTGTTTAACTCTGTAAGTGAAATGAATGTTTTCAAAAATCCAGTTGAAAACATGTATGCATATGTTGTTGAAAATGACAGCACTTACAAATATTACAAGCCATCAAACAGTACTTTTATGAAGTGGAATTTAACTTCTGCAACTGCTGTACAGTCTGATCGTTTCGAACACACATACGAACTTGCACAAAAAATTAACCCAACTGATACTAATGAAAGTTTAGAAGTATTCTTTAATGGTACTAAGACTTTTGATTTCAACACAGTACTAAATGCTGATGGGAATATTGAAAGCGTAGTTTTTGATGACAGCGTTTCTATTAATGAAAATAGTGTCATTGAAATTGTAACTTATAGTGCAACTAAAGTTCCAGATTTGAGTTTAGGTTCATACCAAATTCCAATCAACCTACAAAATAACCCATATAATGAATTTGTTGATTATATCGATCAAGGTGAGTATACTCCACACTTCCTAGATATTATCGGTAAAAACATCACTAAAGGTTCAGTAAATGATCTAAACGATTATGAAGAACGTTTAGAGGCTGGTCTAGTTGATAATTCTGTAGGTACTAAAATTATTCAAAATGAAACATCACTACTTCCATTGATGCTTCATAGTGCAAATGAGAATTTAGATTTATTCTCTGCAATTATTTTCACTCAGTATGAATATTTCAGATTTAAAAACAAATTCAATACACAAATGATGAATTTGTATAATTCTGATCCCAATTTATTCTTATCTGAGAATGCATCTAACCTAGTGGATATTATTTTCTCCAAAATTAACGTTGGTAAAGATAATTCATTCCCATTTGCGTTAGATAATGTAGGTTCTAATACCACAACTGGTAAAACTTTTATACCACCTACGCCACAGTTTTTAGGTATCCTAAAAGCTTATAAACCAGAAAAATCAACATATCTACACCTTGGGCGTGATATTGGTTGTTATAACATCGACCATATGGGTATTGCAAGTAAAGCTTACCGTGTAATTAATGGTGTTGATTTAATGGATGATGTGATTTACGAACTAGAAAACCGTATTTTCGCAAGTATTGATAACTCGTTTAAAACAGTTGATTTCCAACCAGCAATGGATGAAGACTTTTTGAAACCTACTCCGTACTTCAACAGTACTGAATACTCAATGGATGAATATAATCAACTTGAACTTCGTGGTTATGTAAACTTCATCGCTACTAATGGTATCGATAACAGTACTCATGACTATGATAACAATAACTGGATGACTTGGAACTACACCGGAACAACTTATGTTGTTGACGGTCAGCCAACAAATATTCCAGCACGTGGTTCATGGAGAGCGATTTATACTGATATGTTTGGTACTTATCGCCCAGCAACCCATCCTTGGGAAATGTTCGGATTCACACAACGTCCAGACTGGTTTAACCAAGAATACGAACCAACAAAAGTTCGTTTAGGACATGGTACAACTGAATATGTTTATGTTTATACTGCATACGTAATTGATGAAAATGGTGATCAAGTTCCAAGTGGACTATGGGATACTACTTCTGGTAAAGGTGATGCAAGTACTGGTACAATCCTACACGGAAATCGTGCTGGTCAGTATGATCGTTATAAACGTTTCGGTACACAACCTTTTGAAATTATCGGTACTGGTGTATTCACTACTGATGGTGAAGAAATTTGTGAATTAAAACTAATCGCTCCTGAAGTATTAGGTTTAGTTAGTGGTTCTCTATCTCATATTTCTGAGCCTTGGGCTTATGGTGATATGGGTGACATGGAATTCACTTACATGAACACCGTTATGTACGCATACGATAAGGCTATGGCGTTGCTACGTGCAAAACCAGGTCAGTTCGCAAACTACTTCTATGATACAAAAGGAAGCGTTGTTCAAAATATCGCTAGTGATGGTCAACAATTCTTGTACGGCGAAAGCAACAAGCGTTTGAATTTTAATTCTAATACCATCGTGCATAATGAGAATAATCAACGAATTCTTGGTTATCAAACTTGGGTAAGTGATTACCTAGTGTACCAGAATAAGGATGTGACTGCAAACTATGGTGATATTTTACGTTCATCTTATGTAAATGTCGGCCATCGCATCGGTGGTTATACAAAACAAGATCAATTAACATTTAGCTCTGATTCATTTGGATTGGTATCACAAGAAAACCAACACATCGGTTTAGTTAAAAGTTCTTCATTCCGTGATGAAGTACTTAGTGCAGTGAAAATTCAATGGACTGGTTCTGGCTTTGCTATTAGCGGTTATGACCTAGTTGGTGCTAAATTAACATATAAAGTTCCTAATAAAACGGGTCGCCGTGTATCAGTTCAAGTTGATAGACGTGCAGTTGTTCATTATAATGAATATTTGAACAAATATGAATCCTATGAATATGGAACATTATTAAAAACATATCAAGAAGTTTATACCTTCTTGTGCGGTTACGGTGAATATCTTAAAGATAGCGGCTGGATTTTTGAAGACGTTAGCGAAGATGGTATTACACAAGACTGGTCTGTTATTGGTAAAGATTTCATCACTTGGAGTGCAACATCTCCAGCAGTTGGTGAGTACATTTCAGTTTCGCCAAGTACTAAAAATGCTAAATTCGGAACAACTTTTGGTTCAGTTCAATCCGTAACACAATTTAACGGCGGTGTATGGTCATTGTTAGATGATGCAAACACTGGTATCCGTCCATATGAAATTGATACTTCTCGTATTGGTAACGTGTTCAGTGTTCGTTTAAATGACGAATCTGATAAACGTATGGCTTTAATTCGTGTAAGTGTTGTTGCATATGAACATGCAGTAATCTTTGATGATAAAACTATTTTCGGTAATAACATCTATATTCCTAAGTACGGTGTAATACATGAAATGCTTAAAATGTATGGTTATGTAACTGGCTCTTGGAATGGTCGCCTAGAAGCACCAGGATTTATTATTCTTGAATCTGGTACAATGCCTGATTTCGAAAAACTAGTTGATGACTTCCGTCATTATTACGACAACGAAAATCCAGTTGACAATGTTACACTACGTAACCTAGCACGTCACCTAATTGGATTCCAGACTCGTGATTATATTTCGCAAATGATTACTAGTGATACATCACAAATCGATTTTTATAAAGGCTTCATTCGTGACAAAGGTACTAATCAAGTATTTGAACGTGTTCTTCGTGTATCGAAATCATACAATACTGATAACTACAAAGCGTTACAAGAATGGGCATTTAAAATTGGTGAATATGGTAACATCTACGGTAAAAAACACTTACAGTTCCAACTAATCAATAACGAATTTGTTCAAGAACCACAATTGTTTACATTTGATCAAAATGCATCTTCTGACAGTTCTGAAAACAATATCGTATACTTCGGTACTCAAGGTATCGATAGCCGTTGGATTACTAGACCAAAAGGAACCTTTGCGTTCCCAATGCGTTCAGGTAAAAGCGAACGTATTCATCTACCTGATATTGGTCCAGTAACACTAGATGAAGTGTCTTACAGTACTCGTGATTTTACTACAGCTTATGCTGACCGCTTATCTTACATCAGTAAAACTGGTAAAAATCCAACATCAGTTTGGGTTTTCCGTGATATGGATAACAACTGGAACATCTACGAATTAGTTAACACTGGAATTACATTAGAATCAATCACACCAATTGGTGATGAAGATAACTATCCAGGACAGCATTGTTCTCTACAACTAAGTGCAGAACATGGAATGGACGATGGAGATTACTTCTTCTTCGTTGACGAATCTGAATATATGCCAGATTTGTTGAAACCTGAAACTCAGTATTTCACTACTGGTTCAAATCCAACTAGTTTCGTAATTCCACTAGATATTCGTAACTCTATCACATTCAGTGATAACAAACCAGTATTGTACCGTTATGTAAATCGTTTTAGTACTGCGGAACAAAAGAATGCGTACATCGATAAGAAATACTCTTACGCTGCACCAGAAAGTACTTTATTTGTACGTCCAACAACTTACAACAAAGAAACTAACGTAACTGAGTTGTATATGAACATTTATGACCCAATCAATGGGGTTATCCCTGGTAGCATCATGACTGATATTACATTTATCAGTCCAGTAGATCCTGCTAAGTATAACAGTGAAGATGAAACTACACAAGCATGGGGTTCAGAAAAAGTTGGTTTAGTATGGTGGAATACTACTAATGCATTCTTTATGGATTATACACGTCCAATCTATGATGCAAATGGCAATGTAGATGAAGAAGCTACTAATAACTATAAACGCTACAATTGGGGCAAACTACTACCAAATTCAGAAATTAATGTTCTAGAATGGGTAGCATCACCAGTATTACCTTATGAATGGTCTAAGTACTGCGAACGTCAATCTAAGTTGAATAAAGACAACTCTGCATGGGTTCCAAGTGGTGAGGCAATTGAAGATTATTACTCTGAATTCCAAGAGTATGATTATAGCACAAATTCTTATAAGACTGTTTACTATTTTTGGGTTAAGAATGCAATTTATGTTCCAAAAGCTAAGAATAGAAACAAACCGTGTAATGAATTGTCACGAACAATTGCAGATCCAACGTTACTAAATGCTCCGTGGTTCGCACCAATTAGTACAAATTCGTTTATCATCAGCGGTCTACAACAAGAAATCACCGATGATAAGAGCATTCTATCTATAACCTATCAGAACGATGCTACTGAAGTTATCAAGCATGACCAGTATCAACTTTGTAAAGAAGGTTTGGATTACAATTTTAACCCTGTTATTTGGGATTCTATGTGGAATTCATTGATTTCACAAGAAACGTTACCAGATGGTAAAACATCTAACCTAATGTACCCAATTAACGATAACGGTATTTTGCCAGGAGAAACTTGGTTCCAAGATCCAATTGAGGCTCGTCGAACTTTTGTTGATTCTGCTAACGCAATTTACAAAACCGTCAACGTTACAACTAATACTGTTGTAATGAATGATGTATTCAATGTTAAATCCGAAGAAGAAAACCCAAATCTAGTAAGTTTCAAGGTACTAAACTTTAACAATGAATTAGTTATAAACCCAAGTACTGATTCTTTTGTAGAAAATGATGCCGTGTTGGTTAGCACCAATGGTACTCTACCTTCTCCATTAAATTCAACTACTGTGTATTTCGTACACTTCGATGAGAATAACTATATTCGTTTAATGAACTCACCTAATACTGGTGGTGCAGCAGTTTATATCACTTTGGAAAACAGAGGTGAAGGTCAGCATAAAATGATTAAACAAGCTGACTATATCGAATCTCTAGGAACTTCTCTTGATATGACTCAGTACTGGTCACTAGCTGATTGGTACGATATTGGTTACAATGAAAATACTCCTTACACTGATGAGATTAGTATTGATATTGCAAACCAAAAGAACTATCAAGAAGGTGACGTGATTAGAATCACTGATGCTGATGGGGTATGGACATTGTATGTTAAATCATTGTCTCGTAATGTTGTAATTTGGCAAGCAGTTGCTAGACAAAACAGTACTGTAGCTTTGAATAACCAATTGTTTAATGGTTACAAACAATACAATGATGACGGTACTTTGACCAATGTAGAAATTAACGTTCGCAAAGCTTTGAGCTTGTTGAAAAAATCGTTTAATACTACACAAAGCCGCCTCGTATTTGACATGGTAAAATATGTACACACTGAACAAACTGTTGTTGATTGGGTATTCAAAACTTCTTACATTTATATTGTTGGTTTAGAGCAATCTTTACAACAAAATAATTCTACCGATAATTTAATTAATCAGATTGTTGAGTACTTTGAAGAAGTTAAACCATACAGAACTAAAATTCGTTCTCAAATTGAGCAGAAGACTTCTGACACTGATGAAATGTTTGGTCTATCAAATGACCTAGATCCTAACGGATACATTTTCACTAATGGTGCATGGGTTAAAACGCAAGATGATATTTGGGATAAAGAATACGCACAGTACAACAGTACTACTGGAAAATGGGAAATTGTAGGTTCACTACCTTCTAACTTCGTTTATCCGAGCCGTAGATTCCAAGAGTCTTACGAAATGTTCGTTTACGACAATTTCCAATGTACTCCAGATTCAGATTTGGGTAACAGATTAGATCTAGAAGCCATCAATAATTCATTTATGAATAATAAAGATGATATTCTTCTTTCTGGAAACCATTATAAACTACAACGATATGCATTTACATATCCGCAAATTGATTACACTACATTTGATGCTAACGTACTAATTGGTATTAGCTCAATGTATCCAGACATGGATACTGATGTAACTCTAGCAGAGTCTATTAAGTCTAAACTAGAAACATTGAAAAATGATGTAGCTGCTTCTGAGAAGTTTAACTCAGACCTAGAATCAGTTTATAAATCTGTAATCAGTACTGATCAATCTGTTCAGGTGGCAAAACAATATACACAGTACAATACTTTAGCTAACAGAAGAAGATTGTATACCAATTTGAATGATAATACTATTTCTCAGGAAATGAACTGTCCATTCAAAGGCCGCGTACTAACTGACAATTTGAATACTAGATTGCCATTTGGATATTCTGGATCTAATAGTGAAAACTATGGATACATTATGTACAGCCGTGATTTGTATGAAAAATATGTAGCTCTAGTTAAAGAATCTCATCCTTCTTATACTGAAGAACAAATCAATGATTACCTAGTGTATGAATATGGTTTGTATCCTTGGAAAGTAGATATGGATTCTGTCGATGAAAACACTGGTGCTTTAAATGGTAAAAACTATCTTGATACATTATATGTACTAACCGCAATGCGTAATACATATAATCCAGATGCTGTTGACCAGTTTGAAATTGCAAGACAAATACTTGAACAACCAACTATCGACATGTACTGCATGGTTATGATTCCACGTAAACTAGTATACGTATACAATGTGAATACTGAAAAATACATGCAAGTTCCGATGGACGTAAGTCTTGACTCTTTCATGCAAGATCAGATAATTGTCAATAATAATGTAGTCACACTAGCAGAGATAAGTCTAAATGACTTGGAGCTTGATATTAACAACCCATTATATGATAATATTCGCGATGTTCTAAGTACTGTTTCAGGAAAACAATATCTTGATGATGCTAACGCATTCGATAATTCAGGTCTAGAGTCACAAACTAAAGACGTAGTATACTATGCATCTGACGTTGTTAACTCAACACAAGATCCTGTATTCGTTGATATTAGTGATATTAACCCATTAGGTTTAGACGCTGCACAGTTGAGATTTACGGTGAATGGTTATGGATATGATACCTCTGGTAACACCAAACTTAAATCACAAGGTAATTTCCAAATTGAAGGTTATGTACTACAGAACCCATACAATCTAAAAGAAGCTATCGTAAGTATTCCTCGTTATGCTCAAGCGATTGAGTATATGCAACGCGATCTAATAGCTAAAAATGAAATTCGTTATTCATATCGTGTTAAAGACGTAATCAATACCTCTGGTACAGTTCGTCTAGTACAGGAAAACGATTTCAAAGTTGGTGAAAAGGTTATGGTATTCGTACCAGAAGGAACTGATTATGATGTACTAATGGCTGACAACACAACGAACACTGTTCTACCTGTTGCAAACATTAAATCTGGTAACCGTCCAAGAATCTTTACTGTTTCATCTGTATCGGGTGATACAATTCGCTTAGGTGGATTGACATTTACTTCAACATATGACAGTACTTCGACTGATTTGAAGGTTCCAAGTACAGCAACATCAATCAACATTGTCAGAATCACATCATTCGCAGACCCTGAGTTTGTTAGTGGTTCAAATGTATTATATAGCACTGAGCGTTCGTATCGCATAAGCATTCTTGATTATGACATGTTCTATGACAGAATGATTAAGAGTTCAAAATACTCAGATGTTTATACATCAAATGACTATGATGATTGGTATACATCGAATGAAATTGTAGAAGTTGATGGCGTAGAAGTTGACCACGGATATTACTTACCAATTTATGGTAAAGGTGTATTGAGCGAACTAGTGAGAACTAAGATGGAAGATAGCTTACAAATATTCGTTTACGAATATCCAGTAGCATCAATCAATCCAGTTAAAAACGGTTTGTCATGGACATATACTGGCACTATGGTAGATAATGTGTATATTAGTGATAAGAATGCATCGATGGTTCTAACCATTCGCGATACTGCACAAAATATGGGTTACGTTGTTAAACCAAAACATGTAGAAAGTACTTCAATCACTGATGGTGTACTAACTTCATCTAATGCAACAGATAATAGTCTAGTTGCGGTAAATGATGAAATTGTTCTTCTACGTAATAATCATCATATGTTACGTGGTATGTACGGAACAGGTGAAAACAATTTTGAAACAGGAACTACATATACAAATGTTGGTGTTATTCTTGGTAATGAAGGTGAGTTCGAAGTTTACAACAACTTCTACCCAGCAATTCCATTAGCAACATTCAGTACTGGTTATACTGTTACTGGTTCACAAATTGGACAACTATTATAACAAAAAAGGGAGCCATATGGCTCCCTTTTTATTTGTTTTTATTTTACTAACGTAATTTCACCGTCGATCACATCGAACAATGCATTACCACCTTTGTTTAGAGAACCGCAAAGAATCTCTTTCGATAGTGGAACACGGATTTTATCGTTGATAATACGTTTCATCGGACGAGCACCCATGCCAGGAGTTACACCTTCTTCTGCTAATGCTTCTTTTACTGCGTCAGTTAAAACAACTTTGACGTTGCGAGATTCAATATCAGAATTTAGTTCACCAATGAACTTATCTACGATACTTAGAATTGTATCGTGTCCAAGCTCGTTAAACTTCACAATAGCATCGATACGGTTGATGAATTCTGGTGCAAGATATTGCTTGATAGCAGCATCCATACCATCATCACCAGATGAATCCATACCCAATGATAGCACTGAAGAATCACGAGCACCTAAGTTGGTTGTCATAATAATGGTTACGTTGTCGAAGTGGACAGTTTTACCATGAGAACCAGTTAGGCGACCATCGTCCATAACCTGTAGGAAAGTAGTAAGTACTTTCTTATGTGCTTTCTCAATTTCATCGAGAAGCAAAATACAGTTAGGATGTGCTTCAATTTTATCAAGTAGCATACCATTACCAGAGTCATGACCTACATAACCTGGAGGCGAACCAATAAGTTTAGAAACGTTATGTTCTTGTGCATATTCGGACATATCGAAACGAATTAGTTCCTGACCCATTGCATCAGCAAGTGCTTTGGAAATTTCGGTTTTACCAGTACCAGATGGTCCGACAAACATGAACGCACCTTGAATAGTACTTTCACCACGAAGACCAGCACGAGCAACCATAACGTTTTCGACTAGTTTTTCAATTGCTTCATCCTGACCAAACACACGTTTACGAAGATTATCACCCAAAGAAAGCATACGTTCACTTTCTTCACATGCCACTACTTCAAGTGGTAAGTTTGCAACACGAGCTACTTCGTTTTCAATATCAGAGCGAGTAACTTGTTTTGCTGGTGTTTCTTTAGTACGGTTACGTGCACCTGCTGCATCAAGAAGATCGATAGCTTTATCAGGGAAACGTTTATTCTTTAGAAACTTATTAGAAAGTTCTAGTACTGCTGCAATAGCATCATCGGAATAGCTAGTGCTATGGAACTTCTCAAAAGTACTTTTAACACCAAGTACAATCTGGCGAGTTTCTTCAAGTGTCGGTTCAACAATATCAACCTTCATGAAACGACGCTGTAGTGCTGCATCTTTTTCAATGTGTTTACGATATTCATCGTAGGTTGTTGCACCGATGACACGAATTTCACCGCGAGATAGAGCAGGTTTTAACATATTGCTCATATCCAAAGAACCGCCGCCAGTCGCACCAGCACCCATAATAGTATGGATTTCATCGATGAACAGAATAACATCATCGCGTTCTTTTAGTTCTTGTAGCAAATTGTCTACACGTTCTTCGAATTCACCACGATACTTAGTACCAGCAGTAAATGCACCCATATTCAAAGAAAGAATTTCAACATCTTTCATAGAATCTGGAACATCACCATTAGCGATGCGTTGTGCTAATCCGTCAACGATTTGTGTTTTACCAACACCTGGTTCACCAACTAACGCACCATTCTTTTTGGTTTTACGAGAAAGAATCTGAATTAGATCATCAAGTTCAGTTTCGCGACCAATTAGTGGATCAAGTTTACCTTCTGCTGCAAGATCAGTTAGGTTAGTTGTATATGCTTCAATACCACGTTTGCTATCATCACGCTTACGAGTTTTACGCTCATAAGTAGAAGGTTTTTCTTCTGGCTGTGATTCTTCATCAGCAGTACTGCTACGAAGATCAACTTCGTAATCACGGCTGTGAATATAGTTCTGAAGTTCACGTGCTACAGAAGTACGGCTTAAACCTAGTTCATCTAGGGCAGTATCTAATGCAGTATATGGGAAAGACAGACATTCAAACAAAATGAAATACGCTTGAATTGTATAATCATTTTCTTTTAGTTGTTCGATAACTGCTTTCTTTTGTAGTTCAACCATGATTTTAGTCATCATGGAGGAAACAGGAGTCATATTTTCACCAAGTTGTTCTTCAACTGAATATGGCAGAACTGCCGCTTCAGTATTTTGAAGAAAATCGGTAATACGTTTTTTAAGTTTTACTGCATCGACATTAATATCTTCCAAGAACTCAACGATGCTTGGAACATCAAGGGCAACCGCAGTCAAATGATCTACAGTCATAATTGTATGACCCATAGAACGTGCTAGGGATTCGCCTTCTTGATAAAAATCTTCGAAACTAAAGCTCATTGTGCTCTCCTTCGTTAAATTGTCTGCACTTATACATTATAGCACATTTTTTTATGTCGTTCCAAAAATAAATACGTTATAAATTTCTTTTTGGAGATTAAGAATATGTCTTATAGAATGTGGAAAAAAGGTCGAACTAATGACTACAACTTCATTGATAAAGCCATTGCTGAACAATACAACATTGGTGGGGTTGATATGTGGTTGTATACATATCAGGGTCCAAAAGGCAATGAAGGAAGTACTGACCAAACTTTACCCGATTATACCATCGAAAATAGTACCTTGTCAAGTTTAAGTGACTATGTTTTCGGTGAAGTCACACAACGTTCCTACAACGTTCAAGCTATCACACTTCCTGCTGTTTATCAAGTGCAAGAAGCTACACCAGACCTAAAAATACCAGGTTTGTTTTTTAATTTCGATACGATGGACATAACAGTTCATTATAACACAATGATGCAGCGTGTGGGAAGAAAAATCATGCCTGGCGATGTTATCGAACTACCAAACCTACGAGATTTTGACGTTATCGGTCGTGATGTGGGTTTGAACCGTTTTTATGTTGTTCAGGATGCATTTAGAACTTCAGAGGGTTATTCCGCAACATGGCAGCACCACATTTTTAAATTACGGGTTAAACCATTAACAGATTCCCCTGAGTTTTCAGAAATTACAGATCCAGATAATAATCACTTCCCTGATAATCCAAATGATCCAAATAACGGAAACGGTAATGGCTCAGGTGGCGGAAACAGTACTGGTCAAACTGAACTTGATATTATGAATAGAATTATTCAACAAGCAGACTCTGAAGTACCTTATATACACTGGACTAATGAACACATTTACGATGACATTTCTGACATTAATGAGTTAGCAAGATATATCATCAGTGGTTATGAATTTCCAGTCAACCCATCAAAGAACATGTTCTTTATAAAACAAACATTACCAGTACTTTATGAAAAAGATACCGATGGTAATTGGGTTATTGTTGATACACAATATGGAAACAAACTACCTAGAAAGGCAAATGATTTCTCATTTTTCTTCCTTGAAGATCCAGCAAGTGTTTCAGGATATTCGTTGTATCAATACTATTTAAGCGATAAAAAATGGCTAAATTGTATACTTCCATTCACTGATGAACACGAAGTTCCAGATGATGCTGATGATTTTTATTGTTATTACCATAAACCGCAGTTGTATCAAGTTGAAGATGATGGTGTTACTTGGGTAATTCCACCAGAATCACATAGCGATGTTCCATTTACCACTAAAGATATTGCGGCGAACAGAACGGCACATGATGATATGAGAGAAGGAATTCCACCAACACAAACCGACGAAAATAGCGGTACTATGTTCCCAAGTGATCCTGAAGATGGTTCTTATTTTTACCGTACTGACTATGTTCCAGTAACTCTATGGAAATATAGTGCAGAGAAATCTTCATGGTCACAATTTAACTATGGTGGACGCTTACCTTGGACTGGTGCTAACCAAGAACAAACAAACTTCATCAATAGTCCTGATAGGGTTTCTATTCAAGACGTTGTTAAACCAAATATCGTTTATAGAAAAAAGGATAAAAAATGAAAATAAACTACTACTATGACGGTCAATTTCGCCGTCTCTTGAAACACCTTATCAGAGTATTTGGTGAATTTCAAGTAAGAAATGGTGTAGATGAAGATGGAAAGCCCAAATATAAATCCGTTCCTGCTAGGTACGCTGATATATCTAGACTAGCTGCATATATTATTGCAGGTAACTCAGAAAACGTTATGCCATCAACACCAATGATAACAATTAATGTGCAGTCATTAAAATTTGACCGCCCTAACTTACGTGCTCCTGCTTCACACACTACTGTAATGGGAACAAACAAAAGTCCAGCAGAAAATGAATATGTTGACGAGCTTGATAAACAATATCAAATAACTCGTTATAACCCAACTCCTTGGAAATTAACATTCAATGTGAATATATGGACAACCACATTAACTAATAAGATGGAGTTGTTTGAACAAATTGCTACATTGTTTAACCCATCAGTAACATTACAAATGTCTGAAAATCCTCTTGATTGGACTAGTGCAGTTGATGTAGAATTAACTGATTGCCAATTCAGTACTAGAGGATTTCCACAAGGAACTGATACTGATTTAGATATTATGGTACTAACATTTGAATGTCCAATATGGCTAAGCCTACCAGCTAATGTTAAACAAGCTAAACTTATTCAACAGATTGTTACCAATATTAATACTGCTAAAGATGAATTTGAAATTGATTTAGAAAACTATACTGATGCAATTACTGATGTGTATACGCCAAAAAATATGTGCATATTGGTTGATAGAATTGATAATACTAATAATTCAGAAACGTATGTATTAACACTAGTTAGCTCTAGTCTTAATCCATTATCATCTAATGGTAAAATCTATTCATGGGATAGATATTTAAAATATCTCGATCCAGATTTCGAAGATAAAGATTTATATATCAAATTCCAGCAAGGTATAGAAGAAACAAATCCTATTCGTGGTGATGTGATTCAACGTGCAACAACTGATGAACCAAACAAAATGGTAGTTCAAGTTGATACTTCTTCATATATTGTGGATTACGCAATTCAATCATTTGTAACAGAAAGTACTCAGTTGCTTAATGCATTACCTGAACAAATGTTCATTAACATTGCTGAACATGACATTGAATATAAAGGAACTACGATTAAGCCAAATGGTTTATTCAAAATTGAAAATGACAAAGCTACAATTATCGATCTTGATACAGTATCTAACTACATTTACAATTCAGATGATACACATTTTTACAAATATAACGAAGTCGTGGGTTGGCATCAATCTGTGATGAACAAATACAGACAAGGTTATTGGAGAATCGCATTTAAAAGCGTTTAAGGAATAGATTATGACAAACGAAGCAGTAGGAGCTATATTTTTATCAAAACGTACTGGACGTATGATGCTAAATTTACGTTCTGAGACGGTTACGTACTCAAATAATTGGGGCTTCGTTGGTGGTAAGATTGAAAACGATGAAACTGCAATTGAAGCTCTGTATAGAGAAATCGCAGAAGAATTGGGGGATTCAGTTCCCCCAATTGAAGATATAATTCCTTTTGATGTTTTCTGTACTAAAAACGAAAAGTTCAGATATTACTCTTTTATTGTTGTAGTACCGGATGAATTTATACCGGAACTGAATGATGAAAGTGCTGGTTTTTCGTGGGTTAAAATAGGAAACTGGCCTAAACCACTTCACCCAGGAGCTAAAAGTACTCTGTACAATACTAACATTGTAACGGATTTTAATTCTCTTTGGGAATCAATAAAAAATGGCAGACCATTCGAAAACAGTCTGCCATATTATTTCTAAATTATACCCCAACTGGTGGTATACCTGTCAACTGAAGCAACGCTGACCATTGTGTTAGCGTTGTTTGTCCTGGGTTCAAATCTGAAACCGTAACGTCAATTCTAAAACCTAAATGTTTTTTACTATTCAATGACGCTGTTACATAATTATTGTAATCAGTTTTTGTCAAGCCATTTGCACTAGGTAAAGTCACATCTGGTCCGTTAATAGCAACATTCACTGACCATGTAAGATCTTCACTATCGATGGTATCAACAATTTGAGTTAATTGTGCAATCTTTCTAGGATCTGGAATTTGATTTGCAGTTACATCACCCGGAACGATGACACCTTTGTTATCTACATAAAACGAACCACGAATAATCCATGAATTATAGACACTAGGGAATGGAACAACTTCACCAGTCGTTGCATCAGTATTCACAATCCGACCCATTACTTTCAACTCATAAAAATAGTTCGACCCGAACTGAAGAACACTTTCACCATTTTGGAAAGTTACCCAACCATTCGCATCAGTAATACTTGCACCACCTAAATTAAAGAATGAGATAGTTTTTGTTGGAACGTCTTGGGTAAATGCAATATACTTAGTACCAGTATCGTAGTTAATATCAAGTAATGATTCATATTGCTTATTGATTGGACGTGTTGTTTGAATTTCACGCCATTCTTTGTTCTTCATCAGTACTTTCAACGAATCGCCGTTATTGGTTAATACCATACGACCCATGATTGAAGTATCACCATCTGGTACGGTATTGAACAATGTAATCATTGGGATACTAGCCCAATCTAATTCAGTACTTGGATTTGTGTTATCAGGCTGTCTAGCAGAATCAACTAATGAAATTAATAATTCACCAGTTCCTGAAGTATTTCTGTACCACAATTGTCCTGGAACAGAACCTTTTGGTCTTTCTTGACCAGCAAAGTTTTCTGCAAGCCATAAAAAGTTTTCGTTTAGTTCTTGACCATATCCAACTTTATCACGACCTAGTAAGTTAATAGGTACTGGATTCGCGTTAGGTTGGTTTGGGCCAAGTATTACGTTATTTGGAATTGAAGCATAGATTTTTCCATTACTACGCTTGATAATATAGTTAATCATTCATCACCTCTTATTGTAACTGTACTCGTACTGTATACTTAATCTGTAGAATACGGTTAGCACTTTTTTCCACAGGGTGGAAAATAATATGAGAAAGGGCAATTCCTGATGAACCATCAGTATATAAACCTAGCTCATCAAATACGTAATTACCTTCCATGTCAGTTGTTGAACTAACATTTTGGTCAGATGGTTCACCTAAACCAAGTGTACATAGACATACAATATCAGTATATACTTGCCCTGGAATGTGAACAGTACTAACATTATTGTATTCAGATTCAACACCAGCGTTTACGTTAGCATTGATTTTCTTTGAATATGTTTCTGAATATAGTCCACCGAATGAACTAATTCTTGGGGTTTTATAAGTTACACGACCAGTACTTAGGACAACCGTACCGCCGTTACCAAATCTCATTTCAGAGATAGCACCTAAACTAATACCTAATGAATCCACATTTGCAGCCAATGCATTTGCAATTGCTTGGCTCATATTTTCAGGATGGATTGCGTTAGATTTATCAACAACTATTGATACATTATCAGGATCAGTAATATCGGTAATTAGTACATGCCCTTTAACAAATAGTCTTGGTAATTCTGTTTTGTTATTCATTTCTAATCCCTTAGTAATTAATTTGAATTTCTTCTAATTTACCTGCTAATGTTTTTTGTAATTCAGTAGGTTCTACACTAATATAATCTCTACTAACACCAACACGCAAGTATGTGAAATTACCAACTACGTTTTCTGCAAATGTTCCAGTAGTACCATGTTGATATATGGTTTTCTCGGAATTAGGATTGTAGATAACTGTATCAGTAAATTCTATGTAAAATTTGCAACTTTCTTTAAAGATGATTGGGAACCAATCTGCCTCGGTAGGATTACTTGCTAAAGTTGCTTCAACATAAATTCGTCCAATGAAGTTACGTAATGTGAACGCAATTGTGTGTAATCCAGAAGTACTTCCATAATAACCGCCAGCAGCGAGCGGAAGCGACACTTCATTCCAATGATAATCATTATTAGTACTGTACCATGAGTCAGTATCTTGGAAATCCATTTCTTTACCGCTTTTGTCAATTCTTCTAAAAAGAAAATTCTTTGATCTTAAAGCCATTGTCTTTAGCCCTCTTTATGAACTTTTACTTATTTATAGCACCGCTATACTAAAAATAGACGATAAATATTTGTAATATGACATAACATAAAAAGGAATGAACTATGACAATTTCATTAAATAATGGATCTTCATCTTCATGTAATTGTTCTGGTATTAAGAGTTTAGTGATCAACAATGCTGGTCATTTGATTGTTACATACGACGATAATACGATTGAAGATCTAGGTTTAGTTGTTGGTCATGATGGTGCAAACGGTACTAATTTTTATCCGAATGATGCAGGTTTCGATATTCCAGACGCTACATTTAACTTAGATAAAGATATTGGATGGTCTTACCTTAGCCTAGCTATCAATTCAACACAAACTGTTCCAACACTTTATTTTAAAAGTAATGCTGCGAATGAACCAACTGCTACTTGGGTAAGTGCTCCATTTGGTAAAGGTCAACAAGGTGAAATGGGTTCTCCATTCCATATCGATTCACAAGGCACTACGAAGCCAACTACTGGATTATTTGATAACTATACGTTCTTAGATACAGTTACTGGTCAAATTTTTGTATATGACTTAGATAGTACTTCATGGTCTGCTCCATATCAATGGCGTGGTTTGCAAGGTCTTCAGGGTCGTTTTAAAATTGATCTTCAAGATGATGTTTTCCCAGCTATTGAAAATCTCGATACTGGATATACTTTTTATAAAACTGATACCGGATTCTTGTACTATGTTGAAGAAGTTCAAAATGGTCCAGTTAAACAAAAAGCATGGAGTCAAGGAATTTTATTCCGTGGCCCAAAAGGTGAAGATGGTGACAAAGGTATTAAAGGTGATCCTGGTTCAGATGCAAATAACATTTATGCAATTAAAAACGTAATAGATACATCTTACGAAAACGCATTACTTGTTATTGGTAAAGTACCCGCTGGTTATCTAGTAACAAGAATTGAAGTTGATATTCAAAATGCATATGATTCAGTTGTGAATGAGTTGACAGTTAGATTTGGTGGCACAGCACAATCTGAAATCGATGGTACTGTTATCGCTCCACCAGATTATTTCGATATTAACAGGGTACAACGATATATTGTTGATGAAGTTAACCACGAAATAAGCAGTACTGAAGAAATTCTTTCGTGTATCTTTAACGAATCCGTTAATAATAGTGAAGTAGGGTTAATGACTATTATCGTTACAATCGCGAAACAACTTCCAATTACGCCAATCGAAGACAATATTTAAAAAGAAGGGAGATATAGTATCTCCCTTTTTTGTTGTACATAAATATAAGAAACAAACATTTTTTAGGAGAAAGTATCGATGGCAGTTTTTTCTAATTTAGAAGGAACCATGAAAAAGGCTTTCATCCTTGGTAAGAATGGGGCTAAACTAACAACAGATGGTTCAGCACTTTCAGTATATAATTATCAAGGTACAAGTCTTATTCCTATCAGTGCGGGTGACCCATTAGACGATACACACCTAGTAACCTTAGCTTATTATAAATCCCACTCAGGTGGTGGTTCAGGTAATGCATTGCGTGGAACTGTAGATCCAGATCCAAGTTTAGGTACAGATGGTGATGTGTATTACAAGGTTGACAGCATTAATATATTACAAATTTATATTAAAGATTCAGGAATATGGAAACCTTTCGTAGCAAGCCCACCAACTGATTCTGAATACGTAACTACTACTGTAGCTGCCCCATCAGATTTTACACAAGTCGGTTCAAATTATGTTTACACATTAACATCTGCTGTACATCAACGTGGAACAAATATTATTGTTCAACTTCAAGGTCAAACTGGAAGCGTACAGGATGCAGATGTTCAAGTTGATTCTTCTGGTAATATTACAGTTTCAATGTCTGATGAACCAACCACTAATATCAACGTAGTAATTATAGGAGCTACCACATTGTCTACACCATACAATCGTTTAATTAATAAAGCAGATTGGGTTACTTCTGGACAAGAGTATACCCTTGCGATTCCTCAAGCAACACATGGTCAAGTTCCTGGTGCAATCTTTATAGCAGTATATGAAAATACTACCGATTCTGCAACTAGTACTTCACCATATCAAATAGCTGCTGTTCAAACATCAATCGATTCTTCTGGAAATATCACACTAACTAGTAGTGTAACTTTCAGTGGGAAAGTTGTTATTAGCGGTAAATAATACTTATAAATCCAAGATTTTTTCTTGGATTTTTTTTCTTTATTATCTCAAGTGATTTATGATAGGGGTAATAAATACTTGAAATAAATGATTTGGATAAGTTTTTCCATATTAAAATCCAACGGAGGGATTACATGTATTCAATAAAAACTGATCTTGGCGTATCTGGTAATCAAACGATCTCTAAAGACCTTTTGGTTAGTGGTAGTGCTGTCATTGCAAATGATCTTACCGTAAACGGTACTGTCAATTTTGCTAATGCAACATTTACTCAGATTACTGTCACAGGTACAGCGAATCTAAACAACGTAAACTCTACTGGTACTGCTGCATTAAACAATGTTCAAGTTTCAGGTAACACTACACTTGGTAATTCCGATACCGATACGGTTACTGTTAATGGAACATCAACTTTTAATGCTCCAATTACTGCAAAAAGTAATGTATCAATTGAGGGTAATACTGTTGTTGGTAACGCAAGTACCGATACTTTAACTGTTAACGCGACAAGTACTTTCGCTGCTCCAGCAATATTCAATAAAGATGTTACTGTAGGTGCTTCTAGTACTGATGCTTTGACTGTGAATTCTACAACAGATTTCAAAAATTCTGTAACTATCGGTGAAAACGCAACTGATATTTTAACTGTAAACTCTACAGCTAACGTAAAAAACAACCTAACGGTTGATGGCGTAACAAATTTAAAAGGTAACACCATCGTTGGTGATGCAAGCACTGATACTTTAACAGTAAATGCTGCCTCTAATTTTAAAAATAATGTTGTAATTGGTGAAGACGCAACTGATACTCTAACAATTAACAGTGCAACTACTATCAATGGCAATATTTCTGTAACTGGTTCTACTGAACTAGAATCTTTGGTTGTTAACGGAACTAGCAATCTTAAAGGTGACCTAGTAATGGGTACTGGTACTACTGCATCGTTTGAAGATGTTATTATTAATGGTAACCTAAGTGGTAACTTCACTCTTGCCAATGGTAATTTCCAAACTATTACAGTAAGTGGGCAAAGTAATTTGAACAGTGTTGTTCTTTCTGGTAATATAACTGGTACAACTCGTTCAGCAACTTTCCAGACTTATAATGTTGCAGGTGCAAGCGGTGTTATTCAATTCACCTATAATGATCCTGCTCGTCCATCAGATATTAAATCTGCAATTGAACCATACAAAATTAGTTCAAATACCTTCCAAGGTAAAACTGCTGACATTGACCGTATTGAAGTTGGTGATGTAACATTCAACGATTATGGTCTAACAGCAAAAGGTAAATCATCAATCGATTACCTAGATATTGTCGGTAACTCAACAACTGGTACTACCAGACCACAACTAACTGTTTCTGGTACAAGTAATTTCACTGGTGCAGTAACTGTTCATGATTTAAACATTACTGGTGCAGTAACGGGTCTAAGCTTCACTGACCTAAATGTTACTGGTGATTTGAATGTTGCTGGTACTTCTGATTTTACACAAAAAGCTACTTTCGTAGACCTAGACAGTACTGGTACTGCAACACTTAATGATGTTGTTATTAATGGTACATTAACTGGTGGATTCACAATTGCTAATGGTAACTTCCAAACACTAACAGTGTCTGGTCAAAGTTCTCTATCTAGCGTGGTTCTTTCTGGTAACGTTACCGGTACTACACAATCTGCAACTTTCCAGACTTATAACGTTGCTGGTCAAACTGGTGTTATTCAATTTAGCTACAACGATCCGGCTCGTCCTTCTGATATTAAGTCAGCTATCGAACCATACAAAATCAGTTCTAACACCTTCCAAGGTCAAATTGCTGATATGGATCGCATTACCGTTGGTGATGTAACATTCTCAACACCCGGTTTAACTGCTGCTGGTATTGCAAAAATCGATTATCTAGATATTGTCGGTAACTCAACAACTGGTACTACTCGTGCACAACTAACCGTTGCTGGCAAAACAGTTCTTAACGATTTAGAAGTTAATGGCACAGTAAGTGGTATCACATTTGACCTAACTGGTCAAGATATTAGTTTGAACTCACTAACTGCAACAACTAGTGTTAATGCTGCAAGTGTAACTACTACTGGACAAGTTTCTTCTGGTTCTCTAAGTGTTACTGGTGGTTCTGTACTTGGTGGTAACGTAACTGTTAATGGTCAAACCATAACGGTTAAAGACTTAGTTGTAACTGGTACTACTACTGGTATTACTGCTTCTGCAAACGTTGATGGTCTAGATATTGCTCCTAATTCTGTAGCTGTGGATACCACACTAACAGTTGATGGTACAAGTACACTAAAAGGTGTGTCTGCAACTGCACTAACAGTAACTGGTGCAAGTACTTTAGCTGGTGTAACTGCAACAACATTAAGTACTTCTGGTTTAGCAACACTAAACTCACTAACAGTAACTGGTGCAAGTACTTTAGCTGGTGTAACTGCAACAACATTAACTGTTCCAACAATTAATGGCAACACTACTTTTGCAAATAACGTAACTGTAACTGGTACACTTACACCAAGTGCAATTGATCTAAGTACTACTAATGTTAACGCACAATCATTAACAACTACTGGTGATGTAATCGTAGGCGGTGACTTGGCAGTAACTGGTACATTTGATCTTAGTGCATCTGATGTTTCTGTTAAATCTATTAGTGCTACTTCTGCAAGCACTTTGCCAACATTGAACAGTACTACTGCAACAATTGGTACAGTAAATGCTACAGCACTAACCGTATCTGGTGCAACATCACTTGCTGGTGTAACTGCGGGTGCAGTAACTGCATCATCTTTAGACACTGCAACCATTACACACACAGGTGGAGTAACATTTGGTTCAGCGGTAACTATGTCTGATGACTTAACTGTTAATGGTACATTAGTACTAGCTGGTGGTCTAGATCTTTCTGCTGTTGATATTGATGCACAATCAATCCATACTACTGGTAACGCAACAATTGATGGAAATATTACTGCGACTGGTGCGACTGTTAACATTGCAAAAAATACTTCAATTACTGGTAACCTATCAGTTTCTGGTACTGTAACCCCAGGTGCAATTGATTTAAGTAATGCTGATGTTACTGTAAAAACTTTAACTTCAAGCGGTGACGCACATATTGTCGGTGATTTAACTGTTGATGGACAATTCGACCTAAGTGCAACTAATCTTGCTGCGGCGTCTTTGGCAAGTTCTGGTAATACTACTGTTGGTGGAAACTTAGTACTAACAACTGGTGTAATTACTGGTGCTCCACAAATTTCTGGAAATACTACTATTGGTGGTACTCTAGGCGTAACTGGTGCAACAACTGTTTCTACACTAACTGCAACTGGTGCAAGTACTTTAGCTGGAGTAACTGCTACTAGCTTAACAGTTCCTAGCATTACTGGTAACACCACTTTTGCAAATAACGTAACTGTAACTGGTACATTCACTCCTTCTGGTGGTTTAAACCTAAGCGGAGCAGATATTAGTGCAAATAGTTTAACTCTTGCATCTACATTAAATGTTACTGGTCTAACTACTTTAGCGGGTGTTAACTCTGGAAACCATTCAATTACTGGTACTCTAGGCGTAACTGGTGCAAGTACATTAGCTGCGGTAACTGTAGGTAACACATTGACTGTTGCGGGAAATACAACACTATCAGGTAACTTAACTGTTAACGGTGCTACAACTACACTTAAAGCTGCAAATGCTAATAGTATTAAAATTGGTACTGGTACTGCTAACTCTGGTGTAATTCTAGATGTGTTTGGTAATACTACAATCACTGGTGATTTGAACGTAACTGGTATTATTAACGCTGCGATTGACTTGACTTCTCGTGATATTGCTCCACGTAATGTTACTGCATCTGGTTCAATCAGTTCTGCGTCTTCTATTACTGCTGCTACTTCATTAACTGCTGCTACAGCAATTATCGGTGCAAATGGTTCCACCAATAACAACTTACAAGTTAATGGTAACGTAGTAACCAACGGTGACTTTACTGTAACTGGTGTGATTAACGGTACACTAAACCAAACTAACTCTGATGTTACATTCAAATCTGTAACTACAACTGCTGGTGCTACTATTGGTACTAACGCAACAGTTGGTGGAACTTTAGGTGTAACTGGTGTTACTACTCTAGGTATTGTTAACTCTGGTAACCATGCAATTACTGGTACTCTAAGTACTTCTGGTCTTGCAACTCTAAACAGTGCTTCCATTACTACTACACTAGGCGTAACTGGTGCAACAACTCTAAGTACTCTAAGTACTTCTGGTCTTGCAACTCTAAACAGTGCAACTATCACTGGTGCATTAACTGCAAATGGTAATACAACTATAGGTGATGCTTCTGCTGACACATTGACTGTTAACGCAACAAGTACTTTTGCTGGGGCTGTAACTGTTAACAACATTACTGTAAACGGTACATTGAATGCTAACTTATCTAATTTGGTAACTACATCATTCAAAACTGGTACATATTTTGTTAAACAACATGCTCAAGAAACTGTAAGTACTACAACTTATACACCAGATGGAACTTCAAACGTTTATAACGTAACGGTTTCTTCTAATACCTCCATTCAACCAATTACTGGTGCAGCGGCAGGTGGAGCAGGTTCATGGTTTATCTACATCACTCAGGATGCAACTGGTGGTCGTACTGTAACTTGGGATTCTTCATACAAAATTATCGGCGGTGAAGTAAATACAACGGCGAATGCAGTAAGTATTTGTCAAGTTGTTTACTGCGGTATTGGTTCAATCTTTGACGTATTCATTGCACAACGCCCATAATAGGAGATAAAGAATGATTTACTTATCAGTAGTAAAAGATGCAAATGGTGATTGGAAAATTCTAAAAACAATCACATATCCAATCAACGTGGTTGGTAACAAAACAGGAAACACTTATGGCGATATATCCAAGCTAGACTTGGATACTCGTCGAGCCGAAGGTTTCTGGACTCAAAACGATGTTTATCAAAACACTGGCGAGTTTATGATCTTCAAAGAAAAAACTGTTGATTTTAGTGAAGAAAATGCGGAAGTAACTAATACTTACATCTATGAATTAATGCCTTTAGATGATATTCGTGCAGACCTTAAAGGTCGTGTAGATTCTAAAAGAGATACTTTGTATTTCAGCGGATTTGAATTCGAAGGAGAAACATTTATTTCTGGAATTTCTAATCGCAACAACATCCAGCTAATTATGATGACTGCTTTAATTGATGAAACAGATTTTCCATCAGATTTAGTTTGGGATACAATTGATGGTAAACAAATCCCAATGGATTTGGCTAAGTTTAAACTTTTCGTTAAAGCGTTAGCTGATTTTACTCGCAACACATTCAAGCAAGCTCGTAGCATTAAGGCTGCTATTGATGCCGCACAGACTTACGAAGATATTCGTGCTGCTGCGACATGGAATGGTGAAGCACTATAATAAATTAAAAGGTCAACTTATGTTGGCCTTTTGTTTTTTGTAGTACTGAATAAATACAGGATATAACCTTTTATCTGAGGAATTTTTAATGAGTGCTTCTACTATAAAAGGTGCTGAAGGTGTAATTATAAATAGTACTTACTTTTTAGAATTACCTAAAGCTCCTACAAAACAAACAACCTACGCCGAACGTGCGGGGATGATTCGATATAACTCAGCATGGAAAGCGTTTGAAGGTGTATTAGAATTTTCTGATGGTAGCGTAAGCTATCGCCGTTTTGCACAACTTGACGATAACGGTCAATTACTAACATCACAACTACCAGACACAATAACAAGTGGGATGCAATGGATTGGAACATATTCACCAATTTCGGATGATATTGATCCACCAGTTGATGCAACCTTTGCAAAATTACCAGCCCCATCTGCTGATAATTCTGGACAGTACTATATTGTTCGTGGAATTTATGATGCTGCGGTAACCCACTTCAGAACTAATAATCCGACAACAGCTACAGTAACTTTCACTCCAACAAACCCAAGTGGTCAGGGTAATTGGATTGAAATAAAATATTATATCGATACTGACCCACTAAACACAGCCAAAAAGATAGTAGTTGCTGCATATGCTCGTATTATCACTGCATCTATTCCAACAACAGGACATGAAGGATTAGTTTCACTAGCTACTGACCCAACGTTGACTGACGAATTTACTTCAATTGTAGATAAAACAACTGAATTAGCATTAACTGATGGCGATTGGGTTATTTCTGGTGCAAATAAAAATGTTCGCCTACGTCAAAATAGAATCAGTATTAGTGCAGGTGCAGTTTCATTTGACCGTACATTCTTGACTGCATCAAATCGTCAATTTAACGGAACTTCTGGAACAGTACAAACTATTATAGATAGCCTACTACTACAAGGTTTACGCCGCACAGGTGACACCATGTACAACGATGGTACACAAGGTGCAGGACGACTAGGGGTGACTTACGGAACTGCTACAGCCCCTGCTATTGCGTTTAATAGCAATCCATTTGACCCTAATACTGACCCAGGAGTCAACCCTGCTTTATGGTCTGATACCAGTACTGGTATTTTCCATCCAGCAACGGGTTCTATTGGCTTTACTGCAAGTGGAGTTGAACGTTTACGTATATCTCCAACTCAGTTAGTATTATACCCTGTTACCAACAGTACGGTAAGTGCTCCAAATATACTTTTCTCCGCAACTGGAAATACTAATTTAGGTATCAACACAACTGGTAATATTATCAGTTTCGTTAGTAATGGTGCAACAAACGTTAGTTTAGCACAAGGTCTAAGTACATTCAATGGTAATGTAATTGTTACTGGTAATGAAACTATCAATGGTAATATGACAGTAAATGGTAATACTATTTTAGGTGATGCCGGAACAGACACATTAACAGTAAATGCTGCAAGTACTTTTGTAGGTTCAACATCATTCAATAATGCATCTAACCGTTTTACTTTAGGTGCGGTTCTTAGCTCTGGTGCAACATTATCGTTTGAAGGAACTAATACTGCTTCCATGACTAAAGCTGCAACTGAATTACGTTTTAATATGGGTAATTTTGATGATGTTTCTATATATGATGGTGCGACATTGCGTACTAGATTTAATAGATATGGTATTCAATTACCAGTACTAAATCCGATTAATGATGCAGTTGGCGTTGATGGTATGATTGCTTACAGTACTCAACGTAATACTGTAGTTCAGAAATCAAACGGTAAATGGACTACTGTTGGGTCAGGTGGTGGGGTAGCAACTACTTTCGCTATTGCTGATTGGGTGTTGAATGGTGCTTACTATACATACACAGTGACTAATGGTAATATTCAACAGGTTGCAGTTCAGGAACTTAGCGGTTCTAACTATATACCAGTTGAAGTTGATAGTATTGTTATTTCTTCAACGAATGCAGTACTTTCAGTTCCAGCGACTCCAGACTTACGTTTCAACGGTCGTGTGATTGTACAATATCAATAAAAAAAGGAGCCAATGGCTCCTTTTTATTTTTTATACTGCCATCGGTGCTTTGATGGTTGCATCTGGATTATAATTTTCCAATTTAAAAGATTCCATTGTGAAATCTTTAATATCAGTAATACTAGTATCAATCCAAAGAGTTGGTAATTCTTTAGGTTCACGTGAAAGTTGTTCCTGAACTGCTTCTACGTGATTTTTATAAATGTGAACATCTCCACCCATCCATACAAACTCACCAACTTCTAACCCACAAACTTGTGCTAACATATGAGTTAGTAATGAATATGAAGCAATGTTGAATGGTACTCCTAAGAATAGATCACAGCTACGTTGATATAGAATACATGATAACTTACCGTCATTTACGAAGAATTGACTAAAGCAATGACATGGTGGCAAAGTCATTTTATCTAGTTCACCAACATTCCATGCAGTTAGAATATGACGTCGAGAATCAGGATTATTTTTCAATCCATCAATAAGTACTTCAAGCTGGTCGATAGTTCTTTTTAGAATTACACCGTGGAAGAAAGTACTGTCAACGACATGGTAACCACACGCTTTTAATGCTTCAATTTCAACAGGGTCATTTGAAATAACAGTATCATCCCATTCACGCCATTGTTTACCATATACTGGACCAAGTTCACCATTTGAATATCCTAGTGCTACGCCTTGATTTTCATAGTTAGCAGTCCAGATAGTTTTCTTTTCCCAATCACGAGTTCCATAAAGTATTTCAGCCAATCGACGTTCGTCATGTGAACCTTCAACAAACCATAGTAATTCAGAGGCCATTGCTTTCCATGCTAAACGTTTAGTTGTAGTAGCTGGGAAGCCTTCTTGTAAATTGAAACGCATGGTTTCGCCAACAAGTTTAATAGTACCAACACCAGTACGGTCATCGCTGTGTTGTCCAAACTCAAGTACTTTTTTGTACAGATCGTGTAATTGCTGCATTTTCCTTCCTTAGATCATAATTTTGTTTACGTAAATCTTTTATAATTGAAGAAAAGTTATCAATCATAGCTTCAATATTATAGTGAATATTACCTAATTCTCTTTCATATTTTTCTTCAGCGTCCGAATAACCATCTTTGTACGATCTCTCTAACGCTTTTTCATGTTCACTTTCAATATCTTCTATTTTTTCTTCATAGTGTTTTATTGTCGCTTGTTCTCCGGCAGTATAACCATCATCGAACCCGCATTCGTGACCACGGTCATAACCCTGATCATAACCAGAATCATAAGTATCGTCATTTTCTTCTGACATATTTAATTACTCAAATTTCTTCTCAAAATTACGTAAATCTTCTTCAGTTGCACGTCTTGTGCCGATACCAGTCCATCTACCATGTGGTTTAGGAACAGTATCTGTTTCAATAAATTGTTTTGCGGTATTACAGTACTTATAAACTTTATGGTCGATAATATCATAATGATATATTTCTTTATTATCACCAGGTAAATCTAAGTACATTTGTACCGCCCATGCTGTACCACCATCTAATTGAGATGGAGAAACCAACTCACCGATAGTGTACACACGTTCAGTACAGTAAATTTGATAGCTATTTCTAGCTAATAGATTATACACATAACCAAATCTAGGAACGCTTCTTCCTAAACTTCCATTTGCTTTTTTGAGTTGCATACCAACTTCAGCACATATTAACATATCGTTAGGTAATTCTAGTACTGTTTCTGGTTTAACATGTTGTTTGTGACCTTTAAATGAAAAGTGGATTTCATCATGACCGTTTTCCTCAGCCCACAAACCAAAAAGGCGGTCTGCACCCGCAGCACCGCCACTAAAACATACATTTTGCAACTCTAACAACATCTCTGCGAGATCAGTTCGAGTCATCTTGTTTTTCTTCCAATTTAGAAAGTAAGTCTTGTAAACTTGCATCTTCAAGCGAAAAACTTGTTTCAAGAGCAGCCAAAATGACTGCTGCTGATTTTATTAAAGATAGTCTGAACTCATCAAATGATACATGTTTATCTGGCCTAGAAGCACTCTCAAAGAGATAGTATCCTGCTAAACCAGTCCAATCATTTTTCGTTTTGAGATGATCTGCTAAAGTATTTGGGTTGCTCATTTGTTTTAAGCGTTCTTCGATAATTAGTTGAATTATCTGTTCCCTAGTAACTTTTGACATTATTCACCTTTACGTTCTTTCAATACTTTCTTTACAAGTTCAATTGCTTTAGCTTGTGAAATACCTTCAGGAAGTTCTACAAATAGAGACGATGATTTATCTTCATTTGTATCACTTGGTAGTACTACATAAGATTGCTCACTTAGTACTTGTGCTTGTGGACGAAGACTTGGGTCTAAGTTATAAGCACGTTCACGGTTTTCAGTTGCAAGTTGTTCGTATTTGTCGGCTTCTTGAAGTAATCGACTTACGATAGTATCTTGCTCTGGATACTGAACATTTTGTTGTTGCTGTTCATATGGGTTGAATTCTTTAACAGTACCGTCTCGAACAACAGCAGACTGATTGATTTCTTCATTTAGAACATTTAGAGGAATTTTATTAGTTCCACCAACATGCATGTCAATATCTAGGGTATTTTGTTTACGGATATATCCCATACGATGAAGTACGGAAAGCATGTTTCCACCTTCTAGGGTTCCGATTTTATCCATTACATCCCAAAGTTCAATTGAACTCTGACCACGACCTAGAACAAGTTCAGCTACACGATTAGAATAAACTTCTGGTAGTGAATCACGATATACTACTAGACAATGATTAGGATCATTTTCGAGTTGACGCCATACTACAAAGACACGAGAACCAGTACTACGAACAACGCCACAGTGACGAACAATACTCATATTATTCTCCCTGCTCTGCTTGTACATCAGCTTCAGCTTGGCGAGCTTCTTGATCTGCAAGAATTGCAGCAGAGAAGTCTTGGAAACGGGAAACAATTGGAGCAACTTCAGCTAGTTCTTTAACATTAAAGATACCACGTTCAATTGCAGCTTCCATGATTTTGGTTGCATTGATAATGTCAATGAATTCTAGTTGTGGACCAACTACGGTTTCTTGTTCTTGGATATTTTCACTCATATATACACTCCATGTATTTTTTGAAATTAACTATATTATACCACAAAAATTTGGTACGTTTCATAAAATTTAGGTCGTCATCCATAACGACCTTCTATTTAGCATTACTATTTCTTACCTTCAAGTTCGTAATGCACAGTGACGCCAAATGGTGCATCTACTTTCGGATTAGAATGCACAACAAATAATGTATCACAATAATGTTCATCTCCCCATGAACCCCAAGGTTCACCATCAGTGAACATCACGAGTTGTTTAGGACAATATTCTTCTTTTTTCATAAAATCCCATACTGCGGTAAACAAAGTACCGCCGCCACCAATTACAGGATAGCTAAGTATTTGTTCTTCTTGACCATTAACATAGTCATGGACTTCATATACACTAGTATCGAATGTTAAGATTCGAAGTTTAAATTGACTGAATTGTTGTGTAATACCATACACTTCAGATAAAAAATCTCGTAACATTTCAGTACTGATACTTCCCGATGCATCAAGTGCAACACAAATATCAATGTCAACATCTGGCTTTAGCCCAGGGAAAATAGGCATACCATACCCAATACCACGTGACCATGAGCGGCGGGATGGCATCATATAGGTAACATCATTCTTAATTAGTGAACGTAGTGTTCGGTTAAGTTTAGAACGCCAGTCAATTTTAGGTTCTTTATATTCCTGAATCATTGCACGGATTTCTTTTGGTGCACCTTCAGCCATTGCAGCACTGATCATTGCATCCTTAAATGCTTCCATGAATTCTTCAAGTTCTTCCTGTGAATGACCAGGAAATTCAGTACTTTCATCATCTTCATCAGATGGATCGCCCTGTTGTGGAATATCGTGATGATCTAGTGTTCCACCTTTTGATTTACTGCTAGAACCACCTGAACTAGAACCAGAACCACCTTCTTCTTGCTCTTTAATCAAAATATTATATATTTCTTCCGCTGGCATACCTTCAAACCGTGGATCGAATAGCCACGTTTTGCGTATTTCACCCATTTTTTTATCACGATTGATAATCTGGTTAATAGCATAGTCAGCAGCTTTATTCCATAGTAATCGGTCACGTGTACCTTTACGTAGGAAGTGGTTGTATGCACAATGCAAAATTTCATGACAGATTGCAGCGATTAAGTTAGAAGTACTTAAACCATTTAATGCATCGTTAATCTGTTCTTCCGTAATATCTTGAATTTTTGCACGAAGACGTGCTTCTTGCTTAGCTCGACGAACTGGATCAGTAACGCCTAGAATGAATTCAACATTATAATAAAGATGTTTTCCGTCTACCGCAAGCGTTGCACACCAAGTATTTTCAGGAACAAGTTTAAGTTGTGCTGCAAGAATACCAAAGAAAGGACATGCCATTACCATTGCAGTACGTGCAATAACAATGGCTTCATGGCATTGATCGTACAATTCTTGTGGTAAATCATTTTTTTGTTTATTAGTCATAAATTCCTCAAAAAAACAAAAGGGGCAATCAGCCCCCTTAAATTACTTCATCTGACGTGCTTTACGTAGAAGTGGTCCGTATTTACGAACAAAGTCTTTGAATTTTGGCACTTCACTATACGTGATGTTAATTCCAGCATCGGTAAGAGTACGGATTGCATGGACAATAAGTTCTGATTGTTCTTTTGCAAATTGACTGTCAATAAACTCAATAAAGTTACTACAGTACTTGCACCATTCTTCATCAGTGATAATTGCCTTTCGTTCATTTCGTGAACGACCAAATTCAATAATTTTTTGAGTTAGACTGATAGTAATAAAGTAGTTTTTAGAAACTTCTTGTTTATGTTCACTAAAATCAGTTACGATACCATTAAGAATATCCATAACATCAGGCAAGTCAGCCATATTTTCAATATAAGTAGTATACTCAATACCAGCAGTACTACCCACACGACCAGCAATTAGTGCTTTATATACCGCAGAGGACATACCTTTTTTCTTACGAACATTTTCAATATCTGAAACACGAGTCCAAGAACGTGGAGAAGAACCACCAGAATGACTTGCATCTTTTGGACTTAATGTGTTAAACAAACGGGAGCCAGTTTGTTTGATAAATGCAATTGTACCTGGATTTAGCATATTAGGAATAGCATAATTTTCAATCCAGTCATTGTAATCAGGAACCATTTCAATGTGAGTCATACGGTCACGTAGTGGAGTCGCTAGACTGAATGTTACACCACCATCAGTTTCACGGTTACCCGCAGCAAGAATTAGTGCATTCTCTGGAAGTACTAGCTCACCTACACGGCGGTCAAGAATCAACTGATAGGATGCAGCTTGTACAATTGGCATTGCTGAGTTGATTTCATCAAACAGAATTACACCTTTCCAATCTTTTGGAAGTTTAAGAATGTTTGGAGAAGCCCATACTACGCCTGTTTCTTCGATGTATCCTGGATATAGGTGAATTTCTGATTCACTAATTTGGGTTCCATTTTCATCATAAAACATTTTTACTGGAATTGGAATGCCACGAAGGTCTGAAGGTTCAATCTGTGATAAACGGAAATCAATAAAGTTAGTTTCTTGATCTAGTAGTGAACAACTAAAATTATGATAATCTTCCATAGTTACAAGAGAATCTTCAGGGTCTTGTGCACGTTGTAGGAGATATTGTAACTTACCCACATTATCTTTACGAAGTGGATAGTTGTCATTGGCATATTGTAATGCGATTGCGGATTTGCCGATACCAGGTGAACCCCAAATCATTAAGCTATCTCGAACTGCATCTGCAACGGACATTGCTTCCACTACTTGTAGAGGTTTTAGATTATAGCTTAGAATATCTTGTACTTCTTTAGTTACTTCACTCATACATCTCTCTTTACACTTTAGTTATAATTGAATTACTAACAAATCCGTTTGAAAAAAGAAAGCACTGAACATTCAGTGCTTTTCTATTGTATCCATTTATCTATTAACAATGCTATTATACCACAATTTTTTTTGACGTTTCATAAAAATGCAGCAAACAATTTAGCAAAGTCATCGCTGCAAAACGTTAGTTGTGCGATTACTAAATCATCTGATAAGTACAAAGTATCTCCATCAACATAGTATGGAGTGGTGCAAATCCGGTCTAATGATGTATAAACGTTTGAATTACGATCCGTCTTTTTGAAAGGAATTGGGGCAAAATCATATAAAGAATTGTCATTACAAATTTGATACCCCAGCTTACTTAATCTTAGACCACCACCAGTTCTGTAATTATCAAAGATCGACATAAAAATCATTCTATCAGAAAGATCAGAATTAAATTCGTGAACTTCCTTGATTGATTTTAATACCTGATAATGATATTCAGTACTGTTGGTTTTTGGTATCATTTATTAAATTCCCACAAAACCTTTTTGTTCAGGATATGATGAGCCTTGTGGATTTTCGTAATTTTGAGTGCCATTAGCATCAAAAGATGGACCCATACCTTCTGCACCATATTCTTCTTCTAATTCTTCTTCTGGTTCATCGGATTCTTCATCAGTGTTGAATTCGAAGTCATCACCATCAGAACCAACAAGTTCTTTAAGGGATGCAGAGATATTTTTTAAATCAGAAGTTATTGTAGTTAAATCTTCAACTGAGCCATCAGCAATCATGCCAGAAAGTTCTTTTAGTGAACCGATGATTTCTTTTAATAGTTCAGGTGCAGATTGTTCAGTTTCTTGTTCCATTGACTCATCATCTGCTTCATAAATGTCGTCAATAGATTCCATTAATTTTCGTAGGTTACTCATTATAAACCCTCCATGAATTTTTTATATTGCTTGTTGATTGATTCGAAAATAGAATCTACAGATTCATCTTCATCATCTTCACTTTCACCAACAAGTGGATTATCACCTAATGCAGTACCAGGTTGTTTTCCTTTATAAGCATGACGAGAATTACGAATACCTTCGTCATCATAAAATTCAGGATTAGGTTCATTTTGAACTTCTTCTTGCATTGTACGTTTCCAATAGAAAGCATTTCCTTTTGGAACTACAATGAAGTTATCGCCTTCGAAGCCATTAGTTTTTTGTTGACCATCTTGAACACATTCAAATTCTGTGCGGAAAGGGCCAAATTCTTTTTGTGCATCAGCTTCAGTAGCTACTGAATCTTCGTCTAGAGATAAATCAGGTAGGAGACTTTCTGCAACGGCTTGGTCTTCATCATCAGCTTCATCTTCTGAATCATCAGAAACATCATCAGATTCATCAATATCTTGGCTTTCGTGAATACCAGCAAGAGAGGACATACGGCTCATATCAAAATCATCGTCGCCAGTGTAATTTGAATCTTCTTCTTGACCCATCATGTCACCAGAGTCTAGGTCGGATTCGTCACCAACTGAGAAAGATGATACACCATCTTCTACGCCGCTGTCAAGTGAATCAGCACCGAAATCAGTAACTGAGCCAGCTAAATCACTCACTGCTGAGACAAGTTCTTCAGCACCAGCACCTGACATATCATCAGCACTAGGAGCCATATCTGGACTCATAATAGGTTGAGTTTCATCCTCGCCACCAATGCTATCTAAGTCTAGTGGTGCAATTGCAGGAACAGAAGTCATGCCACCCATTTGTGGCCCTTTATTCTCTGCTTGTCCAGCTAGTGCAAGCATACGTGAAAGAGTTTCAAGATCATTCGATTCTAATCCTTGAACATCGATACGAACTGATGCCTCATTAATTTGTTTTTTCATAATCAATTCCTTTTCAATTATTCTTCATTATTTAATGAATTTAGAATCTGCGTAACTTCCTTTTGTTGTCCAGAAAGAAGAATATCGGCAGCTAATAGAGATAATTCATCACCACGGCTTAGAAGTACTATAATTCTACGTGCTTCTGGGTTGGACTTAATTTGTTTTGCAAGTCCTGATAGTGGATCATCTGAACCATTATCGGTGTTAGAATTAGTATCTTGTGTATTATCACCCTGTGTAGGCGTTGGTTCAGTTGATGGTTGTGGAGCAGGTTCTGTTGTTCCTTGCTCTTGATTGTCAGTACTACCTTGTTCTTGTGCTTTCTTTTCATCAGCTTGTTGCCGCAAATTATTTAATACATTTTGTGCAGTATCTTTTGGAAGGAGTTTTCCATCAGCAGAAATAAATCTATTACCACCTACATACTTATAGGTAATTCCTTTTTTAGATGTAAAGGTATCACCAATTTTAACAGATGCAGATGCATTATGTTTATCAATTGCATTTTGTGCAGCACGTTCTAATGGTTTTGCAGAAGACATATTAATTGGCTTTTTGGTTTCACTTGAGAACCAGCGACCATTTTTCTTGTAATAACTTTTGCCTTTTCCAGATTGATACACAAATCCGTTAGGAACTTCAGTACTACTTGTTGAACCTGTATTTTGTGGTTCATTAGTATTTGAATTGTCAGAGGTATTCACGGTATCTTCTTTATCCTGTTGTTCAGTACTGTCATTGTTATTACCAGATTTATAAACATTTTGAAAATAATCATCAAATTGTTGTGCAAATCCTGGTGGGTAAGCACCTTCACCTGGAACAACAAAAACTTCACCATTCCATATTGCAGTTTTACCATTGTAGTCAACAGTTGTTCCTACTGGATATGGGTCTTTTTCATTATACTTTTTAATTCGTTCAATTGAATCTTTGTTAAGTTCATCAATTAATTCTTGGTCTTTTATATAACCAGCGTTACCGTTATCAGTAGTACCCCACCAAGCTTTTTTCGCCTTGTTGTATACATAACCATCAAGTTTAAACTTATCTGGAATTTCGATATTTTCAGTACTGCCTAATTTTACATTAGAAAACTCAGATTTTGCATCAGCCTCAACCAACATTTTAACACGAGAATTTACATTTTCTGTCAATAAGTTATCGTTTAATGTGAAGTTATTGCGACCAACATATACATATTCAGATTCTTTGATGACATATTTCTTACCGATTTGTAATTTGTTATGTCGGTTATGTTCAGCAATCTGACGAATTGCTGACTCATTCATTTTAAAATTATGAGTACTAGGAACAGTACTCATAGTTTCACAGTTAAGCCATGAACCATCAAGGTACATATATTCTGTACCTTTATTGGAAGTGTATACATAATTATTTGGAATCGAATTGTTATTATCTAAAGATTTAAACATATTCTTCTCCTATTAAGAAATTAGTCTTAGTAATTTTGCTCTATCAGCAGAACTTAATGAAGATAAACGATCTGGAATTGATGATCCAGCACCTGCTCCTTGTGGTTGGCCTTGTCCAGCTTGTGGCTGACCTTCCCCTGAACCTTGTTCTGAACCTTGGCCTTGGCCTTGTTCTGGTTGTTCTTCACCTTGTTCTGGTTGTTTTTCTTTTTGATATTCATAATCGGTATTCAATTTCTGAACAGCTTGCATTAATGCATTACCAACATCTTTAGGAGAAAATGAACGACGCTCATTATTACCTAAAAAGGAAGTGTCCAAATCGTTACCTTTAAAAAACGCAGCAACATCACTATATGAAACAGATTGTGGATGGGAACCATATTTTCTACCGATATAACGTTTAAAGTCAGCCCACAACTGGTTTGCCATTTGTCCAGTTTCTTGAGCACCTTGCTCAACTTGACCTGAACCAAAGAAACCTTTTACTTTTCCTTTTGCCGAATCAATTGCTGACTGTGTACGGCTATAAGGTCTTTCATTCAATGGTTCTGGTTGACCATCAAACATTTCTTCTAAAAGACTCATGATTACCCCTTCTTACCAAATCCAGCAGACATATATTCTGCGTATGGTGTTTTACCTTTTTTATAATCGTCTAATGCATCTTTAACCGCAGTATCTGCACGACCCTGACCACCTAGTTCCTCAGCATTAACTTCTGGAACTTCTTTATATTCAGGGTCTAAAAGACGTGGTTCGTATTCATCAAATTCAATATCATCTTCAGAATCAGAAATTTCTTCCTGATATGGGTCTAAATTATTTCTAACGTGAATTAATGATTCCGACCATTTCAATAGACTACCGATTTCAAACAATAGTACTTGTGGTTGCACACCACGATGGCATTTAAAATCGAACATCCAAATTTCGCCACAATCTAGATTATAAAAATCAATAGGACGGTCTTGGAAAATTGTTTTCTTTAATGGACCAACTTCAAAAGCATCATAACGATCTGTAAGCCTAGCGACGACTTTATGTAATTCTTCGGAGCTTGGCTCACACGCAAATTTTACACGATATGAATATTCTGGAGTAAGTTCTGTTAAAATTTTCTGTAATTTGTTCATGTTAACTCCGAGTCACAGTATTTTATTTTATTTATTCTTACTCATAGAAGCAAGTAGCTCATTACGAGACTTAACTACTACTACCTTCTCACCTTCTATAGCATTAGGATCAGAATTATCTACCAGTGCTTGCTGATTTTTTGGCTTCTGATTAAGTTCAATTTCCATCTTATCTTTCTTAATCTGCATATCAATCAGTTTAATATCTGAATCAATAACTTTAGCATGTGCATCTAATGCAATTTTTAACATAGCATTTGCAGCATTTATCATTTCAGATGCAAATCTATCTTCACAATTAAAAGCACGGTCAAAAATATCTTCGAACTTATCTTCAGCCATTTTTGCTAAACGGTCTAAATGTGCCTTACGATTTGTAATATCTGGAATATCTTTTAGCTGTTCACGGTATTCTTTCAACTGCTTCATAGAACGACGAGCTTCATCGATTTGAAGTTCAGAAATATCAGTACTTTCAATATCTTCATCCTCGTCATCGTAAAAATCATCTTCATTATACTCATCGCCTAATAGTTTTTTTAATTCTTCCGAATTTGGCAAGCCTAATGCTTCTTCGACTCCACGTTTAGCTTTCATATTAATTCTTCCTATAAAGTTGTTTTTCTGTAATTAGCTTAAATTCAATACCATTTTGTTGACAAAGAGCAATTGCTGCTGCCCACTTAGCCTGATTGACTAGTACTGTTATTTTGTCTTTTCTGGATTTTGCTAATTGCATATAACATTGTTTCTCTGGTTTGATTTCCAATAGTTGAATACATTCTTTACCAGTTTTAACATCAATGTATTTAACTAAAAAATCAGGCCAGTAATTTTTAACTCTACCATCTACAGGACATGTATATGGAATTGGAAATGGTTCTACTGACCATTCTAGCACAGCCGGATTCATATCAAGTGCGATCATAATATCCTTTTCCCAAGAACTTCTGTAAATTGGTGGGTTAGATGATTGATACTTTTTAATATTCTTAATAGAATAAACACCCTGTGCTTGTTTCGTATTTTTTATTCTTGCTGGATTAAACTTTTGCATTAAAAATCTCCTAATATATTACCCAATCCAAATTTTTCATTTGCTGAGCTAACAATACTTCCTAAGCCAATACTATTAGCTCCTTTTACTACAGCACTACCTAAATTTCGAATTGTATCAGGACTGATATTTCCATTTAAAATGTCTTTTACTGAATGGATAATATCGTATCCAGCAGTGCCAGCACGGATGATTTTACCAATAGTAGTTATACCGATACTCTTATCATCCATTTGTCCAAAATATTTGAAAAATCCAGATTTACCTAATCCTGTAGTGTCAGTTATCAAGCCGCCGATGCCGACTGTCGGAACACTAATAGAGTTATATCCATCCGGCCCCAAATGACCAATACCTTCATATCGTAAAGTTAACGTTATTACGCTTGGCTCACCAGCACTTTCCATTGTTTTTGTATCTAATGCAATATCTTCAATAAAAACGTTAAACATGTTGTGACATGTGTAAGTATCATTATCAATTTCATAGATGTTAATTTGCTTAAAAAAGTACTGTTTATCTGAGTTACCATTATTCATTACAGTACGCCCCCAATTTGAACCCATAGCTTCGAATTCAATCGGAGAACTTAATACATCGTTTCTGAATGATGCAGTACTTTTTACGAAAAAATCACCATAGTAATATTTTCTGTACGCATCAACTAATAAAAAAGCAGCACCATCTGATGTATCATAAAATGTCATACTTACAGGCTTGTAATCCAATTTACCAGCTTGTAAACGAATACGGTTATATTGGTTTAGCTGATCAATTTGAAATTGAGTACTTGGTAAGTTTACGTCACGCACAAAGCACGAAACATTTTTTACATCGAATCCTGTATGTGTATCAGGTAATTGTGTTTCAATAAAGTTCTTTGCGAAATTGCTTAATACAAACTCTACAATAAAACTGTATTTTAGTTTAGGTAAGGTATATGTTGAAAATCCACCTTCACCCGCAGAACTAAAAACTCTCTGAGCAGCGTTATATTGCTCTAGTGGTGGATTTTTTATAATAGTAGCTGAACTAACAACATCTGATACAATATCGGTTCCAGTACTAATTAAAGAACCTAGAAAATCACTCATTCAGTACTCCTTATAATGTTGCTCCACCAAAAATTTTATCAACAATATCTAATGCATTGTCAACTTTATCTGGTAGTAGTGAGCTAATTTTGTCTGAATACATTTCTTCAATCATATCATATTGAACACAGTTATCAGGCTTAATTGTTAACTTAATAGTAAGATATTGTGAAGAACCATAATCTAATGAATCCCATTCAATATCAGTAATAATACAACCATAGCATACCCAACGGTCTAAAGTACTAACGGCATTATAGCCTTTACCACCAACAAAATCGTCGATTGCATTTACTAAACCTGCATTATTTGTAATAGCAGTTGCAGCATCTATTGCAGTGTCTCGGCCTAAATTCGTTAGAGAATCATCAGGGTTTGCACCACCAGTTGTTTCAATCATCATTCTAAACTTATATCCAGCAAATGATTGTTCTGATTTTGCAGAGATACGTCTCTGAAAATCTAATTGTTTTTGAAGCTGACGTATAATAGATTTGGCAACCTTGTTATCTACAGCATCACGAATAGTTAAAGTAATTGGTTTCCAATCCCAGCGGCCTACATAAGATGTATTGGTTGCAAATTGGTATAATTGGTGAGTTTCGAAAGAAATGCTTGGGCGGTCTATTTCCTCAACTTCTAAAGCAACATGATCTTTCTCATCAATATCAGTTCCGAAGTTATATACAACTACTCGAAACTTATGTTTTACTTTAGGCTGACTCATAGTTCTATTACGACCACTTGGCAGAGGAACACCATACTTATCCATCATTCTATTTGCCATTTATATTTTCCCCTATTTAATATGGAATGTATATTATATTTAGCAATAAAAAAGCCCTAGACAAGTCCAGGGCATTTATATTATTGTCCTTCGTAGAAGTTTGAATCTGGTAGAGTACCGGAATCAATCGCCGTAGGACTAGATGTGATAGAAACAGAGTTCTCTGGAGTACCGTTACCGGATACTTCATCACCAAGAGCTTGACCTTCTGGACCAACTAGTACGCATCCGTCTGGTTGTACAGTCATGGTAATAACTTGTGCTTCTGAGCTTGAGTAATCCCAATCACCAAAGTTTGAATCAGTAATGAAACAACCTTGACAAATCCAAGTATGCAACGTACCTTCAAATAGGTTTGTAGTATTTTCGCTGTTAGAACCGTCTAACGCTTGAATCCACATCTCAAATTTATATTGAGAACCAGTAGTACGAGATTCTTGTGAGTAGTAGTTAAATTCTTTACGCATTTGGTTCCAAAGGGCTTTCAATGACATGTTACCTACTGAATCGCGGAATGCTACTTCAATTGTGTTCCATGTATATTTGCCTTTATAGTGTGCAGAACTGTTGTAACTGTGAACAGTTACGTTTTCATGCTCCACGTTTGGTGTACCAACGGTATTTGTATCCAATGTAATATAGTTGCCATCCTCAGTATTTCCGAATCCGAAGAAAACTACACGGAAACGATACTTTGGCTTTGGCTGCTTCATTGGTGCACGGCTTGCACCAGGAATAACAACACCATATTTATCCAGTAAATTTGCCATTATTAATCTCCCAAAATTTAAGGAATATTCTTTAATGTATTTATAAACTTTCTAAGTATGGAAGACCTTTGTAAAAAACAAAAAGGAGCCATTAGGCTCCTTTTATATTAGTTATTTAAACTATTTTCCAAACGAATTGGAATATAGATGAAGTTAATTGAACGAGTTGGTACAAGTGCAATATCCATCCATAGTTCATTGCGGTCAATACGAGTTGTTGTGTTGTTAGATTCATCACAAACTACTAGGAAGTCATACAAACCGTTTAGTTGAACAATTTCAGCTAGGAAGTTGTTAACAATTGAAGTAAACTCTTGGCGAGTACTTGCGGTGTTTAAACGGAATAAGAATGGTTCAGCTAGAATTTCTAATTGACGACGAATATAAACTACTAGACGAGCAACGTTTACACGGCTTAGTGCAGATGTATCATCAGCAGCTAGAGTTTTATCACCGTACACTAGCAATCCACGATTTGGACGCATTGCAATTGGGTTAATTTTGTTAACGTACATGGTATCACGTTGGCCTTGGTTATATACTACTGGAGCATATTCACCTTCGCTATTAATGAAACCTACAGATGCAGCATTAGTTACAACGCCACGTTGTGTACCTGCTGGTGGATACCATACATAACTTACGCTATCGCTGTAAGCATAGGTACGCATTGCAACAGTACTTCCTGGTACAGCAATCTCAGTACCGTCAACGTTAGTGCTCAAACACCATCCCATATATTGTGCAGCATATGGATATGCAGTCAAACGACCAACTTCACCATTGCTTGCAGCATTGTTAGCATTAGTAGCCCATGCCTGAACATCAGTTGCGTTTGGTGCTAAACGTGCAGGAACATCAGTTACGATGAATGCAGTTTCTTTACGGTCGGTGTTTAGGGTTACTAGTTCATCTAGCAATTCAACATAACCAGGAACACAAATTAAGTTAAAGTTAATACTTTCAGCACGAATATCTTCGTTACTGATTACAACAGATGCTAGAGCTTCAACAATGATATTACGTTGTGCAGCACGACCAAATAGGCCAGCACCGTTTAGAGCAACACCGCTTGCGACAGTCCAAACACCATTTTTCATTACTTTAACAACACCTTCAGTTGTACCTAAGTCAACTGCAAGCATACCGTTTTGGTACAATTCAGCACTTGGAACATTACCAGAAGTAAAGTCATCAAATACCATACCATTTAAAGTACTTTGATCTGTATCATCTAGTTTAACCCATGTACCACTTACGTTACGGTAGAAAATATAACCGTCAACACCTTGTGATAGTGGTTGAACCCAAAAATCACGATCCGCAGCAGGTTCATCAAGTTGAACGTACTGATTGGTTTCATCAATTTTATCCCAAGTTTCAGTACTTACGTTTGCGGTATAAAGAGTAACAGCTAATGAATCAGAGTTACTGAAATTGTACCAGTATGTACCGTTTGCAGCTTTAGCAGTTGGGGTGACAGAAGAAACACGTAAGTTATTAACGTTAACTAGTGCATAGTTATTGCTATCAACACTTAGTTTAGCCAATTCATTTGCTGTAAACATTTGTTGTCCACTAGCAGAAATTTGGAAGCTATAACCATTTTTGTTGCTTACTACTAAAGCGTTAGTACCAGTAAATGTAAAACCAGCATTAATTAATTGTGCGTTTTGGTTTAGGTTTGAAATTAGAGTTGCAGTGTTGATAATATCATTCACTTTAACACCAACTACAGTTACTGATTTGTTCAAGAATTTGAAAGTCAAATTACCAACAGCGGTTGCTTGAGTAGATGCTGATTGTCCGATTGGAGTTGCAGCAGCACTGATTGACGCAATAGAACCAGCTTTTGTATAAAGAGAAAAACTCTTACTGTCTTCATCAAATAGTGCACCGAAATAGGTGTTATCAAATGTTCCAGCTTTTGCTTCAATATCATAGAAGCTATTACCAGTCCAAACGTTTACTAAATTCCAAACAGAAGTTAGAGAAGCATAACGCTTAACAACGAAACGAGTACCAAAGTAGTTAGAACCGTTTTTGGTAAAACCATCACGAATCCATACGTTTCCTTTTTCTACAGTATTACCTGTAGGTACTTTGTTAATTGGTGATAGATAAGTTTCTACTTGAACTAGACCAACTGCTTCATATTTGTACATTAGCATTTGACCAGTACTTGGAATATGACGAAGTACTAAGTCATCTACATTTAAACCAGAAGTATTAACATTTGCAATATCTTCTGCACTTACGATTGTTACTGGTTTAACAGCCCAATCATAAAAACTTTGTGGGTTTGCAATCTTAGCAACATATGCTTCGATTTGGGTTGTACTTGTATCTAACCATAGAGTACCATTGGTAACTGGACCAGTTGGTTCAACTCCTGATGGAGCCAATTGTGCTAGGTCAATATCAGCACGAACTACATAAGCACGGTTAGCGATACCCATGTAGCTGTATAATGCATGTAGACCATATTCGTTAAGTTCATCGCCTTGAATTACAGAACCATTACTTTGTTGAAAGATTGGTGAACCGTAGGTTTCAAGAGCATTTCTTTGTGATGTAATTAGTTTTAGTTGACCAGCATTCGCTTTAGTTGTACCAGTAGCTACAGAAGTACTGCCAGTAACAAGCTTGTCTTGTGCCGTAGCGATGACAAACAAAGGTACTGTTCCTGCACCACTAGTGGAACTAATAGTTTCATCGGTAACTGTTACAATTGCACCAGGTGATAGTAAATCAGCCATTTAATCCTCCAAAAATTTTGGGTTTATTCGAATATTCGTATAATGTTATTTATTGAAGGATTTAAACTTACGTGCGTAAAGTAAACTTACTTGATGATATTACTGAGAATGGAGTACGCCTGAGAGTGCAATGCATCGATAGTACTGTTATTTTCTACTATATAATCAGGGCGATTAATGCCAACCCAGCCATATTCAGATGAATGAACATTTTTCATAGATGGAGGAACATCAGTAGTAATACCAAACATTCTATCTAACTCATCATCTAATGGGTATCCGGCTAGTATTCGCTCAGTTTCTAAGTTATAAGCATATGCATCCCAATACCAATCGGGTAATACTCGCTGAACTTCAATAACTGTTCCGTTATTTTCACGAATCATTTTTAATTCATTTGGAAAACGACAATCAGTAATTATTACACGGTCACATGGAAGATTCCTAATTTTATTTTCTGCGGCGAAGACCCAAATATTATCATGAAAACGCCGACGGAGAACATCAGTACCGAGATTTTGAAGTACCCAGCGTGGAGTTACATCACGACCAAGCTTACTTGACCAGTACTCGTCTGGTTGTTCACGAATTTTACGTGATTCATCTGTAGTACCTTCTAACATTTCACGATCCCAACCAAAAATAGCCGAAACCGCATCTTTTAATGTTTCTGCAAATGATACTCTATAAAAACCATTGTCAATGAAAACTTGAGAAAAGGTATCTTTTCCTGATCCAATAGTTCCATTAATTGCTACTAATTTACGTTCCATATTGTCTTTCCTTTAAACGAAAAAAGGAAGAACCCCTATTAAGATTCTTCCAAAAGTTCCCAACTGTATTCATAAAATTGAATTAAAAATAGTGCTTCAGCCCAATCAGGAAAGCAAACTGAAGCATAATATAGTGGTATGCCACCAACTACTTCTTCTTTTATTTCAAATGTACCAGCTTCGTTTTCATCTGTAATAGCTTCCATGAACTTCAACATTTTTGTTGAAATCTCACCGCTTTCACCACTATATAAAAATTCATCTGTTCCCATAAAAGCTTCGTAACGCATAATATCACCATAACATTTTCAATCATGGTGTATTTATATTAACCAATAATGAAGCCTAATGGTGTGCTACCATCTTCATACTTACGTAAACGGTCGCGAAGTTCTTGTTGCATACGAATGGCATTTTGTAGTAAATCTGCACCATCCATTGAGAAGGAACCTTGTGGCCCTGGTAGAGTTGCGAATTTAGAACGGTTACGACCAAGAATCATCATCGCTTCTGATAAAGCCCAATCACGTAACCACGGATAAGTACTTTGAGTTTTGAATAAAATTGGTTCTGGTTTATTATGGAATACGTGTAGAAGTACTTCTTCTTCACCACGAATATCACGTTCTAGAGTCAACTTCTTAGTTACTGAGTTCCAAAGAAACATGATTTCACGACCAAACATACGACCAACAGTTTCATCAAACTGATGATATAAATCATATGTTAATAGTCCACCACCAGTTGAACCACGAACTGCACTTAATAGATATGTATTACTATATGCTAATGAGAATGGATCTACAGTCGCACCTGAACCTGAAACTACGCCATTACCACGACGATAAATTCTTTTAACAATTTCAACTTCAGTTGGAAGTTCATAAACTGAATCAGATTCATAGAATTTCATATGTAAGAATGCTTCTTCTTTCGAAGCAGCAGCCCATGCACGATAGTTTGCTACAGCATTATCGATACAAATTTCTAACTGTTCATCTGTTATTTCAACTTCAACTGCACCTGCACCTAGCATAACAGTAATAACACGTTTCATTTCTTCACGGTGATCGTACTGTGGAGAATCTGGATTACCAGCGTAATTATAAGACATAAAAAATACCCCTAAACATGTTTGTATATCATATTTAGGGGATAATCTTTAAATCTTAATGCAGTTTTGTGTAAAGTAATTCAATCGTGAAGAATCAAATGGACCCACAACTAGAATCATAGTTTCAGATTCACCGTCGATAAAATTAGTTGGTGCACCTTCCATATTACAAAACATTTCAATTTCATTCAACATTTCAGATTCGTCAGCTACATAGACATTTTGTTCATATCCAGTACTTGACCATTCTGCAAAGTCTTTTTCAAATTGTTTATGTTCAGCAGCACCTGCATATGCAGAGCGTGTTGGATCAAATTGATACATAATTTCCATACCAGCACGAATAGACATACGCACTAAATCCATTGGTGATTGACCTTTTACAATCACGATAGCTTGACTTACACTCATGGTTTACCTTGTGATAATTTTGTTTTCTGGTACAATTAGTTTTGGACTATTATCTTGTAGTGCTTCTAGTGCACTGATATATGCATTTGCAATTTCAGCTACTGGTGTAGTTACCGAAACAATGTTATACTTCATGAAAATAACATCTTTTTCTGGATTACTAATACCTTCAAGATAATCGCGAATCGCTAGTTCATTCTGCTCATCAAGACCAAATTGGCATGGGTTTCGAACTACGATTGCGTCAGTTACATCGTTTTGAATAGTAGCGATGATTGGACCAATACCATTGATAAAAAGTAGTTTAACATTGCTTGCGTCATTAGACATAATACACTTCCTTGTGTTGTTTGTAATTAATTTAGTTCATACAGATTTTTTGTTGCTTCAGTTACACGGTGGTCAATAATTTCAGCAATAACATTCCAGTTACCACCACCTAAATCTGAACCAATTTTAGGGAAATGGAAATGAACAGCTTCCTTCCCTGAAAGTTCTTTTAATACTGATGCAGTATTATTCAGTTCTTTGAAGATAGAATCAATCGCATCATAGCTGACATATTTAGCACCATCACGCCCATAGAATTCTTGGGTAATAGCGTTAGCAATTATCAGGTCTGTTTCTGCTGCATGATAAATCACGGTTCCAATATCTAGATGATTATTACCAGCTTTATATGCTGCATCATACTCATCATACGCCCCTGGGAAGCGAGAACGAAGTTCTTTAGCAAATCCAGAACCCATTCGACCCTGTGCATTACATCCATGAATAATGAAATGTACGTCTTCTTCCCATCGTTGTTGATTAAGTACTAACTCAAACAGATTACCTACGTGATGATTAATCATATATGCCTCAATTGAAAAAAGGGCATCCTAAGATGCCCTTTGAATTATTCTAATCCGAAACGGATTCGTTTTGTCTCTTTACGATGTTTTCTTGCAATATTACTTTGGTGAAGTCTCGTGCCGCGTTTATTATCTTTCGATAAGTACCATGTGTCTTCGGGTACGTCATAGTCGCAATACCCATCTTCAGTAATCGTACCCAAAAATGCTGATTTTTTAGGAATTGATACAGTCGATTTAACACTTTCAAAAATGCCATTGGCTAATTTTTCACGGAAACTAAGCATAATTTCTCTCCCAAATTGTAATCTGAAGGAATTTGTTTCCTTCAATATTATTTAGGGCTATTCAATTGCTCATCGATATATTTTATAACTTCTTCAGGTGTGCATACTGATAGTACTTGTCCTAGTACAGAATCATATAACTCTTTGTTTTGATGATACTTTTGTATCAGTTCAGCATTATGAATTACAGTTTCTGCACTTGGTAAGCATGGCTCATATTCAACACCCAATTGCTCAGCAAGTTCTTTTACTTTCTTTAAACGATCCTGATGGCGTTGCTGCATATCGCGAATATTTCGTTCACCTAACGTAAAGTGAGATTTATTAACTTTATAATGAGTATCTTCATCAAGAATATACGCATTAATATCTGACGAATCCTGTCTTTTCATATTACGCACCTAATTGACTGAATAGAGTATTTGCATCCTTACCATTATACTGACCATCAAAGTTAGCTTTTAGGTATGGGAACATATTCTTTTTCTCTGCCATTGATGGATCAGCGGCAATTGCTTCTTGCATAATAGCAAGTAGTTCATCATTAGTTAGCTGCTTAGGTAGGAGATTGGTTAGAAGTACTTTTTCTTGTTCTAGTTCAGGTTGTTCAGAAGTTGCTACTGCAAGAGTTTCATTAACACTTTCTAGTAGTTTTTTGATAACTTGAATTACAACAGAATCATCAACTTCACTTGAAGTTGTTTTGCGTTGTACTTCTGCAATGATTACACCAAATAGACTATATTTAACTCGGTTCTGACCGAGTGCACTTTGACGTTCAGCTTGAATGGTCTTAAATAGACTCATATTATTCTCCTTTTAGAAAAGCTTCGAACTTATCACATCCTCCAACGTACTGTTCATCTACGAAAATTTGCGGTACTGTGCGAACTGGAGTACCGATGATTTCTGCTAAATCTTCAGCACTTAGACCTTGTGCTTCAATATCAATAAATTCTAAGTTGAACCCATTCATTTCACAAATGAGTTTAGCACGATCACAAAACTTACATCCTTGTGCACGACCATACATTTTTACGTTCATAATATTCCCTTATTATGTTTTTATTTTAAATTTTATTTTCCATGAATTGTGTGACAGCCTTAATTATACTATTACACATACGCTCCGTTAGATAGTACTGACAATCTTCTACGTCTATATACATAAACTTGTCTAGTTCTGGTTTTTCTTGACCGTAACGGTTTGTATATGTACTAAGACATTCCAACTGTTCAACATCAGGTTTGTCCGATGCTGTATAAAAGAAAAGAACTAAACGCTTTCCCTTACGATAAGCAACCTCCCCAATTAAGAGAAGGTCATCTTCTGCGATTTCTAATCCAGTTTCTTCATAGCATTCACGAACTGCGGCTTCTTTATAGGTTTCTCCGTCTTCGGTTTTTCCTTTAGGAAGATCCCAATGTGATTGACCAGTTGTATGGCCTATAAGTATCTGACCGTCGCGGTAAAAAATTATTCCACATGTATAACGCATATGAATTTCTCACTAAAATTATCAGATACCTATAATATACCATATTTTTTATTTTCGTTTCATAAATTTACGAGAACATTTTCTTAACTTCAGTTAGCTGAATGTCTTTAACGTAATTACGAATATCACTTGATTTGAGTTCGCCAGTTTTTACCATTTCCTCAATGTTACCAACAGGTGCATCAGTATAACGATCAAAAACTTTTACAATCAAATCTTCAAGTTCATTATCCATTTCGCGGCGAATAATGAAGTATTCAGTTACTTTATAAAGGAATTCTTCTCCACCATTATTTTTAACATTCATTGCACTGAACAATTCTACCATTTCTTCCGGCTTTTTCTTCCTGAATTTTAATAGATTTTCACTGTGCTTTTTAATGAAGTTACTGAATTTCACCATACGGGCTGGTAATTTAATACCACCAACCACATAATCGTTATTCGCAGTACATTTAGAAAGAATAACAGACCAAATAAACTCATCACGGTACTGTTCAGAGCTTGTATTTACAATATGGTCAATTAGTTCAAGTTCTTTTTGTGTTGCATCAAAACCAGGCAACAGCACTGTTAACGCACCAATATCTTTCAAATATTTCAAAAAGATGCTTGGCTTTTGTTCAGAAAACGCTTTTTCAAATTCAACGTATACACGTTCTTTTGTAAGATGATTAATTTCACCATTTTTAACCATTTGGCGAACCATAGAATCTGTATCTTTATGAACTTTAAAATCAGCATAACGAGCAGCGAAACGTGCAAGACGCAGAACACGAAGTGGATCTTCTTTGAATGCATCTGATACATGTTTCAGTACTTTATTTTTTAGATCTTCTTTGCCTTTATATGGGTCGATATGGGTTTTAGTAATTGGGTCCCAAGCAATAGCATTGATAGTTAAATCTCGACGGAATAAATCTTGTTCCAAAGTTACACCCTGGGTTTCAACAGAAAAACCATCGTATCCAGTACCAGTTTTACGTTCAATACGTGCAAGTGCATATTCATCACCTTCAGGCGACAAATATACCGGAAAATCTGCACCAACTTGTTTGTAACCAATGCTTTCAAGATATGAAATATCTTTTGGTTTAGCACCTACCAGTACATAATCTTTGTCTTTCGGTTGGAGGCCAAGCAATTTGTCACGTACAAAACCACCTACAATATATTTTTTCATCTTTACACCTTAGTTAAAATATCTTCTTTAATGAGCGAATACCAAAAGCTTTGATTCTTCTGATGAATTTCTATGAGTACTTTATTATGGTGTTCTCGGCTAAGTTCTTCTCTAATAGAACTTAATCTTTTTTCCATCTGTTTTGCAGAGCTATCGCCATCCGAATAATCAAATCCAAAATCGTATTCGAACATTTTATCAACTGTTAGCATCAATAATATCCTGTATTATCATCGAACCCCAAAATGTTGAATTAAGATTTTTTCTACTTAATTCTTTGGGTGATTGAGTTTGGTTTGTACCTTTTTCACCTAGTATACCGCTTTCAAACTTTTCTGCTTTAAGCTTTTTAATTCGTTCTGTTTCGAGGTCTAATTCATATGAATCAGTACCGAAATATTCATCATACATCATTTCTGGTTTCTCATGGAAAAAATTTTGAACTAAAAACTTATATATTTGTACGTGATCATTCATATCATATAACTGATTGAAAACATAACGTTCAAGAATAACAGCTTTATCTTTGTACTTAACCCTATAACGACCATATGGGTCAGATTCTATGGTTATGTCTTTAATATAAATAGCCATTAAAAAATACCTTAAAATAAAAAAGGACAGTACATTTCTGTCTGTCCTATAATGTAACACGTTTTTATTGTACTGTCAAGGGTTTATTCTTCATTATCTTCAGTACTTACGTCAACATCACGATTGATGTTAGTACGTTTACCTTTCTCTTTGCGAAGCTGGGATTCCAACTTAGCAACCATGAGATCAACACCTTTATACATATCATCATCAACTACATGTGCATCGAATTGCACACCATTGTGAACGCCATGCGAATGAACCTTGAATGAATTACCTTCTTTTGAATATGTAGTTCGAAAACTTACATTATCATTTCCAATAAATTTTTCAAGTTTGTCAAATGAATCGAAAGTATGAAATTCTAATTCTTCTGACACAGCGATGTTATCGTTATAAACAATAGTATGATGGATCATAAAAGTACTCCTTAAAACTAAATTTTGTTAAGTGTAGCTGTGATTAAATTGTTATCAATATCATTGGTTAAAATATCAATTCGTTTTTGTAACCCATTTATTACATCTGGATTCACAATGTCTTTATATTTTTTAATAAGGCACGTCAATGAATCACGTTTAGCTAATTGCCAAGCTAAGTGTGCTTCTTCGTTAGTTTCAAAAGAGCCTAAACTTTTGTTATTTAATTGAGAATAGAAAGGTTTTTTATATTCATTTATCATCGATTTTTTCTTTTTATGGTAACAAACACCCAAAGAAAATTCACTTCCTGACGAATTACTTTCTGTAATACAATTATTAATTTCTCTTGGTACAAACGCACATGTTTCCGGCGAATATTTTTTTTAGAACCACCGATTATATCTTTATCTAAATAAAATCCGTCAATATAATTTTCATTATACCACTTTTCAAAATTAGAATATAATTTCCAATCATCACTAACAGTAGTTCCTATATAAGACGGATTTGCAATCTGATGCCTTGTTGAATAACACCGTTTTATCATACCAACCCATATTTGATATATTAGATTTTCGTTATTTTTTCCAACAAAAGTTCCATCATAAATTCCAAATCCGTATATCATAAAAAATATCCAATATATTATAAATTGTTAACCAACATAACTGCACGATTTCCCATTTGTTTATACCATAAGGAATTTGCAATTTCCGTTTTAAATTTATGTTGATTATTATTCTCTACACTTTTCCACATTTTATTGAAACGCGAAAGCTTATCTACACCTAACGTAAACGCCATTTCATAAAGGATACGCTGCTGGTCAACGGTTAAATCGACTGCTCGCTTACGCTGTAGCAACAGAACGAAATCGTTCATGGTGCGTTGCATATCAGTGAGCAATAAATCATGTGCTTGCCGTTTGCTTATTCCATTGCGATATTTCGCAGCGTCTTTTTCACTCTTTCCAAGGTAGTGACCATAGCCAATTGTGAAATGACCAGTACTGTCACGGTACGGATAGAACTTCCCATTTTTGAAAGATGGGCCAACTTTACCGCCAAGTAAACGCCGTTTTAATACAGCTTGGGATTCACTTGTTCCTTCAGCTTTCTTGATATGATTAATTACTGTCTCATCCGTAATATCAAAATGAACTAATACGTCTGGTAAAGTAACTTCTTTCAAATCGTCTGCACTCGGAATTTCAAACATCGTACCTGGATGCATCTCAACATCACTGTTAACCACCTTTAGTACTTTTACATACTCGTCAACTTCAACGTTGTGTGGCTTAATTCGGTTAGCGATAGTCCATAGGCTATCACCACTCAGTACTTTGTATTGCTTTCTATTGACAGTTGCTTCTTCAGGTTCAATCTGAATAATAACTGGCGGTTGCTTTTGAATTGTAATTTGTGGTTCTTGTTGTACTACTGCCTCTTGTGAAACTAATGATGTAGTACGATCATGTGAGATAAAACCTAATCCAAATGCAGCGGCAAGCAACAGAAAACCTACTAAGATATGTTTCAATCCAGCACGAGTCTTGAGTTCTTGTATCGCTTTATACAAAATTCCTCCTTATTTTACATTTTGTTCCACGACTTCTGCATAATAAGGACGGTATAAAGTTGCGACCTTATTTGCACAAAGCCGCTTTTTGGACTTTCTACAATAGTACGAATACTACTTCGAAGCGTTTTCTTTTCTTCGCTTGAACAAGCCGTCTATGTCGTACATATTAAGCTGTTTTTCGCTTGCTGTCAATGAGATAGACCCCAAAAGGTCTAAATCACAGCCTTGAATTCCTACCGTTTTAAACTCATCAATACACTGTATCATATGAGGAGGTACTAATTCTGATAGCATAGGCTGATATTTATCATATGTCAAGACAAAATTTAATAACGCTGGTTTTATGATGCCAAAACCATCAAGTACTGCCTGAGATAGTATAGCTTTTAACCACTCATGTTTATCATCAGAATCAGGGTCATTCATAATAGAATCTTCAATACCATCATATACCTCAGATGTATTATATGGAATCAGATGAAGTTCTTGTATTTTGAAGCGGCTTAAATTTAAATATCTTCGAACTGCCATACAATCTCTTTGAGTTTTCACCAGATAACCAAGTGCATCACCATATGTAAAAAATGTTTTACCAAAAGGACTGTATATTGGAATTGCACTTATTGATATAAGTTCAACGTATCTACCGTTTACACTATCCAATATTTTATATCGTATTTCAGTCATAATAAGTTCTGCCAATTGTTATGTGAAATTCAGGATAAACTGGTAAACCCAATTCACGCCGTAGTTCACATAATTCTGGTGATTCAAAGTTGATAATATAAAAACTACCGTCCTTCTTACGGTCTTTAACCTCAATAATATCAGGTTTAAAGCGAATCTTTACTTTTTTACGATGATACTTTTTCCATAAGTGAATATGTTCATCATCTGGTTTTTCGCCACGAATAATACTGGAGTGTGCACCCCATGCTGGCATTTCAAGTTCAATATGTTTCTCTTTGCGTACAAAGTACTGATAATAACGAACCAAATCATTTGGTAACTGCAATACACACCAATACTCAGTACGTCGCTTCATATCTTTCCGGTCAGGGTCATATTCGATATACCCGACCAGTTCAATATATTGGGTCACGATGCACCTCTATTATTTTAATTTATATTAGCACATCAGTACTGCAATAATAATTACAGACCAAAGATTTTTGCTAATGATGCTACAAATACTGCTGCTACAATTGTACCAACGGTTGTGATAACTGGATTAATTGCAAATGATGTTTTATACATCATAACAAAACCAAATAAGTGATTTCTTAAAGTTTTCATATAACTTCCTTTTAAATGAAAAAGCCCCACCGAAGTGAGGCTTTAGGTTATTAACCTAGTACACGATACCGTGGAGTATCGATTGCACGTAGCATTACTTTTACTGGATCAACATCTTCACCACTTAGAATTGCTTCTAGTACTGAAGGGCTGAAACCACTTACAAGTGCTACATTGTTCTGGTCGAAACGAACTGGATTGTTACCAGCACGTGCATTTAGATTCCAGAATACAACTGTTGGTAGTTCATAACCTGCACGTGCAAAATCAGCTTTCGCTTTATTGTAAGCAGTTGCGTTCCAACCACCAGAAGTTGATGCGTTAAATTCCATATCGCTAAGAACAATTAAGTTCTTTGGCATTTGATCAGCAGGAACTTGCTGAGCTACTGCAACACGAAGAACTTCCTGGAAAGCTGCTTCAACGTTGGTGCTACCACCCCAATATTGACCTGCCTGATAACGTAGAATATCGCGATGTTTCTCTGCAATATTGTTACCTTTAAGTTCAAACAAACGTGGACGGGAACTAAAGTTCAAGAACAAGTCTTTGAACGCACCTTCTTGTTTGTCTGCAATATACAGACCAAGAGAGATTGCAATGTCCATACAAGACATACCACTTTCACCTGCACGACAAGTCATGGAGCCGGAAGTATCAACCATTGGTACTGCGGTGTTTTCACCCATAAAGTTTTTCAACTGTTCCCATTGTGCTACTGCAAGAGTAGTTGCCTGAGAATTAGTGTTTAACTTACGAGTTACATCGTATGGGAACAATGCACCAGCGTTAACTTTACCTTCACCTTTTTCAAGAGAAGCTAGGTATTCACGATAGCGATTTTCATCACGTTTCATGAATGCTGGTAGATAACGAGAACTTGCAACTGATGGTAGCTTGCCGTAATCAATTTCATCCCATTCGTTCGCACACATCTTTTGTTCAACGGTGTTGCTCAAAGATGCAAGTAGCTTACGATAAGTACGTTCGTTGATATTCATGGTAGCCATGATTTCACGTGCAATTTTGTTGTTATGTGCACGGTTTTTGTTCGCCGTACTATTCATATCAACAACACCTTGTGCATTCTTTTTGAATTTATAGATGCGTGGCATCCATTTTGCACAAAGACCATTACCACTTTGTAGTGCTTCTGCAATTGCAGAATACGCAACGGACTTCGCAGCAGCGGTTTTGAAGATCAACAGATCATCCCAACGACCGAATTCTGCAAGTACTGGAATTACACGCAATACATCTTCAGGATGTTTCACTTCCAAATACTTCAAAAGTTCACGTGGGGTATTACGTTCGCCAGCACCACCACGAACATCACGTGCCCAAAGAATCATCTGCAATGCTAACGTTGGGTTAGCTGCATATGCTGCATCAAATTGTGCTTTGTACGCACCAAGATCTTTGTTACGTAGAGAACCGATCATGAAGAACAGATCAACCAATGGATTTAGGGTACTCTTTAGAGACGCACCACCATTAGCGGTTGTAGAACGGTTATTTGCTGCGGTTGTGTTTACATTGTTTACTGCGTTTTTAAATGCTGACATTTTTGTTTCCTTTTCAGAAATGGATTAATTTTTTGTTGACTCACTTCTTATATCATTTAAGGTGTGCTCCCCAGCACGTCCTTTAATGCTATGATTATACCACATTTTTCAGAGGCGTTTCATTTTTCTTACTTAAAAATAGCAGCTTAATTAAGCTGCTAATAAAACTTAATCTTCACACTTCAGAAGGAATTTATCATTAATAACTTTAAAGTGAATAGTTTGACCATTAACTTTAACAGTACTTTTATAAACATCACCTTCTGCAATAGGATGAACAATACTTGCATGGTCTGCACTTGCAAGGGCATCTTTGATAGTTTCATATTCATCAAAGAAGTAAACAATCTCACCTTGTGGTACAATATTAATTCCAAGGATACGAGTTACTTCAATGAAATCTGCATCATCAAGGAAGTTCTGATTGTCAATATCCCAAATACGGAAGCAATAGAATTCATGTTCTTCCAATTGTTCGCGGTTACCTTGGATACCTGGCCCCATACATTCACCCTGAAGTGCAAGCTGGCGGTCATGGTCTTCACAGTACTTTTTAAGACGTGCTGGAATATCATCTTTCAATGCTGCTTTCCAGAATGCAGTACTTTCATCAAATTTCAATGCAAGGTTACGTGAACAAACTACTACCTGAGAACTTTCCCACTGGAAAGGATATGGTTTCACTTCCAGTACTTTTAACTCTTGAGATTCTTCATCCCATGCAACAACTTCATCATCCACTTTATCAACAAAGAAATCAGGATTATTGAAATACGCAATCGTCTGACTTGAACCATCAAGTTTAAGTGATTTACGGAACGGAACACCCTGCATAGTTTGTTTGAATTTACCAAATACATTCTGTACACGGTCTTCATCCGTTTTAGGAATCATAATTGGGAAATTGCCAGCAGTTTTTGCTTTACCTGCTCCAGTACCACCATTTCGTTCATCAGGGCGTTCGTACTTAGTTACATTAAGAAACTTTTCAATACCTACGCGAGATTCTTCGAGTTCTTTCAGATCTTGTAGTGCATGACCCATAATGGTTTCTGCATCGGGAGCCAGACAATACATCACACGATCATTGATACGGAAAAAGAAATCAGAAAATGCACTTACTGGTAGAGCTAAACCCTGGGAAAGCTGACCACGAAGTTTAACTGAACGAAGACGAATACGTTCTGCACCAGCTTCATCAGTTTTAGTTCCATTTTTTGCAAGGAATGAAAATCGTGGATCATTCGCTGGAAGAAATGAATCGATTTCAAAAAATACACAGTAATCACCAACGCTGAATTCACCTTTTTTGGTGACAACATTCCAACCATCTATGGTTGCGACTTCAATAGCATCTGCATTTGGAATCGGGTTAATTTCGTTAATTTTACGGATCGTTACCAGGCGGCGACCTTCAGTTACAAACTCAGACATTTTAATCTCTCTTATACTTGTTCTAAATTTAAAAAGTTGTTTTCTGCTAAATTCCGGCTATTGTACAACGCAGTTTTTACTTTGTCAAATAAATTTTCATTTAAAAACGCAGACCCCTGATGATTCAGGTACATATCGATAACGCTATCAACACCTGCATAGAAGCAATCCCCAGCGAACAAGATTTTACTTTCATCTTGAGTTCCTTCAGGCCAAAAAGCATCATGAAACTTATTGTTATACTTAATAACACAATGGCAGAAAATTGGAGGAATATCTACTGATTGAGTATATGGGCTATTTCGGTCTTCCCATAATCCAACCATTTCTACATCAGTATTATGTACATCTTTCATATAATGTTTGACAAATAGTGCAACAGGTAAACAAATACCAGTATACCAAGGTGCATTGTATGAATTAACATTCATGTCATATAGTACTGGAAATATATTACTATCTCGCACTAAATGAGGAAATTCAGATGGAAACCAGCTTCGTTCATACTCATCTGTTGCACGGTGCTGAAAGGATAGCATATATTGATTGATTACTTCTTTATATGCATGTTCAATGAACGAGTTCATTTTTATTTCCCATGTAGTGGTTTATTGCTTTGAAAATAGATTGTTTCATTAGAGCTTTCAATAGAAAAGCTTTTTTGACATAAACTTTCGGCTAACATATAAGCAAAACGTGTTGCTTCATCCATCAACTGCTCGTCAGTTTTAGGAAAACGTGGATAGCAAATAACACGAGCCATAATGCCTGATTCTTTACCACCAGTGTAAACATAATCACATTTACTAAGTTGATAACAAGCACCTTCTTCAAAGGTGAAATTACGTGCACACGTTACCGCAGTATCATAATCACCAGCCATATGAATGGTTACATAAGAAGTTTTACAACGTGCTATTTCTTTATAAAATGAATGTTCTCGTGTCATGCTGTTACCCTAATAGTTTTGTTTTTTAATCGTAGTAATGGTTCAAATTCAGTTTCTTCTAAATGAACAATACGCATAAATGTATAAAGACTTAAACGCCCATCACTGCAAGAAAATCGACAGTGCGGATTATCCGGTGAATGATCAAGATTGCCATAGCTGTAATATGCATTACTTGTCCAAATGGTATCGCCATTACTAAATTCTATATGATGCGAAGTTTTCTTAACGGTCATTTCACCTGCTTCCACCGCAAGAAGCATTCGTAAAATATAACGGTCTGCCCGATTAAGAAGACGTTTTTCTGCATGATGCTTATGATAATCTTTTGCAGCATCTGGATACATTTTAATTAGCCGTTTAAGATGTTCGTCAGCCGTTATTACTTCTACAGTTTCATCTAAATCTTGAACCACTAAACCGAGATTTTGTGATGCTGTCAATTCACCAGGTTGGTATGAAAGCTCTTTAGCGGGGCGTTTTTCTTTTTTAGGACTTACCCAACGATGATAACCTAACAGAGATAATCCAGTAATTCCAAGCTGTGATGCAAGTACTGCAATAATCTCAATAATCATGATAAATGTACTTCCTCGTTTTTATGTTTACGTTTGAAGAATCCATGTCGAACAGGCTTTTCAGCATCTTCATTTAATTTAGAACGCAATTCCATAAGCATTGACCATGCTTCAAATGAAATTGCCCCACGGTTTTTACATACATCACGAAAGTTATCTTTATAATGTGCAACATGCACTGGCTCATCAGCTACCCACCCAAACGACTTATGCAATGGTTCATCAACCTGAACATACATTCGTTGAGTATCATAACTCATTCCACCATTCTCAATTACTTTTGTGAATAGTAAGTTATCGTTGTACTTACTTTTCTGTACAGTAAATTCACCGTTCTTATATCTTTCAATAATACGAATTATTAACGCAGAACTTTCTTTATCTGTTTGTTTAAGTAGGAACTTAATTCTACGCTGGAAGTTAATACCCACATATCCAGAATTAATAATACTAGCAATAAACCATATAGAAGACATAACCAACATTATAATATCGGCAACCATAATCTTTCCTTCATTAAAAACATATGAGCCGATTATACCGGCTCATTGCTACTATGTCAAGGTTTTTGTTGAATAAACTTACGATAACAACGTCTGCACATACTCTGATAAACATCATTACCACCAATCAACACTTGTTCAGTACTGTCAACTAATCTGGCATTAAAAATTGCTTTCTTTCCGCACTGACAAATATTACGCAATTCTTCAATACTGTCTGCAATTTCAAATAGTCTTTGTGAACCACTAAAAAGCTTAGATTCAAAATCAGTTCTTATACCATAGCAGAAAACTGGTATTTCAAATTCATCGACAATCTCACCTAAGATATCAACTTGCTCTTTAGATAAAAATTGACATTCATCTACAAAAATTGCTGCAATCTGATTTGAAATTAATGCGTCTTTGGCATCATTTAGTACTGTCAGATCGTCTTTTGGTATAATAATAGCATCTGCATCAATACCAATCCTGGAAGTTACCTTACCAGTACCGTAACGGTCATCTAGAGCAGATGTGAAAATTAATGTGTTATAACCACGTTCCTTGTAGTTAAATGCAATCTGAAGTAGGTTAGTACTTTTACCTGCATTCATGGAACTAAATTTATAGTACAATTTAGCCATTAAAAAATCCTTTTTACTTTAGCTGAATATGCGTAGTCTTAACTGAACCGTATGAATCTGGACAGTTAACAATTTTAATCTTACCTTTTTTGATAAGACGCTTTAAATCTGGATCAGTTTTTGTTTGTAAGCAGTATTTTCTGTTTACAGCAAAACTAAAACCAGCATTAAGCACTTCTAGGATTAAAGCCCTACGCTCTTTACCATAATCCATTTTACGAATACTCCAGTACTTTTTTAATAATTCGGTTGGATTATTATTTTCGTCACGAAGTAAATCATGTGGAGTACTGATATATGCTCTCAATGCCATTTATTTTACAACTCCACAAATGAATCCATATTATCCAAAACATGTTTACGCATGTTTTTTGGTTCGTCTGGACAAATTACATAACCAATTTCACTATAACAAATGTCACCACAATCATATTCTTGTAATACTAGAATAAAGCTTTCATCTGGATAACCATAAGATTTCATGTAGGAAGTATCTAAATTCTCATCAATAAATTCAAAATGTGCAGCTTTACTTTCTAGGAATTTATTCAATTCAACTTCTTCGTCTACAACTATCACCTTACTGATTTTAATCATCTTGGTCATCGTCAGTATCCTTGCACTCAAACTCATAAACTCGACGATCTTCTTTTCCCTTGAACCAACGAGCAATTTCACCTGGCATTTCGTATTCGCAATCCATATCCTCTAGGTCTGCATCATACCCTTCTTGATATTCACTACTTTCGGTGTACTCAAAGTAATCTAGTGGATTGTAGCCAGTAAGTGTGTATCCCATAAGATCAATTAGCCATTCAATCTTTTCTTGTTCATCGCTAATAACAGTACAGCATTTTTCCCACTCAAAATCATCAATCCATACTTCAGAGTGTTTACCAAACGCTTCACCAAAATAAATGGTAGCATTATTAATCAAATTTAATTCTTCATCAGTACTGATGAATAGTCCGTCTAATGAACCATTTCTTCCATAATCCATTTCAAATCTATATAATTTGTACATATTTTCTCCATAAAAGAAAAGGAGGCAAAAGCCTCCTTTATTCATCGTCTCTTGTATAAGAGTCATCAGTTGTGTAACCATTATCAAACAAGTCTGAATAATATTGATCATGCTCATCGGCATCATAATCATCATATTCAATTTCATCACACGTTTCTTCAAATTCTAGAAAAATGCCATGTTTTGAATAGTGTTCAATCAATGAATCTTCTGCATAAAACAAGATATATTCTTCATACGATTTGTCATATGATGATATAATTTCATTTTGTTCAGTACTTGCTGCTTCAAAATCCCAATCCAATGATTCCATAATTTCATAGTACTTTTCTGATAAAGTATCATCAAATTCTTTTAAATCTATGGATATTCCACGTTCCTTGAGTCTTGAATTCAACTCTTTCAACACCGTGTATAGATCACCATCCTTACCAGTGAAGCAAGTAGCTGGTTCTCCATCTTCAAAATATCCAAGCTCACTATTGTCAAATGAAATAGTTGTTGACGATGAACCACCACAAGTTTCACAATCCCAATCATGATGATGAGTATTAATTAGAACTTTCATTTTCTTCTCCCAAAAAGAAAGGACACATTATGTGTCCTTATTGATTATTGTAGTACTTTAAGTTTGTATAAAATGCTGTCAACAAAACTAATAATATCTTCTAGTTTGTTAACTGAACCATATTCATCAAGACTGTCCAATATTTCATGTATTTTGTGGCAGTGCTGTACATATTGCTCAAGTAGAGGGATTGCTTCTTCTAATGGCTGGAATACATAAGAACTTCCAGTACTGAATATTGGTCCACGTTCTGCCATCAAACCTTCAATGAATTCATCAACATATTCTGGTAAACCTTTATAAAATTCATCCAGTTCCATATGTTTTGAATAGTACATGCATTGTAGATGCCAGTGGTGTGCTTGCGATTCTAGAAATAGACTATTCTCTACGAATTTAATTAATATATCTTCGTGGGTATCGTCAGTAGTTTCTACATAATCAATCATACTTCGTATGTCATTAGGATCAAAATGTTCGCTCATAATAATCATCCTTGTAGTTTATAGATACTGTATTTAGCAGTGAAAAATAAACTTTGGATTATAAAAATTTGCTATTTTATCCAATTCTTCTCTTGTTATATTATTACATATGAATAAAAAGTCACAAGGTACTGGTGGTAAGTAATACGCATTTTTCCCGATAAAGTAGTGTATATTATCAGTATGTTTGACGGGATAGCTACGATCAAAATTAACACATACTATCTTTTCACCTAGATAAGCCATCTCCTGCATTGCTTCGTAAATGCCAGGTGATTTATCCTTTTTAGATTCAATATTCAATCTAAAACTATTAAATCTGTAAGTATACAGATTAATCTCAATTAAAATAAGGAAGTACTTTATTAGTATGTTATCAAAGTACTCGTTTTCTCCAATGTTCATTGTCTAACTCCGTTAGCCAAGAATGTTTCATTCTTCTCGTTCTGTCGAACTCGAATAATTAAACATTCAGTTCTATTATTTAAGTACGTTCAATACTTTTATACTGACGGGGTTTGTTGATCCATTTGCATCCCCCCACGAAAGGGGAACGAAAAAAAGTCAGAATATATCTGACGGTGGTAGTCTTACCTCTGAATTTGTAGATTTTACTCAAATTTTGGACGGATCTATATTATCTAAAATTTGTAGCAAACACTGGCGGGTTGTCCGGTTTCCAGTTACTACAGTCGCATACAACGGTCGAAGATTTCACATTCCTTCGCATATAGTACTCGCTAATTCAGCAACAAGTACTATTGATATTCCGTAGAATATCTCCCTTTTAACAGGTGAGTATGCCTCTAATGCCTATCTAGTGCGTTCATGTCAAGGACGCATTTAAAGTGCCGCATTGCCGTGGTCGGTACAAACTATGCCGATTCCTAACGGGTAAAATATATTGCACTCGTACTGATTGAACTACTCATCTGCTGTTTACATTTTCAACGAGATCAGGTTTAAACTATTCCATATTATGGATCAATCAGAGTTTTTAGAGGAAAACCTTTTCAGGTCTTCCCCTACATTATACCACAATTTTTAATTGTGTTTCATTTATTTGTAGAATGAATCATTGTTTTCCTGAGTCATACAGCGATACTCAGGATCAATAAATTCTTGTTTGATGTTATCATTCAGGAACTTAACTGCCTTTTCTACAGTACTGAATATCAAACGATCATCAGTGCCTTTGGCACATAAAAAACGATTAACATCGTAGGCATCTTCATCAAACCATTGCATACACACAACAGTAAGTATGTTATCATCTTCGCGGGTGCGAATTATACGATAATAAACATCATCATCCATTATTTAATCCTCACATATAAACACGTTTTAGGTCGTTAGGAGAACGTTCGAAAAAGTTCTCTACGAAGTTAATATCTTCAAAAATATCAGGAGTAAGTTCGTGCTCATAGTAAGCACGTTTACGGTACTTTACGGTACTTCCATTATACGCAACTTTGATAGGAAGGATAACTTTTCCATCTTCAGTTTCAGTATAAGTACAACTTAACTTAATAAATTTATTTTCATTATGTAGCCGAGTTTCATGTAGTAGCCTTTCGATTCCTTCTAAATGTGTAAAAGAATCTTCTTCACGCACCATAGTTATAGTAATATTAAAATCTTTTTTGTCATATAAATCATTAATATTTTTAGTTGCACTAACTACTTCCAGGTGGGTGAATTCTAAATCTTTAAGCATTTCTAAGCTCCAAACGAAAAAAAGGAAATCTCACGATTTCCTTTATTATATCAACATCTTAGCTGTTAATCAACCTATTTTTTAGGAACTTCTTTCATATTTTGAAGTTCAAGAATAGTACGCACAAGTTGATTATGCATCGCTGCACATTCATTGTAGTACGCTTGCCAGTCACGCAAAACAGTAAACACTTCTTTACCGTTATAAACTTGCTCACCTTTATCGTTAATAACATAGTTAGTTGGAATCGGTGTATCAGTACCGCAAAGCTGTAGCATAGATTGTTGTTCTATAATCGGCTGATTATGTACTTGATTACCACATCCACTTATAGCAAATGTCACTGCTATAATGATGGCGGCGAAAAACATTTTAATTTTTTTCATTTTTCTTAGTCCCGTTGATTATGTTTTTAGAATCCTCACGGTACTGTTTTAGTAAATCAACACCAGCTTGATCTATACATTGTTGCATATAGATAGGTCTATTAACAATAGTACTTTCTTTAATGATTGTGTTAGTTTTGGCATCTTTTAGGAGATTTTTTGTATCTTCTAACCCTTGAGCCTGGTTGCGTTGATAAGTACTGATACCATCTTTAACAACTTGCTCTACTTTAGCTTCAAGATTTTGTTGATAGCCAACATAGTAGGTATGAACTTTCCAACCACCAAAAACCATCAGTACTGTGTATAACACAAATGCAACAATACTTATTGGTAATTTGTTTAACTTAATAAAATTCCACATGGTAAACCCCTCATGAATTTTCAGGTATATACCATATTTAATAGAAAACCCGCCAGTAACAGCGGGTTTCAATGATTAATTACGGATTAGAACATTAGCAATAATGTCACCAATTGTTTCAAATTTTTCTGCATCTTCATCAGAGATTTCAGCATCAAATTCTTCTTCAACTGCCATAATAAATTCAACCAAATCTAGTGAATCTAGACTTAAATTGTCAGTTACATCTTCGATAGTTGAACTTTCTTTTACGTAATCTGAAACAGTACTAACAGCCCAACCACTTTGGTCTGCTAATAAAATACATATTCTACGTAAAGCGTCTGCCATGTTGCAATTCTCAAAACCACTTCCAATTTGAGAAACAGTCTTTTGACGTAGTTCATTAAGATGGTCAGTGAGTTCTTTTAAAATATTGTAACGTTCAGCAGTATCATTAGTACTGAAATACTTACGTTCAATATCACGCTTGATGCTGGATAGATTTGGCATGTTTAATTCTCTCTTTGAATCCAGCGGTAACACGAATTAGCAATCGCTGGCATGGATTTTCGATTAGTGGACAATTATGAAGTACTTTACTCGTATATTTGTGTGCTGTGTTTGTAGGAGCAACATATTCAACAAGTACTTCATTTTTTAAAATATCATCTACAGTGTTATATCCAATAGCATTAATTGGATTCATTATAAAGCTAGTTCCCTGAACTGTACCAAAGATAATGTGTGTTTCAGGTTCAAAGTCATCATGGATATTGTTTGTACAATCAAGATGATAACCATAAATGTGAGAACCACTATCGCCTGTATCAAGATTACGCACTCGATAATCTACAACGATTGAACGTGAATCATATTTTTTAATTTCATCAATCATTCGCTGTACTAATTCTGCCATTTCTGGTGGAATGTTGTCAAGTACAATCTCTGGTGAAGCGTATTTAAATTCTTGTACTGGAAGGTTCGCAGGAACCTCCCATGAAAAAAGATTTAATTCAATGCTCCCCACTGGATTTAACGTATTAGTATCCACGGTCATAATCTTCGACAATTACCTCAACATCTTCACCAGTCATATCAATAATGATATGGTAGTTTGTTTCAAAAACTGCTTCCAAGTCATCTTCAAGACCAGCATTAAGTAGAATGAGACGGATTTTACTTAGATCTTCAGGACTCAAATTCATATTAATGTGTAGGAATTCATCTGGAACTACTTCTGCATCCCAATACATACGGTCAACGTATGTACGCATATCGTACCATCCGTCACCATTACGGTTTTCGATTAGGACTTCCGATTCATGAACACATTCCTCACCATCATTCCATTCTGGAGTACTACCAATAATGAAAATCTTATCTAGATTTGGAAAAGCAGCCTTTAGTTCGGCGGCGTCTAGTTTTAGGTCTTCAATGAACTTTTCACGAAGTTCAGCTTGCATTTTGGCAAGTTCTTTTTTGTATTCTGATACAGCTTTGTCAGTACGTTCAAACATATTAATATCCACAATCGTAAGATTGATAACTAATCGTTGGTTCATCAGTAGTCAAATCGATGAAAACAATATAATTAGTATCATAAATTCGTTCAATCAAGTCGTCTAGCATTGAAACTAAGCTGTTTATCTTGTCTTGGTCTTCAGTGCTATAAGTATTAACAGAACTGAGATCTTCCCAATTATATAGGTCATCTTCACCATAGATAAATTCGTCTGGTGCACCTAAAAATTCGGCTAATCCGCTAATGGTGTCATCTTCAGCTAATTCCCCAAAATCATAACGTTGGTTGAAATATGCTGAGCTACTGTGAGTACATGCATCACCATCGTTGAAGCATGGAGTATAACCTTTTATAACAACTTTATTCATTCCGTTGATTTTTTTCAATTCTTTAGAAACGTCAATCAGAATTTGTTTTTGGTTATCATTAATGAACGCCGCAAGATCATACTTAGCTTTATTGTAATTGCGTGTTAGTTCGCTGAATTTTTCAAAAAGACTCATTTATTAATAACCACACTCATAATATTCACGTTTAATTGTAACAGTACCATCAATGATGGTAAAAGCGAATTGATAATTAGTTCCATAAATTTCATGAAGAATAATATCAACAAGGTCAAGCTCTTTACTAATTTCACGTGCATCTTCACGTGATAAATTATTAAATTCGTGGTCTTCAGCAAGATCCATAAATTCTTCAATAGAATCATCGATATATTGGATTTGAATATCAGAACTATGCTCACATGCTTCGCCATCATTCCATTCAGGGGTGTAACCGATAATCATACCAGTTGTTAGCCCTGGATATTTAATTCCAAGTTCTTTGACGATTTCACGAATAATATCATCGCTATGTTCGTTGATTAAAGAAAGATATACTTCACGTGCAGTTTTAAATTGTTCTAAAAGAGTCATATTATTTCCCGTACCATTGCATTTCACGAAGTTCAATTAGTAGTTTTCCTGCTTTTTGAATATTCGGAGTTTTAGGCAACACTGATTGTTTATAAAGTACTTCACGGATATACTGGTCACGTTCTGTCCAGTACTCCATCATTTCATCAAAACTCCAAGCACCATTACGAATTGCAAGAAGTTCTTCAGCATCAGGTCGTTTAACAAGAACTTCGCCTGTGCTCAATGCTTCTTCAGCAGTACGAAGAAGCCGTACAACATGCATTGCATGTTTTGTATCATAACCATTAAGTTGTTCTAATTCAGAACGTGCTTCATTACGATTTGCTTTCCAGTGATGATAGTTAGTCCGATTATCAGAACTCTTTTCATATTCATCTTTATTGAATTTGACAATAAGCTTCGGAAGCTCTTTCACTTCTTGAAGTGAGAGATTGCTCGTATCAATTCGATGAATACTACCATCATCATTTATAGTTTTAGCCCCTTCTTTCGGAACTAGACCAAAAATGTTATCACCATATGGAACTAGTTGATAATCATGTTTGTAATTCAGAATGTTAAAATCACGGTCAAGTACTTGATGGTCAAAGTAGTTATGAACAAGTTTAACAAAATGATACTGTTTTAGCGGTTGAGTGCTGATCATCTGTAATGATGCATTACGCATGAATTTTTCAAAGTCAATGAAACCTTTTATGTATTTCCCGCGACCTTTTTCAACATCAACCAAATTCATGATATAATCAGGGAATGTGTCACCAATCCACTGGATCATTTGTTCACATGGTGTTTGATCAAAGTATTCCTGTAAAATACGAACGCCAGTGCGTTCTTTGTCCATCCAACCGTGATGATTTTTCATACGCTTTGCCTGGTTATGTGCATATCCAGTATATGTAAAAGCGATTTTGGATGAAAGAAGTTCTGACCTTGAGTTACGAAGATGGTCGTAAATTTCATTACGGAATACAATATCTTCTTCATCTACCCAAAGTGATTCAAGAATATTTGGGTTTGCATCAAGATAAAGCTTCATGTAGTTATTAAGCTCGTAGTACTTTGTATCTTCTTCACTTGGATCTGAAACTTCATTCACCGTGAAAAAAGGCGTTAGAATAAATTCTTTATCTGCCAAAAAGATACCACGGAAATCGGTATCTGATGATGGCGTACTTGTACCGTATGCTTGTGATCCTGCTAGGTGTCTTACTATTAAATTGTCTAGATGATTATCGCTCATTTTTTTCCTTATAACACGTCTTTGCAGTACTTCCAACTTAGAACTTTTTCACCGTCATTAAATGTATTGGAACCTGCATAACAACACCATTCAGTGCCATTGTGATAAACTACTTCATACCATCCAGACTTGCCTAATTCACTATATGTATGAATTTTAGCAAGTACTGGCTCTAGCTCTTTTGGTGTAGTCAAATCGAAAACTTCCATACCTTTTGCTTCTTCATTTATACGATCAGATTCTTGACGCACAGAACTCAATACATCTTCACGTGTTGGCTTAGATTTCATATATAATTCTCCCGACCATATTGTAATAGACGTTCAATTATTAATTCATAGTACTGTTCAGATTTTTCTATGATTACACAATTTCGATTATTCTGAATAGCACTTAATGCAGTAGTTCCAGAGCCACCAAATGGATCTAGAACCCAATCATTTTCTTCAGTACTAAGTTTAATAAAGAAATTTGGAATGTCAATGGGATAAACCGCAGGATGACCAATATTTAAATTACTCGTACTGCAAGTGATAACATTACTTGGTCGAACCATATCTTCAGCTATTCTTTTAGCCATGTTCATTGAAGAACCATTTGTAACTTTATGCTCGCCTTTATTTTTACGTTTCTTCTCACTTTCCAAATATTTTGAAGTACTTGGTACTTTAACTTCATCAGGAAAGAATTTATATTTTGTACTATGATTGAATTGATATATTCGTTCGAAACCATCTTTCAATCTTGTTTTTGCACCAGTTGGAAATGGATTTGTTTTGTTCCAAATGAATTCATCACTCCAGTTAAACTTCTCTGACATATCAATAATTGTTCGATAAACGTAAGTATCTCTCTTACCTTTATCTACATGTTCTTTAATATTAAAGAAGTATGAACCGTCATCATGAATGACATTCATTATATCAGTACTAATACTTGTGTACCATTCGGGAAAATCTTCAGGAGATATACTATCGTATACATCTTTTCGTTGTTCTGCGTATGGTGGGGAAGTAATTGCAGCATTAAACTTATAACCCAACTCAAGTAATTCTTTCAGTACTTCAGAACAATCACCATTAATAACAATGATTGTACCAGTATCAAACTCCAACTTTTCGTGCGGATAATTGCCGTTGTAATCCATTATAATCCTTACGAATATTTTGAAAGTATTCCTTCTTTTTTACGTTCTATACGTTGTTTCTCTAGCATCTCTTGTTGCTGTTTCATGATTTCATCTTCGGCTTCTTTAGCTTTTTGAAGCTCTCGGTATATCGAAATGAACCATTCATGGTCAGAATCTGTAAACAATTCCACATCATCAACAATAGTTTTATCATCATAAATCAGAAAATAAAGATCCAATTCATTATCATATATAACCCACGGATCTTTAGATGGGGGTATTCCACGTTTGCTTATTTTAAGATCATTTTCATTTGTCATAAAAGAACTATAAAAAGAACTCACACTCCTAGAAACTTCAATATCTGTACCATCTATTACGTTGATAATTGTATGAAATTCTTCGTGAATCCTATTAGGCACATAATTAGTTTTAAGTTTTTTAATTTCAAAACGACTAAAATTGGTTGCTATTGCTTTAATTAAATTATATTTTGATAATGAAAGTTTAGCTAATTCTTCTTTTATCCCAATAATATATTTTCGACGGGATGAACGAACTCTTGATTCAGATGTAGATAATAAAAATTCACGAATTTGCTTAACATTTTTACGGAGAAGCAAAAACGTTAAAGTAATCCTATTCATAAAAACTCCGATAAGATATTCAATCTTTTTTGTTCTTCTGCATTCTTTTTAATGATTTCATCTTCACGTTGTTTTGCTCTTATCAAGCAACCACATGCAACAATAAAAGCTTCGTGTTCTGCTTCTTTGAAAACAATAACATCTTTTGATTTAATAGTATTGCGAAAAATTTTAAAACGATTGCCAGTAATGGTGTCTATCAGTTCTGGATGACCGTTGCCTGTTTCAGTACGCTCATTTCCAGTAATTGGATAATAATTGTTCATCACTTGTGCGACCGAGTTTTCATCACCAGTAAAGTTAAAACGATCAATATCGGTTGCCATAACTCGAATCATATTACGCAGTGATGGAGATAATTTACAGTACTGATACTTCAATTCAATTAAGAACTTACGATCATTCGTTGTTTTTACAATATCTTTAAGCACCTTACTTTTACGAAGAAGTGCAAATAACATATCCGATTTTTTCATTATAATTCATTCCTCAAGCATTTCGACTATGCAATTAAACACCTCTATAATTACATCGCCATGACACGGTAACGGTGAACATGAACAACCGATTCTTTTTCCTGATAGACTCAATACGTCTTTGACGGTTATAGTACCATCTTCCAAACACTTATACAAGTGTTCTCTGTACATTTCTATCGAAATTTGTCTTGAAATTCCTTGGCCTGGATCAATTGGATGAGGGTTTCCCCATATAGTTCCACGACCAATGTAAACATCAAACTCACCTTTGTGGCGATTTATCAGTACTGGTGTAATGTATTCCATTATTTGTATAATTCAATGTAATTATTTTTAGTTCGTTCGTTTGCTTGTGACTTAATCATTTCTTCTATGTTGTTCTTAATGTAGATTACTGAACGAGTTGCATATAAAAATATAATCCAATCAATATTATTAGTTGATAATGTTTGGTTGCCTTTTATTTCAATTGCTTCCTTGCCACTATTCACCTTGAAATGTAAACGTGTTTCTTTATCAGTAACTTTAAAGTACTGCGTTAACTCATCAGTATAAAGACCACGCCAATCTTCATTTTCAACATCAAACAACTCAAACTTAGTCACCATCTTATGAACAATATTTTGAACGACTGGTGAACATTTAGAATACCAGTACTTTATTTTTATAATATCGCTACGTGCAGCATCTGCTGATTCTGGATGTGTTTTAATATAACGCAAAAGGGAGCTAACACTCCCTGAACCACGAAGAATATGTGCAATCAAAAATGATTCATCGTCATGACGTTTCGCTTTTTTCTTTTTGAATAACATCATCATCCCCAAAAATAAGTTTAACTTTGTCTTCAGTACTTAAATCATCAAACTTCGTACCAACGAGTACTTCATCAACCTTAGAGCGAATTACTGGTACACCATCAACCATTTTTTCATAATTCTGCCTCTGCCAGAATGTACCCTCTTTAAAGAACTTAGGATATTCATTCCAGTTAATGCCTTTCTCGTTGATAAGCATATCAAGAATTTGATTCTGATTTTTACGATCTAATTCAGAATGTGAGAATACTGCACGTCCAGCCATCTGAATACTATTACGAATTGCATCTTGTGAACGCCATACAAAACAGTTTACTGCTTCAACTTTAGACGGAACCTGGAAAACTCGGCAATCAAATACAGGAAGACGTTTGGCACATTCATCAGGGTATAACTTCAGTGCAAGTTCTACAAATTTAGCAGTTGCTAAACCTGCAAGTACTGAAACCATCTTTTGTTTTTTACCACTAAAGAAAACATCGCTTTCCATTGATTTCTGAAAGTACACAAGACTAATTTCATCACTTTGAGTATAGCCAATAGATGCACCAGTTTCTTCAACAAGATATTTTGTCACTTCCATCATGATACGACTTAATGTGCTATCATATGGCTTAACCATACCTTTTGTAAATTTACTAAATGAACGACCATCAATACGAGCATAGATAGGTAGCATTGGCATGAAGCGTTCTGCTGTTTCAATTTTCTCATATACTTTAATGCGATCTCCAAGTTTCATTTAATTTCCTTCGTTAGTAGAATGTTTTTCATTATGATAAATTTTAAAGACATTTTCTTGTTCTTCTAATGCCTTTAATTCTTCTTGTAGTTTATATTCATTTTCATGCATAACAGACAATGAGTTAATCACTGATGAGATGCATTGTAATTCAATTTTGGATAGAAATTCTCTACCATTAATATAAAGTGTAGGAATAACGATATTTGGGTTCGAGCTAAAATCATAGTACTGAAACCGTGTGCCATGTAAGGTATCAACAAAGACTTTTCTATGAGTATCTAAACTTTCAAAATTAAAACGGCGTGGGTCTTTAGCCATTGATTCCATCATAGCTAGAACTTCTGGACGGCATTTACTGAATTCGTATTTGATTTCAATGAGTCGTTGGGTTGGAAACTTTGTGTTTACAAAGCAATCGACGTATTGACGAAGTTTACCAGCACTCTTTCTTAAAAGAAGAATGTGTTTATGACAGCCGATTTCTCTCGCTTGTTCTTCAGCAGCATCACTAACATAAAGCATATTGACGGTGTTTTTATCGTTCTTATTTGGTTTTGGTTGAAAGCCCATAATTTAATTCCTAATTATAGTACACGCAAACAGCCCTCGTGTCAAGGGATTTTTAAATTTAATTTTTTATTTTTTTCTTCCTCATGATTATAGCAAGAATAAAAAAAGCGGTCAAGTGACCGCTTTAAATTAGTTCCACCGTGTGCCAGTTCCAGACGGTACGCCAGTACTCGAAGGGATTGCTGAACCACGTTTAGTTGTACTTGTTCTGTAAGTTAAGAATCTAGTAACTTTCTCAGTACTTATCGAAGTGATCGCCAAATTTCCAGTCTCAATCGTTCCTATATATACCCGGTACAATTCTTCACTGAGTAACGTACTGCTTATTTGATATTCTGCCTCACCTTCTACAATCGTTATATAAACATAGAATGTTTTATTAGCTGGAGACGGGTCAATTGTAGTTAAGTCTATTGATGTTGGCTGCATTTCAAAATAACGACCATTCATGAAAATAGGTATAACTTGTGCAAAATAAACGATAAATCCTTGAGCAACATCCTGTGATGTAACTACAATCCTACTTACTGGAGCAGCCGTTACGTCTGCAATCAATGCGTCTAAGTTAGCTTCAGATGTTCCGTGATTTTTGAACACTAGTTTTGTTTGATAATCGGTAATGTTTCCATTTTCGAATACACCAAAACCAACATCAGGTAATACACCAACTTCAAATGTATTCTGAGCAGCACTAACATATTGTGATGTAAAGACACTACTTGAAACTATATTATTTGTTGAATCTAGTTTACCAATTATAGATCTGAATGATGCATTTGCTGGAGTGCTCATGTTAACTAAAGCAGGAATACCAATATATGAAAATTCTGAATATTTCGCAATTACTAATCCGGTCATTCTTGAAATATATGTGTAATCTAATTTTAACACATTCCATGACGCTGGATGTATAACACTATTACTTGCCGATAAACTGTTGATGGTAAAACCTGTTGCAGTACTTGTCACTTGACTAACAATTACAAATCCATTATATCCTGACACATCGGGTGCATCAGTTTTTATTGATGTGACCGCAATACTTTTACCAAATGCAGCATTTTCAGTACTAGGAATATAGTACAAAACAATAAGGCTTTCAGTAATATTTCCTGGATGCGTTACTGAACTTAATATACTATTTTTCAAATCAGTTAATAGTGATTGATTTTCTAAGGTATATACTCCATTGAACGTAAAATCATTTGGATTCATTAATCCATTGGCTGGTTTAGAAAGACCTTCCAAGAATGTAGAACCATAAGTTTTAATGGAGCCATCAGTATCAACTAATGTGATTAACCCACAATATCTAAAATCAGTATTATCTATTTTGTGTCTATTTACATTCGGTGCATAACCATTTATCGTGTTGCCAGTAATAACCGACTTATAAGGATATGTCGTGGATGTTCCAATATCAGTATAAATCTTCGTATCGAACGATAGTGGTAAACCATTTTCAGTACCGCTACAGTTCAGAAGTACTCGTGTTTTAGATAATACAGTTGGATTGATTAAGTTTTCACCAACAGCAGAACCATAAACTGCATCAACATATTTTATTGTTATACCAGAAAGAGAACGTGTAGTCAAATTCAATGTAGTATACTGATCAGAGAAATTATCAATTGATGCACGAGTTATTTTGTGTTGTGGTGATGATATATAACGTGCCACAGTACTGAATAACTTACCGTCAGCAGTTTGATAAATCGTTGGAACGTTACCTTGTGCATCACTAGAAAACCCATTAATATCTTCCATTCTAACATTATAAGGATTATTCACTACAATCGTGTTACCAGCGGTAGATACTTGTATAGCACCCGCATTAGGTTTATCAAAAATATATGATTTAGCACTGATATTGTAGGTGAAACTTAAACCCCACATATATTGCTGTGAGTTTGAAAAAGAAGTATTCACTGCAAATGGATGAAATAACGCTACTCGAATTCCTGTATTAGTATTATTTGCTGCTGCCTGTATAACACCATGATTATTCAACTGATACACAGCAGTGTTTGCTCCTGCATCCTGAATAACAAATGGTTTATCGGAGGTTGCAGTACTTACATATTTTTGTGCAATTCTGATAGAACCTGCAACTGCATCATCATAAATGGTCTTACCAGAAATTCCAGTCACTTTTGTTAGTGAGTTGCTTGCACCAGAACGAATATTAGCAACACTTATTGTATATAGTGAAATATCAAAAGCAGCGGTTGAATCGTAAGAATCAATACACCATATATATACAAAATTTCCCACAATATGTGCATATTGAGGATCAGTACTTCCCATATTAGAACGAGGAAACTCAACATATTGATGTGAAACACTATTAAGAGTTCCATTTGTAAGACCAATTGTATAAGTATCGGTAGTTCCGTTATTTGTTTTCATAAACAATACTTCATTTGCTTTAGAACCAATAAATTCATGTAATTTATGATTAGCAGTAAATGTAGTTGGAATATACTTTTCGTTTGATAAAACGGGAGTTAAGTCAACTGCATTTCTAATATCATTTACATAACAATAATAATAACCATCAGTACTTCCATTTGTTCCAGGTCTAAGGTACACTAAAGTACCATTATTTTCTACCATAACAGGTAGAATAAGCCTTTCAGTATAATAAGTAGTGGCTCCTTCAAAGGAGCCATTAATACTCATTGGTAGATAATCCATAGTACCAATACGTGAAATTGGCAAAACTGATGTTATCTTATTGATATATTCTTTGTCATAATATGGTAGATTAACATTACCATTCACATCAGCAGTAATATTGTTAATATCACGGATTGTGTTTCTACCATTTGACTGAGCGTTACGCTGAACGCTCATATCACCAATAATTTTTTTAGACATTTAAATTCCTTTTACCATCCGATTGAACCAGACTGTGCCGGATTTCCTGAACTGACAGGGAATGCCGAACCAATCTGAGTTAAGCTTGGTCTGTATACGTCGAAACGTGAAACCTTCTTAATATTTAATGTTGCAACCTTAGTACCATCAGTTGTAATAGTTCCCAAGAACATAGTGGTATTGCTTTCTGGAATTTCAGATAAACTTGCCACATATTGTGGTGAACCTAATACTAACTGAATGTAAATGTAGAACGTTTTGTTACTTGGATTGGTAACCACATCATCTAGTTTAATCACTGAAATTGGAACATCGAAGTACTGCCCAGCCATGAATAATGGAGTTACTTCAGTGAAGTACAAGTAAAATCCTTGAGGAACATCTTGTGCCAAAATTACAGTATCTGTTCCAGTACCAGCCGCCATATTCGCATTAAACTGTGCTAATGTATTACCACATTGTTTGAAAATAAGCTTAGTACCATTATCCGAATTATAAAATGTAAAATAGCCGAATCCAAAATTAGGAATATACCCGTACTCCCGTGCAACAGGATCTATTGATGCATGATACGATCTTGAAGCAATAAGAGAAGATATAGTACTTCCTGATACAATACCACAATAAGATTCTTCTCTCGTGTCACCAGGAACCGTAAAACCAACTAAATTAGAAAATGCAATATATGTAAAATCACTATATTTTACACATGACAACCCAGCATGTCTGTTCATTTCATCAATTTCGAATGGAGAAACACTTTGAATTGCGGCATCAAATGTATTATATATTACCGTGTTAACAGTAGCAGTAAGAATTTGTGATGTATTGACAGTTGTATCAACTGTAGCAATAATCTTGTTTCCGCCATTATTTCCACCATTGTGTGTTACTATAGTCGCAACGCTTTTAGAATAACTTGAGTCTGGACAGTAGTATAAACCAATTTTAGAATCCTGTGGACTTAAACCTAAACTTGTTAAAATTGAATTCTTCAATCCAACTAGTACTGAGCTTGGTATGCTAAATGTTTTATCAAATGTTAATGTGTTAGCATCTAGCTTATATCCTACTGTTAGGTTTTTACCTTCAGTAAAGGCAGTTCCATAAAATTGCACATTTCCAGATGTGTCACATAATGAAACTCCAGAATATACTTGACTTTGCACTGTTAACGGAACTCTGAATGATTGTGGTGCATATCCAGTTATTGTTCCACGTGTATATGAATTGTATGTATAAGTTCTGGTAGTTCCAATATCAGCAACACCTTTATCATACTTGCCATAATATACGCCATTATATGTACCTGTACCACTAAAGATAACTCGGCTTGAACTAATTGGTGTACATGAAAGAAGTTGGTCACCTACACGAGATGCGAAATCCTGATTCACAACAAATCGTTCTTGTAATGTTACAGTACGTCCACGATACGAATATGCATCAGCAACGGATGTAAAGTTTTCGATCTTAGAACGATAAACTTGATATACATCACTGAGTACATATTTTTCACGAATAAAGTACTGAATACCATTTTTTGTAATATATATTGTTCCTGCCATTCCATCAGAATACTCATTATCATTACTGCCCCATAAATTGGATGAATTCGCATAATATGGATTTGACCAAGTTATTAGACTTGTGGCTGTTCCAGTACTAATTACAGGCGTTGGTGTTAAGTTGGATGTATAAACACCAGTATTCATATTGAATGTTACAGTAAAATCATACCGTGTATCTGAACGTAGAACGTTATTTGAAATAAAACAGTTCTCACTGAAACCTATACGCAAATTAGTTCCGTCATATATTGCACGAACGCTACCATAAATTGAGTACGTTACTGGTACTACATTCGTTATCACCGATGGATATTTTATAAAAGATTTATCCGAAGTGTTATCTGCACTCGCCCATTTATCTGCAATTCTGATAAAATTCTGTGAAGTAATATCATCACCGTACATAGTTTTACCTGAAATACCACTAACTCGTTCAACCGTTACTACTGAACCTGCATTAATTTCCGCAACTGGAATTCGGTATAATCCAAATTGAAGTGGGTCGTTAATACTAATGTTTAGTGTAGTAGGGTTATTCAAAATAAAGGTTGATGAATCAATGGTTACAATGTAGTAATATGTTCCAATTACTAATGCATATACCATGTAATGTGGAATAAGTGTTCTCACAATAACTGCTTCTTTGTGTGCAGATTTCCTTAGCGTTCCATTGGTTAGTACTACATGAATCGCATTATTACCAACTTCTTCATATAGAAGTGCAGTCTTAGTGTCAGATGCAGTGAATAAAATATTTTTCCACGAACCACTATAATAATGATTTATGGTGGTATATGGCTGCATAGAAACTACTGGATTATTAATATAAGTATAGTAATAGTTTATAGTACTGCCATTTGTTCCAGGTCTTAGATATACTAATGACCCATCTTCTTCTAATAGTACTGGCATTGCTGAATAATATGCAGGTGTACTACCACCATCGAATGTTCCAGCAACCCCAACTGCGTTATTATTAATTGAACCGTATTGTGATAGTGGGAACTGGTTCAAAATATAATCAATTTCAGATGATGTTGGAATTGGCAACGCAACATGACCTGATTCATTTGCAGTATATACGGTATCGTTGTCAGTGGTGCTTATTGCACCACCAACTGTTTTACCTTGTACTTTAATGTGTGTGGCGTTTAAATCGCCTTTAATTGTATAAGCCATTTGGTTTCCTTACCAGTTTATAATTCCAGATCCTGACGGTAATCCATAACTCACAGGGAATGAAGAACCTGCTGCTTCTAATGATGCACCGAATACATCTAAACGACTACGTTTAAGAACGTTTATTGACGAAATTTGGTTAGCATTAGTAGTAACCGTACCTATCCAGAATGTATTATATGCAGTCGTTCCAGTTTCAGCAATTACAGTTTCTGTTGCCATATACTTAGCCAACCCTTCTTCCATTGTAACGTAAATGTGGAATGTACTATTTGCAGGATTAGCTTTTACTGTTCGCAAATCAATATTTTGAATTGGCATCGTAAATGACTTTCCAGATAGTAGTACTGATGTGTTTTCAGTGAAGTATATAATAAAACCTTGTGCAACATCTTGTGAAGCTAATAAAATAGGGTTCCCATTAGGAGTCCATGAATTATATTGAGCTAATGTTGTACCTACAGGCTGAAAAATAATACGAACACGGTCATCTTCTCTATTTCGGAAAAAATCAATATAACCAAAACCTACGCCGGGAACAGCAGTTGGTAATTGACCATCATTTGGTGTATGTGCCTGATATGTACTCGCGACAACAAAATCATCCATTTGACCAGTACTTTTAGTTACTTTAGCTCTCCATGTGATACTATTTGTATCGCCAACAGTTCTGTACATATATGGGTCAACCCCACCAATAACATAAAAAGTTCCAGCATCATATATTGTTATCCCTACCGCAGCAGAAGAAATTCCATATGTGCCTGGATATGAAATTGAACCAAAGTTTCCAGAGTCTTCATATACTAATCTTTTAAAAGTTAATGTACTTATAACACCAGTTCTTGTATTCACATTAACTTCGATAATTTTAAGATAATTCTGTCTAGATGGTGTAACAGCACTTATTAGTGCAAACGCTGGACAGTTAGTTTGTTGTGGAACGAATAATGTTATACACGATGTATTAGTTGTATCTACTGATAGTGTTGCATTTGCTAATTGTTGATTTTTTAAATTAGTCAACAAGGTATTATTAATGCTCATATTACCTGAACCAACCATATCTTCATTATACGATAATGCTGATGATAATTTTTCATTTTCGACGAAAATTCCACCATTAGTAGTAACAGTAGTTCCATTAATTGTATTAATGAAAAGTTTATAATCTAGTGTAGAATTTGTAATATATCTGTTTGCTGTTGGTTCAAATCCATTGATCGTACCTAATGAAACAGAACCAAATGTATATGTTGGATTTGGTTTATATTGGTTTACCGATTGTCGGTAGGTACTTGCTGCAATCGTAGACCCAACTTTATAACGGTTATTTGGTAGCCATTCAAAGCTAAGAACTTCAGAACCAACTGGTGCACCAAATGCAGTATTCATTGCACCATACGCAAAATTAGTACTTATATAATTTCGAACCTGTAGTGTGTTAAACACTGATGTTGCGTTAGGATAGTGTGCACGTATAATTTTAGTAGCTGCACTTCCGATGTTTTCAGTAGCAATTGCAATAATATCACCATCGTCAAAATAGAAATAACCCATTATTTGGTTTGAACGTTGACCGTTAAAAGTAAGTACTGGATCAGTTGTATAAGTTTGACCAGCAACGTTTAATGACGTGCCAGAACCGGGATCAGTGATAGTTAATGGTGCATTATTTCCTGCTTCTAAGGTTGCAACTTTAGTACTAGGGTTCAACAAAAAGCTGTAATTATGTTTAGGGCGTATACTTCTGAAACTTGTGGTGCACCATGCATCACCAACAACGCGAAGACGAATTTGTCCAGCAGAATTCTGTGCAGCGTATATATCAACTCCTGTCATATATGGTTCATATCCAATTGCATCTTGTGGAATTAACATGTAAGGTTGCTCAGATGCATTTTTACTAACTTTAGTTTCGTTAAGTACTATATTTCTGTTAGAAATCGATTTACCATAAAATCCATTTGTTGTCCAGTTGGCATATTCTGTTACAGTTAATGTGGTCGCTGATGTACGAATTTGTGAAATAGGAACAGAACGTAGTTCTAAAATAAGATTATTCCCATCACTCACTTCTACGAAGAAGTATATTTCTGTATTACCAGTCATTACAAATCTTACTGAACCATTGTTCGGTAATAATGTTGCCGCTGGTACAATAGACCCGACATGCTGTGTATCGTTTAGTGTGTTATTCATCCATGATATAAAAATAAATTGGTCATTTGATGAATTAAACGCTAGACCAGCACAAACACGAGCATCACTTGCAAATGCCATCTTTGCTGTATATGTGCTTCCAAAATAACCTGGTTTATATTCTCGGTTTGTGTTTATAGAACTATTTAAATTTGATGTTGTAAGAATATTATCCATGAAAGAATAATATAAGCCACGTTTAGCACCATTCGTACCAGAACGTAGTATAATTAAAGAACCATTATCTTCTACAAATATCTTGCGATAACGGTATGCGGGAACATCACTAGCACCTTCATATGAACCGTATACGCCAGCCGGTAGGTAGTTAAATGATCCATAGTGCGATATTGGTATTACACTGATAATTTTGTTAAATTCTTCAGTGGTGTATGCATCAATAGAAAGATTGCCATTGTCATCAAAATCTAAACCACTCACTGAACGTGCAATGTTTCTTCCTTGAGACGTGGCATATCTAGCTACATCAACAGTACCTTTTACTTGTTTAGCCATAATATATCCCTATAAAATTAGATAATCATTGTTGTATTTATTGGGGTTATAAACAAAAAAAGCACCCATGCGGGTGCTTATTCTTCATTCGGATCATAATCTGGTGGTGTGTAAGTCACAGTAACAGTAAATGTTCCATGAGCATCACCAAAAGCATCAGTTTCAATATCATCACTGTTCAAAATATCATACGGGTCTAGTTCTTCAATCATATTCCCATCAAATTTTTTTTGATAGATAATCTTATCAGTCATAATCTTTTCCTTTTATTAGTACTCGTTGGTTTTCTGAGCCACGGAATGGGAGTTTTAGATTTTTTAGTTCTTCAACGAACTCCCCATCCACAAGAACGTCAACGTATTTTAAAATTTCAGAAGCGTGGTTTTCTTTTACTTCTTCTAAAGTATAACCTGTCCAACACCAAATATTTTTGTTCGGATATTCCGATTTTACTATTTTGCAAAGTTCTATAACAGTACTGATATTTTTAGGCATCAATGCATCTCCACCAAGTAGTGTTAGACCTTCTACATATGGTTTGGATAATTCGCGTCTGATAATGTTAATTTGTTCTTCGCCAAATGGTTCACCTGAACGATAATCCCATGCAGATTCATTAAAACATCCTTTGCATCCATGACTACATCCAGAAACATACAAACTTACTCTAACACCAGTACCATTGATTAAATCATCTTTTACTATTGTTTGGAAATTCATAGAAATTCTCCTGAGAAATCCGCAACACATACTTCAGTAATAATGTTCACACCCTTCCAGTCATCTTTAAAAACGGATGAATCAATTCCAATACCAGGATGTAATTCTATTTGAGTTTGTTCTTTAAACTTTTTGTACTTATCAGTCTCACATCTTTCATAGTATCTGTTATTAGAGTATTTAAATCCTGAACTTCCTTGAGGTAATATGAAAGTACCGTATTTTGACAATGTGGATGCTTTTGAGATAACTTTAAATTCGAACTCTGCACCTTTATATGATAAATCTTTAACATCAGATGTTTTAATACGACCGAATGGTGGGTTACTTATGCTTTGATCAAACATAATTGGCGATTCATACGATAGAACATCTGCAATAATCCAGTCAGCTTCCGGTACTATTCGTTTACCAATTTCTGCATATTCTGGATTTAATTCAACACATACAATCTGACTAGGAATATCATTTGGATCATACTTATTTGCTACCATAAATGATAAAGATCCAATTCCGGCACACATATCAATTACAGTATCACCCCAAACTTCTAAACAAAAATCTCTTGAATAGTATATTGGGGTAAAAAATGCTCCAGCAGCGGAGTTAATATTGGTTGCACCTTCGTGATAGTTCTCAAGAATAAACCATTTTTCATCGAATGTCAGTACTTTATCTGAGTTTATTAAATCCAGAATTTTATTGTGATTTGCAATTTCTTGCTTTGTCAATTTTGCCATTATTCATCCTTGAATATGTTAATATAGCATTAACATTTCATTTTTATCAAAGATTTCATCATAGTATGAAATTCCGTTTAAGAACTTCACAGCATCGTTATGATCTTTGAAACGCATAATTTTATCACCATCATCACACCCAACGAATATAACGATATATTTCTTATTAGTGAAATTATCTATATATTCGTCACGATAAATCTCGTGGAGAAGTACTAAATTCTCGCGAGATTTTGGTGGTAAACATTCCTGCATAAAGAAATGTTCTTGCTCACACACCCAATCATCAGATACTTCTAAATGATAACATGGAACAACCCTTTCATATTCACGATTCGGGTGAATATTTTCAACTGAATAGTAAGATATTGAATTGTACTCTACATCAAATACTGGCAAAAATCCTAGTAAAGTTCTGTTCAGTAAATGATTGCAGTTTACTTCTATGTTATCATGTATCATGATAATTCCTTATTGGTGTTTAATTCGTTGTATAACTTCTTGCTGTTTGCCAGTGTTGAAAGGTCTACTATTAGGTGCACTCAAATATCCAGAAACCCTGCGAATCACTGACATAGTTCCTTCTTCTCTATTATCACACTGTGGACAGTGGAATCCAATTTTATCAACTTCAAATTCACCTTCAAACTCGCACTTATAGCATTTATCTACTGGCTGATTTATACCGAAGTACGGAATTCTTTCATATGCATAATTGATTAATGTTTCTAGTGCAGTCATGTTATTTGAAAGATTTGGGGTTTCAACATAGCTAATATTTCCACCATTACTTAGATATGCAAATCCTTCTTCGTAATCAAACTTGCTAAATTGTCCAGAGTTAATCCACACTGGCTGGTGGAATGAGTTTGTAATAAAGTTACGTTTTAGAATATTAGGATGCTTTTCTTCAATTGCTCTTGCAAATTTATAGCATAAGCTTTCGGCTGGAGTTCCATATAAACTAAAAGCGATATTACTTTCTTCTTTGAATTGCTCGCATTTATATTTCATATAATGAAGAATAGATTTGCAATAATCTTTTACAATCTGTCCTTTCATAATTTCAGAACATTCTGCTAAGCCTACATAACCAATACTAATACTTGCGTATCCGTCATAGAAGAGTTTTTCAATTGTGTCATCTGCATCAAGACGGGAAATTGCACCTTCCATAAACATAGTAGGGTTTTGCCGTGCTTTTGTATTCTTCAATCGTTCGACACGATTCATTTGTGCACGATATGCCATATTCATGTGATAGTCAATCTTGCCAAAGAATTCACCATCAGAATTTGATTCGAGTGCAAGTAATGGTAAATTAATTGACACTACTCCAAGGTTAAAACGACCATCATATTTTTCAGTACTGCCATCATCCCATTTTCCTAGAAATGATCTGCATCCCATTGGTGAAACCGCAATACTAGTACTGCCAGTTACTTTCTTATTCAATGGTACTGAAACAAAATCAGGATAGATTCGTTTAGCTGAAGTTTTCATTGCCTGTACTTTAAGATCGTAGTTGGGATCTTCTTCCTTCATATTCACTCCATCTTCTAGGAAGAATACTACTTTAGGGAATACCGGAGTTGTGCCATCAACACCCAATCCTTTTTCGTGAACTTTTAAGTACGAATCAGTAATCATTTTACCAAATTTTGATGTGTTTAATCCCATAGTAATAGTGACAAAAGGTGTTTGACCATTACTTGATGTGATTGTATTCACCTGGTATAACAACGCTTGCATAGCGTCATAAACCTCTTTCTGAAGGGTTTTTTCAACGAACTCATCTGGTAGGTTGAATTCCTTCTGCTGCTCTAAGAGCTTATCGTAGGACTTCTGAACGTATGGTTCGAGTCCAAAATCAATGTGTGCTAGTGTTTGACCGCCATATTGACTCGCGGAAACAGCTAATACAATTTGTGTAAGTACTGTGCTTGCAACACCAATACTTTTAGGAGTGCCAACTTGTGCATTCCCAATCTTAAATCCATTTTCTAACATATCTCTGTAATTTACTAAGCAACAGTTCGTTAGTGGGCTTATAAAATAATCGAGATCGTGTATGTGACCATAACCATTTTTATGCCATTGCATTAAATCTTCTGAAATAATATCTTCTGCAAAATGTTTAGACAGAATACCAGCAAGTAAATCGCGATGCGTATTAACAATCTTTGCATCCTTGTTTGCATTTTCATTCAGTAAATCTTTATTGCTTTGGTTCAAAAACTCGTTAATATCACTGTACAATCTATCGTTATTCATACGACTCTCCATGTCTAATTTTAGGTGAATTTATTTACGCACTTAAAAATTAAAATACCCCATATAACGGGGTATTTCTATTGATCTAGATCAAGATTTCAGAACTTTGATTAACGTTTGTTCAATGAATTTTCCAGTACTTAGAGAACTCGAATGATGCTTCTTCGTATGTATCAAACAATACAGTACAACTTATTGGAATCGTATTAAATTTTGAAGGTACTGGAATTTCATCACTTTCATAAACTATTACTGCCATTAATGGAAAATCTTTATGGTCAACATTTTTATAAATTTCAGTAACGGATACTAGTCGTACCCTTACTGGCTGAATTACATTACGCACATTACAAGCATAATAAATTTGACCTGCATTTTCTTGATTTTCTACTAATTGTGCTAATTGTTTCACTATAAATCCTTAATGTGTATCAAAACCATATTTTGCAGAAAGTACTTCAAGAATACGGTCAGGCATTTCTTCATGAGTATATTCACGCATATCAATAAATGGAATATTGAAATGTGTAAGATTTTCCACAAACAAACGATCCAGCTCTTTAGCTTCTTCTAATGATTGAGTTCTACCGTACTGATCATATTCAGGCTTACGTGGAAGTAGAAATACAATATTGTTGTATTGCTGATAAAGTTGCCACGCAATAGTAGAACTAATATTTTCTACATCATCGTAGAATTCATTATAGACAATACCATTTAGTAGAGATGCATCAGATACGACAAAATCCACCTTTCCATTTAAACGGAATAGGCGGTGGTTCTGGTTTGCAGTGATCAGTACTTGATCTTGCATTGCCATTTTGTTTTCATCGTACACGTAATCTTTGATTACTTCAGTTACGATTTCTACACGTTGTTTAGTGTGTAGTTTCATTTTAGCAAATAACCCTGCCGCTGTTGTAGATTTTCCTGAACAGGGACCCCCAACTAAATTAATTACAATTGTTTCCATTATAAACCTCCATGCAATCCTATAAACCTTCTGTACCACGATAATAGTGGCCCGTTAAAATCTGCATTATATTTTTCTCGCAGACGATTATGAATGGAAATAGCATTTGAGAAATACTTTTCCATATCATATGTACCAGATTCTTTTTCTTCTGATATAGTTTTGAAAAGGAATGTGACAGTACTAATGTACATGTCAGATTCATTTCCTTTTTTGAAAATATCGATTATCGCGACCAATGATGCATTAAGTGTATTCAATCTCTTTTACTCCAAAGGCTTCAATTGCTTTTTCACATATTGGACAAGGTTTTGCTGAAAGTGGATTTCCATTCTTATCAACCCTGGCAATAAGTAATTTATGAACTTCTTTTCGTGCGGCAATTAACGTGGCGATTTCAGCATGTAGAAAAATTGCTTCAGGCTTTCCAACAAGTACTGCAAAATGTTTTTGTAATGGATGAGAACAATCATAATCGTTCGTCCTCATCGCCAGTACTTTACCCTTTCTATCAAGTGCACAAGCAATAATTTTATATTTCTTTCGAGTGCACTTGATTTGTTTATGCTGAGGCATCTTCTGCAAGATGCGAATCAGTTTTTCAATCTTCATTCCTTAGACCATATTTTTCTACATCATAACCACATTTAACGCTTTCACGCATTACATATAAGTCGTGATCTACGCAGATTAGTTCCAATTGAACATCATCGTATTCTTGCATTGTTATTGTTGGTTCACGCAATTTATTTTGAAGCACTTCTTGTAGAACTTCTAAATGCCCGATTTCAAACTTCATATGTTCGATTTCATAATCTGGTAACATTACGACTTCACTCGATTCTTTATTATCAGCCATCATTGAATCTACGGTTTTTACCCATTTATCCATATCGAAATCTTTCATTGCTTCTTCACGTTGCTTATCCAAATCTTCTTGGGTATAATCACCGTACTTTTCGAGAACCAATTTGTACAAATTTTCAACGGCTTCTTCCCATGTGTCACCACCACAATCCAATTCCCAATCATGTGAATGACAGTGTTGTTTGTGTTGTTCATCGAAGAATGGAATCAACAACTCAACCCAAAATTGTAGTTTAGTATTCAACAATTCTAATTTTTCAACGCAATTTGTTTCTGGACAAACCATGTGTGGTGTGATTTCGATGACTGCGGTATCACCGAATGGAACATATTTTGGGTGCTCTATGATCCAGTAGTACTTTTCTACGATATTCATATTATTCCTCTCTAAATTAAAAAGAAATACAACGCCCTGGAAATTGGTAGTTCTAACGAGTAGGGAGTTTTCAAGTACTAGCATTGAAGCGTAAACGGTCTTATATCTGGTTTTTGCCAGAATGCACGGCTTTGTATTTCTCAAGTCTTATTTCTTACGACACACGAAAACAAGTTGATCATGCTTTCCGTCAAAACTAGTACAAGAATACTCTTTGTTATCTAATTTTAAAGTAGCATTTAGTACTTCAGGGTAAAGTGTTTTATTACCGTACAGTACAATGTTTTGAACTTTGTCTTCGGTACGACATGACGTTAAAAGTAATGCAATTAATATTGCGTATACAATCTTCATATTAACGCCTTGTATTTTTTACAACGACATATGTGTTTTTACCACGCTGCAATACAAAATGTTTTGCATCTACAAAATCTACATCTTCTGTAAATTCACAATTTGCAGTATCGTAAAATTCATTTACTTTACGACCATTAATTTTTACAGCACCATTATTAATAAACTCACGTGCCATTTTACGGGAATCAGCTAATCCAGTACTAACCACCAAAGAAACTAATTCTAAGTTGTCAGTACTTTCATCAACATCAAATCCACTTTTAATCATCATTTCTACTGCTTCTTCGGTAATTTCTTTTTTACCATGTAAGAAATCAGTAATATCACGTGCCAAAGAAGCTTTATGTTCCCCATGAACCATCTCAGTCATAGCAATTGCAAACTGAAGTTTTACAATATTTGGGTCACCATTAGTCATTTCACTTACAATATCATCAACACTGAAACTAAAAGGTTTAAAGTACTGATATAATTTTGGAATCTCTGCATCATCTAGATTACGCCAGAACTGGAAGAAGTGATATGGCGTAGTGCGTTGTTCAGTTAACCAGATAGTACCAGATTCTGATTTACCAAATTTAGTACCATCAGATTTAGTAACTAGTGGTATAGTGATAACACCGCAGTCTGCATCATTGCCGTGGATTTTATGAATCAAATCAATTCCAGCAATCATATTACCCCATTGGTCAGAACCACCAATTTGGATTTTGCAGTTATTCATTTCGTACAAATATTCAAAGTCCATTGCTTGAAGAATTTGATACGAAAATTCAGTGAAAGAAATACCTTGTTCATCGCGTTCAATACGTGAACGTACAGATTCTTTGTTCATCATATTATTCACAGTGAAGCATTTACCGTAATCACGCAAAAACTCAAGCATATTAATATCTTTAGTCCAAGAATAATTGTTTACAATTTCTACATCGCCCAAAATACTCTTAATAACTGCACGAATACCAGCAACATTGCGGTCAATATCATCCCATGATAACATTTTACGTTCTTCAGATTTAAAGCTTGGATCACCAATTGATCCAGTTGCTCCGCCAAGTAACGCAATAACTTTCACTCCATGTTTTTTAAAAACATTCATGATAGTCAGTGGGAGTAAACTACCAATATGCAGAGAATCGGCAGTAGGATCAAAACCACAATACACTGCTGAACCTTCGTCAAGTAGTTTAGACAGTACTTCAATATCAGTACTTTGTTTGATTAATCCACGTTCTTGTAATTCTACTAATGCCGAATGCATATTTTCACCTTATTCAGTTTTTTGCTCGACGACGCCAATAACACAATCTTCTGGCATAATCAGAATATCTTCGTTGTCAATTTTTTCAGAATGAACACGTTTATCACCTTCTTCATAAGTGATAATGTCACCAACTTTAACATCGGATTTAAATGCGGGACCAATCGCTAGTACTTCAGCATGTGTTGATTCATCTTCACCAGTGGCAGTTAAAATAATACCACCTGCACTTTTTGCTTCATACACATGTTTTTTAGCAATTATGTGATTATATACTGGACGAATTTTCATTATTTTTCCTCAATACTTCTATATTCAACAGTAAGGCCAGCAGCAATTGCAGCCGCAATACCGTATTCCATTCCTTTACTAATTCCTCGATCAGTATAAACAACAGAACCGTGTGCAACTTCTTTCCATGCTAGACCAGCATCAATACCCCATTGACGTTCTTCGGGGATATTGTCATCAAGAATTCCATCCTGCGTATACAATAAGTGACTTGCAATAGGTGCTTCGCCTAATGAAAGAGAATGGCGTACACATTTACGTGCATAATCAATATTCTCTTGTACTGTATAACCATTGGTAGCTGCAAATGGAGATTCTAAAATTACTAATTTGTTTTTTGTTTCGCTTTTCTGAATTCCACTAAGTCTATCATACTGCTCAATGAATTGCAAGGCTACAGCAGCAACTTGTACTAATTCTTCTCGTGCTGTGCCAGCGTGAGAGCCGCCGAACTCATCATGAAGAATCGCTTGACAAACCTCGCCGAATTCCTCACCTAAAATAACCTGCCACAAAAATGGATGCTGATCGCGGTCTGCTCCCCACTTCGAATCCTGTTTATTCATTTCTGCAAGAACGTCCATTAACGCTTTTGTTTTTGCATGATCTGTCATCGTATTACCTTATTATAAAATAAAAGGGAAAGACATTCATCTTTCCCTATTTGGTTAGTACTTACATATATTCTCTGGAAGTATTTGAGTTCCATCTGGAATATCTGTTTTAATTGTGTCGGATAATATAATTCTATACATCCCATTATTGACATGTGAACTTCTTACTACAGTACACACTAAGTCTGTTCCATTCTCTCCAGCACCAGGAATGCGAATACGAGTGCCAGCAGTTTTATATGCTGACAACCAGTTCATATTATATGAAACTAGATAATTCTGACCACATACAGCAGAACGAACCTTCTCATATGAACTGAAAACAGCACCAGATTGTTTGACAACATACATTTTTCCAGTACTATCTATAATTCTGTCACCAACCTTGAACTGGTATCCATTTGGGAATCCTTCACTATCATAGTGATATATACCGTCGAGTTTTGTTATTGGTGTTCCACGTGTAATGGTAGAAGTACTTTGCTTAAAGAATGGAAAATTACAGTTCTGAACTGTTAATTCATCAATCGCAATATTTTTAATGCTACATACACAATCTTGATTTTCATCTTTACTGACAATATCTTTGAATGTTGCAGTAATACGGTTGTGTCTTCTGAGTTGGTCTTTACTGGTATTAGTTACTGGTTGGAAGTCCAAAAGTATATTAGAACATCTTACATTCTCAACATGAAATTCTGACGCTTGTCCAGTTATTGCAAATACATTACAACTAACATTGTAAACTCTTAGATATGAGTTATATACATCATTAGTGCTCATATTCAACTCAATGTTTCCATCAACATCAACGTCTCGGACAAGAATATTACGTTCAGCACAAATATATGCATCATCAGTAACGCCCCATGACGTGTGAATCATTTTGATTGAAGCTTGATCAGGTTTACCTTTCACGTCCTTTATTGATATATCTTTTGAACCGTAAAGAATAATTCCAGCAGGATCAATACCAGAGTTAACACTCTTAGTACTGTCTGGATACATTTCAATATCTTCTAGGTATATATTTCTACATTTTTCGAAGTGAAGACATTGGCGAGCACCATACACCTTGACACGTTTAATACTTACATCTGACATATATGAACTATCGTCAGCATCAAGACCGTAAGGAGTTTTACCTGCGAATCCTAGTGCAATTCCCCAAAAAAGGTTTTTACCAGTATGGTTAACGTTGTCAACAAGGATATCAGAAACTTCGGTATTTCTATCTTTAATGCCCAAATTTAATTCAATACAATCTCCGTTCATATCAAAGAACTGTAGATTTTTCAAGTGTTGGAATCGTAATGCACTTCCCCACAATGGATCACCTTGACGTAAATAACCGTAGTTACATTGTCTAAATGTTCCATATTGGAGTGTTACGGAACCTTCACTTGTTAAATTCAATGAAAGTACTGCTGCGGTAGCTCCAACTTTTTTAAATGTAAAATTGGTTAACTTCAAATCACCATTCGTATGCTGAAGATAAACTTTTTCAAAGTTTACATTATCAATATTGGCAGAACCATTTACAAGTACACAATATGAATTTGGTGAACTTGCCCCACCAACTAATGTGAATCCACTTGCAGTGACGTTTGAAAAATCGACTATATTATTAATATAGTATTTTCCAGTACTCCATATTGGGAGATTATATTTTCGTGCATCATTTAAACATGCATTTATTGCGGCAGAACATTCAACTGTACCACCAGAAATAGCACCATATTGTTCAAAGCTTAAAAACCGTATTAGCCTTGAATCATTAGCTGGTAGTTGACGTATTGCAGTATTACCTGAGATATTACTTGATATGTGCGTAGCACTAACCAAATCAGTACTTCCATTCGTATGTACCAATTTACAAGTACACGTTCCATCAACATTAGATGATAGTGATAATGATTTTAATAATGTTCCCTTTGGTAAAGTTGGAACATACCACTCACTATCATCAGAGTGAACTACTATTTTAATATCATCAAGTAATTGACCATCAGATGCATGACATACTGAACTTTCGGAAATTAAATAGCGTTCCGCGACTACTGAAAGATCACTCATAAGGATTCCTTTTTAAGAGTAAATTTTGTTCTAGACAAATATTTACCCCAAAAACCCCGATTTTACATCCCTATAGTGCGTTTCCACTTCTCTAATTTTTCATTCATCTTTTTATAGAATTCAGCTTCGATTTGCTCAGGTGATAATCCTGGATATTGTAATGCAAACATATCCATCGCACAAATTGCAAGATCAACTGCTTCACCCTCAATGCCATCTGCACCAGGTTCTTTATATGAAAGACCCGAATCAATTTGAATTTCTAATGACAGTTCGCCAAGTTCTTCTACGCATTTTTTAAGTACATAATCATATGTACGGCGATCATTATCATCTTTCTCACCTAGTAGTACTGATAGAGAAAACATATTTTTTAAGCCGTTTTCACGAATGGTATCAGTACTGTTTTTGCCTCGGTTCTTAATAGATTCGTATGTCATCAACCGATAGTAATTAGAATACGAGTCTTGTTCTTCTACTGTAAGTAGACGAGCTAACATATTCGTTTCTTCAGCGTAATAAGCTTCCAAAATGGAATAAATTTCATTACCAAGCTCGAAAAACTTTTCTTTATTTTCTTCAACATCGATTGTACTTAGTACTCCAATCTTGTTAAATGCTTTTCCCATATCGGTTAATACGTAATAGTTAATGAACGCATTACCAGAATCATTTATCGGAGTTCTGTTATTACAAACAATGAAATTGTAAGTAGCAAGCCAGTTAATTACACGTTCTGAATATTTCCCAAAACCGAACATACATTTATCGCTAAAAACATATGCAGTAATTGTTGGAGCAATCTCGCTCATTAAAAATAATAGCTCTCTTGCTAATTGCAATTCATCTGAATCAAGATTATTATGATCTGTCATTACATTACCTAATTAAAAAGGGAGCTTAGCTCCCTTTGTGTTGACGTTTGCGTTTTGTGCAATCTTTCCATGAAAGACTGCGACGTGCCATAATATCATCCCACGGATTAGGAATGTTACGGCGTTTCCCGCGAAATTCTGGTTCACCTTCTTCTTTTACAACACCCGCAACAGCACGGCGTTCAGCAATGGTTTCCATTTTACGGTCGTAAGTTTCTGTGTGACTTTTACGCCAAGCACGGTATAACCATTTGCGGTTGCGTTTTTCTACGTAATCCCAAAAGTCGCGATTATTTTTTGATTTGTATTCGTTTTTAAACAACTCAGGTGAAACCATTACATTGTTGCCAGTATACAAATAAAAATTTTCGCAAAAGTTAGTATCCACTTTGTTGTAGTAACCGTATTGCCAAAATGGGTCTTTCTCGTACTTACAAACCCATTTCATACGGTAGTAGAAAATTTCTACCGTACCTGGAAAGTTTGTTTTAATCCAAGAAAGAAGGTCATTGGTTTCAACAACAGTTCCGTTATCGAAGAAGATTTTAAAAGTTTGATCAAAGAACATATGTTCCTCCTATTAATTAAAGTACCTTAATAGAAAGTCATACGCCCTTTAGTTAATTTTTTCATTTACAATCCTTACTTATAAGAAAGAGTCCATACACCAAAACCAATAACTGCAATAATAGTCAACAGAATAAAAAGTATCCAGCGACCTTTAGCACCCATGCACATCATTTCAACAAGACATTCAATTAGTGCAAACAGTAATTCGAATAGTACTTCCATTAGTTATTATCCTAATCCAATAGAAACATGTGAAAACACGAAGTACCATGCATATCCGCCAATACAGAAGATAATACATGCTACTATAAATTCACTCAAGCTTATTTTACCTGAGAATGCACTCGTAAAAAATAATCCAAACAAACTAAAGCATATTAGGATAAGACCAATCAGGAACACTATACCCATTCCTAATATTGTAAAAAATGTCATGTGTTCACCTGTTTTGGAAATAGAATTCGAAATCCTGTCATTTGGGTATTATACAAACCTTTTACATAATTTAACAGTACTTTACATCGTTCATCAAGTGTTCCGGTACTATTTTGATATATTTCATAAATGTTTTTATGAATTTCATTCAAGAACTGAAGTTCAGCTTCTTTTGGAGGATTCATTTCAGGGTAGTAATACCATTTCGCATAATATAGAAACTTAAATGCATGATAGATATTTTTCAGACCAAGGACTTCATCATAGTCATTCTCTACCGTAAGTTTCTTCTTACCTTTATCAAAGGCTTTTGAAGATACTGAACTTATACATGAACGTACTTCATGAAGTTCTTTACTTTGAAATGCAGAATCAATATCTTTGTGTAATGCAGGGTTGCTTATATACATGAAGTACTTTGGTTGCATTGATTTTAATTCTGCTTCAAACGACTTGCGGTGCATGAATTCAACATTGATAGGCAAATCAGTGAACCCCAAATAGAACGTCTTATGACGCTTCTCTGGTGGTTCTTCGTCCATAACGATACATACATCAATATCATTTGGAACAACGTCAAAACCGTTCATTTGCTCTATGTATGAGCCATAGAATACTATGTTTTGAAATCCTAATTCTTGAAAGTATTCAAAAATTTTATTGACCACTTCTATTTTTGCAGTTTTGTCGGTCATTTATTTTTCCAATAAAAAAGGCCACATTGCGTGGCCTTAAAGAATGTAATAAACAACATGGAGTCAAAAATATTTTTATTATTATGTAACTATTTATGTTGATTATAATCAATAAGGCCGGAAATGGAGGCTAATTTGTCGATTAATTACGTATATTATACCATAAAAAATTATTTTGTTCCAAGATTTAAATTAAGATTATTAGCAAGGGTCTTCATTTCATTTTCTGTACCATAATCGATTTGCGTCTTGAACGTTAAAAACCAGTACTTCCTTACCTGAATCACTTTATAAAAAACAATGTCACCGTCACCTACTTGTGGGTCAGCTTCAGCATAAAAAGATAATTTCATAGTTCTTCCAATTAAAAAAGGGATACCGAAGTATCCCCAAAAGTTTGTTATAGATTTTGTTCTGCGAATTCAGCAAGTACTGAGCGTTGAACACCTTCTAGTTCAATGATACGGCAACCTTCCCAATCTTTGAATTTCTCAGTTACATAAGTCAAACCACTGTTAGTTGGACTGATGAACTTGTTATCAATCTGAGATAAGTTACCCATAATGATTACTTTACAGTTTTCGCCAGCACGAGTTAGAATTGTTTTAGCTTGTGCAGGAGTAATGTTCTGGAACTCATCGACAATCAAAATGGTGTTAATGAAGCTACGACCACGAACAAAGTTCAAAGCTTTAAACTGGAAGACATTACGTTTCATAATTTCTTCAATAGAACCTTGTGGATTAGCATCATCTTTGTGTAGATACTCTAGAGCATCGACAGCAGCACCACAGAATGGCATTACTTTTTCTAGTTCTGAACCTGGTAGGAACCCGATTTCTTCGAACTGAGAATCTTGTGTTTTAGAGAAAATAATACGATCATATTTCTTTTTCTCTAGTACTAATTCAAGTGCAGATGCAACGGTAATTAGCGTTTTACCAGTACCTGCTGGACCTAGAAGAATCGTTAGATGTACATCTTTGTCCATAATACTGTTAATTGCCATTGCTTGTTGAATGTTCTTGGCTTTAATATCCCATACTTTGCGTGATAGTGCTTTGGTTTGTCCAACATCACTGAATGCTAAGAAATCACGATCATCATCTGAATCTAGAACGGAAGCATAACCTTCAAATACAAACAGACCATCTGCTTCATCATAGATATAATCACCGATGCATAGATTTTCTGGTAAGAATGGTTTAATGACTTCTTCTGGAATCATTTGAATAAGTTTTTGACCTTCCTGATTCGAATATACAGTATCCCCTGCATGTTCCCAAAAATCACCCTCAATTGAATGGTTTCCGGTATGAATCAAATCAGAGTCTTGAATGGTCACATCATGACGATAATCTTGTACTTCAACACCATATGCTAGTGCTTTAATACGCATATTAATATCACGAGTAACTAGTACTGATTGAGATAGTTTTGCAACTAGAATAATCTCATCATCAGGTACAGTACTTTTCATTAGAGTAACTAGCTTAGGATCAAATGATTCAACATCACCAAGTTCTGGATTTGCTAAATGATGTATCGCAGTTAGTTCTTCAATTGTTAGAACAAAAAGACGAGTCTCAGCGTTAATGTGTGGATGGGTTTTCGAAATTTGAACACCAGTGGTGGAAATTTCTTCGTGGGTAGCACCTTCGAGAATAGTACTGATATTGCGAATTGCAACACGTGCATCTCTACTAATGTCAACCTTGCGACTCTTAATGGAATCTAATTCTTCTAGTACTTTAAACGGAAGAATTACATGTGCTCCTTCAAATGCTAGGACTGCATGAGGATCACTAAGAATCACGTTTGTGTCAAGAACATATTTTTTCATAAACATCCTTTTTTGTCTGTGTGTATAACACGTTTGTTTTCCTAACAGTATTTAATGTTCCGAAATACTGTTAGTTATTGCTGGGAGTATAATCAACGTAGCACTGATTTCCCTGTGCTTCTTCATACCAGCATTCCTGGTAAACCAGTTGGCCTAAACTAACTGGTTTACTAGTACTTGCATATTTCAATTCATTGTTCATATCAGTATAACCATATGAACAACTTCCATCTTTGCATTGGCCTAACGACACTACTCGTCCGACATTATAATGAACATTTTGATGCTCAGTCCTTTTAGCAGCATCGATAATTTTACTAACTCCGAAAGTTACTGCTGATGCTAAAATAATTGAGATTACAAAACTTTTCATTATAAACTCCGAATAAATTTAAATGCGTTATCCAAATAAGCAATGATGTTCATTGCACCAACTGGATTTGCACTATGAACGTGATACTCAAATTCAGTAGCAATCTGATTATCCATCATATAATCAACTAAAAACTTAGCGAACGTATATCCAGTTTCTTCATTTTCATTTTCAGTGTCACCTAAATCATGGTCAAATGATACAAATGCCGGAATTCCATGTTGTTTAACATACTCAACAGCTTCCTGATAAGTACGGCACACAACAAATTCTTCATTAGGATAGTACTGATTAACATCACGTAAATCATCCAAAAACATTTTGTATGAAGTATCAGTCTTTCCGTCATCAACATAGTCAATTAACAGATTTTTAGTACGAACAAGTTTCGTTAGTTCCATTTTGGCCGTACCAATAAAACGTTGTTCAAGTAGTGTGTTCCAACCACATTCTACTTTGTTACCTTTAAGGTAACGGCAGATATGTAGTAAGTTCACCCCAGCATTTTCAGCACTAAAATGTGCACCGTTATGAGCATTATTACGAATCTCCAAAAGTTCTTCGTAAGATACTTCCAACGAAAATGCATGGTTGTGTGAACCAGATACACAATTTTTATAACTTACCAACGGCTCTAAACGTTGAATTGGTAAATCATAATCAATTTCTTCTTTTGCTTCCCGATGAACGGCAATTTCTAAACATGGATCATTATGTTCTACCATCCCACCGACTGCACCCATTAATCCGTCAAAACGTAATTCTGACAGTACTAAACTTACATTTGGAATATCATTGTAAGGATAGTTTGCGTATGGAGTACAGTTTTTTGCATATATCCACACGAACACACAATCATATCGTTCAGAACGTGTTCCGAATGGAATTTCTTCGTACATAGTCATTACAAATCCTTAGTCTCACTGCTCAAATCTTTATAATCCATACGTTGACTGATAAATTCTTCTACAGTGTCGAGTGTTTCTGTAAAAGGCCGATACAGATTGTATGTAAATAGGTCATCATTTTTATGAACTTCTGGATTAATGTTAACAACCGGTGCGGCTGTTGCAACTCCAGCATATACAGACCACGGAATAACTGTATCAGATGAACCAACGATAATAAAAGTATCACGTGCAGTAACACTATCTAGTACTTTATAAAGGTCATCGTAAATCTGTTTACGTTTACCATCAGTGAACCAGAAGGTTTCGCCGAACATAACAATATTTGGTTTAGAAAGTACCCCAGGTGTTGGTGTAAATTCAGTATATCCAATATCTTTTACTTCATAATCAGACGAATTAGTACTGTATGGTTCAATGACTTCAGTAAGGAATCCATGAACATGCATAGCTGAACCACCAGCACGTTCAATTAGATCATCAACATTCGCAGTAATATGCATTACCCGCTCATCGCCATATTTTTTCTGCATTTCAGCAATAAAATGATGACCCGCGTTAGGTTCATAGTTCACCAATCCAGTACGCATTTTGTTATAAAAGTTATGTATTTTGTTGTAATTGATATGGAAGGTTGCAATGTTACAAACTTCATCAATACTTACATCATCCCATAGACCTTCACCAGCCGCATCACGGAAAGTCTGAATACCAGATTCTTTTGAAAGTCCAGCACCAGTACAAAAAATTAGTCGTGGAATCCCATTATTAGATAAAAAACCATTTAGGTTCATTCATGTTTCCCTGTTAAATGCGTAAAATATAGTCGGCAACCACAATTCGGACATTGAGGCTCCTTTGTATAATATCCATCAGTACCGGGTACAGTCCTCGGTGCTGATTGGAGAAAGTATGTTGAAAAACAACGAGTACATACCACATTTTTTTTAGCGTTTTCTTGCTCATCAACCCAAGAACCACTATAAAGCCGTTTTTCATTTTTGGTTAAGTCTTTGTCGTTTTTCATTTTTTATACCAATTAAACAGTTGTGCCTAAATGTTCATCACCAAAGATTAATTCTTCTGGTAGAACGCCCAATTTATAAATCAACTCAATTAAATCTTCATCAGTATCTTTTGGTTTATATACGATACTCATATGGCATTTAAAACTAGGATGCTTGTGCTTGAACCCTGCATTTTGCAACTCTTTATGCCGCTTCTCAATTTCTGGTGAATCAAGTAAAAGAGCAATTGCTTCCCACTCACCACCTGGTTTACCTAAACGCTCTACTCCAGTGATTTTCGCTTTATAAGTCTTATCATTAGAAAGTAGTTCTATTTCAGGTTCACTTTCATCGTACATCACTGTAACATGAAATTTTGATGGAGTCAAGCAGTCGATCCCTGCTAGTTTAAATATTTTTTGTATTTCCTTTCCCTGTTCTTTATCAAGGGAAAGGCCGACGAATCCTTTGCCAGCCATAATTTCCTCACATAGTTAAAATCAAATATCCTAGTACTGCAATTAGTAATCCAATCAATACATATAAAAAACCATGAATGACTATATAGATAACTTTTTTGGTTGAGATTTTTTCTTCTGAATTAAACTTCTTTTTATATTCAGTATAAGTTAAAAATCCCACAATGATGTATGCAATAACGGATATAATTAGTATCAATTTTAACATATTTAATCATCCCAATTGTCGTGTGTTTGATGTAGTTCTTTTGCCAGTTCAACAATACTTTCATGAAATGCAACCTGCTTCATAAAATTGTAAGATTGGCCTGATGTAATTGCTGGACAATACTCAATATTCAACATGGTCATGTTACATTCGAACAAATATTTCTGAATAAATTCTGGAGCAAAATCTGCATATTCTGGCACTGTGTATTCGACAAGATTGTAGATTCCCATGCTGTGATTGATATAAATGTTAACATCTTCATATATTCTAGGTGTTTTTATCAGTCCATCAATCGTCCACTCTAATTCGATTTTTAGGCTTAGTAGTTTATTGCCTTCTTCTGTTAATTCATCACCATCATATAATTTTTCATCATCTTCATCGAATGATTCCAAAAATTCAGTGCAGTTCAAATAATATGGGAAGCGGTGTTCGCTTTGTATTTCTTTGATTTTATCTTCAAGGACAATTTTACCACGCCAACAATCAAATTCAGTACTAATAGAATCATATACTTTTTTATGAATAGCCATGATTTCGATTTTCAGATCAACAGAATTATCATCCAAAAATTTATGCTCTAGATTAGCACGACTTTCCCAAATGGCGTCTTGAATAGTACTAAAAGTAATGTCGCTGCGAGATACCGGACAATCATGAAATTGGTTTGGACCCTGTTCACGCTCTACGATACGTTTTTTAAACTCTCGTGCGTATGTTTCCCAAATACGTATATTTTTTTCATTTTCTACTAATTCATATTTGCCATAATCATCATAGATTGCATCTAGCGGAAGACCAAATAAATTCCAGTTATCATTAATATAGCATTTGTGCGTATCATTGTATGGATTTTTAATTAGAAAGAAAATCTTTACTTCATCACCCATACCAATAGGTAGGCGAGAAACCGAACATGTTGTGTTAAATGAACCCATTATATATCCAAATAAAATAAAATAAAATTGTAAAATATAGTACAAGAACTATTACTGAAATACACAACACAAGTACTTTTATTATGTTTGAAGAATTCTGTACTTCAGTTTTAAAATGTAGAAATAATGGTGCAAGTACTGATAAGCCAAAACCAATTACAGCTATACTTAATGCAATACACTTCATTACTTCCAGCATTTATCTACCTTAAAAAGAAGGGGGCATAAAGCCCCCTAAAAATTACAAACCTTTGTTTGCACGCTCACGCACTTCATCGAAGTTACTGAGATTCATGATCTCACCGTTAACGTATACGTCAACCATCATATCACGTAGGAATGGATTGACTTCTTGTAGTTCAATACGTTCTGCAATAATTTTATGAGTATTAGTGCACTCATAAGTGGTTACCCGCCCACGGAGAGAACGTTTACCAACATCAGTAATTGGGTCTTTGAAAAGGTCTTCCCAAGTACCGTCAGCTAATTGCTGTGCAGAACCTTTCATAGCAAAGCTATAAGTATCGCGGCCTTTTTCTGGATGTACAAGTTTACCACCCATACCAAATGCTAAGTTTTCAACAGAAAGACGTTTAGCATCAAGATTAGCTACGATTTGACGAATGCTATCTTCGTTAATACCATCACCCTGAATAACACCGATATAAGATGGAAGTACTTTATATCCTTGGTCATTTACAGTGAAACCAAATTTCTCCATCAAAATTTCGATAATTTCGATAGGCATAGTAGTTGGGTCGCCACTGTCAGGACGCATAACTAATTTAGCACCTGGGCAACGTTTGCCGATTTCTTCAATGGTCGCTTTAAGACGAGTACCCATAAATTCACGGACAAAACGGTACGCATCATAAGTATCAATTACAACGGAAACAATTGGTGGAACACCGACTGAACCATTAGCAATGAATTTATTGACTTTCTTCTCCCACAAACGAACCATTTTTACAGCCATGTTGAAATCATCGCGGCGATCCGCATCTGAGTTTGAACATGTTGCACTATGTTCACTTGCAGTCACACTGCTCAAATATGCTTTATCAGTGTGGAAGTAACGTTTAATATAACGGTTCGCAGATAAACAGTCAGAACCACTGAAAATCATTGCGTGAGACATACCAGCAAGAATTGCTGATTCAAAACTTGACGCACCACGATCTCCGAAGTTATGAAGCTGGTAATCAACAAAGCGATGACCTGCATGACGCTCCATTGTATCTGCTAAAAATTCTTTAATGCTACGTGCATTACTTGCTACAGTAGTTGGGAACCATACTGCACGTTGTAACTGAGTCTCGATATAACTTGCGATTACGCAAACACGAGGATCAGTACTGAAAGAACGCACCAACGGACAGCCAACCGGAACAACAGTACCTTCTGGAACTGCACGAATATGTACTGGAATTTTACCACCATGTACTTCAACAATATGTTCCCAAAAGCCGCGATCAAAATCATCGCCACGTTGTTCTGTTTCAAGTTCTGCTTCATCAATATCATCAACGGTAATGGTAATATTCAAGTACTTCTGAATGTAGTACTGAAGACCAGCCATTACAACATGAGTCGTGTACTTAGATGGTTTACGAGCAATGATATTTGATTCAAGAGCTACAACACCCTCTTTCATCATAAAGCCGTGACCAGTTTTGTAAGAATCAACGTTGAGAATAAAGTTTACATTGTCATTAATAATTGTGTTCATATCTAAGACTCCCTTAGTATTAAGTTTTATGAAAGCTACAACGCTTTCGGTTATTTTGGTTATACCAAATTCTGTAATAAATTAAGTGGTATTTTAGCCATTAAATTATTAGGATTAAAAATATCTTTTCCGTACCGTATGTACGAACTTTCTGCATAAGGATTATTATGTTTATTTTCTGCTATATCTTCCAATGTAAACCAGTACTCATCACCGTATTCATCAGATGATGTAAAATACATTTTAGAATCTTCAAATGTAATACTTGCAACGCTTGGATTAGATACAAAAAGACAACCATCACTCACTGTTGCGTAATATACCTGCATTATCCTATCAGTACTGTTAACCTGAGTTGAATTGTAAGTGCCATACGTTCTTAGTGCATATATAGAATTCTCATCAGGTTCAGGTTCAGTTAATACCATTTTAATCAAAAATGATATAGGGTCGATATTTGAAAGTTCATTTGGTATATTGTAATTCGCAGCTTTTAGTTTCTTTGGAAAGTCTTCTTTATTATCAGAAATATATTTCATTTCATTGTAAAAACTTTCCGGTTGACAGTACAACATAATCCCTCTTACTTAAAAATTGGAGTACCGAAGTACTCCAAAACTATTAAAGAATACCCAAGAAAGTATCGATGATACTTAGATGGTCTTCAAAGAACTTATCACGGTTCTGAACAATTTCACCAAGTGGCATCCAGAATGCTTTTTCTGCATCATCAGCACCTTTTACTTTTGGTAAAGTATTGTCCTGAAGTTGGATGTAAGCACATTTGGTGATAATACGCCAGCGTAAGGAACGATTGAAATCACCGAATTCCATACTTTCACGGATTGAACCTTCAAGTACTTTTAGTGGAACATCGATTTTCGTTTCTTCTTTCAATTCGCGTAGTGCAGTTTGAATTTGGTCTTTATCTTTCCACGCATCAAAGAAACCACCAGGAAGTGCGTATAAACCTTTACCTGGGAAAGTGCGGCGTTTAACTACAAGAACATGACCAGCACATACGACCATTGAATCGCCAGTTAAGAACGGAATGTTGTCATATGGTAGTTGTTCTTTCATTTGTGCACGATAACGTTGTACGAAATTAAATTCACCAATCAACGTATCAAACACAATTGGTTTAGTGTGCATAAACTTCTGTAGAAACTCTTTGGTTTCTTCTGGCAGTTCTTCAGGAATTTGTTTAGTACTGAAGAATTGATTACGCATTTCAGTACTGTTGATAGTACTCATTGGAGTTGGAACACCACGAGTATCTAAAGACATTACTTTTTGCTCAGAAATAAAATCCTGTTGCCATTGTGGGAAGAAGTTCAGATAGAAAGTACTTTCATCAGCTTCTTTCTGACAACCAGTGATAAAGATATTTGAAGAACTGGTTACAGATTTGACTTTTTCGTGTACTTCTTTCAACCATTTGCTGTTGTTATAAACGTAATCGTGGATTGGTAAGATGTTAATCTTTACCGAACGCCCTTTAGCCCATTCTTCCTGTGCTAAACGACTACTCATAGCATCCAGTACCTGGTGACGTTCTTCAAAGGTGAACGGATTTTTAGGATCACGTGCAAGTTCAGAACTGCCAACAAGAATTACCAAACGGTCTGCATTTTCAAGTGCATGTTTGATTGTCGCTTCGTGTCCAGCATGTGCCATTTGAAAACGACCAATATATACATAAACTTTTTCATTTTTCATAATCTAAGACTCCCTTAGTCATTGTGATTGCAAGGCTACTTCACCTTGATGTGTTCATTATACCAGAAAAATTTCTTACGTTTCAATAATTTTCAGGTAAATATTTTGAACTATATAAAATTCATAAATCTTTGAAAAGTATAGCAGCTTATTGTTTTCGTGTCAAGTGATAATTAATACATTTTCGGGCTTGTACTGGATAAATATTAATATATAAATGATTCTCTAGGAGATTATAATTATGGGAAAACCAATTGCCGGTCGTAATAAATCACCATTCGGTCTTGATGGCATCAATGTTGATGCTGCTGTTTTATCGAATGGTACTAAATTAACAAACGTCCGTATCAGTAAACAACGTTCAATCAATGTATTTGATTTGATCAGTGCTGATGGGGCGACTCTATATCCTTTCGTAAAAATTACTGGTGTAGATAAAAATGGTGCGAATCTTAACCCTGCTTCCTCTGCTTCTGCATTGGCTGATGCTCTACCAAACGGTACTTTCTGCATTAGTATTTCAAATTCAAGTGGTGCTGTTGTTGGTTTCGCTGTTCGTTTACTACTAAACAAAGTTGTTTTACAAGATGGCTCTGTTGTGTTTTTGGATAGTTATTCAGGCCAAGGTACTATTAGTGTAGCGAGTGTATCACTTAACAAAATCACTTCTGCACTATTTGTTAACGGTACTGAACAACTAACTGCTACAGTACTTCCTGCTGGTGCAACTAATAAGAATGTTACATGGTCATCAAGTGCACCATCAATTGCGTCCGTTAGTTCTACTGGTTTAGTTACTGGTGTAGCTAATGGTACTGCTACTATTACTGTAACAACTGTTGATGGATCTAAAACTGCAACATGTGCATACACAGTATCTACTGCTGTACAAAGTGTTGCGTTTGCTAACAAGACTGCAACTGTAGCAGTAGGTGCAACTGTTGAAGATAGTACTGCGATTACTCCAAGTAATGCAAGTAACTTGAATCGTACATTTACTTCATCTGACCCAACTGTTGCTACTGTAGCACCTAAAGCTGGTGCAACTCATATCGCAGTAATTACTGGTGTTAAAGCTGGTACTGCAACCATTACTGTAACAACTGCTGACGGTTCTAAAACCGATACCGTTGTTGTAACTGTAACTGCTTAATTAAAAGTATAAAAACAAAAAGGAGCCAACTGGCTCCTTTTTTTATGCATTGTATTTTTCAGCAACAAACTCTGCTTTAGGTTTGTCTTTATACATAACACGAAAACCTAAACTGTTTGTTACTGGTTCATCGTGCGTATCAAGCTGATTTACAATATAGTACTTTTCTTTTGCTGCATCAAAACGTACTTTATAATTGCGAATATTTTTCCGTGGTGCTGAATTACCACGACCAAATAATGAATATAGTACAACGCTTGTGAATGCCACTGCAAAAGTAAGAAAAATTAAAATAACTAAAAATTTCATTTTTTATTCCTCAACATCTGATAATCTTTGTACAATTATACCAGCATTTTTCAAAACATCAAGTGCTTCTGTTGGTGTACGGTGATATTCAGTTTCATAGATCACACGCTTAATACCAGATCCAGCAATTAGTAGTGAACACACGAAACATGGCTGTAGTGTACAATACAATGTTGCTCCTTCCCTGTCAAGGGGATTTGCAAATAAAAGAGCATTGTGTTCAGCATGTAATTCATGTAACTGGCTCCAGGTATGATGCTCATGTTTTGCATCATCTGATACCCAATTTTGAAATTCACCATTGTGTACTAAATGTGCATTTGCATCACAACAGTTTTCTTGTTTTGATGGTGTACCATTATATCCAGTACTTACAATGCGATCATTTTTTACAATCACCGCACCCACATGTTGTGATACACATTTACTTTCATCAGCTACGATCTTTGCAATCTTCATCCAAGTTGAATGCTTCATATTCCATCCCTAATTTTTTTGCTAGTTCTTGTGCTTCATGATGAAAACGTTTCATCTTTTGATAAAACATAATATCACTTTCATGAACTTCAAATGGTTTCTTAGCATATTTAGACCAACGTTCATACGTCTCATCATACTCAGTTTTTTCACCTTTATTATACGTATGCACAAAGTACCGTAACAGTACTTCTGCATAGGTCAAACTGGTAACATGACGAGCCTTACGCATTCCACCCATAGCATAGGCATAACCAGAAGAACTAATCCAGTAATCTTTATCATAAAAGAACTTTCGCCAGCCATTATGATATGTTGCTGCGTATTCTTCATCCATTTGAGTCATACGCTTATCCATGTAATCTTCAAGTGCAGTTGCAAGAGCAATTGTTTTTTGAATGTTCTCAATCCACACTTTTGTTTGTTCAACACTCAAAGTTTCAAAGTTCATATTTTATTCCGATATTTTCCAGTAATTGAATTCGTTTTTCATTGCATTCTTTTACTTCATGAAACATATTTAACAGTTCAGTATCTGCAATAAATGGTGGAGTACTGTATGTCATCAAAAGATTATACATATTATCTACATCTTCAACACAACTTGAACTAATAGATGGACATGCTAATGCTTCATCAATAATCATATTAGCAATTGGTTCAACTGCAATACCAAATTTGCGTAGATACTCAATATTAATTTCAGCAAAATTATAAGAGTAAATTTCTTTTCTCCAGCCGAAATCAGTTCGAGTATTAATGTTACTAGAACCTTTGCATATTTTGTCAAGGAACTTTCGCTTACTCATTGGTTTAAACCAATAATTTTTTGGCGAAGATATATAACGCTCATAATATCGTTCTAAAATATCATAAGCTTCAGCATTAACCTTCTCAATAATAGAACGATAGTTACCTAAATGTTTTAGGATTTCGTAAGATTGTCTTTCTGTTAATTTGAATTCCATGCTATCGCCTTTTTATATAGGTTATCAATGCGTTCTAACCACGGAATATCTGATTCATCAAATTCAAACGGCTTGTGTGCGTATTTTATTAGTGCAGTGTATTTTTTACGTAAATCATAATCGATGACAAAAGAATTCACACAATCAGCAGATTCATACAAAATATTGAATTCTTCTTCAGAAAGCTTCTTGCAACCTTTTTTAACCATAAAATCATCATAATATTTTGTCCAGGATGAACCACGAAAGATTTGCATTTCTTCGTTAAATAAATTATTTTTGAAAAGATCATTCGTATCAAAGCGTGGATCTATATAACTGCGTTGAAAGTGCGGTTTATCCCAGCAGCTTAGTTTGTTAGTAAATTCTTCAAACTCTACGGGAGTCCATTTGAATATTGACCACGAAAAGTTTTCAAGGTATTCAGCATAACGACCACTCATGATCTGGTAAGCACGTTCGTTAATGTCCTTAACATACGTTGCAATCACGATAAATTTGTACAGAAGTTCATCAGTTTCTTCTGGTGTATAAGCCTTTAATTTCATAAGTGTTCCTTAAAAGAAAAGGCCACAATTAAGTGGCCTGAATTTTATTTCTTTGGAGAATAGTTGTATTTGCTTAGATCGTGTTCATCTAGAATACCACTTTCGTATCCATATTGAAGCACTACGTCAAAAGCTTCATTAACCAAACGCACTACATCAGAATAACGTTTAATTTGATTCTTTTTATTCTCAACGGATTTAATAATCTCATTCAGTACTGGAGCAAGCTCTGGTACATTATGAAGCTTATCAAAACGTGGGCGACGAGTTGCTGCAAGAATATCATTCCAGTCAGGTACAAACACTTCATTCCGTTTAGGAATATCTGCTAGTACCGTTGGGAAATTACGATTGTTCTTCTTCATGTAATCTTCTTGAGCAGCACGATAACCAACACGGAAAAGTGGGTGCATCTGCTTTAGTTGATCATTCGAAAGAACTTCGTTATTTTTATCTTGGAAAAAAGCGTAGCCAAGATTGTATTGATTGTTGTTTCCAGCCATTAAATCAGTCCTTTAGTACTGCAACTTTCTTGTTGAAAGCTCCTTGTGTATTTCGTAATTCTTCTACATGTTCAAATAATGAATCTGGTGCGATATTTTTAGCTTTTAAATACTCGCACATCAACTCCAAAATATCGGACATTGCGGTTAGTACTGGTTCCGCTTCATCAGAACTTTGTACTGATAATGCAGTACTAGCAATTTGAGCTAGTGCTACATTCATGAATTCTGAAGTACTAATTTCTTCAGAGTTTTGGGGAACCTCGTTCCCCCGTACTAGAATCTTATTCATAAGTTAAATTTTTAAATTATACCCAATCAAAAGAACCATCGCGACGTTTTACTTTGTATTGACCTTTCTCGTTACGTTCGCCAACAAGAATACCATCTACAAAACCTTTAGTACCGTAGTTAAGTGCTTCTTCAGCATTTAGCCACAAATCACGATCAACATCTTTTAGGAAGTCTTCGTGAGAAACACCAACTGCTTCAGCAATCTGTTTAGTTAGAAGTTCATTCAAACGTTCAGAATGTTGTAATGCAATTTTCTGATCAGTAATTAGACCTTTAGTACCAGAGGATACTTGGTGTGCCATAATAAAGGAATCTGCACCCATCAAACGCATACCAGGTGTACCCATTACGGATTGAGTGTAGCAACCCATACTTGCAGCATAACCCATTACGATAGTTTTAATTGGTGAGCGGCAGTTCTTAGCTACATCTTTAATACCTAGACCATCGTGTACAGAACCACCTGGGGAGCTTACATACATGGTAATTGGTTTTTTATCACGTGAATCAAGATACATAAGTTGCATTTTGATAATGTGTGCCATCTGTGCATTGAAATCAGAATCAATCATAATGATGCGTTCTGCCATCATGCGAGATGCTAGATCGTAAGAACGTTCACCATCAGCAGAACGTTCCAGAACAATAGGAATGCTGTAGTTGGATGGAGTAGTATCAGTTGTGTCGAGAATTGAATTATTGAACATATTAAGCTTTACCCTTATGTGAAATATTACCAGAAATGGTACTTACGTTACCACCAATTGTGTTACCATTAACATCACCAGAAACAGTTGATACGTTCCCCGCAACATCTTTACATTTAACGTCGCCTGATGTTGTTGATATGTTTCCATGAACATCTTCACACATAACATCACCAGAGACGGTTTTAACGCCGTTGTTTACATTAATACAAGTAACAGTACCTGAACCTAATATGATAGATTCAACATCACCATTTACTTCTATATTGATCTCAATTTCATCACCCACGACAGGCAAACCATCGACCATTACAACAGTTCCCCCATCGGATGTTTTCTTGATAACCATCTCACTGAAAGACATGGTTTGATCATTTATGGTCACTTTCGTATTGTTAGCAACCATAGACATAAGTCTTGTTAGTGCATCATTCCCTGCCATATTACACCTCAAATGTCATAGTACTATTAAATGCACTGTTTTCATGTTGTACACCAAAGGTATATCCACGTGGATTACATATCACGCGAGTATCGCCTATCATGTAATCATGTGATGCATGAATATGACCATGTACCCAAACGTCTGCACCTAAACTATCGACAAAATAATCCATATTTGAACAGTAGCAACCATTCAAATTATCATCACGGTAGAGCGGATCTACACTGTTAAAACTTGGAGCGTGGTGCGTCATTATCACCGTTTTTGTATTTTGACATACTTCACGCTGTTTGTCAAGGCATTTCTGCAAAAAAGTTTTTGTTTCGTAATGAAAAAATTCAATTTCTTCAGGTGTAATCCGATGATGCCAGTACGTTGATGGATCGCCATGCCTGATGCATTTATAATCGTTCATTCCCAACCGAGCATGTAGCTTAGTAAGAGGATTACCGTTATCATAATCTGTCCACAAAGTACCGCCCAATATTAATACATCATCAAATATACGAAAGTCATTCTGAAGGAAATGAAAATTAGAAATTTCTTCGTCGAGTTCTTTAAGTACTCGATGCGTTTTTGTTATATTTGAACGATAGTACTCATGATTACCAGGAACCAAAAGCACTTCTTTGAATTTAGAAGAAAGTATTTCAATCATATTTCTGTACTTATTAAAACGGCGAACTTCACCAATATCACCAGGAAGTAAAAGAATAGCATCTTTATTTCCAGTAACATTATTAATAAAATCAACCGAATCATGCGTATCAGAAAAAGTGATAAATTTCATCTAAATTCCTTAAATATTCTTCCAGATTTTCAGTACTTTCTGGATAGACCGTTATTGTACGAAAATCAGTTCTATGTCCAAATGGGGAAAATTCTTCTCCATTATGAAAAGTTCCAAGTTTAAAGTTGTTTTTCAACCGTGCTGCTATTGTACCACGTTGCCATCCTGTGTCAAGTGGTCTTCTTCTGTTTTTTAATTCAAGGTACTGTTCTGTACAACAATCATACACCGTAATTTCATTACAGTGTAAGACGAATGTGCTTGAAAAATAGCGGGACATTCCATTTGACATACGCTCATTAAAACGGTCAAAGACTGAAGAACTATTATATTCCTCCACAATAGGAGGAACAATAAACACAACTTCTTCATTTGTACCAAAGTTTGTATAGATAATCATTCTAGACGAGCCAATTTCTCACGAAGTACATGCACTGCTGATTCTTTTATTTCAAGAATACGTTCATATGTATCAGCCGTATCTTTATCAAAACGGAATTCAACAAATACTGGTAAGAATATACTCATTTTTCCAGTACGTTTATCACGAGTTAATGCAGTACTTTCTACAGTAGCAATACCACCATCAATTTCATCCCAACGCTCCATCATGGTTGTGAATGTCCATTCATGGTCTTTTTCTTTGATACCAGTTCCGCATCCTACTTCGATAATCCCGTCTTCGGATTGTAGAATTAATGCACCAATCAAACCAGCACGTTTACCTTCACCTGGACGATAACCAATAACGCGAAGATCGAACTGCATTTTTAATTTTAGTTTTAATTGTTTTGGTGATGTATGTGATTTCCAGATAGCACTTTCACATTTAAGAATAACACCTTCCTCACCACGTTCAATAGCTTCAGTATTATAATCAAAGGCTTCACCAATATCTTGTACTTTACGATATTCAACTAATCGTACATATTCAGAATCCAACGCACTGATTGCGTTTTCAAGAAGTTCGCGACGTTCTTTACGTTCTACTTCCCAAATACCATCCATATATGCATCATATGGCAATACATCCCATAGAACAAATACTACACGCATTGCTTCTGAATTGGTGATGCTGTCTTTACCAGCTTTCTGAATAATACCATTACCTGTTTCACGAGGTAGAATATTACCATCAGTATCCAGTACTAAACATTCACCATTGAAAACAACACCATTTTCAAATCGGTCATCTAGACGCTGCACATTTTGTGCAAGGAAAATCATGTCATCATCTTTATGACCCAAGAAGTCATAGATTTTACCATTTCGTGACGTACAAAGCAATGTATTATTGACAACAGCACTGTTTAAATACTGACCATCCATTTTAATTTCAGCAACTGCATAACCATGAGTTTTGAAAGATGTAATATTTGGAATGGTTTTTTCAGTCACTAGAGAACAACGCATGTAAGGTTCATCTTTAATAAAGTTCTTACCGAATACGTCATTTGCATTTTTCTCTTGAATACCACAGTCAAGATTTTTCAGTACGACGCGACGAACAACATCAGCATCATCTTCACTTACAGAACCAAGTAATTCACCAAGGAATTGCCGAGCGGCATTACCTGTAACTGAACGAGTGTATAGTGCGTCAAGTGCGTCAAGTGCTTCTGAAAGAGTTAGTTTTTTGTCAGTACTAATTGGTTCTGGAATCTTTTTAATACCGCTAACAATAGATGGTTCAAGTGCTAATTTAATTGCACGTTTCAAATCATCATTATTAATGTTTTCTGACAGAATATCTTTCTTTGCGTTAGTACTAGCAGTTTCTTTAATTTTTAAAATAATATCTAAAACAGACATGTTATATCCTTTAACAAGGGGAATATTATTCCCCGATTACATAATGACCCATAAGAACTTCTTCTGGCATTGGTACAGTGTCTAGCCTAATTCCCTGATAATCACGGCGGATTGGTGCAAAAATATTATCACTACGATAAGACCCAATCTGACGATGATTGGTAATATCAATATCAAGTGCTGGATAACCCTTATCATCTACTCCACCAATTGGATAAGTGCGTAAATGCGTCATAGTATGATGTGTGCCGTAATATGATTGGTCTGAAGTTTCTTCCCAATTATAATGACTATTCCATGCGAATCCGAAAATCATAGAATTATTATGAAGATAAATCTTATCCCCACCAATATATTGGATTTCTTTTGGGTCTACTGGATTATATTCAATCTTCAGTTGTTCACGTTTGTATGGTTTAACCGAAGCAAAAATAGGCACAACAGCATTAGGAATATAGCTAGGGTCATAGTACTGCGACTTTTTCTTTGTTGAATCTTTTATTTGCTCATTAAACTTTTGAACAACATCTGACATATCGATATTGTCATTTTCATATTGTTCAACAATTTTATAATCGTCAGAAATTGAACTAAGCATATGATAATTACCAGTACTTACTTCCTGAACAACAAAACGCAAAGAACTTTTTGCACTTAACTGGAATGGCTTGTTGTTATTCACAGTAATAGCATGTGCTTTGCCACAATAAATGAAAGTTCTATTTCCTTTATAATGTTCATAAACCAGGCGAGTGCCGATGAACATTTCTTTGGCTTTTTCTTTCTGTTCTTTTTTCTTTTCTTCACGTGCGATTAGGTCAGCAAATAATTTTGTTTTTTCATTGACTAATTTTTTATTGTGAGTGAAGAAAAGTTCATCCTGAAATTCACCTTCTACAATCGTATTAGTTTCCAGAAGATCACATAGATTGTCTGAAGTGATTTCAAACTCGAAACCTTCTGGATGCATGATACGCCAAACAACGTTAGAAGTACTGTAACGGCTAACATTAGTAACCATTCGGAAACCCTTACGTGGTTTATTATCAACATAAATTGGTTCCATTCCTGGGTCTTCAGTGGTTTGACCATAACGGCGGTATGGAGTAGCCCAAGCATCAGCTTTGACTTTTGCATCTTTGAATGCTTTCGTGTGCTCTTTATCAGCAACCACCATCCATCCTAGTACTTCTTCTGCTGACCGATATACACGTGTTACATAAAATTTCTCTGGAATAGCTACCATTGTTTTTCTCTTATTTTGCTAGTGGTAAGAATGCTAATGTTTCCAAAACTGGAATGCCATAACGACCATATGAATTATACATGGCGAGTTTTAATTTACTATATTCTTCAGAATCTGGTGCAGTTTTGCGAATTGCATCCATATAATCAACCGCATCTTGTGGCATAATTATACTGATACTTGTTAGTGCGTTATTTACGCCTGGCTCGAAGAATGGTGCAAATGGAAGTACTTCATATTCTTCTTCTGCTTCCCATTTTTCCATCAACGCCAAAATTGACATTAGATTATCGTGCATTCCACCATTTACAACAATCGTTGTTTTATGGAACTGAAGATATGTCATAATAGTACTATGTTGTGGTGTAGTGTGTGGATATTTTAGAAACATCTCACCAGTACTGTGTTGTGTTTGAATACCAGCATGAACACCAGCCATGTACATGTTTGTAATACTATATAAACGCATTAATAAGCTTCCTTTACAAAAACAGTAACGCCGCCAGCAATTAATGTTGACAATGTGGTACGGCGGTTAAATTTATCATCTTTGATTGTGTAGTAATAATCAATGATGGTAGTCGTTGTTCCATCGATATGGATAATTGGTTTACCTAAAATTAACGTTTCTGAATGGTATGTATCATTATCGAATGCGATTAGTACTGTGTTCATAGTAAAATCGACTTCTTCTATAATTTCAGGATTGGTGATAATAAATGGTTGGAAATATGGTTCTTCTTGCAACTTTGATCGTACTTTTAATTCTTTCATTATAGTTCCTCTATTGTATATCCTTGATCTGCACCCCACAGATCGGGAAGTACTGATTTAAATTTCATGAAATGTGTTTCCGTGTCCATATATGCTAGAGTGAATTTATTAGCTCTGAATTGAGTATCAATCCAAACACGATTTCCGAACTGGAATTTATTAGGAACTCCAGTATGACCATGAATAACATAATCAACACCATTAATAATACGTTCTAGTTTCTCTGCTTCAGGAACATCATAATCAAACATTGCGTACTGAATAGCATCACGATCCCAAATTAACTGGTGTCGGTACTCTGCATTTGTTTCAGCCCATTCTTTGATTGTATCCCAATCGCTAACACTTGGATAATGTGGGATTCCTGCATGAGCAATACCCAATTTATATCCACGATGATTCACTTCAATAAGATGTGGAATATCTGAAAGCATTTCACAAAAATGTGAAATACCTGCTTGTCCAATTTCTTCAAGCGTAGTAGTACCGCCATTATGAAGCCAATTCAAATTCCATTCACGACTTGATTGTGCCTGAATCATCATCGATTCATGATTACCAAGTACCATGTATCGATTTTCTTTAGTTAAAAATTCATGCAACATTTTTGCATTATTTGTGCCGCGATCAACCAAATCACCCACGCTGATTATTACATCGTCATCAGTGATTCCTAATTCTCGTAAGGTTGCTTCATAGAAATTATAGTTTCCATGAATATCTCCGATGATATATAAATCTTTATCATCGGGAACATTAATTATCTTTACATGTGTCATTAATATTCTTCTTCATCAGATTGTTCTTCGTCATCATATCCGTAATAATGATTAGCACTAATGTATTCAAGTGCTTCACGTAAAGTTTTAAACACTTTAAGTTCACTACGACGATGCCATGCAATCTTTGACAATATCCATTCAATACTTTCAACATCATATACCAATGAATAGCAACCGTACTCTGAGCAGGTTCGTTCAAAAATGGACATGGTAATTACTTTATTACGGTCATATTCTTCCCCATCAATTGGGATGATATATGGTAGTACTTTTTCAATCCCGCTCAATGTTTGTTCAAGATTAGAACCGTCCTTATATAACATCAGTTCAAATCCACATTGATTAGTTGCTGGAAAATAACCGCAAGTTCGAAGCCCGATAGATTCAAAGAAACGATTACGTGCATGATAATGATCCATACCATTAGAACAACCATCGTTCACGATATAGAACTTAATCATATCTTCTTCAGTTTCAATCGCTTCGCTTTTTAGTTTTAGTACTTGAGCTTGCAGTTCTTGAATCTCGTCAGTAAGTGCACTGTTTTCTTTGAACATGGGCTGCATTAGTGCTTGGTTCGCCGCACGTTTGCTTGCTAATTCTTCAATACGTGCTTCAATTGCTTCAATAGTAGTCATGTGTTTTCCTCAATTAAAATAGGGAACTACTGTTCCCCACGAACTTAATAATCTTCTTCTTCGTCGTCACTATTCCAAGAATCGTCATACCAATCAGACAACATTTCATGGACAGAAAGTTTTTCTTTATCAGTAGTACTTTCATCAAAGACTACATCATATTCGCAAACAGGCTCATACATTTCCATGTTTTCATATAATTTTTCTTTGATTTCGTGAACACTTTCATTAACAAATAATTCAAGATATTTGTCACAAGATTCACTTTGAATATAAATTGCTACAATCATTATCTAATCCACTCTGTATTTCTATCGTATGTTTTGTACTTACTTGTACTCTGATCTTCATTCCATCTTTCTTCACAGCACTTACATTCAATCTCGTACCAATAAGAATCCTGTGAACGATCATAGTTTCCAGTATCTGAACACGCTTTAATTTTTACATATTCATGTTCACAATCTTGACGAAATTGCAAAACGTCACCAAGTGCTTTCACTTGTGCTTCTTTTAGTACTAAGTACTGCTTACGTTTTTCAGCAAATTTTTCATCACCAAGTTTAAGTATCTCATGATACTCCAACAATGCTTTTTTGGTGCTAAATTCTGTACCATCAAATGCTACGTAAACTTTATCTGTCATAGAATACTCAATTTAACATCTTTAATTAATACTGGTTCTTCGATACCTTCAACATAAACTTCGATAACAGAAATAGAAAGGTACATACCTAAATCCATACGTTTACCTTCGTATTGTTTCATGAAATCTTCGCCGAATACTTCAGGTTTTAGTTTAACATCATAAAAATATAAATCGGCTACGCCATGTTCATCCCAACCTTCCCATGAGTCTAGTAAGGTGAACTCAATTCCTGTTCTTTCCATTTTTCTTCCCTTTTTTCTTTCGTTCTTCCCATTCTTCTTTTATCATAACTGGTATTGACACAGGCCAGAAAAATGCTAATGCTGCGGTGATCGCCAGACCGATACCAAAAGTATCTGATACACCACCGTGCCATAATGCGAATCCACAGAATGTGATAACTGCCCCAATACAATAAACAAGAGAAATATATGCAAGTACTTCTAACATATTAATCCCACCCTAACTGATGACGCCAGCCTTCAGAACCAAATGAATCATTTTGGTCACCACCTTCAAGAACATCGATAATGAAATCAATCTCACCAGAAACCATTTCACCATCAACTTTAATACCGTTTTCGATATTTTGTAGTACTTCAAGAGTAAGTGGTGTAAAATTCTCAAATAGGTCATTTGGATCTGCGTCTGGATCATCGCTCCAGTATTCGCGGTCAAACTCTACTACCATATTATACATCGTGCGAAGTTCAAACATAAAATCAGGATCAGTACAAATACCAGTTACTTCCAGATCGCGTTGATGTTTTCCAAATTCACGTTCACTCATACATACCGCTCCATAAGAAAATCAAATACATCTTTCAATGATTTTCCTGTATACCAGTCAACCATTTCTAAATCATCAAATGAACAGTCATCGGTTTCATCTTCGTCTGCATGTTCATATATTTCAACCATCCATTCATTTTTGTAGTTAGTATCTATTTTAAACACTAACTCATTGAACGTACTTTCTTCGATTTCATCCATCATATTTGCAATGTAATCGAATTGTACTTCTTCTGAACCTTCAGGTAATGCGTATTTTTCTTTATTAGTTTCCATAATTCTTACCTAACAACCATAGACAAACTAGTGCTAGTAGTGGGGAGAATACAAGTGCAACTACACCCCAAATAAACATTGAGCGATTATTATCGCGAGCAGTTGTTAAAGTCCAAATGAACGCGAACAACCAAAGTACAGTAAAAATGATTTCCATAATTTATTCCTCGTTAAAATCCATAACTATTATGGATTCATATTGTATAGATTTAGAAGGGTACTTAGATTTGTAGTACTCTAATCCTTTTTTTAAATCAACGAATGCACTTAAATTATATCGAACATCTTCATATACTGCACCGTCTTCATCATGATCGACAATTTCATATGAAGTGTAATAAAATAAGTAAACATTCTTATTCATTAGATTGAGATCCAGAATGTGTTAATACTTGAACTTCAATATCAAACTCACTTTCTGGATAAGTTTTTTCAAGTTCAGTACGAATACCACCATTCACATAATATGAACCTGAATTGAACCAGTACTCATCAGTATGGGTGATAATATCACGCACTTCAGATGTACCTTTTTTCTTAATTGTATAAACAACACTAATAGCCATAATTGACTCCTTTTTTTCTTAATTAAAAAGAAGGGATACCGAAGTATCCCTTATTATCAGAAGTTTCCTTCCGCAACTGCATAAACTTTAAGTTTTAAAAGTTTACGCCACATTTCAACTACTTTCTGGCGGTCGTCGAATACTTTAACTACTTTATAATTACCAAGTACATGGTTCATATAAAGTTCGTACTTTACAATGTCATCAGAACGGTTATCATCTGCACCACGCATGAAGATATGATCGTATGGTACACCGTACTTCTGTAACCATGCTTCAGTATCTTCTTGACATGTTTCATGACGACCACTCATGATGATCACAGTACGATTTAAATAGTTCTTTTCAGCCAGTACTGACAAAATAACTTCAGGATCTGGATCATCAACAAGAACTTTATTTTCTTCATATGGACCACGTTTACCATTCATGTGAGCCAAAGTACCATCAATATCAACAATGATAGCTTCTGGTAAATCAGAATTTGAATTACCAACTACATCGAAATTGTACAAGTACTTTTCAGCCATACCATCAATAACTTCTTCTGGTACAGATTTTTCACGAAGAAGGTTACGTTCTTTACAAAGCTTAACGTACTCTTTTACTGCAAAGAAATCATGTACGAAAGTTTTATCTTTCTTGAATTCTTCAAAGAAGTTTTGTTCTTTGTAAGTATAACCATGAGTTTTTGCAAACTCTTTCCATTTATTACGAACGCTTGGATTCAAGTTGGTATCACCAACGATGATGTTCCAGTTGTTCGCTGCCGCATGTGTTGCTGCACTGTACTGTGCGTTTTGCACGTACTGTTCGTTATCTTTGCGGAATTTATAGTTGCTGTGTGAACCTGCCATAGTCTGGCGAATATCATCCAAGTTTACAATAACAGTCTTCGACCGTGCTTTCTTTACTTGTTCATTCGCCCATGTGGTTTTACCACACCCTGGCAATCCTACTGTTAATGTCAATACTGGCATGATTTTCCTATCCCAAATTTATTGCTAAAAATTTTCAAAACGTTCTCTGATAAACGAATACTTGCAGTATCATTTTTAGAACTATATTTTAGTGGCGTCCATTCTAACCCACTCGAATCCAAAAAGTCAAGTGCTCGGAAGTAATCTTTTAAAGAAATAAATTTAATTACTGTCATATCTTGCACTATGCTGTGTTGCATTTCTACTTTCATGGGATTCTCCGATTAGATTATAACGTACTCATTACAGTACTTCATCGTTAGATTAAAGAATGCACCTTCGTCGAAGTACATATCACCATCAACGATAAAAGCAATGTCGCCAATTTCTTTTACATATCTTACCATTTCAATTAGTTTATTGAATGGTACAACTCCTTTAGGGATTAGGGAAAATTCATGATTTTTATATAGTACTTTAACGGTCGTTATTGTAACTAAATTACTCACGTGCGTATCGTCCTAAATCATAAATTTTTGGTTTTTTGTTTTTGGGCTTACGTTCCTTCTTGTACATAGTACTGCTGACACCAAAAGTGTTTTTGAGACGCTTTACTGATTTCTGAACCCCTTTCCTTGAGCGTTCACTCTGCAAAGCGTCAATTTCTTGTAGTATCTTTCTATGTTCTTCAGGAGTTCGTACTTCGCCCTTTTTCGATTTATACTTCGGTTTAGCCATCACTACTCCTTGTTAGGCTATTACATTCTTTAAACTTCGAAGTTTACAAGAACGTCCTTCATGTATTTTAACATCATCGCTTTATAATCTACGGGCTTAGAGTTATAAAGACTGAACGCAATACCAGGCTTACCAAGTTCGTTAGGTACGTCTGATTGAACTTTTAAAGCATATTCTTTACGGTCAAGATGTTTGTTCGCTTCGTAAAACGACTCACTATCATGTACAAGCTTATTATAGCATGAAAAAACAAGCTGTTCCATTTTTTCAATCTTCTTGATGGAGTACAGATCAGTACTAAACATTTGTTTAAGATCGTCTGACGCACCAGTAATGATTGCCTCATATAAGCGAGAATCAACATTAATGCTGTCTTTAGTAAAGTGCAGTGCACAATACCAGTCAGTTTTAATCTTACACATACGTCCATCTTTTAGGATTAAAACAAAACCTTCAATATCCTGCATTGAACGAGTTGCTTCAATACTATCATACAAAGTTTCTTTCATAGGAAACGTTGGATCAATTTCGCCGTACTTAGCAAATACAGAACGGCTGTAAAGCAACGGACTAAAGCCCTTCAGACGGTGACCAATTAAAAGTTCACCAGTCATGCGATGACGCAAATTCAGTACTGTTAAATTATCTTCCTGGTACGGAAGAACAATACGATATTCAGGTGAAGTGTATTCCATATTCACCGTATAACCCATGCTTTCTGCGTAATGAACTTCATTGTACAAATCACGATCATTATGCAACATTGCAGTACTATTTTTCGCATGATCTGAATTCAGTGATGCATGTGATTTAGTGCGTACTTCATAATCAACATCCATAAAAGTACTAATAATGGAACCATCAAGTTTATCCATCACAACTGCAATTTCAGAACTTAAAGTACTTTTATCATACATAGTGAATGGATTTTCATATGCATTAAAAAACTTCATCGGTGTACGTGAAGCCATACCAATGAATTCACCAGTTTCGCTTACCTGAAACATAGTACCGCGACATTCCAATGCACTCGGTGCTAAGAAGTCGGAATAACTTGCCAGGCGATAAGAGAAAATACGAAAAATACCACCAGCAGTACTTTCAAAATCTTTCCACATGAACGCATCATTCACAGAAGTAAGATTCATCAGGTCATCAAAAATCTTTTTTGTTTTAGACATGTTTTTAATTCTCTTGTAATTGGACAGAGGTGAAATATAGCATCACATTTATATTTTGTCAACTTAATATTCACTACTTTCGTCAATTATTCGTTGCAAATCGTACTTATCAATACGGACTCTCAAAGTTTTATTCGCCGGATAAGCATAGTACTTGTCATTATTGTGTCTGAGATAAACCATGCCTTTAGACGTTCCATATCTTCGCGTATCAGTATAAATTATGGAACTAAAAGTAGGTTCTTCTGTGCATAGAATATAAGCTACATCACCCATTGGTTTATAGACTATTGTACCATCAGCAATCTTATATGCTTCTATAAGTACGTTGATGTAGTCATTGTTATTCAAATTTATCATTTGTTTTCTTCCAAAGAATCTTGTATATCATACATTAAATCTTCTGGATGAACATGAGCTACTAATTCAGTATCTTGTGAAATCATGTTAATATTTCCAGTACTATCTACTAGGAATACACAATCTTCATCACATTTAATTTCTCGGTGATTTTCACCATAAATCTTAATGCTTCGGCGTAGTGTATATTCTTTAGTGCCTTTTACTTTTGTAACAGTAGTTCCATCTTCAATGTAGTTGGCCTCTACAATTACTTTCATAGAACTAATACCACGTGCATTAATAGCCATAAAAATCCTTTAAAATAATGCCCCGAATTTCGGGGCAAATAATTAGAACAGTTGTACCATACCCATTAGTACTGAATCATCAGGACGTGAATATGATTGTTTCTCAATTTTGAAATAGAATGAATCAGCATTTTCTAAACAATAACGCTTTTTCAAACATCTGGTGTAGGTTGAATTGTTTGGGTGTACCCATTCGTAAATTTGTATACCCTCATCATTGTAACCAACAATAGATGTACGGTTCCCATCATGTCTGTTATAATTCTTGCTACGTTCAGTAAAGTACTTCACTTCTACTATAGCAGGTTCTTCATAAACATAAGGCATTTCAGTTAGTCTAAAATAATAATGAGTTTCATCTTCCGAATATCCAACTAATACTGTTTCTGTATTGCTGACACCATAATGTTGTAAACTCTTAAACTCATTATCTTTTATATCCTCAATGACTTCACGCAGTACTTGTACTGGATCGCCATTTGGATTTGTTACACCACTAATCCTACGTTCTATTATAGGGTCGGTATAACGTCTTTCTTCCTGAACTTTACCGTTCATATATAAGGCAACGAAATCATCCTTATATGTTTTTACTGAGTACTGAGTACTGTTTACAGCACTGAATACATCAGCTAACATATTGGCTTGTCCACACTGAACACCATCAACAGCCCCAGCAGTCGCGTATTCTGCCATAACGGAGGTTAATGTTTGAAAGTTTGACATGTTGAGTTCGTTAGCCATTTCAGTTGCAAATTTAATACGATCTACCATCGCTCCACACTCCTTGTGAATAAATCTGCTTTACTTCTCCCTTAATTATTTTCTCTTACTGCAATTAGCTTGACATTACCTGTCAATTCTAATCCAGAATAACCCATAGTCATCTTATGGCCTTCTTCTTCGAGAAGGAAGATGCCTAGTACTGAAGTGTTCGAACCATAACCCCAAAAGTAACTTGGCTTAGATAGTAGTTCTTCATGATCAGTGTCAAATAATGAATTCTTAACTGCCGTGGATTCATTCAATGTATAGCGTTCATCACGGTCAATAAAATTATAGTACGTTCCATCTTTATCAAGAGTTATGCGTTTAAAGAATAAACGTTGTTCTTTGAATGGATTACCTACAATGTTGAAAAGAAGTTGATCAATAGTTGGTGAGTTAGGACGTTGTGGTGTGATCATATCCTGTACTTCATCAATCATTTCGATTGCAAGCTCAATACTAAAAGGTTTAGAACGGTCGAACATATTACTTACATCAATTCCATAGAATCCACTTAGCTGATCTTCTAACGCATCCCATGAATCAATGTTCAGATTAGCAGTAGCAATACCAATTTTAAACATCTCTTTTTTAGAGATATTATATCCACGTTCTAAGTACTTGGAAACACGTAGTGAACTCATAATAGGGTAACGGGTTCCCGCATTAAAGGTAAGGCGACGTGCAGCAACAGCAGTTATAAAATAATCGTGCAATACGAAATCATCTATTTTGAAATCATAAGCTGCCATATTAATATGGAAATCGTAGCTTTCGAAAATATCATGTGCAGTTTCAAAATAGTCAAAGTGGATTAATTGTAGATTCAATCCATTATGAGAATATGTAATACTACGTGATGTTTGATTTAGACATACAAATTCAAAAGAACCAACATCAAGAAAGTCTTCTTCTGATAAAATGAATGGCTCACCTTCTTCGCCTTCTTCGTTAAAAGTATTGCGAATAAAAGTGACTATATCCTTCTTGGAACGAAAATAAATGTCATAGTCATTAATTTCTGCACCAGTGAAAATAGAAGTAATAGCTCCACCAGCAATAATAGCATTTGTGGTTTTTAATAATTTTACTGCGTCTTCCCCTAGACTACGTAGGAGAATATTTTTATGTTTTACTAGATTCAATTGCTTTCCATTCCTTTATAATTTCATACAATATAAAACCCGTCCCAAACGAGCCAATACTCATTGCGATACTAGTCAGTACTGTGATTCCCAATGATTGGGTAGTTGCATTCAAATAGAATGCACATACCCATAGTAACAGTAATGTCAGTACTTCAACACATACCATTATCTTTTTTAAACTTTTCAAATCATTCATACTAAGAACCTTTTGATTCTAGAATAGTAAGAAACGCACGAATTGTACGTACTTCAGTCTGAAGCATAAATTTAAGTACTTCATAAACTTCACGTTGATTGAATTGGTTTTTAGCAGTACGCATCATATCAAGGAAGTATTTCTCTACTTCATCGCAGTACTCAGCAAGTTTAGCAATACTGAATACACCAACAGCAGTACTTAAATTGTGAATACGGTCAATTAGCTTAACAACTGAACATACTGCACAATGAGCAATTTGTTCAAAGTAATCGTAGTAAGTTTTACCTTCACTTGAATCACTGTCAACAAATTTAGATAAAGTACGACTGTACTTAACACTATCAGGAAACATCTGAGCAAGTTCTTGCTGATACTCAGGGTAATCTTCAATAAGGTCATGGGTCACAATTGCCATATAAACAGAATATGGGTCTAACAGTGAATTGTGTAGTCCTAATGCTAGACTAAGCATTTCCAGTTGGTGAGAAAACTCAGGATTACCATCACGCCGTTGATTGCTGTGAATTTGTTCTGCATACGTAATGACACGACGAACATTAAAGTATTTCGGGTCAAGTAGAGTTAGCCCTTCAATAATTCCTAGTACTTTAGTACGTAGTTTACTGTATTCTGTTTTTTCCATTATTTGCCTTTAGCTCGTTCAACAATATCTTGAATTAATTTTTTAAGTTTAGATGCTTCAGTACTTAAAAATTGAAGTGCTTTACTGAGTTGTTCGTTGGACTGAAATTGTTTCAGATAATCTCGGTCTTCATTCTTTCGGCTTTTCATCATCTTGTTCCTCTATAATTTTCAACATTAAATCAAGCTTTTCGTTGATACGTGCAAGTATTTCTTCGATCTTATTAATCATATTGGCAGCACTTTCTAGGTGCTGCTCATCATTATTCGTCTTCTTCATCAATATCATCATCCATATCGTCAAGATTAAGTACATCGATTTTTGGATGTTCGAATTTATCAAATAACTCAATATTTTCTTTATCTACAACCATAAGAACAAAGTTAGTTACTGGTTCAAAATCTGGTTCCAATCCAGTTTCCTCTGTTATTAGTGCACGAAGTTTTTCAACTGCATCATCGAACTGTTCAGGATCAACAAAATCCATCATTAGATGTGCAAATTCACCATGACTATCACCGAAAGTACAGTTCAATTGCATTCCTGAACCAACACGTACCCAAATGTCAGTATCAAGTTCATTTACTAAGTACTCATAAACTGCACGAACAATATCATGATTACGCTGAATGATAATATCACGTGCCTCTAGGCATTCGAGAATATAATCTACATTAGCGTAATATTCATAATCACCATCATCATCAATAGTGTATTGAACATCGTCATGATAAAAACTGTACATAAATTCCCCACCTTTCCAGTTACCACGGACTGGACGGGGAATAACACCTAAGCGTAAGTACTTCGCGAAGGTATTAGTCAAAAAACTCGACATATTATTATTTCCTTCTTGGTTGAAAATTTGATGCTATCGAGGCTTTATTGAATTGTCAAGAGATATTCTTGAATTTCTTCAACAGTCATGCTCTCTTTGCACAAAAATTTCATCAGTCCTGGCAGTACAGAGAACATGTCTGAGAACGCCTGTATCTCATCCAGATTGAATGAAAAGCCCATTGGGATGACCTGTGCTTGCCACGCCCCCGACACGTTGTGAGCCGTTACAGAGAGCAGAACACGGTCATTATATTCTACTGACACATGACGATAACCAGTACCTTCATTCTGATCCCAAAACATAGTGTTAACTTTGAATAACATTTTTTACTCCCATATATGTAGATATAATATCAAAATACTCCATATTGAGTTTAATGTCATTACCAGGAAGACAATAACTGAAGGTTTCAATATCATTTCTTTTAACTGCGTCACGCATTACAGTGCTGCTGTATGGACTTGTACCACGCTCACCCATGTTGATAACATCAATATTATCAAATGAATATAATGTACCGTTGTATTTTTTCAGTACTGACTCAAAATGTACAAAACGGTCTGAACCACATAAAAGAATTAAATTATCATACTCAGCATTCAATATTTCAAGAGTAGTGAATAATGTTTCGCCTTGCTCCGCCTGAATATACTGACGAAACGCAGGAAAATAATCTTTTATCATTTGCACTTTTATTTCGTAAGGTAATGGATTATTACCTTTATCTTGCGTAGTACTGACAAATATTTTTAATTCTGAATTCGGAATACTATAACTCATTGTCAATCCAGTACCAAATATATTGGCGTGGCCGATATGTACTGGATTAAATCTTCCGTACACCATGATACAAGTCTTTTTCATTTATTATCCAAGTAAAAACGGTTGAACTACGAAACCAAGACTATTAAGTACTTCATACTTTTCCTGAGTAATGTTATTGTCATAGATGACAATCATACTTGGGAATGGAGCACCAGTTTTCTTATGAGAACCATCTTCTTTCCATGATGGAAGACTACGGTTATCAAATTTTAAACGTCCTTTAACAAAACATATCGCAGTAGCAGAGTCACGAACATACTTGTGGAAGTACGTGGTATCAGTTCGTGCTGGTGGTAGAGCAATAATTGTTGTTCCATTTTGTTTAAATTCTTCATCGAATTTCTTAAACCATTTACTGATTTCACGACCATAAGGTGGATTGCACCAAACAGTTTCACCAGCCCATGAATGTGCTAGTCCATCAGTTTCAGGAGTGTAGTACTTTTCACATTTAGCGGTTTCATCCATTGCAGCAGGATCTAATGTGAAGTTCCATACAGCATGTAGTTTCTGATAGAAGTCATCGGGAGTATCCCAAGTATTCGATGCAGAACTAAAGTGTACGGACATATTGTTATCTTCCATGATTTTTCCTTTTTATATTTTTTGACAGTACTCTGTTATAAAGTCAAACTCAGTGCTATCCCTTCCTGATTCGTAACAAAACCTGAAATAATATCCATATTTCATCATCAAATTAAACAGTTCATCTTCTTTAAAAGAATAATCTTTAAAGTCTTTAGGGTCACCATTGTACTGAATAAAATTCATAACATCATCAGTAATATCTATATTCTCAAAGTAGAATTTCCTTTCAGTCAGTTCACCTGAAGGACTGAATTTTTTATATTCACCGTATTTTTTATTATCAAATTCATAGTACAATGATTGTACTTTATTGTTACTGTACCTGTATTCAACGTGTCCATTGTATTCAATTTTATGGATTAGGGTAGTTTTAGTAGGTCGATAATCAATCTTTGCAATAACAATGCTATATAATAACTCTGTTATCTTGCTAAGCTTATTATTTTCCAGTTTAATACAATACCCTTCAAACTCATCCAAATTTACAGTACTACTTACTTCACCTGTATGCTTACATTTGTACACGATCTTCATTTACATCTCACTTTAGGAATCAGTTCATCGCTGATTCGTTATACAAGGAACATCTAACGATGTTCCAGTAAATCACTTTTGAACTCAACTGACGTTTCGTTCTTCGGTGATTTACGTTCTCACTTAACTATAATATGTTTAACACTATTATTACTGACGAGATTTGTTGATGCATTTTCATCCCCCCACAGGGAGGGAAGAACAAATCTGACGATGATAGTCATAGCAGTTTCATGTCACGAATTTCTTAAAAGAGCGGAAGCGGGTTGTCCGGTTTCTCCCTATCGCGGTTCTATACAACGGTCGTAGTCTTACTACACTGAGTACCAAAGCCACATGAACAGCTTCAGTACTTGTTAAATTTCACGAATTTTAGACGGATCTATATTGTACAAATCCAATCGCAAAATTTAACTCCCTTATACATTAGGTAGGTGCGATCCTATATGTCTATCAAGGCATGAACTTATGTAGTGCTGTCATGCTTTATACAGCCGCATTGCCGTGATTCGTAGTCTTATGTCGCGTTTGTATGACTGCTAGTACTCTAACGGGTTTCTTTTGCTGTTCGTACTGAATGAACTACTCATCTGACCGATTACTTTTCATCAGTCCAGGTTCAAAACTATCCTTGTTCTTCAAGGTCATTCAGAGTTTTTCTCAATTAAAAAAGGACAGTACATCATACTGTCCTATACATTATACCATAAAAAATTAAAACGTTTCATCTGTCATTTGCATCATTTTAAAACACAAACTACCTAGAAACTGTAGACCTGATTCATGAAAATCTTTCTTCTCAAGAATGTCAGGATCGTCTTCCATAAACATCTTAACAGTATGTTTGAACTCATAAGTTCTTATGGGCGAACCATAGTACTTTTCAGAACGGTCACGACCTTCTTCATAATAACTTTCAAAGAATTTATTAAGAAAAGGTTGCTCCCGCTCAAGTATATCAGTGCAATTCTTGAACATTGCGTTCTTCTCATACTTAATGTATGGTTTTAATTCAGCCAGAACTTGTTCGTAAAAAGCATATGGACAAGTGAATTCAAATGGTTCATCTTCTTCTTTCAGTGGAAAGAACTGAATCATGTAATTATAATTAGCTTTTCCTCCGTAACCAACATTACCACTTTTCATATTGTCTTCACGAGTGGCTTCATATGCTTCTAGAACACTATTACCGAACCCAATAATTTTAGTATCAAGGTTATAAGTACAGTAACAGTACTCAGGAACACAAAGTGTCTCTAACTGGAACATAGATTCATCAGAAAGATTCACTAGTACTGTGCGAGTTGCATAACTTGTATAGAGAAATTGTGATTCTCTATTCATAACCGCAGCTAATGAACCTAATAATGCATTAAATGTTGTTCTTTGTTTCCTCGGAATGACATATTGATTTGCATCCGTTGCTTGAGATTTACTTGCTGAACCACTGAAACCTGAACGGAATGATTCAAATGATAAAAAGAAATTAAAAAACATTATTCTATACTCACTAGAGTTATGCTACCATCGCCATCAATTATTGAATTATACACAATGCCATCAATATTATGTTCTATTGCATGTTTAAGAATTAGATGGCGACGGATTGATTCTTCATACGATGCAGGTATTGCACGGTCTTCGTAACTTGATAATGCTGGCATATACACTGGATAATCAAATATATTGTCTTTCCATAGTACTGCTCTCTCAAGACGACCTAAGTTTGTATCACCAAAACTTCTTTGGAACAATTTACGGTTTTCTGTGATGAATTCTTTAGGTGTTGAATAACTAGACACACAAATAGTTTCGTTATTACCATGTAGGGTATAACCGTGATTACACCAGAATGGTTTATATGAAATATATCGCATCTCCATTACTGAGTGCCATATAAATTCAATTTCCAGTGAAGGTATATATGTCTCTGGTATATCATGGAAACAATTAAATGAAGTAGTATCCTCACCAGTACGAGAATCGTATCCAGTACTATCAACTAGACACGAAATATCATTGATAAAATTCAGTAAGTACTTTTCAGTTTTATCTTGCATGAAAACTTTATACTGGTGAATTAATGGGTATACTTCATTGTTGTATCGCTCCAATAGTGAATTATCACCATATTTGTCATTAAACAAATCCTGAAAAGACAAAACACCAAGTAGTTTGGGGTCGATGTGATTAGCAGCACTAATTATCTTGTCATTCCATACAGATTGTTCTTTACAGATTTCTTGTATATTCAATTTTCCAATCTCTCACGTGCTCGTTGAATGCTCATGTTTAGAACAAAGAAAACGCAAATAGGCCAAATAAATATCGAAATAAGCATCAGCAAGAGTGTGCGAAGTAGACTCATAATTGAAATTTCAATCCAACTATCACAATCACGATCCCACCAAAACTTAAAACCAAAATATGTTTTGATTTCTGTTGGAGTTAAATATCGTGCAGTGTAAAGCTGTTTGATATATTGCCATAGCGATACGAAATGGTATATGCCAATATACAGTGCAAATAAAACTCCTACTGCTACGTATAGTAAAAACGCAATAAATCCTGCTGACATTATGTTATTCCTATATAAAAGGGGCATTGAAGCCCCTAATAATTAATGGTTAGTACTGTAAGCGTAAGCAGGACGAAGTAGCTCTTGTGGGTTAATTTCTGGTTTTAGTACAGTTACTTTGACCTGATATTGAACACCACTAACTGGATGAGTTAGAGTTTCGTAATGCACTGATTCAATAAATGTTTCGTAATCTTCTTGTGAACGCGAAACTACTGATGCAGCGAATTTCTTACGACTTTCAGTTTTCATTGTGACGCTAACAATCTCAACGTCATCATTGTATTCATTATCAACATCATTCTCGTCTTGTGAATCATCATGAAGTACTTTTCTTACTTTTGCTTCTTCGAAGTCTTCGAACATGTTGAATTTGTCATTTCCGTTTGACATAATTTAATCCCTTTATATTACATTAATTTGTTGCTAGATCCGTGATGACGCCTTTGAATACTTGAAGTTGTTTTTCTACTTCAGCACGTGGCACAACATCTGGTACTTCTTCTTTTAATTGCTCACACGCTGCTACTAAAAATTCGTAGTCCGATTCACAATTATCATGGATCTGTTGTAGTGCAATCCAATCATTAGAAATTGGACCATTTGAATGTACCCGGAACTTAGGCCATAGAGTACCATAATCATTAACACTTTTACCGTACAGAACACGAACTGCTGTAAAAATCTGTCCAATAGTAAAATGTTTAGTGCTTTGCATATCTTCTAAGCAGCAAAGCATATCTTCGCCATCTTTACTGATTAGTACTACACCAGTAATTGCTTTTAGAAAACCTGAATGTGATTTGTTCATTATTAACCCTCTCGTTTAGGTGCGTACATTATACCATAAATTTTTATTCTGTTTCACTTTTATGATCCATATCTATTACCTTATGCCATTCTTTAAAATCTTCAAACATAAGATAAAAGGTATCCTCGTCCTCATCATCTAAGTACTGCAACAATGCAAAGAAATACTTTTCACTGTCTTTTTCATTTAGATGAATAGATGATGTGTAAATTCTTTCTAGTGCAGCCTTGTAGTTAGGAGCAGTACTTATATGAATAGTTGACCCATCATTGTATTGCATCTTTTCTGAATCACGTGGGTATCCTCGTGAACCTAACCATATGAATTTTGGAATACCATCTTTGAATTTAATTTTTCTTTTCATATTCTTGTATATGTTCCATCATAGTTCGAAGTACTGGATTTACATGTTCATCGTTATACACACATCGTGTTATATTATGCTTTAATAATTTCAATGAACTAGTATATGCTTCAAATAATTCATTGTGAGGAATCATTAAATCCAGATTAAAACAATTCGTAGTATCATACAAATTAAGTACTGACGCATCATTTAAGTACGGCAAGTTAATAGTACAATTTTTTAATGTACCAAATTCACATTGGCAGTAAGCAGAAACCACGCCTTTCTTCAAATGAATCTGAATGGATCTACCATCACCTATATGCAGCAAACTTCTCGTGCAAACACCCTTGGAATTATAGTTCTCGCGAATTTCTAATTCAGTACCTTTGAATCTAACATAATGTTCAGATGTTTTATTTTTATTAATCTTCTTCATATATTGATGAGATTCGTAGTACCAAGTATATTCATTGCGTAATACATCCATTCTTAGTGTTTTGTTTTTAAATTCGTAACGTTTCTTACTAAGATATTTTGAACCATCTTTCTTAATTTTATATGCGAAGCCGATATTCTTTAATTCTAATATTTCATCGAATCGTCGAAGTATATAATGCAAATGATATGAACGATCACGAAAATCTGGTTCTTGTGTTTTAACAGTGAATTCAAATTCTTTATTCGGTTCATATTCTCTACCATCATACCATGTACTCCACGCCATAAATTTTTCATCATTATATGTGTAGTACTGTGTAAAACTTGTTTGACCGATATATGAATCGAATTTGTTTTCAGTAGTTCCAATTATTAAAGGCGAATGCCACTTTCCAAAACATGCTTGTTCAATACATTCTTTTATCGAGTACTGTTTAAAATCCAACATTTATTACTTTCCAGAAACGTCAAAGGACGCATCATAGCGTCCTTTATGTTTGGTCTTACCCTTTTTAGATTCTTTCTTCTGATCAACAAAAGTTTTAGGTTTGTTGAACGTTTCCATGTGCTTTGCAACCGGATTATTCACAACTAACTTTTCAGTCTTCTTAGACTTAGCCATTTATTACTCCAAATATGGGTTCTTTAGTGTTAAGCTCTCTATGTCTTCTGAAGTAATCATAACATGAGGCTCGCCCTCAGTAAAGAGGAAATCATGATAACTTTCACGTACTGTAAAGTTATCCATAACGTACCCTTTAGATAAGAACATTAAAATATGTTTATCGTCAGGTTTAGTATAAGTATTCCGAAGCTTTTCTACTTCAGATTGTGGGGTTTTACCCTTGTTATTTCGCATGACACATTCATTAAATTCAGTATTCATGGTCATCGGAGTTGCCATAATCCACTTATCAGTACTGTTTACTGTAACTGCAAAACAATTGCACATTGGATTATTGAAAAATTCGTGCATTGTAGAACTACATAGAAAAAGACATTGTACAATATCTTTAATAGAAAACATTAGCCCATGTACTTCAAAGGCGTCATTAGTGATCACATCATCAATCGGCCCATTCTCTTTTTGAATAATATTCATGTGTTCACTCCCTTGAACTCTTTTATGCACTCTCCAGTGCTCTAAAAGTATTTATACTCATCCATGAGCAGTACTTTTATTATGATGAAGCGAGTTTCCGCAAGAATTCTTCGTGAACTCTACGGCACATTTGTATCGTCTGCTGCATTGTATCATAGTCGAAATCGACTGGCAAGCCAAAAACAGCACCATTCTTATCAAACACCTGGGGCAAATCTTCTATACAAAAAGTACCATCAAACAGATTAGTACTTAACTCTTTACCATCGTGGATAAAGAAAAATTCAGGACTGTATCGAATAATCATATTCTTCTTATCGATCCCGATGTTACAAAGATCCTGTAAGTTCTGTGTCCGTACTTTTAACTTGTATGAATTCTTTCTTACTTCTTGTACGTCCAGTGAGTATCCATCACCGATGTAAAAGTTGTTACGCGGAGCTAAATCAAGTCCGTTGATTTTACTTAGTACATCTTGGATGATGTAATTAATAGGATCAATGTTTTCAATAATATTAAGCATGTAAACTCTCCGATTGTAAAATTAAATTTTCAACATGTTTAATATGAGTTTCCAGTTCATGGAAATTAAGATACAGATATACGAAATTTCCTTTCCATATGGATTTTAAAATTTCACAGGCATCAATGTAATCTTGTTCATCCGGTAAATTATGTTGGGTTAACTTTTGAAAATATAATGCTTCATCAAACTCATAAGGTTCTACAATTTTAAAATGTTGAACTCCATGAACTGAACAACTTTTGTTTAATGGGGAATACGTTAAACAGTACGTGTGAATATTACTTGATGCATCAATGTCAGAAAATGAAATCTTGAATATTTCATGTGAACGCCAGAACTTATCCCCGTCATTCATGTACCAGAAATGACAAATAATTCGGTTCCCTTTATCAAAACTTATATCATAGTGATTTTCAAAACCAGCCAATTCTTTAGACAACATAAGTTCGCTGGAATCAATTGACTTCTCAACCCGTTCTGCACGTTCCATCAACTTCAACATTTTAATAATTATATCGGTATTCATCACTGAAAACTCCATTTAGAATATCTTCTACTCGGTCAATATGCATAGTACTGTGGTCGAGAATCTTCACCATACTTGTATCGAATACACAATATGATGGTAATACGTCAGGCTCATATTTGTTGATATATTTAACAATTTGAAAATCAACATTATTTTTGGTTAAATTATTATAAAGCTTTCTCCAGCCCACATCAGAACCTAAATCATCAGATTCATAGTACTTCGAACCAGTCAATTCACAACGGTGAATATGAATAGTATCTATGTCGTATCCAGCTTCTTTCCCCTGGTATAATTTTCTTAGTGCACATTCCAATGCACTATGCATCCCGCCAAAATGTAAACCACCATACGGAATATAAAAGTCATTAATTTTTACAGTACTTGCATGGAATACGATCATATAAGTTCTTCCAGATAGCCATGTATTTTTTCGAAGAATAAATCTAAATGATTTACGTTGTTATAAGATACAGAAAAACTCATAGGGTATGAGTACTGCATCATATGTTCTCTTATTTCTTTAAAGATTAGAATGTCACTGTATGAAGGAATATCATACAATGTCATAAGCTGGAATAACCATTCTTCAGTAAGCTGAACTTCTTTTAAAATTATACAATTTTTTTGTTCATCAACAACTAATTGCATTTCATCTTGTTCTATGTTGTTCAGTACGATTCTTTTAGAATGTTTATCTATACCATTAAGAAACCATGCAGTATCAAAGCAAACATCCATAACACAACTTTCACCAAAAGCAACGCCAGTACTTGATATATAACAATTTGTTAGCTTGAATCTTGTATGGGGTGTATTGTAAGTAATCGTTTCGTCTACATTGAATGATAACGACTCGTAAAAAGTATCACACTTTTTATGGAAGTAATCACGTGCAGCACCATCACTCCAGTTATAACTGAGACGTTTGCCGCGAATTTTGTGTAACATCTTAACTATTTCTAGGAGGCGAATGATCTGCGATTGTACCATAACTTATCTCGATTTTTATACATGTCATCAGCGTTTCTCATAAATGCATTCAATGTATTATGGCTAATATCTTTTTTTACAAATCCACGGAAACCAGCAGTATACAATAATGAACCTACATAATACTCATACAATTCTTTATCGTCGTATAAAGTACTTAACTGAAAATCAACATCATCTGAATATTCAGTAATACCCATAAATGGTCTATCAGAATTGACCATAGAATTTCGACCAGTACTGTCAATACACAAATTAACTTTTGATTTTCTCCAAGTATCCCGACGACTTGCCAGTACTGTAAAAGCGTAGGCAGAACTACTACGCCAGCATATGTCATTTTTTTGGAACTTGTACTTTTTGTAGTAATACATATCACTTTCGGGTAAGCGTTCACATTTGTCCATTACCGAAAATATATAAAGTACTTTATCAACATATCTCTTTGCTTGTTCGAATATCTTCTTACTCATAATCCATTCGTCATTTTATATGCATGACTAACCAAGTCCAGATGCCGTTTTAGCTCTTTCATTGCGGTAACATCTTGCATTACATTTTTGAAATCTTGAATACCATTATTCTGTGCAATAAGTTGAATAGTACAATTATGATCAATATCAATACTATTAAAATAATTATACACTTCTTCACTACTTAAAGGTGCACTTGTCAAGTACTGAAAGTACTGTTCTTCAAGAATAGGGTATGACATATTCCGCTCGAACCCGCCGCCACAAACTTTAAATTCATCTTTTATTTGTGGATTACCAAATTCAATCTCAGCAGTAGTATCAGTACTGAAAAAAACATTTTTGTTCACTATATCCTTATAGAACATTGAACAGTACGTTAGACTAAAATTATTACCGTTAACCTGAATAGCCACCGAATCGTCATGTACTTTAAAACGTGCACTGTACTGACCATGTGACCCGCCCATATTACATAACTTATGCTGTGTATCGAAATTTCTTTTTATAAGCGGTACACGGAAAGACTCAGCAACTGCAATAAAATCTGAGTACTTTTCATGAAACTCTTTTAATAACACACAATGAATCATCCTGCTCGTACCTTTCCCCGTCGCCACGTGCCGCCGCCATTTTATCTTGATAACTATAATGAGAAGCGGAAATTTTTTTGACTATTTTTTGACCAATTAATTTTTGGATAACACTTATTTATCATTCTAAAATGCCACCATTTTTACGTTCCATCTCAAGCTTAACCAACTCATTCATGCAATCCATAACTGATTGTACCATATTTTCATGGTTCGTTTCATTTATTTCTTGCATCATTGTTCCACCGTGAAATGTGAATCCTACAAATTCAGGATACCGAGAAATGATTTCTTTAGAAACTGTCATGAAACGTTCAATCTCATCTTCCGGCGGTAAATCGATTCGGGTCAATTGCTGAAAGTACTCATCCTCTTGTATAGGATATTGCAGCGTCGATACCTTTGAATCAAATAACCCATCCTGAGATTTAACAATGAATTCATTATCCCTGTACTGGTAATATGTAGTACTCAGTACTTCACGCTGAGTAATACTATAATTAGTAAAGTTAGTTAAACAATCACGATACAACCACGTTGAACTGAAAATATTATAATCATAATCGTGACCAATTACATAAGCATTAAATGTCATTCGATCATCCCTGGCTCTGACTAAACGTAAACGTACTACATCGTGGTCGTTATACTCTAAATCACCAAACAAACCCTGCTCAAATGTTCCAATCATTGCCAGTACTTCTTTAAAGTACTCGTACTTTTGAATTGTATATCCCATGTTAACTTACCATCAGTGGTATTAGTGAAGTTAATTCTAAAAGTTCTTCATCCGTTAACATATCAAATGAATTGAAATCAATGCTAATACCAGGCTGATGATAACGACCCTTGTGAATTTCCTCAAATGCATTAGCCAGTACCATAGCATTAACTTCATTGATAGTGTACTTTGTACTTAACTGGAACATAAGAGGCTCTAAAACATCTTCATCCATCGGTACATTATTAAGGAAAGGAAACGTGTTAGGTGCTTTGAATAACACTCCAGAACTCTCACGGTAGATACCATGCCTTAATGTTGTTGCGTACTTAGTAGGATAACGAAAGAGTCTGTCATCCCTTAAAGTACTGTGTATCTGAGTACCATCACTGTCAGTAATCTTGATAAAATCTAACATAGAATTACCATCCTGCAATTCCATGTAAACATATACTCGATCAGCACTTATAACAAACTCCCTGCCAGTACTTAACCGTCCAAGACGGTGAAAACGAATATGAGAATTATTCTTCACGTTTCGGTAAATTTCTTCGAATATCTTATATAACTCAAGAAAGATTTTCAATTTCATGCTGCAATCCTAGTACTGTATGGTTAAACGCCTTTATTAATTCATTCTCTTTATCAGTGCCTAAACCACTAAATGGAACCATCTGTACAACTATCCTTTTGAAATCCTTTATATCACAGTACAAAACCTGATCAAGTAAGATAGCTTGTACCCGCACTGGATCATACTTTGTCAGTAATTGAAATGCCATAGCTTCAAGTATATCATCGTCATACGAATCAGCTAACTTGATTATACTGTCATGATCATCCTTAACTAATAGCATAGAATCATCCACAGAACCATACATTCGTAGTAATGAAAATGAATTGTACATACTCGTAATACGTTCATTCATTCTCTTGTTATAAACAGTACAAAAAGTTTGAGATACACTTTTGTATAATTTAGGACTAATGTAAGTAATGCTTGCTGCTGTAGGATTCAACGTCACAGTACATTCAAGTTGTGCATTGAATACAGTACTGTGAAAACTATTAAAGTACCTTCGTGAACCAGTGTATCCAGCTTCCTCTTGCTTCTGTAACAATGGTAGTATTGTTTTGTACATAGTACATAATTCTTTGATTATCGTGGTTTGAAATTGTAGTTCTTCTATCATTCAGTACTCTCTTTGAAAAAATTGTTGTGCGAAGTACACTACTACGTCAGGATGTAAATCAGGGTCATTACACATCATACCTACACTTAGTGCTGGATGATCTTTCAGTACTTCACGCATTACCTGTACCTCTGTATCCCACAGTTCGTAATCCTCGTACTCCAATGTTTCCTGTACAAGCATACGTTGAAAGAAGTAATCAGTATCACAAGGAAATTGAATGAAAGTATGAATATAACCATCGTTAGCATTCTCTGGATCGTACAGTGCATAGAATCGTGGATGATCAGGTTTCCAGTGAGCAATGCGAATACTGTTGGTACTGAAAGTACTGAAGTACTTAGTACTAGTATTGTAACTCATCTCAAATACTAAACCAGAATTGAATTCACCGTAGTCTATATCGTATAGACGGAAAAAGTGATTATATCCTTCTCCATCTCTCCAAGTACTGTAATCAGCAGAGTATCTTTCATCAAGTTTGCGTCTTGCTATATCACGCTGTACTGGCATCATGGGAACAATATGCTCCCAAGTATTCAAGTATATCTTTTTCAGTACTTCGTATTTTTGTATGTCCATAGTTCTCCAAATTTCCCCGAATGTTCTATATGTATAAGGTAATACCGGAATTATGTTCGGCTAAGCATTACCGCACCTTTACCCTGACGATATATAATCACAGGGTAAACTATTTCATTTGGTAAATGTCAATGGATTACCTACGCAGATTAAAACTCGCTTAGTTTTTTTCTGCGTGAGGTATTTTTTGACCTTAGATAAAAGTACTTAAATCCTTTCTGTAAGCACTTATAAGCGGCGTATGGTACAGCCTGAGCCACCGTATTCCACGTGGTATTCCTGCCCTGTGGTAAGGCGTGAGAGAGCGTTACGCATGGTGCGTACCTTCTTAGCTCCTATTGCTATCTGTCGCAGTACTAACAGCGTAGCCATATCAATACTGTCAGCCTGTCCAACACTGACGCCTAAACATCCAATCACATTAAACATAAAGTTAATCCCATAAAGTAAGCCGCCATCATTATGACAGCGGCCTTTCGTATTTGTCAAGTACTATTGTACTTTATATTATTACATGTCGTGCTGCACTTCATAAGTGAAGGACACGAGATCATCGTTCAGGTAGAAGGACGTGTGACCCGGTTTAACAGTCTCATGATTAGTCACAGACTGAGTATAGTTATCTTCTAACCATTGCATGTTATCTGCCTGGTCTTGTGGGTCAGTGATACCGCAAGCCATCAGTACCATCATGATTGCCAGGCGTCTTGGTTCTTCAGTACCGACGAGATTCATTTTAACGTCCAGGATATTGAAGCCAAAACGGTTAACAGAAACATTAACGAAAGGAGTAGAAGTAGCCATTGTAAATCTCCCTGGAGCGAGCGGGTTACACTATGTAACCCTGTTCCCGTCCGACACAGATAAGATACTATTAGTTAGAAGATTGTGCAAGTACTTTTAATTTATTTTTTAATGCTGGTGTTTCATATGTATGAATAAGCACATTACCATTGATATCTTTGATAGTGTACAGACCATCTACAAATAGTTTAACAAAGTAGTCTGGTTCAGAATCATCTTCATTACGCTGGATTGAATAGTATTCAAGAACTGAATATTGTTCTTCTTCGTCCAAAGTATCCATATAGTCCTGGATAGCGTTTTCACCAAAAAGCTTTTTAATTAATGTTTGTACTTTCATGATAAATCCTTTGGGCGTAGTGGGGCATGACGTTCTCGGCTGATTCGTCTTGCCGTTTCTTGTTTCGATGAGGTAATAGTAATACACACGAATGAGCTTTGCAAGGACTTTTTTCATTTGAATTTATATTACAAAAGCTATGGGTACAATTCCGCACCCTATGGGTCACGCCAATTTTCTGGCTTGATCATATTATTGCATTTTTCGGGGGCTAATGTCAACCCCCGATTTGTAAAGATTTAGATTTCTTCGTTGATTGTTTTCAGTTCATAAGTACTGAAATGTTTCAAGAACAATCTTTCAGCTTCTTTCTTATTTGTGGCCTGAATCACAATACAATCCTCACGGCCTTTATCACCATACACTACCACGAATCCACGAGTAGTAATTTCTTTTAATGGCAGGTGAATAGATCCACCTGGGGTTAACTGACCTGCTGGATCTGCCTGGATAGCATTAATATCTACAGTAAGGAAAACATCGCCATCTAATTCAACGCTGAATAACTCCACCAGCGGATCAATGTTTCCCTTTTGATGTGCCTGATATTCCAGTACTGTCAGGATACCGCGAAGCTCACTTAATCTCATTTTTTGATACTCCATCAGGGTTTTGGGTATAATCCGGCCTGACGATTTAGGCGGTATAGTCTTGCCGTTGTTTGTTTTGGTCTAGGTATATTATCAAACTGAACAAAGAATTCAAGCGAATATTATGTTTGAATTTATAATTTTATTTTCTCCAGGGTATTGCATTGATCCGTGGTTGATGTATAATAAGTACATAAACCGGTGTAACGGTCTGACCCACAGGGTGTGGAGATCTATCTAAAATTTGAGTACTGAATTTTGGACGTGCCTATGCACCCTGTGGGCTACGCCTTTGTTCTGGCTTGTGGGTATTCTCTCAAATATCGCAGGGAAGGTCAAGGAATTTATTTGCTTAAAAACGAAAAAAAGTGCTGGACTTTGCCAACACTTTTATGATACGATAGCCTGTTAGGGTTATGCTACGGTTGCAAGGGCTTCCGTAGTTCCTTCAACGTAGGCATTGTGGAGTTCCCGCTTTTGCCACGGATCGAGGGAGTTAAACAGTACTGCATCATCACCTGAGATTTCAGTACCTTCTTTCCCCAGGTTGTACCATTTAGTTCTGAGTTCTGCTAAGTCTACCTGTACCATGTTGTTACCCTCTCGATTAATGTGTAGTAAGTATATCAGTACTTACATCGCGTTGTCAAATTAACTTTCGCAATAAACTTCATCTTCACCAGTACCATGAGGATTCAGAATATCTTGAATCTCATTGAATACGGCGGCGTGTACATCAGCGTTTTGTTCAGTGTATTTGCCGATGATACGCTCCATTGCTTCTTCAATGCCCAAGTAACGTTTGTTCAGTACTTGATTCGCTAAGAGTCTAATTTGTGCATTCATGATATAGATCCTCTGTAGTTGACAATGATAGTATACATGTATGTGTAGGCGTATGCAAGTACATATTACGCATTATATGTGCATATATGTATACGCTGGTGCATACGCGAAAATTTATACAAGTACTCGACACTAAACTAAATTTTCGAATACTTGTATTTGATTTGACAAGTACTCGAAATTTTCTTGAATTGGTGTTTACTTAATTGCGATAGGTATCTTCTCGTTTCTCGCGGTGGTAGAAGAAGCCAGAACTATCTAAATCCATGTAACGTTGTGACCCGTAGCATGGATCGATTTCGTACCATAGATCTGGATTAAGTTTACCGCCACCAGCCAAATGATTTTTGATTTTATTAACTGTTGGTTCTAAGTACGCGACACATTGTTCATCGGAAAAATCGCGGTTCACGATAGAAGCATTTTCCAATCTGATACGCTGACCTGTTTCAGATTCTGCTACGATGTAGTACTCTGTCTTTTCTTTTGGAGTACCGCATTCATCAACGCCATCTGATACTAAATCACTTCTGATATAAACGTCTAACATGGTTTTGTACTCTCTTGCTTTGGTGTAATAGAAGTATAGCAAAAAGGGCTGACCAAAGTCAACCCCCTGGAGTATGTTTATATGCGTGATAGTACTGGATTAGTTTTTGACTTTTGCCGTTACTTGTTGTGGGATCATCCAGGTTTCGCATTCATCGTTCACGCCGAAAAGATATGCCTTCTTTAGTTCCTCTTGAACGTAGCGGGGGAGGGAGTTGAACAACTTTTCATCTTCGCCGATCACTGGCTTGCCTTCAATGGCTAATTGATACCAACGGATTTTCAATGCTTCCAATTCACTGCTATTAACTGAACTACTCATATTATTATACTCGCTTCGCTTGTTAACTTAGGGCTATTGTATCGGAATTATCCTATGCCTGTCAATCGTTCCTTAGCATCATTTACAAAACTTGCATCACATAATTATCTGAAAAATATAAAAAAATTGTACAGTACTCGTGTATAGGTTTGTACAAATTATTATTAAATTTGATTTGTCAAGTGTTAATTTAAAAAAAAATGAATTAAAAAAGGGCAACCGTTGAATGGTTGCCCTTGTATTACGTTACGCAGTACTATAAGTTAAACGCCATACATATCGACATGTTCCTGTTCGATCTTCATGCGTTGCTTAGTATCTAACTTATAAAACGCCTCAGATTCGTATGCAGGTTCGATTTCTTTCCAGAATTGCATATCGATCTTCTGACCATACGCGATACTTTGCAGCATACGCATAATACGACGATTTTGAATATCGCGGCATTCACGGTCTGTTTTATCGTCATTGTATAATACAGAAGTATCAAGGCGGAAACGGCGGCCCGCTTTATCCTGACCTACGATAACGTATTCAGTTTTGCCGTACTCGGTGTGACCGTCTTGCGTTGTACTGGTCATGATGAAAAAATTCATGCTCATGGTTCCGTTACTCCGTTTACGTTGTCAAATGCAAGTATAGCTTAGGGGGCTAATCGTTGTCAACCCCCAATTTGACTTAGAACTGAATTAATTCTTCAGGTTCTGCGTTTTTCAGTAGACTATATTGGTCTACCATTTTCATCGCAGTACGCCACAACGTACTATTCAGATCAATGTTTTTGTCGATGTTCGTTACTTCACGACTTGAGCGACGGCGGCCAGTATGTGGATTATAGCCACGTTGCCCACCAGCCATCATATGTTGCTGTACAGTGTTAAAAGTACTGTACAGACTGTTATCATAACGATCCAGCGTGTTCAGGTCTTTCGTAGAAAGTAATGCTCGTGGCTGATATACTGCGTTCGCCCAATCGCCGTTTTCCGGTAAACCTTCTTTCATGATATAGGCGGCGATTGCAAAGGAATCGCGTTGTTCAGTACTAAGTTGAATCTGCTTCATTTCCTTTTTGTAGCGTTCGATTTCATCAAAGTCTTTAACCACCGTGTAAACACCTTCAATAACATCGTCCATAATGTCAGTGCCTTTGTGGTAGATCTTCGTGTTATGAGACATATCACCCATAACTAAACCGTTAGAACATACAAAACGGAATTGACCTGCCATCAACTGATATGCACTTGTGCCATCATTGGCGTTTACCAGGATGATTTCGTTTGCTTCACCTTCCTGCTTACCCGGCTGACGCAAACGGATCATATGTTTAGTATAATCGCGTTTTGATGCATCGCGTGTTTGCGACTGAATAGCAAACATCGGAAAGTAGTTTTCTTGTGCCAGGCGATCCAGTACATCAATCGTTGCAACTGGTGCGAAACGGGAGCTACGTGAAGAATGCCCTTCAATTGCAAAGATAGAAGGGACTACTTCCAGAAGTTCCGCTCTGTTAAGAGGGCGATTTGATTTCAGTGCCAGGCCGTTAATACCTTTGTATAATTTTAACATTTTCGTGTCTCCACTCATTTAGTTTTTAAATTATAAAGTACTAAATCGTTTTTGTCTAGTACTTTTTTCATTTGAATCTTTATTTAAATCTTTATTCAATACCGCCGTCTACAGGCCAGCAGTCACGAATAAACTTAATACTGTTTGGTACATCTTTAATACGTTTTTCCAGTATTGCCTGATGACGCTTTGCCCCATCTTCAGTACTGAAAGTGCAGCCTGGCTGGTAGTGCTGTTTGTTGTTGTCGTGATCCAGTGCTACCACGTCGAATGGGCGGCGAGCACCATGTTCAGACCACTTACGGACTTTAAATTCAATTCCAGACTTTTCCATTTCTTTCTACTCCGCTCTGTTTCAATAATTAAAGTATACCACACGAAAGAAAGAAAGCAAGGGGATTTTTCATTTAACTTTATATTTGTTTCAGTTACATCCTTATACTATAGCTACACTGCTGCACCCTATGGGCTAAAGCATTGTTCTTGCTATGTATACATAATAGCAAAGTACCTGACCGGAGTCAAGTACTTTTTGAATTTAACCAAAGATTGTAACAACTACATATAATGCGGTGAGTGCTACAATCAGATAGAGTACTGGCTCAAGCCACCAATACTGGATCATACTTCTTCTTCCTGGTTGTACCATTCAGGATATTCACCATAGATATGATGATACTCTTGTGGCGTACAACTTTCAGGGCATACTGCAAACAGATCGCCGTCATGATGCAGTTTGAAAACCTGGCTAGTACTTGCATCATGCCATTCAGCATTGTCCAGTACTTCTTGCCACGTTTCCCAATAACATTCATGATTAGGATCTTTGAGAATTTCAACTGCATCATCAGGAATGTTACGCCAGCCATTATCTACCAGACGTTGAATCATGATAGACGGAATATAAATTCCGTGATGTGAATCACAAAGAATTTCTACGTTAGGTTTTCTCATTTCAGTACTCACTTAATATTGGTTAGTTGATGAAAGAAGTATAATGCAGTTACACCACTTTTGCAAGTTATTTTTGTCCGGCCTTTTGATACTAAAAACAATCCCATACTACTATACAAAGATACTTCGCTATGCTGTTTAAGTAGTCTCATAATAAAAGTACTATAAAAAGTATAAAACATAAAGCAATTTTGTTCATTGCTTTCCCTTCTTCATATACCGGATTGATAGTTGTATACTCAACCATTCTATTGTCTCCGTATTGTTATTATACAACAAAGGGATTGAACTAGTCAATCCCCTTTGAGTACTTGTCAAAGATAAGTTATGCCTGATTCACGTGGGTCTTCTTCAAAGTCCATATCATTTGCAATGATTGATAGTTTAACTTGTTCGTCAGAAGTTAAATCATCATATGCAGTATTCAGATCGCGATAGTACTCTTGACCTGCACGTGTGATATATTCATCAATTTCCTTTTCAAGTTCTTCATACAAAGATTCTTGACGCGATGTTAAATTAAGGTAATGTTCACCGTGTAACTCTGCTTGAGTTGTGTTTTCGTGACAGTAGCGGTGAGTAGTACGAACTACTTTAGCCCATATTTCATTAATACGGATCATTTCATGCAACGGACGATAATAAGTCCAGCGTTTAGTTGCACGTAAAAACTTCTCAATATCCAGGCTATCAGCAGTAAAACTTGCACCGTCACCTTGTGACCAGAATCCAGAATATGCAGACTCTACACCAGAAAAACCAACTTCTTCCAGTTTAGAATGATGTTCTTCTTTTACAAAATCATACCATTCGTCATAGTCAACGTTGATATCGCGATGTTTTTCAATTGCTCTAGCTTTTTGTTCTTCGTTCAGTTCTTCGAATTTCATGATAGTATTCTCGCTTAAAATGATTAAGGCCATTCCCTAATCCATGTAAGTATTATGCCAGTACTGTTATTTGAATGCAAGTTTTTTTTCGTTTGAATTTATATTTTTATTTTCTTATAGTACTAGTACTATTATGCACCCAATGGGCTAACGGCTTATCTGCCAATGAAAGAAGTATAACAAAAAAGGCTCGAACGTGTCAAGCCTTTTATTACTTATTAATGTGTATAAAACATTGCTTCGGGTATCAACGGCGTGTTAAGAGTACTAACCTTTGATACAATCAGATTGAAGTCAATACCTGAAAAGTAATTCATAGCCATAAGTTGTTCAGGTAAGACAAGCTCATGCTTTTGGCAAAGATCGCTAATGACTTCGGAAGCCTGGCGTTCTTCTTCGGAAACTTCTCTTGATGCGTTAAACAGTACTTCGACGATGTTTCTCATGATATTATGCCTTTTAGAAAGTACTACATTTGTTTGAATGGGATGATTATACTAAAGGAGTCAACCGCTGTCAACTCCTTTTATAAATTCATTTACGCCGCATTTTCTTTCTCGCTCGCTTAGTTTATCTAAGACGTTGCCCCGTCTCGATGTGTATATAATACCAAATTCAGATTAATCTGCAAGAAGAAATTACAAGTTTTTGTATAATATTTTCAAAGTAGAAAGTACTTAAAAAGGATACAACTATGCACCCAATGGGCTAACGGCTTATCTGCCAATGAAAGAAGTATAACAAAAAAGGCCGACCGTAGTCAACCTTTTATTTGAATCATTTGCAGATATAATCAACTTTGATTGGCTGCATGTTGTTTGTATCGGTTGGAATAGTAGTATACATAGAGAAAGTACTACCATTACGAACGATCTTCCCGCTATCATTGCGGTACTCATTATAATCTTTCCAGAATTCCAGGCGGTCTAATCCACCAGCGTACATAGTGATCGATTGTTCCTGTACTTCAATGGAAATATCGGTAAGTTTAGTACCTGCCTTTTCCGAGTAACTTCCATCGTTGTTACGGAAAGAAAGTGTCGAGCTAGTACAGGTAAGCATTTCAGCCTGTACAGTACTGACACATGCGAACATCAATCCTACTAACATAATCCTTTTCATTTGATAGTACCCTGTTTGTGTTTGATAACTTAATACTATCAGACGAAAATTGTTCTGTCAAATATTAATCGTATATACTTTGATTAATTGCATCTTGTATATGAGTTAGTACTTCTTTAGGATCTACATTTTGTTGTGATGTACTTTCTTGCATAGCTCTGTAAGCAGCGAATACCGCTTTTTTAAATTGTGCTGGTGGCACTTCTTTTAATTGCTGTACAATACTGTGTAGATAGTTTGGATTGTTCGCGAATACTTTCTGTAGGTCTTGAGTAAGAGCTTGTACTTTGTTGCGTTGGTCTGGTGCAGGTTCTGGCTTAACTTCTGGTTCTGGTTCAGGAGCCACGCCAGGCATTAACCCTAAAGATTGAAAGTACTTTAACTTTTGTTCCGGCTTCATTTTGGAAGTATCTACGCCTTGTGATGGCATAGTGTTTAGTTTCCCTTGAATACCGGTTCCTTGATTGCGTTTACCTTTTGATCCTTGTCCTGCATCATGACTGTTAGGACTACGGTTAGCATTACTCCATTTATCTGAGTGTCCAGATAGTGTTGCCCCGTTTTTACTTCTAAATGTTCCAGGCATAATAAAATCCCCTAATGACTATAAATTTATTATATTCATATTTAGGGGATTCTGTCAACGGCGTTCAACGAACTTGTTATATTGTTCATGCGTCATTAGATTAAGTTTGCGATCTTTAATAACGATTCTTTCGTTACGCGAAACATCCAGAACTTCAAACAATCCACAACCTAATCTTCGCGGTCTTATTTGCCCACTATTGAAATCTTTCACAACACGTAATGCTCTATCAAGTATTTTAGTACTTGCTTTGAAATGCACACGCAATTGTGTATTATCAATTGTTAACTTTTTCATATGGATTAACCTTAAAAAAGGGGCATCATATAATGCCCCAACCGAGTTTTAAGCGGTTGCTTCCATATGAGCAGCCAAACGCATTGCCGTTTTGTTACGACGCCACAAAGTACGTACAGGCTTGTTATTTGGGGTACGTAAAGTTTGTTCCCCAATAATGGAACCCGGACGATCCAGTACTGTGATTGCTTCTGAATAGTCAATAAGACTTTCAGTGATCTGCTGTACCGGAGTTGTGGGAGCAGTGTTAATTTCTTCCTGTACAGACAGTTGATTGTTCTGTACAGTTTCTTCCACCAGCACTGCCCAGCGTTCACCTTTCGGGGCGTCAGTACCAAAATCTTTGAACTTACCGTTCAGTTCTTCAACAGCGTTGCGAGCGAGAGTTCTGGTTGCAAAGTAAACTGCTTTCATGGTATATCCCTTCTGTTTGGTTGATATAAAGATTATACTTTCTATTCAGGTTTAATGCAAGTTATTTTTGTTTAAAATCTTTGCTGTAACTAAAAAACTTATTAACTAAATTACTGTGCTTTGCATCACGTTTTATCTTTGCAATTTTATTACGTGCTTCTTTGACAGTACTTGCATTATCAATTACAGTACCTTCAAACAGTACTTGATAACCACCATCAGCTTTCGCTGCATAACTAAATCGTCTACTCATGATTATTTCCTCAGTTGAATATAATTATTATATAGTACTGTGATTGATAATGCAAGTACTTTTTAAATGCTATTCAAATTCTTTTTGAACAACATATATGCTTCATCAGCCATCTGTTTGCGATATTCAAGATCGCCAACATATGTTTTGTAAAGCAAATCTAAATCGCCATCGTTATCTTTCAGGAATTGTATCATAACAGAAAGAGTAACTACAGTACTTTGCTTAGTAGATTTTACTTTCTTTGTTTTAGAAGTTGGTGCATTGTTGGTATTGTTTTTTGTTTTAACAATATCCATTACTTTTAATGCAGTCTGTACCTTCTTTGAATTTCTGAACATTGACGGCATACAATTACCTTTTTAAATTTTAAACGTAACTGGAATGCCTACATTATAGGCGGCATCAGCGGCGTGTTCAAGTACTCCAACATCAATATTAATATTATTGAATGAAGGAAAAAAGCTTTTGCCGTCAGAGTAAAGCCAATTACCGTTATCATCATATTCGACTTGTGTAACGTTGGGATACACACGCTTCACCATATCAAAAGCTTGGCGTACTGCTTTTGGAATATATGCATTATGTTCGATAACCATAATAATCACCAGTTCGTTTTTTGATATAATCATTATAAAGTACTCTAACATATTTGTCAAAGTACTTTTGATAATGTTTACATGTATTCCTGCTGATAAGTTTCCATCCATTGTTTCTCATGGCGTTTCATCATCTTCGCCATAGTGAAGTTCCATTTACGGCCTTCTTTATCAGTACTTGCCTTTGCCTTTTTCAAGTACTTAATGCGAGACAATCTAGCGTCTCTCGAAAACATCAGAGGGCTAGGGATATGTACGAAATGTTGTTCCATTTGATTTTCCTTGTTCGTTGTCGATATAAAGATAATACTACTCTGTACGATTCTTTGCAAGTACTTTTCACGTTTGAAAGTATATTTTTTGAAATATAAAAAAGCCTAGACATTGCTAGGCTTTTGTAGTACTTACTTATTAAGATTCACGAATGGAACGGTCGAACCAGGAACCATTTGAGTAGGCAGTACGCCATTCCATTTGTCAACAGCGGCAAGCTGAACCAGTTGCGGATTGCTGTTAAGTGCATCAGATTTTGCTTTGATCGCTGCTGCATCTGCTTCACCCTGAAGGCGTGTTGCTTCTGCTGCTGCTTTCGCTTCGGCAAGTTGGCTATCAGCTTTCGCTTGTGCCTGTGTTACCTGAATCTGTGCAGATACTTTTTCGGATGCAAGATCTTGCTGGCGTTTCAGTACTGCTACTTCGGCTTGCATACGTGCTTCAATCGATTTATCATATGCGTCGCTGAATGATACGTTTTCGAGTTGGACACTTTCAACATATACCGGATAAGCTTCCAACGCTTTTTTAACGGCGGTGTTTAGATCAGCCACCAGCTTAACACGGTCTTGGACCGCAGAGATCGCATTGTATTGCCCAAATACGTTTTCCATCGCTTGTGGAATCTGGCGATCCATAACGCGAGCAGTTAGGTTTTCAATAGTACCGAAAGTACTATACAGTTCGCCGACTTTACCTTCCGGTACGGAAAACGATACGGATACGTTCATGTTTGCTACTTGCTGATCGCGGGAATACGCTTGCAAGCCCTGATAACTTTTGTTTTGACCAGTTACCGGAATTTCAACCACGCTATCGATAAATGGTTTTTTCCAGTTCATACCCGGATTTGCGATCCCTGTGATTTTGCCGTTGGTCAGAATGACACCGCGATCTTGCTGGTCAATGGTATAGAACGAACTCAAACCAGTAATCAGCAAAAACAGTACCAGAACACCAACAAAACCCAAACTAATATACTTACCCATTATAAACCCTCATTTGATTTTACCATCTTTATTGTACAAAAATTCAGGAAGTTTATCAGTACTCAAATTAACTACAGTACTGCTATCTTCCCCATTCAGTTCTTTGAATAACTTAATTTGCTCAAGTACACTTTCTTTCGTTACAGGTTTACCCTCACGACGGGTATCATTTGTATTCTTATACATCGCAGAAATCGGTTGAACTTTCATAGTATCTCTCCGTTTCAATAAGAATACTATACCTGCTTTATTTGTCTGTGTCAACAAATAAATGAAAAATAAATGCTATTATTGAACCTAACCCAATCCATAACAACATATAAAAAACAGGATTCAGGCCATATGATACAAATGTATATAACGAATTGTCAAGCCCTTCTGCAATAACAGTAGCTTGCCAAAATATACCAGATCTCGCTTCATCAATTCCGAAAGATACGACAACAGTTGCAAGGGATATTGCAATACTGTATAGTACTAAATCTTTGTTCATTGTTCATGCTCCCGATTCAATACAAGTATTATACAGTACTCAACCATAAATGCAAGGGGAAATTCACGTTTGAAAGTATAATTATTTCATTGACATTATATAAGTACTGGTATATTATTAACACATAGCAAGAACAATGCTCAAGCCCATAGGGTGCAGAGATCTGTCTATGAGATATAGTACTGTACATAAAAAAACAGTACTGGCTATTACACCAGTACTAGAGTACTTTTTGATTATGCGGCGATGCGTTTTACTTCATATTCGACGCCGTGAAATTGCATATGATCGAGTAACTTCCAATCGGTGGCAATCATCGCACCAGTAGTACCTGGAGTGTATAATGCTGTTTTGAGATCCACTTCACCTTTAAGAACATACTTCCGACCATGACCAGCCGCAAGGTTCCAGCGTTTAATCAGCATTTCAACATTAACGCCAGGAACTACAGCGAGATAGTTTTTTGCTACATAAGGAATACCATCAGTACCAACAAAGTAATAATCGTATTCATACGCTTTATGATGTGGAGTTTTCATTTCGTTAACCTCTGTTTGATTCAATAACTACATTATAAAGTACTCGCTTTCTAATTGCAAGTACTTTTGATAATATAGTTAAAGCATTTCTACTATCGTTTCTTTACCATCTTTATCTACGACAATTATAGATTTGCCATCAGCTTTTGCATTCATAAAGAAGTCGAGTACTTTATATGCTTTTTGGGTAACATCTGCGTAACTAGCACTTTCACATTTACCCTTCAATTCTTTCAGTTGATTGAATGCTTGTTCCGATACGTCAATTTGAAGTCTTTTCATTTCTTTATTCTCTCGCTTAATATAAGTACATTATAAAGTACCCGCTTTCTATTTGCAAGTACTTTTGATAATGTTTTTACATTGTACGGATGATAACAGTATTATTAATCTCAATACTTTCTGATACCTTGAGGTTAATAATAATTTCAACCTCTAAATCAGTAAGAACCGGCAACGTATCAAGTACTTTCTTAGTACTTAACGGATATTCCCGTTCTAAATGTACCTTGTCATACAATGCAAACTCCCGCATTATGCCTCCACTGCAACACGTGTTCCATTTACATTAGGGATAGTACCCGCTTTCTTGTACTTCGCGATCTCCTGTTCCGCCTCATAGCGGGAACCGTGATCAGATACGCGAGTACCTTCAAAACGCAGTACAAAACGTTTCTTACCGGAAATGTGACCAGTGAACTCCGCATTGATTGCATAACGACGATCTTTCTGTGCCATTTTTTGTTTCTCTCAATTAAAAAAGGTTAATGTAAATTTCAGTACTGATTCAATCCAGGGACTGATAACATCCCAATTCAGATAAATCAGTATACCGCTAATTGCACCGAAAACAAATTGCATTTTGTTTCCTCCTACTCAATAACTACATTATAAAGTACTCTAACCATTTTGTCAAAGTACTTTTAATGTTGTTAATCTAATTGGACAATAAATTTAATATCTTCCGGCATTTGTATAACCGGAACAATAGAACGATTATCAAGCTGATAAAAATCAAAAGTAATGTTGTATTCACCTGGAGTATTATCTTGTACTGTATTAAAACGATCTTCAGCATAAGAATATCCAGCAATTTCATTACTGGTACATACTAACGATTTTTCAACAACTACGCCATTACGTTTTACTTCTGCAATATAAAACATTTATGAGTTCTCCTGATCCATAGACCACTAGCCTTTATATTCTGTGCCTTCATGATCTTCTAGATCATGCTCAGTACTGATATTGTCAGAAAGCTGGCCTTTAATATAACTACATTATAAAGTACTCTAACCATTTTGTCAAAGTACTTTTAATGAATTATTCAATAATTACAATACGCTCATATCCCTGAACTTCTGATGGATAGATAATATTTGAGTGAGATTTTAATTCAACACTCACAGTTACCGGAGCAACAAAGTTCTCTGATACCCACTCATTGATACCTTGTCTTGCTTCATTCATATGAGGAAAGAAAGCAACAGCCAGCATCTTAGTAGTACCAGAACGACCAATACCAGTACTGTTTACAGTTACATCATATAAAGACATTTTGAATCCTCTCAATTAAAATTAATAGATAGTGCTACTAGTACAAAGATAAACAGAGCTATTTCAGTACTGCGACTCATTACCTTTCACCTCTTGCCCTTCCATGTAAACAATTATACTCCTTTTATCATCCATTGCAAGTACTTTTTTCGTTTGAATTTATATTTGATAGGTACTGGATACATGTACAGTACTTTTTTAATAGATACACCTCCGCACCCTGTGGGCTAATTTGTTTCAATGAATACAGTATACAGACGGGGCTAACATATGTCAACCCCTTTTTTAATTATTGCTGTACCGACAATTCATCTTCAAAAGCATGTTTTGTAGAACCATCAGAGAATTGGATCTCATACATATATCCAACGTCCTGAATATCGTATTCATCACTTGTAAGTAAGCGATTAACTACAGCGTCATATGGCTTTTGATATTCTGGCCCGCTGTCAGTACTGCGAAAAATTACTTTCTGTTCTGGCTTAAATTCTGGTTCCATTGTATCATTCCTTACTGTTAAGTACAACGTTTAACGCCATTGTTTGACGGTTCCGCATTGCCTTGATCATTTGTCGCAAGGCCGCTTTCTGTGTTCGATTATCCAGGCGTTTAAAACCTTTACGCCGCATTGTATATGATTGTAGTACTTTCCAGTTATCATATACTGCCGTTCCTTTCCTGTATATTACGCATTGTATTTTATCAGAATCACAATCAAATACAACACATAACCTGTTAGTTTGGTAAAAAATATTCATATGAATATCTCACTTAAAAAGGGGAACATATAGTTCCCCTATTTGTTTATTTGGATTTATGCACAGTACTGTAAATTTTACCCGATGCAATCCACACGTGATATTGTGGTAAAGCATCCCATTCAGCACTTGACAAATTCAATGAATGAAGAAAATCAGTATTGGGACGACCCGGAACGTTATTGGCAGTACAATACAGAGTTTTTTCAAATTCATATGCCAGGCACAGTTTTTTCATCATTACATTACCAATCATACTGGTAAGTAGTGTGTTGGTAGCATAACGATCCCTAACCAATTTGAGGTTATCAATTCGCTTTTGTAATCTGTCATGCTCTTTACGAAAAGCGAGTGCATCATAACCACCAGCAAAAACTTTTTCCATCGTGGTTACAATATCAGCGTGAACGTCATAAACTGGATTCATTTTGTTTTTCCTCTCACTTAATAAGTACAATCATTATAAAGTACTCGCATGTTATTGCAAGTACTTTTAATGATCATTCGCCGTGTTTTTCGCGTTCACGTTCTGCCAAAAAATCATTCTGCCATTCACACAATTCATCCATATTGATTTCGTCGTGTTTATCACCAGCAGCGATCCATAACAGTTTAATGTAAAGATCTTCCTGTGTAAGTTCCAATAACTCCCCAATTGTCCAATCACCAGAATATTCATTTAGTACTGAAATAATACGCGAACGATCAATGTTCTGCAATTGAGGAAGGAAGTACGGAATCTGTGCCTTAACAGAATCCTCACAATCGCCACTATGAAACATAGTGAATACCTGCTCAGGATCTTTGAACTCAAGTTCAATTCTGCCGCACGAACTACTCCAGAACATATCTACCATTTTTAAATCCTCTTTCGTTTTCGATATAGATAAGTATACTACTTTTATCATTCTTTGCAAGTACTTTTCTCGTTTAAAAGTATATTATCCAAAACGAAAAACGCCCCCATTAAGGGAGCGTTTAACGGTGGCTTTTGATACACGCCACGCCCATTAAGGCCGCATTAAGTTTATCTCATATATTCTCTTATAAAGATAATACCGCATATTCTACCAGTACTATGCATTCATCCAGTGATGTGCTTTCGCTAATGCATCCTAACATAGACTTATCGGTGTGCTATGTGTCTCAGGTTATTAGTACTGCTATCAGGATATGAGCCTGATAGAATATCTGCTTTCCTTCTTTTAGGTTATCGCGTTATTGCGTGTCGAGAACTACATATTAATCTATTCATCGTTTGATTGCAAGGATTATTTTATCTTTTTTTTATTCTTAATATTATAGATACAATTATGCACCCTATGGGCTTGCGGCTTTATCTGCCAATGAATACAGTATACAGAAGGGGCTAACCGAAGTCAACCCCTTTCTTTAATTAATTCTTTTCGAGTGGATGCACATCTTTCCTTGACAAGTACTGGAAAAAGTAGTACATCTCAGAGTGTGCAGGTTCTTTAACTGTTACTTTATATTTGCACATTTTGTATACAGTTTTAAGATCGTATACTTCTGAACTTGACAAATGATAATAGTCACGTTTAAGTACATCGATGTTATAATGATCCCTCAGTACTTTACGGGCACCAGGAGCATCTAAGCCAGTATGTAACGTGGCTACATCTTTTTCAAACACTTTTAGCCATTCAACACTAGGCAGATTTCTACGGTTCAAGGCGTTAGTAGTACGCTTTGAAAACTTCCCGCCGTTCGCGACCATTGCTTCATGAATGGAAACCGGCTTACCATCGTACAGGAAACAGTAGCCACCTTCAGAATAACCTCTTACATCTAATTTCATTTTGTTTTCTCTCTTACTTAATATAAGTTAATTATAAAGTACTCGCATTCATTTTGCAAGTACTTTGATTAATAACTTTACAGATATTTCGGATCAATTGTATCTTGTTTGATAATCCGATTTAATGCCGCTTGCTCGGATACAACATCTTTAACACGTTTAAAATACTTATCCAGGTTTTGCAGTGCTTTTTCTGGTGCAGCGTTAATTTTACGTGCGGCGATCTTGTGCGATTGGCTGTACATATGCGGATTATCAGGAATAACCGATATATGCGAATTGTCAAATTCAAGTACTACATTATCAAGATCCGTTTCTGAATCATTGAAAACATAGTTATCATGAATAAAGATAGAAACGTTTAACGGATCATTTTCGCGAATAGTGGCGGTGATCTCTTTAACGTTTGCAATCAGGCCACAAGCAATATGTAAGCCGCCACCTAACGCAAGTTTAGATAAACGAATATGACCGTTTGGAAAGTACTTCAAAAAGGATTCTCTTACTTTCTGTTCAAATTCGTTAGCTTTCATTTCTTTGTTCTCCCGTTTAAGATATAAGTAATTATATAGTACTCGCAGAATTTTGCAAGTACTATATGCAATTTAATTAACGCGAAAAATCATATAAACCGGATAACACTTCGCCAAGTACTAACAATTTATGACGGTCTAAAATTGCCCCGCGTTTACTTGTTTCTCGTACTATATGCCATTGTCCATCCGTGTAGATATAACTAATTGTCCCCTTATTACAACGCAGGAACATAGCATAATCGCCGTGACGTGGTTTTACATTATCTTCACCTCGATCACGCTCATAGAATACTGTGCAATCCGGGGCAGGTGTAGCGAATGAGTGACCGACCGGGCAATCCATCGTCTTTTTCAGTACTGAAATATCACCCATCGAAATCAATTTTTTAGCCATTATCAGATCGTTGTAATACTCGTTCAACATTCTGCCTACGCCGTTTAAATACCCGTCATAGTTAACATAAGTCCAGGTAACTTCTTTCTTATCGTTCATTACTGCGATACATGCTGGAGTTCCCATTTTTAAATCCTCAAGTTCGTTTCGATAGGGTAACAGTACTAAACCATTACCCACTTTACAAGTATTATCGTTCAAGTTCTTTAAAAGTTTTTACTTCTTTATTACCGATAATACTCGGTTTACGATATTCAACGAATCGAGAAGTTTTCTCAATTACAAATCCCAAGTATTCGCTGTTTTGAAATTTGGATTCTTTCTTAAAACTTTCCTCCGCGATCTCTATCGCCCTGGAAATAGATAATCTACCATCTATCGCAATGTTACCAAAGGAACCGCAAGCTAAACACGGCTTTCCAGCTAAATCCTTAACAATCATTGACGCACTGTAACTAGCCATTTTTAAATCCTCTCGTTTGTTTCGATAAGTTAAGTATACTCTTTTAATCATTCTTTGCAAGTACTTTTCACGTTTAAAAGTATATTAAGCATCAAAATATATTTGCGATCTCTGCCACGTTCTGTTATAGTACTACCTGCGATTAACAACGCTTCGCAGTAGTCTAATATATGCCTTTGAAACATTTACAGGGGAGCAAGGAAAGTTCCCCATTTTTTTGCTTGACAAGGCTTTTCAGTACTGCTATTATTACTATCAAGACGGCGAAACGTCCTAACCCATAGGGTGCGGAGATCTATCTAAAATTAAAATAAAAAACAATAGATAGATCTCCGCATCCTATGGGCTACGCCTTTGTTCCGGCTTGTAAACATTATTGCATTTTTCGGGGGCTGATGTCAACCCCCGTTTTGTAAAGATTTATGCACCAACTGAATGAATGTTGGGATTAAATTTACCTTTGTACTTATTACGTGGTTTCGCCGCTTTCTGTACTGAATAAACTTGATTTGTTTCTTCCAGTACTTTACAAAGGAAATCTAACGTTTCCGGCGATTGTTTCAGACGTTCAAGCTTCGCCATCTTGTTACCTTCTTTGACAATGCCGCCTAATGCTTTATTGTCTTTGTTTTTAAGTACTGATTGGATGTTATCAGTACCATTTGCGTTCTTAACAAAAGTAAATCCGTTAAGTGTAATTTGCATTTTCTTAATCTCTGTTGTTTCTCTATACTTACGTATTATACAGATTCTAAATTAATATACAAGTACTTTTTAAGACTTTTGTAATTCTGTTTCAAAGTACTGAATCAAATCATTAACCAACTTGATCCGTAACTTTCCGCACTCGTTATCAGGATCGTACAGGTTACGCTGTGAAAAGTGCAGGATTCGCGGCGAATCAGTATCAACCTGGCTTTCAACCGGATATTCACGATCAAGCCCTAACGCAATGAATGCAGGTTCAAGATAGTCCGATCCGATACCAGTGATCTCCGCTGGTGGAGTGTGAACATATACATGCCAGCAGATACCCAGGGATCGGGTAAGATTGAATGACTTATCCAGTACTGTAGTATAAGTATCATCGCGGTCAATACAATCTTTCATTTGAATCAGTACATCCAAAACTAATCTGTATTGTTCAAACTTAGCTTTACTTTCCATCTTGTTTACTCCACATTCTTTCGATATAAGTAATTCTACACGTTTGAAAGTTTATTGCAAGGATTTTTTAAAATCAAATATAAAGCCCTTAGCACGTTCTCTAAGGGCTTTTGATTGTAGGCTTATACTTTCAACGTTTGAACACTGAAAGCCCCGCTAATCGTCTTACAGGCAAGATCTACGGCATAGTTTACGCCTTTGTAAACTATATACATAGCACTATTAAAAGTACTATTATAAGCCATATCATAGATCCGGCGTTGTATTAGTTTACCATCCAGCACAAAAACCAGATAGCCAGATAAAACCTTTTGACGTGGGGAAGTGTGGATCATTGTCCTGGCGACAATGGTTTTTTTATCGCGGAGTTCAGAAAGTGGTTTTAGTTCCATAGCGTTTACTCTCAATTAAAAATGTATCGTAAAACGCTGTAGGATTGATTCTAAGCGTTTCTAACAGTACTTTTGAGGAAATGTATTACAGTACTGTTAGAAAGGCTTAGGGGGCTTTCTAGCCCCCTTGCCGTATTACTTTTGGTATTACGCTTCGGCGGTGTTTTCTTCAGCGTTCGCCGTTGCAGGTTCATCGCGGAATTTTTCGATAAAGCCTTCGCGGTCATCGGCGAAACCGTATTTCGCTGCCAGGTCTTTCAGTGCCTGAGACATGTTGCCACGCACCGGAACATCGTACTGATTGCCTTCAATAGTGCAGGATACACGTTCGTAAGAGTTTTTCACCGCATGAGCCGGAGCCAGGTTTTTCGCACCAGCGGCTACCATCGCTTTGGCGACTTCCAGATCCACGCCGTTATCAGTCAGAACTTTAAGCATATCCTGTTTTTTCTTCTCCAGTTCTTCAGCGGCGGCCTGGAGCTGGGCCTGACGTTCTTCTTCCGCTTTGCGTTTTTCTTCCGCTTTGCGGGCTTCTTCTTCCTGTTTCGCTTTCAGCACTTCATCAACCACAGAAGGAATCGCTTCCACCGTCGCCGCCAGCAGTTTGGAAATCAGGTCGGTGTTTTCGGTTTTGTTCACGATGTAACGTGCCAGATCCAGCGACGTAGTGCGAACATGTTCGGCCAGTTCTTTTTCAAACTGCTTCATTTCGGTTTTGGTGTAAGACTCACCTTCTTTCAGTTCACGCAGAACCGGGGCGGCAGCGAACACGATAGAGTTCAGAGTAACTTTTGCGGCTTTAGTGGTGTTAGTAGTAGTCATGATTATATACCTTCTTAAAAGTTAAATTTTGAATTTTGGGTTAGCCATCTGGCTTGCTTAACATCTTACATCGTGCGATTCAGGCAGTCAAGTACTTTTTGATAACTTTCTGAATCTTTTTTCTTTCGTACCTTTTACAGTACAGAAAGCATCGTCGGGCGGCAGATAGGACGTTAACAGTTATGTTAACCTTTATAACGCTGTGATAGCTCTTTTCGCTTATCACTGTAGCAGTACTGAATCGCCCCGCCACCGTTTCCTACCATCCGGCGAACCTTGCCGCCTTTCGATATTGAACATTCTACACTTTCTAATCTTGCCGTCAAGTACTTTTTTCATTCTCTCAGATTCTTTTTTCAAAGTACCTGGAGGCATGTTTAAGTATTCACCAGCAAGTTTTTAAAGAGCGTTGTCCTGTTCGACGTGGTTAATACTATCACACCGAAAAAACCTTGCAAGTACTTTATACAAGTTTTTATAAAATTCTTTCTAACAGCCTTTTTCTTCTCTATATACACATACGCAAACATAGAACGCATAGGACGCTTTACACGGCTTTATAAAGTATAAAGTACAAAACTGTAAGCCCCAGGATCTGACACGCTCTAAACGCTTCCTTTATACGTATATAGAAGGGGAAACTTTTTTAAAGAAAATCACAAAAAGTACTTGCATTATGATCGCAGTACTGGCATAATATCTTACATGGAGGCGGAACTCCTTGACCCACAGGGTGCGGAATTGTATCCAAAATTCATTTAAATATCAATAGGCAGATCTCCGCACCCTGTGGGCGACGCCATTTCTCTGGCTTGCTTATATAGTACTATAATCCTGAATCACTTGTCAAATTTATTTTTCTGCAAAAAATCCCTTGCAATTGTTTTTCAGTGTGGTATTATATCCCTGTCAACACGAAAAGACGACTTTCGATTCTGCCTGGTTCCATCCAGTCGCGGAAGGGGAGCTAATGGAATTTTGACAGAAAAAATCATTTAGCCGTCTAAACGTCTATCCATCCAGATGGGTAGCCATCTAGCCGTTTAGCCATCCAGAAGGATAGCAGTCCAGACGTATAAACATCTATCCATCTACACTGCCAGAAGTCTATCCATCTAACGATAGCAGATAGGGATAGTACACCCAAAATTCAGGGTAACAGTACTGTTACTGTATCTGTACCTTTTCTCAATTAAAACTGTATAGTACTAGCATTATCCATTCATATTGGCGTACACCGTCAAATATAAATGCATACTACATAGTACTATACAAAGTACTCAATTATTACAATATACTTAGTACTCAATATTTCCTAAGCAATAAAGAGGATCGAAAATGATACGGTAAATTGTATCATGACCAACATCATCAAAAGTAATGTCAGTACTTGTAAGAACCAGGCTCAATTGCCTCCCCTCACCGTGTAAATCCATAATACTAAATCCACCCGCTCTCGTCAAGCTGATTCTATAATTTTAAAAGCTCTTTACATTTTCTGACATATACAAGTACTGATATAATACCTACCACCTGTGTACTGTATCGTTGTTCAGTACTGTAATGATCATCAATAAAAATAAAGTATCAAATGAAATTTTGCTGATTGGTTTTTACGTTTGAGTACTTTTGAGATCTCAGAAAAACTTTCGAAGGTACTCCAAAATTTTTAGGATCGGTATTTGATTTCACGTACCTTCCAGATTTTCCCTCACCTCATCTTATCATTTTTGAAAAAAGGTTACTGTACTTTTTGTGCGGTTTGCATTCGACTTCAGGAACAGATATAGTGGAAGGGGTTAACAGTACTGAACAATAGTTGTCAGTACTGATTAGTACTGATATTCTTTTATCTTATACGTTGAATAGTACTAGAAAGATAGTGATAATATATAATTTTAAAGTATTATAATATAGAGTGACGCATATCGTAAACGTTATTTTAGGCTGTTTGAATCCTTTCGATATCGCAAAGCGTTATCTACAGGAATCAAACATATGCTCTCTGAGTGTTTCCTATAGCGTTCTAAGGGTATATTGAGGGGATATTTGAGAAGTTGATAAGTTCTTCTATAGTACTGGAGTACTGGTTATTGTAGTACTCCTAAGTAAATACTATATTATAATTTTAATAAGAGGGTTAGATATGTTACCATTTGCAAGGATATTCCGGTACGGAGATATAGGAAAGGAAGTAGTACTTGATATTGATTTTAGTACGCAATCAGTTGGAGATACTTCTATTATAGACCGTACTGGACATAGTATATTTTCGTTACAATCAGGAACTACATCTGGGGTGGTTGAGTATAATGAAGTACTAGGATCTAATGTAATGCGTTTTAACAATACTAAGTACATATGTCCGATGAATGCGTACTTAACATTACCCGGACATAGTTTTGAGATTCAGTTAGTACTTAATAACAACTCTGCTCCTGTAGGAGAAATATTTTGCACTGGTGATTATAATGTTGGACGAATACCTGGGATGAATATGAGTAACAATCCATCAGCGGGGGTGTATCAGATGTTTATGGATTCTGGAAGTACTTACAGGACTATACAGTTTGGTACGGTAGTGAATACTGGTTGGGATATTGTATCATTTAAGGTAGATAGTACTGGAATAACAACTACTGTTAATGGTTTAGTGCAGAGGCATACATTGAGTCCATTTGGTGCTGGTACGAATTTTAGCATAGGTGGTTCTTATACTGGTGGTACTCCTGCATATTGGAATGGGTTATTAAAGAGTATCAAGATTATTAGGATTTAATATAAGCACCAATACATGGAGTAATTATGGTCAGCAGTTATCATACAATGGTGGAGCTAATTTAGTTATTGCATTAGGTTCTGTGTATTTGTATGGGATGAAGAACTTGAACAATTTAAGCGAGCACCTGATAATATAAAAGGTACGATATGGTATGCTTCTGAGCATTGTGCGTTGCATGAAACTGATACGGTGATATATCAATTTTTTGGTGGTTCATCAGCGACGGATTTGAATCGAACAGTAAAGAAGATTACATGATTAGACATTAGTTCGACTTAGGTCGGGCTTTTTTTGTTTTAGTGGGTAAATACTAGATATTAAAAAAAGATATAGGGGAATACAATGTTACCATTTAGCAGGATAATACAATACGGGAATATTGCACCGGCACCTGGACATATTATTAAGGTACAGGGGAGTAAGTTTAATCAATCGAATACAATATTTCTTACTAGTACTGGAAATTTATGGGCGATAGGTTCTAACAATTCTGGTATGTTTGGTACTGGTAGCAGTACTGCATTAACGCAGTGGACATTGATTGCTACGAATGTAAAGAATTTTTGGTGTGATTCTATATCGTCGCCTGGTGGAGTACTGTTATATATAACGAACGATAACAAATGGTTTAGTTCAGGGATTGCGACGGCATTAGGAATAAATGCAAGTAGTGTGATGGTATTCACTGACAGGACGAATATATTTGGTGCAGTTACTTATGATAATATTAAGTACTTACAGCTTACGTATGAGAATATTAATATAGTGATGAAAGACGGTTCTATGTATACTGGTGGTGCAAACGGTGATGGAAGATTAGGATTAGGTAATACGAATTTTGGTACATTTGCGTTGAGGACTGATATAGGTTCAGTTATACAGAAAGCGAGGTTTAACACTACTGGAACATTTTACATTTTACGAACAGATGGAACATTAGCTGGATCGGGAAACAGTACTGTATTCCAATTAAATCCGAATGTAACGAGAAGCACATTTATAAATTTGAACACAGAAGTACTAGATTTTTATGTTGGAACGAATAATTACTTCACGAAGAAGATTGATGGGATATACGTAGCGGGCACTAATAATTCTGGACAAAATGGTAATGGTAGTACGGCGGGAACGGTAACAGTACCGACATTAGTTACATCTATTGGGAATCCAGATTATATATATTCTGCATATAACAGTGCAGTGGCTTATTATAACAGTACTGGAGAATTTAAGTATTGGGGTGATAATACACAAGGGAAGATTGGTACAGGTAGCACAAGCTCGTACAACGTACCGACATTACATGATAAGGTATTATTGCCGGAATTCAGTCACGATGAGACGATATACAATGATGGATGGTTTATAAATTCGTCGAATTCATACATATTAGGTACAGATAATATGATATACGTAGCGGGGGCTATTGGAACACATACACCGGGTATAGGTTCTAACAGTTATAGGTTCAAACCAATTACATTACCATTATCGATATAATTATTTTAGTAGTACTATGAGTGCTATGAGTACTAGGAATGTTTAAGTTTTAAGTGCACTTAACAGTTGTGATTTATGCATTTATGAGGTAAATACCTTATATTAATTAAAGATATTGATATATAGACTTTGGATTATAGTTTAAGTACTTTATATCCATTATAGGGAAATTATATGTTACCATTTGTAAAGATGATAAAATACGGAAATATATTACCACCTAGTACTACAATACTTGATATTGATTTTAGTACTCAGAATGTAGGTGATACATTTATAAGAGACAATGCTGGTGCACAA